AAAAAATCAATAAATCCTAATGGCTTAGAATCTATGCTACCGTATAGATTATAGTAAACGGAATTTTCTATAAGAGACATGTAACTTAATTCAAAGGGAAGGTTCTCTAGACTTTGAGGTACACTACCTTGAAAGAAGAAAGCATCGAACCAATCGTAGTCAATAGACAATTCAAATGCCGCTACTTTGTTTAAGTTAATTCCTTGCATAAGTAAAACCTAAAAAAGGGAGGGGCGTGAGCCCTACTCCCGAATTACCGCTAAACAAGCTTTACCTAGTATAGGCAGGCTCGTAAAGCTAACTTCAATAGTGTTTTCATCTATCTGAGTAATTTCATCAGGCGATACTACTTTGCCTGTTTCATCGAAACACTGAAGGATAAATGTAGTACTATTCATGTTATGCGCAATAGTCCAAGTGCTTGAAGCACTTTCTTGAACATGTACATAGCTGTCGGTATTACCGGTAACATCGTCCAGAACCACTGCTTGAAGGCTACCGCCGACATTCATCAAGATTTCGCCTTCGCCTAGTGTTATACCTGTAAGCTGACGAGGACCTGAACCTTGCCTAACGATAACACTGTTAGCAGGAACATCACTAGGTAAATACGGACGAAGAGGAAGTTCCGTCTGAATAAAATCAGTAAACGCACTCATTATTCAGTCTCCTCAAATTCAAGAACCAGTGTGCCTGATGTGTTAGAACCAGCAAAGGCACTATCAGAAATCCAAACATGAGTACCATTTGGATCTAAGTTGCCTTCAGAATCTACAATAGTAAATCCTTTCTGCACATCCCGCTTATCTGGGTAATAGGTAAGAACGTCCGCGCCTTTGTACGAAACAATAACGTTTGACACATCGTATACGCTAGTACCGATAGCAACGAACTGTTCTAGAGCAGGAACAGTAATATCACGCTTAACAATACCTGCAACCAGATACTGGTCACCGCTTGTGATAGTAGAGCCGTCTACGTCTGCCAAGTTAGTAATAACCAAATCAGCAAAAGTATAGGTACCACGAGGAACAGAATCGTCTACAGTAAGAGTAGTTCGCCAAACTGTATCTGATATGCGATTCCAGTTACCGCTTAGTGTACCACCTGTTGCTGTCAAGCTTGTAGGGGCACCAAGAAGTTTCTGGTCAGCACGTACTTCTACGTTGTATACCTCACCTGCTGCACTTGAACGAAGGCTATCAGGATTACCAGGTATAACAATTTGCGCATCAGGTACATCGTCTGCAACGCTAACACGCCAGCGAGCTGTAGATACCGCACCGTTAGAAGAACGAGTAGCAGTAATCGTTACGTTGTTGGTATCAACTTGGTAACCGATAGTTTCATCTACGCGACTAACTGTTTTGGTAGCTGCATAGTTGTTAGGATCTGTAACACCTAAACCAGCCGCAGCAGAGTAATCAACAACGTCAGCATTGGTAACAGTCATAGAGACATTAACGCTTTCGTTGTCTTTGATTGCTTGTTGACCTGCAGGGTAGCTATAACCAATTGCACCAAAAGTAGGCTTAACTTGCGATACGTCCATAGTATCTATAGATGTGAACGGGTCACCGTCTGTACCAAGTAAGTTAGTAGCAATTGCACGGATAGGTAAGTCACCAGTACGATTAGATACAACAAACGAGCCTGTGAACGCTTTGAAGCCTGCACCTGCGGAGTCATCAGCACCTAGTGTAAGCTGTTTTTGTTGACCGCTAACACCGTAGTCAAGAAGTCTGACTTCTTCGGCATCGTTGCCTACTACACCGCTTACGGTAACAGTATCGCCCTGTTTAACCTGTGTCTGTGAACCAGGGTAATCACCAAGCGAAAGTTGAGAAATCTCAGGGCCGCCTATCAAAACGTCAAGGCTAAACGAGTACTCGTAACCTGTAGAACTTACTACAAGAATAGTCTGTTCTGTGACTTCTGGGTCCAAAGTTAAATCAACGTAACCTGTGTAAAGACGCGGGTTAGCAGGGTCTGCGGTAATGTTTTCAATTTGAGCAGCAACACCGTTAGCGGTAACTTCAACACTTGAAGCGCCCATGTTAGGCTCTGCAAGAAATTGAACACGCACATTCTCGGTATTAGTAACTGCATGTGACAAGTAGAACTGAGAAGGGATAGTATTAGGCATGTATTCTTTAAGACCTACAATACCTTCTGATACAGGAACTAGATCGGTAACAAATATACCACCAGCAGTTCTCAAGTCCACATATTGCTTAGGTACGGCATGCAATGCATCTACTGGATCACCAGATAGCAAAGCATGACCGACAACCTTGGGAGAGTGGAGTTTCATTTGACTTCCTCAATAAGGATTTATTTAACCAGTTAAATAGGTTTATTGCAACCTAGTATTAAATTAGTATCAAATAGAAACAAGAAAGGGAGCATTATGCTCCCTATATACGGCAAGATAAGATTTTTAAACGACGGGCGCGAGATCTGTCATGCGCGCTGGATACAATAACAGCGGGATAGTTTGAAAGGATAACTTCATCTACACATGACCAATTAAAGCCATGTAGATTGGAAAAGGTCTTGAAGCACTTGAATAAAGGACAGCCTTTTTCAAATTCAAATACAACACCTGCATGTTTTATATGAGGAAAGTGCCGCAAAGCAGCACTACGCAAGTTATTAAAGGCATCTTCAAAATAAGTTTCATTAGAAGACCTTACTCTGTAGTCGCCTGATACTACACCTATTTTTATATACATTAGTCTGCCTTGGTTTTAGGCTTATCGGGTAATTTTATTTTATAGTAACCTAGTTTACGCTCTAATGCTTGGATGTAAAGTTTTAAGTCTACATCGTTGTTTTCGGACAAGGACTTTATGTCGTTCTCTTTTCCATCAAGTAGGTGAAGCACTTCAACCAACCTACGATTTGTAGATAGTGCAATAGTGCGCAAGTCACTAGGAGTTTTTGATACAATAGTGTCTTCTTGGTCTTCTAAAGATTTTACCTCAGACCAGTACTGACTATTTTCTGTTAAAGGAACTTCAAACCTACGTCGAGACATTTAACGGGTACCTACGTCTGCAATACCGCCTTTTTCAAGGCCTTCACTAACATACACTTTAGCAATACCTAGGCTTTCTAGAATATCTCGGTAACGGTCTGCTACAAATTCAGCTAGGTGCTCTACTGTAGTTTCGCAATCCAGTATGATGCAGTCTTGCTCTTTTACTTTTTGGAGCATTGCACCACGAGAGCTGGTGTACTTGATAGTAACCCAACCGTCTGCAACTTCGGTAACGTTTTCTGACCAAGCAAACACAACACCGTCTAGCTCATTCACTATCTTTCTGACTTCATCTGAATAAAGTTCTCTAGAGCCGGGCCAGAAGCTAGTAGTTTCCCAAATAGAAGGCGATTCTTCAAAAGCGATATAGCTTATGTGACCGTGTGCTATGTTCTGGCAACCGAATGACGTTGAGTTTTTAAGACCATGTGTGTATCGGAAAACAAAACCGTTAAGTTCAGGCACACAGAACGCAGGATAACTCATGTTGTTGGTAAGCTTGACTTCTATTTCGATAGCTTGACCGTCTTGTGCAAACTTTTCTACCAAGTAATCACCAATAGCATTTTCCCAGGCATCAATTAGATTACACATGTTTAGAGTCTGCTGTTCTTCAACTTCGAGAATTCTAAAACAGTTCGAAGGTGCAATTACAGTAGTGTGAGGAGTAGTTACTTCAACAACATCATTATGGAAGCGGTTAACTTCAATACCCATTTCAGGATGAACTGTAACCCAGCATTTGTGGTCAAAGCCCTGACCTTCGTGATCGTCAATCCAGCTTTTGATTCTTTTCTTGGCAGTACTGAAATCAATTAGTACCGCTTCTTCTGGATCTTCGGTACCTGACATTTTAACATGTAGGTTAAAGCTGTCACCTCTTAATTTTCCCCCAGGTACGAACATTGCCAGATCGATGTTCGTAAGATTTGCGTAATACATTTGTACTTCTTTCATGCTAGGTCTCTTGTACTGTGGATTTAGTTATTGTTTACAGTTTTTGTAACTGGTCGCGTATACTTATTAAGGTATTGAACGAGTCTTTTGCACCTAAAGGCAAGAACTTAGGGGAGTACTCGCTATGCAACAAAAGAATAGAATCAAAGGTTTCTTTGTCTTGGTACCAGTTCAAACAGAGCATATCCCATTCCTCTTCAAGTTTTACGTCTTCTAAGGGAATAAGAATAAAATGTTGATTATTGCTTGTGGTAACACGATCTGAACCAGATGCTAGCTTTCTAAACCTTTTGGGGGCTAGACCTGTATGGTGCGAGATTATTTCCCAACCAATTTTGCATACACGTTTTGTTTTTTCGTCAGTCATATATCAATTCAGGTTAATTGTTCCTGCCTTAGCGTTTATAGTAGAGCCTGCTTTTAGGTCCATGCTTGAACCTGACTTATCTTCAATCTTACCACCTACAGTACGTTTGAATTTGCCTGCAATCTTTTCTTCAACGTTACCGTCTACCTGTACTGTCATGTGACCTTTTACATAAGTGTGGTAGTTACCGGCATCGCCACCCAACAGACCTTCAAAAGGTATCTTCTTTTGCGGATGTGCTGCTAGGCTTCCTAGTACACTGTCAGGAGCGTTAGCAAGATAACCAGGTATACCACCTGTACTGTTTGTTATTTTTTGTTGTAAGTTACCTACAACCGTTTGATTAACGTCCCCTAGAACTGTAAGGTTAACATCACCAGGGTTGTGTACGAATATCTCGTTTGTCTTGGTGTCTATTACTACAGCATAGCCGTTGTGCAAAACAACGCCTTTTCTATGAGGATAATTAGTTTCGAATTCAGGTAAAATATTTTCTACATCGATAGGGACAGAAGTATAACTAGGGTTGTTAGCATCACCTCCGTGCCTAAAGTACACTGCAACCTTGTTACCTCTGCGTGGAACACCTGCAAAACTACCAGTGCGTTGCTCTACATCACCGCCAAGTAATCCGAACGGATGGAAGTTTTCTTCTGGTATGCACCACGGTAAATCTTCATCAGGTATACTGTCTTGAAATATGTCTAGTCGAACTCTAATCCGACCTAGGTACTCAGGATCATTATCATCGACTACTACACCTACGTAAGGAGTATTAGGGTCTAGACCTTTGCGGTGCAGTATCTTGTTTAGGTCGATAGTGCTGTGCATAATTAAATCCTAACCTCTGTTATAAGAAATAAAACCATAGTACCTACCCAAGCCAGTGCGCAAAGTAAAGTAAACATGGTATCTTGAAAAAAGGATATTTGAATATCCCAATGCGCAAGTATTCGCCTGTTTTTAAAATCACTTAAAGGGAAAAGAGCGAAACTTGCCCCTACCAAAACAGCACTGGTCAAAAGTGCTTCTGTACAAGAGTCTAGTACCCAAACAAAAATAGATACCAATACTGCAAATACTATCTTAGCGCTAATACTAAGATAAATACTCAGATACTTAGGATTAAACACTTGTCTCTCCGAACTACTTGGAATACAAAAAAGGCTATACGCGTGTTTACGTATAGCCTTTTTACAGTTTTACGCCATGCTACTTATGAACCAAACTACTAGAGTTACCAGCAACATTATTGCCATCAACAACCACCTAGACACAAAGGGCCTGTGATACCCTGCAACAGGTGTATTATGAGGCAAACTTTCATAAGGTATAGCAGCAACAATACCTAAGCATACTGCAAAGCCTAATGCGCCTACAAAAGAAGATACACTAAGGCTCAGGGGTATGAATGAGTTTATTACCCAAACAAGTAAACCTCTAATAAGTATATCTGCAATAACAAGTAGAAAGTAAAGTCCGTACATAGTTTCTCCTTACACGTTGGTTGTTGCTGTCGTTCCGTTAGGTCCGTTCAGCGTTGCACCTGCTGATGCGCCTTCTCCGTTAGCACACAGCATGTCATTGATCATAGACTCAAGCCTTCTTAATCTTCGAGCCAGATCGTTTTGGGGTAAAAACAATTTTGCAAGAGCTAGTCTGTCCATACAGTTAGTAGGTATATCGAGACCTTGACGTTTTTCATTAATGCGCTCTTGTATTTGTTGACACGTAGAGTTTACTTTGGCGTTGTTCAAATAGCTTTGAGGTATGTCTCCGTTGGCAACCAAAGCGTTTAGATCGTCTTCGAACTCTCCTGAAAGTTTGTCTATCTGGCTAACTCTTCCTGCTAGCATTCCTAGTACAGCACCTATGTTAGGACCGACTAGGCTTAATGCTGCAAGTTCGCTAGGGATTAGTTCACCACACAGTTCATCTAGTTTTTGTATAGCAGATTGAAATTCCCTACCTACTGCCTCTAAGTAGTCTTTGCCTTCGCCATACTTTTTGACTATAGCACTATCTGCAAATTGTTTGCCTTCTGCTTCAAAATCATCTAAAAGTTTCTGAACCTTGGCTTGTTGAGCTTCCACAAACTTATTAAAAGTATCAAGCTTACTGGTTTCTTCTGCGTCTGCATCATGCTCACCTAGCTCTCGTGCAAGCTGCTCTTGCTCTGTCTGCTCTGTAGTCTGTGTCTTGACCTTAGGATTTGTGGCACGTTCAATTTCTTTGGTGTTTCTAGGGTCACCAGGGTCTACTGCTGTAGGCGCCTTGTTAGTCTTTTTGGGAGTAACAGAGCTGGTGTTTTCAGAACCTACAAGAGGCGTAGAACCTGCTTCGTTTACATAACTACGGTATAAGGTATACACTTCGGTAAAGTGGCTTTCTCTGAATACAGTAGTACGGTTACCGATGATATACTTACCGCTAAATGCCTCGTTCTTGGTAGCTTGCCTGCTGTCTGTGTTAACATGCTCGTACTCTACACACGCAAGAAGGGGAAAGTGGTTGAACGAATCGCATAGACCCCTAACAGTCTCGGTAAATAAACCTAGGTGACGCATGTTCAAATACTGAGCTTTGTAGTAATTCTCATGCATGTTAGAGGCACCTAGAGGAGCAGTACCGCTATCAAAGAATTTACCGCCTGTAAGGCTTGTGAGGTCTATAGAGTTTTTAACGTCCTCGTTTATTGGTATACCTTTTCCGAATACAACAGGTTTAGCTTCTTCGTACTTGAACAATGACCCGTCTATAGAGTGCTGAACATGAGTATGACCGTAGTTGGTAAGCTTGTTAAAGAAACCGCTACTGGTATCTATACTAGACTCTCTTAAAGACACGGCACCTTCTTTGTTACTTACGTTTGCAACATTAAACATTCCGATTTCAGGTTCTTGTTTTAGTTCCTGAAACAAATCGTTTATATAAAAAGTATCCCAGTCTAAAGCTGCTTTGACGCAAGTTTGAGGCCCTGAATATGCCTTAGATACAATATCTTTTACAAACTGTATCTGTGAACGTCCTATATTTCGCCAAGTCATAGAGTCTTGGCAAGTCAAAGCTTGACCTTTAGAGACTTCTATACTGTACTTGCCAAATATTTCAGATAAAACAGAATCGGAAGTACCTGTGTATGCCTCCCTCTGAACCTCTAGGATATATTCAGGTAAATCAGGAATAAGAGTAGCTGTTCTTTTGTAACCTTGAGATTGTGCTTCTGTTTTTACTTTACCTAGTATTCGGGTTTTTATTGTACGAGGTTCTGCTTCATCATTGCCTTTACCGAATGTTATTTCAATCTTAGACCCGTCTACAAGAGCAAGGTCACCAGTATTGAACATATCGTGCATATCGTTGACTTCAAGAATCGCTACAGGAATCTCGAAACCTATGCCGCTATGCATAGTAAGGCTTCTGAACACGTTGTTGGCAGGCGGTAGCTCTATATCATTAATTTTTATTTCAAGATACACACCACCGCTTAGACTTATAGCCATTAGATAGTTACCTCTACACTAGAGTTCTTTTTAAGCTGTGCAAGAACTTGGCTACTGTCAGGAATCTCAATAACTTGCCCTGAATAAAGGCTTTGTGCATCTACAATCCCGTTATACGCAAGAATAAGAGGGTAAAGCTCTACTGTACCGTAGTAATCATAGGCAATAAGTTGAGGGTTTCCCTCTTCACCTGGTTTAACTGTGTGCTCTACTGTACGTGTAACCGAGTCCAACTGTTGGTACATTAAATTTTTAAAAGGGTCAAGTCCTAAACTATCTCCTTTGGTGAAACGCATAGGATCTATTTTCATAACTATATCCCGAATGTTTCAGTTTTAAACCAAGTATCAATGTCGTCCCTACTTACGGGCCAATACGATTGGACGTCTACATTCATTGTGCTGCTGATAGGTAATCCGCTGTCATGCTCGAACTGTCCGTCTACAGCTACCTGCACATCGGTAATAATGCAAGGGCTCATAGAAAAGAAATTACCTATAGTACATTTGAATATTCGGTTTTCGATCAAACTTGATACGTCTTGGTTCTGTCCCTTAGAATACGCGTCAATTGCCGTAAGTATAGGACTAGGCCCAGGTACCCTTGTTCTGCCGAAATCATCTAACTCTGGCGTTATGAGCCTAAGCATGTTAACCATAGGCTTGTGTACGTCCTGCGCACCTGACTTCCACGCACTTAGTTCAAAAGGCAAGGAAATAGAAAGATAGCTAGGGCCAGACCATGTTTGCGGGCTAGCGTACTTGACTTTCTGGCTTCCACCTAAAGACCTTTTGGATATTGAGTCAACAAGCTGCGCAACATTCGCTACACCAGGTACTGCTTCTGCAAGACCTCCCATAGGGTCCCAATTGTTTGCAAGACTAAAACTAAAGTCTTCTGGTATATAACCCTCAAAAACATCGACACCATCAAGCGACTCTATTCGGGTTTTGTACATACCGTCTACATGAATAAGACCGTCTTGACTTTGACCTACATCAGAGCCGTCTGGTCTACCAAAGGCAGTAGTTAGATAGTTCATTAGATATATCCCAAATTAATCAAAGTAAAGGTAGGGTCATCTACAATCACAGGAACGTTATTTAAAGAAGGTCTATTGTTGAACACAGAGGCTTGCTTAGGCATATCTTTAGGTTTAGCAGCTTTTTGTGATACAACAGAGTTCTTTTTCTCAGGTTTAGGCTCAGGTATATTAACAATGACCTCAGGCGGGTCTTGCTTTTCAAAAGGGCTAAACCTCTCAGGAACATTAGACGGCATAGTGCTGTCTATCATTGGGCTTATGTTTTGCTCTATAGGAGAGTTGATAAAACTTGAATAACTTTGTGATACTGCATCGACAATCTCTGCCTGACTATCTAGATTACGGTAGTCAAACACAGGTTGGTTAGTAGACAAGTTATACTCTCGAGAGCTAGGCTCAGGACTTAGACCGTGTTTGGTTCTGACAATCTCCTGTGCCCTAGCATAGCTTAAACCAGGGCTAGTACTTTTAATGCTTTCTATCTCTGCCTCTATCAAAGCATAGTTTGCTACATAAGTACGCTCTTTAGCTTCTTCGCGCTCTTTTTCCAGAAGCGCTCGTTCTTTTTTGTTTTGCCTAGATCTGTTTGCAAGATGCGATTCAACGTAGTTACTAGACCTTCTTAACTCGTTTGCGCTCTCTCTTGCGCTTTCTACTATAGGATTACTGTCAAAAGTTTGAGAAATTATTTCACCGTTTCTTAGTCGGGCACTACCATCAATAATATTGCCTGAGGCATCCATCAAACCTGCCTGTCTTGCAGAGTTGTTTATAGACTCTTCTAATTCGGCAAATTCTCTATCTTGAAAAGTCATATCTGATTCGGTATATGCTTTAGATTCAGGCTCATCTTCTCCCATTATACTAGAGACAATTCCCTCTACAGCCTCTTCACCTAACCAGCCTCCTGCCATTGCGCCTAAGAAACCTCCTACAGCAGTACCTGCAAAAGGTAGTATCATTGTTCCTAAAGCTGCACCAGCAGAACCGCCTGCTAAAGCACCTCCTAGTCTACCACCTGCGCCTGCATACTCTACTGTCTTTTCATCGTCAGAAAGAGTAGCATCGTTGTAGGTGCTGTACACATCAGCACCTGCAAACAAAGGTTCAAGAATAGGCACACGACCTAAGGTACGAAGCAAACCTGCTTTAGGAACACGAACTGCGCGTTCAGGAACATCAGGTGCAGAAACAGGAGGCATAGGGTTTGCTCTTGCTTCTCTTACACTGCGTAGTTTATTTACGCCCATGTAACCTAGACCACCAGCACCTGCAAGAGCGAGAGCTGAACCCATAGAAGAATCAGGTTGCTCGTAACTTGCGTTCAGTTGTTCTAGTTGCGGTTCAGGTATAGATACTTCTGAGGCATCAATTTCGTCATCATCACTACGAAACATATCTAAAGCAAGAAGTCCGCCAGTAGCAAGTAACGCATATTTACCTTTACCTTTAGCACCCTCAGTTATTAAATTCTTGGCACTGTTTCGGAGATTGCTAAATAAACCCCCTCTTGCACCTTGGTTAGGCTGTGCGTTAACAGGACGCTGCGTAGTCGATTCTTCGACAAAAGTAGGAGTAGACTGTCTGCCTTGTATAAACTTTTTAGTAGCGTAACCTGCACCGGCTACACCTAAGGCAGTAGCTACTGTGCCTGAACCTGTGTCATATACAGCACTTGCGGCATCAATGCTATCTTGACCTACAGCATCACCTACGGTTTCCCGTAATGTCCGAAAGCCAGGTATCATATCAAGAATGTTAGTGAAAGCTTCACGAATGGCAGTACCTACACTGCGTACCACATCACCTAGCATACCAGGTAAGTCATTAAAGGCAGCGTTTAGCTTTTCAAAGGCTTTGTCTGCAAGGTTGTTCCAGTTATCTTTAAGATAAGTAAAACCGTCTTTGACCATCTTTATAAGGTCTACACCAAAGAAAGCCTGTAGAACATCATATGCAAGGATAAGTCCTGTTACTACTGCGCTGATTATTTGCATACCTTTACCAAGTACACCCATAATTCGCCCTAGCTTACCTCCACCAGACGTGCCTCCGAATCCACCGAAGCCGCCTAGCCCACCTAGACCAAACATTCCACCCAGACCTCCCATCATGCCTCCGAACGGCATAGTAGGTGCTTTAATATCCTCAGACTGTTCACCTAATTCAGGTTCTTTATCTTTAGAAAGCTCTTTCTGGTCTTGATCAAAGTCTCTGTCTTTTTGATAACTAAACTGGTCTGCGTATATGTCACGAAGATTACCGATAAGGTTATTGCCTTTATCGATAGTGTCTATTTGCCTGCGCGATTGCATATCAACCGTATCAGTCAGTGCATCTAGTTTTGTTTCGGTAATAGAAGCAAGAGCATTCACAGACTCTTTTACTTTACTATCGCCTTCTACGTAAGGAACTAAGGCAGCAGTTTCAGGTGGTTCATTATACTCAATGTTTACGTTACGCTCTGTGCCTGCGAATTCAGTAAGCACACGTTGTAACCTATCAGGAAAGCTTGACAGGTCTAGTGAAGCATTAGAATCTCCAATAGCTACAGCATCAGGTCCCATTACATACACATTATCAGGATAAAAGCTTGCACCTGTACTGGGGTCTTTGGGAGGATTTGGAGGAATTACAGGTCCTCTGGGTCTGCGTTTAGGTCGATCGGCATTGTCAGCTCTTTTGGCAGCTAACCTATCTGCGGTATCACCTAAAAGTTCTTCAACGTTTACCATAGTGTTTAGCCAAAGTTGGAGACATAGAAGAGCTTTTCGATGCAGCCTGTTTACGTCTTTCTTCTTCTTGCTTCTGTTTGTCTTTTACTAGACAAGAATGCCAATAAAGAAGTTTCATAACAGGAGTATCTTCGGAAATAACAGCACCTTGGAATTGACCAAATATGTTGTACTGCAAATCCATTATCTTCTGCTGGTCTATAGCTGGTAGTATTTCAAATATGTCTAGGTCTTTATCAACGGTGTACGGCTTGTCGCACCTGTTGCATTTTAGATCATACATGATTCGAGTGCCGTAAGGCAATGCCTGAAAACGTTCTATATCACCTGCGGTCTTTTCGTAATCATCATACCAATCAAATAACTCTAAAGCTTCTTTTAAGGTATCACAATCTAACCACATAAGATAGGGAACAATGTGTTCGTACTCAGGTTCTTCTAGCAGGTCTTCTGCTTCAAGCAAGTCACGCACAAGAGGAAATTTATAACCTTTAGGTAACTTAAACCCTACTGGAATCTGAGTAGTTCGGGTACGTATATTGTACACCAAGGTAGTGTTTTTACGTTTACATGCAGCGCGTTCATACCCAAGTTGTTCTAAACTGGTACTGTTTAGTTTCTCTAGATAAGGAACATCCTTTATCACACGTTCTATACCTATTGACTGAATAGGCCAGTTAGTGCAGGTCCATGTTACAGTCATAACGTTTTCAGGATAACTTTTTTGTTTTAACCAATGTAGGATATATTTAAAATCAAGTACTCTAAGTTGGGTAACGTCTATGTCAACATGAGACTGAATCAAGTTAACTAGTGTACCTACGCTTCGGTGCTGCGTGGCATTAAATAGAGTAAGCATATCCCCTACTTCAAGAGGTTTAAGGCGAATACGGTCGAAGGGATAATCGGAATAATCACTAATTATCCCTCCTATTTCAAGCATACTCACGTTTGTCTAAAGAAAGACTCTGCACCTAGAGAAATTCTTTGTCTTACTGCGGTTTTGCAGCAACGGCATTCAGCAATAAGCATATTACTAGGGCCGTGTGCGTAGTCGTGGTTATACTGGTCACCTTCGTCCAGTATATCTACATCACGTTCGCCTTGTGCCGCAACCCACTCTAGTTTTTCTTTAAGCGTTCTGCCGTGTTTAACCCATTGAAGACCTGGCAGCAATTGTGCCATGTTATGGTCTTTAACCAGTCGCATGTACTCAGGCAGCAAAGTAGCGTTAGGAATCTCGAAGTCTTCACCTAAAACAATTTCTTGTTCAGGCAAATATACAACAGGAATATCATCAAGCTTATACACTTGCGTATTGTCTGTTCCGCAACTTACAGGCACAAGGGTCTGGTCTTTGAATTCAGGATCCATCATAAGACGTTTGGCATCAGGGGCACTAATGCGCTCTTGATTGTCTTTTGTGTGATACCAGAACCCATCACAGGTCCAGCTTAGAGAAAGAGGAGTACGTAGACTGCATCTAAGGTAAGTTACAACATAATAGAAATCACCTACAGTTAAGTAGTTAAGCGGTACGTTAACTGAGGTACGAATTGCTTCTACAAATGCCTCTGGGCTACTTTTAGATACTGCGGTACTGAATAGCTGCATCTGTTTTAAGCTCAAGCGTTGTATATTTAATTGAGGATACTTATCCTTAGGAATTAATTTACCACGAGAAGGTAAATCGTCTAGTGCTACTGTTTTCATATTTTCCTATACTGGTAAAGGCACGAATGCGTCACATGCCACGTTAAGGCTTAGTTTATGCCTGTCATTTGATGCGTAAGTTAATTGCAGAGGTTGGATTCCTAGGGGCCATGCATTACGAGCTATTCCTTCCAAGATAACTTCATTCTGGTCATTAAGAAGAAGAAACTTTAGGTCACGCTTGTAGAAAGATGCAGGGTAGTAACCGCCTGTTGAAGGGTTCTGTATTTTGGACTGCCAGTTCAGTATGTATCTCATAGAACGGGCTTTTTGATCCTCGTAGAGAACCATATCAAAAGGCTGGACTTGACTTCCGCCTGGAAAGAAAATGTTGGTTGCTGCAATAGTTTTTGATTTTTCAGCTATCTGAGGAAAAGGTAACGAGGCTTCTTCACAATAATGAGGCTGTATAGTTTCAGCACCGTTAAATGTAGGGAATGCATCTACAATCCACTTCATTTGCATTAGAGGAGCGCCAGTATCTTTGGTAGCCTCGTATAACTCCTGAATTGTTATTTCTCTTTTTGCCATATAGACCTCGACACAGTGGACTCTATTCCAAGTCCACTACCATCAACAAATGTTTAACTTCGCCTTGAAGCCGTGTCGTGCCTACTTCTACGTCAATACCGCGAATGGAACTTTCAACCGTTTCTTCTAACTCTTCTGCCCAGTCACCGAACTCACCTACGCGCAAATGGTTACGCCTACGGTAAGAGCGCAATGTACTAGATACATCATAGAAGTGATAGAATTCCCCAGGTAACATTTCTTGTGTCTTGATGAACTTGATACGGTTCATTCCTGGGTATTTAACTTTTGAAAGACGGGAAGTTAATCCAGTATTTTCTTTAGGTGCTTTTAAATCTTTAACACGAACCTCTACAGTCTTGGTCCCTTTGCTAGGGTCAAGCTTGTTTTGTTTATCGTGTCCTGCAGGTGCACCTCTTAAACTATCTTTAACAGACTTACCATCTACCTTACCAGTAAATGTGCGTGAGCGTTTAAGTAAAGCACTCAGTTCTCGTTGAGATATTTTGAACTTTAGGTCCAGTGCTTCTGCATCGATTAAATAGAAGTTACCGCCACGAATAGGCTTAACTCCAAAAACATGACCTGCTTCTAGAATTAGATCGTAACTACGGTGGTGTTGTAGAAACTTTGCAGGTCTTTTGCCTAAGAACTTATACCAAGCGCAGCTTTTAACGTCTACAGGTTTTGCCGATAGACTTATAAGCATAACTTATCTTCTTTTAGGTTTAGGTAAACGTTGAAGCATCTGTATTTTGCGCTTGTACTCCATATAGAAAGAACGCGCTTCTTTACGTGCTTCTTGAATCTCCTGAGGAGAGCCTTCACGATACTTAACTTTATCCAGGCGCGAAAGAATTTTAGAGCGCAAGTTACGAGCTTCACGCTGCATAACTGAATAACGATCTTTTTTCTGGATACGCTTACGGTAAGGCCCCCGGCGACGGCGAGGTCGAAAGCGGCGCATACGTCTTTGTGCAGGGTCTACACCTAAATCTTTGTAGTCAACAGATTCAGATGAAAGGTCAAGATTGATTTTCATAAGTAAGAATCCTTTAAATCGGCCTTCCTTGGCCCTACTTCACGGCTAAATTAGGCAACTTCTTTGTAGTAGTCGAAGCTGAATTCAACAGCAACAGGAAGAGCTTGCGAACTAGAACCGTCAAAAGAAAGATCAGGTACAGTCTTGGGCCAGACACCGAAGATTTCATAAACAGCGGCTTCACTACCGTCCTGTTTAAAGATTCGGAAAGTGCCTGTGACTGCGTAGTCTGCTTTAAAGTTACCAAGCTGAGATTCATGGTCACGGCAATAATTAACCCACTGTTCGAGAGGTTTATAAATTGCCATTTCAGAGTTTTCAGCAAACTCTGCACTCATGCTTCCTGTAACGGTATTCTTACCTGCGTGCCGCACAGTATGACCAAATACTTCTATCAATACTTCTTCGATAGTCATACCAGGCTTAGTAGCAGTACGGCACTGAATACGCAAAGCTTCTCCAGCATTTATACCATCAGGTAACTGCGGAAAAGAAAGCTCGTAGTTGTCTGACAATAAAGGATCGCCGATACTTATAGCATCGTCAAGTGTTGGTTTAGTCATATTAAATTACCTTATGTCCGGTCGAGATATTCGATAGCTGATTGAATCTGACCCGTTTTCGGAACTACTGCGGTCAAGTGAATTCGTTTGGTATAACGAGTAGGGTCAAGATAAACATCAACGATTAGATCGCCATTAGCAATAGTGTCATTGGTGTTATTACGACGGTCACAAATAACTTCAAACCAGTACAGGCCACGACCGCGGCGCACAGGTTCAAGTAAGTTTGTTAATGTAGTTTTTTGTTGGTCCATCAGCAATTGCGTGATAGGTTTGAACACAGCATATTGGTTATTAAGCTGTACCGCGGCATGAAGCATAGCAAGCATACGGCGAACACCAACATCCTGTACAGCACTTTTCACAGTGTATAGCGTATCAGCACCCCAAACAACTACACCGTAGCCTGTCATGTTACGCACGATATTGATTTGGTTTTCAACTAATGCGTTACGGTGACCTTGCTTGTAATTCTGATTAAGATTCAGAATACCATTAAGCGTACCGTTTTGGATACCTGCAGGTGCAAACCAAGGCGCTTCGTTTTCATCAGTACGAGCATATACCGCAGCTACGTGACCGCTAGGTGGTACCCAAACGTCAACACCGTTACCTGTATCTCTAACCAATAAGTCAGGGCCGTAGATTGCACTGTGGCTAGAATTCAGGTTCAAGATATTGCGTCTGTAGTCAATAGCTGCCTGTGTTTCTTGCATATCGCTAGGTAAGTCTAGAACTGCAATACAGTCTTGGCGTACAGTGCAGATGGTATCCATCTTTAATTGAATTGCAGGGTCAGAGTAGCCTGCATTAATCAAGATGTTTACATCAATTTCTTCTGGGTCCATATAACGATCCCAGGCATTGATAATGTCACCTGTAGTTATTGGGTTACCGTCACTACCTTGAGTAAGCTGACCGTTAAGCTCGTTGTTAACGTCATCGCGCATACCTCCACCGATAGCATTAATTAACTGAGGCTTATTGGTATTTGCAAACTCGTAATGCTGAGTATTGAAACGAATACTCACAAGATTACTACGTTTGTTTACCTGGTCTTCGATATACATTTGACGACCAGACTCGTCTACTTTACGGAAACAAGTACCTACGTATTCTTCAAGAGGTATTGTATTTGAACCTTCGTAAACTCGGAAATAGAAGCTATCGCCAGAGTCATCTGCGGTGTTAGGGAAGAACTCTATCCAGAGATTATTGTTCCATTCACCTTCGTCACGACCGTACACGAGCATAATATCATCTTGTGTTAGTGTGACAGCGTTAGGGTTAGCAAAGCCTGCACCTAAGCTTCGAGTATCGCTGTAGTTATTGTCTGTGAATACGATTACGCCGCCGTAAAGGGCATCACGCGCAACACGAGTAAAATATAGGCGATTAGCTTCTGCTAGAAACGCCTCGGCGCAGTAGTGCGCTTTGTTTTTAACAGGATCTTTCGTGCCGAAAATTCGGCGAAAGTCTTCGTTGTCAGTTGCTAGTGTAGGTACGCCGATAGGTCCGCGTGTTGAGTACCCTACCATGCCACCAATAGAGGTAGCAGCGGCAGTAATACGCTGGTCACGCAAATTCTCGGCAGTATATACACCCGCTGACGAATTACTGGTAGCAAGCATGTATGTTACTCCTATGGATTTAACTCTACTTAACTAGAATTAAATTATTGTTCAAGCATAAGAAATTTTGATGCTTTGTTCGATTTCAGACCGTATTGTCAGACGTCCGCTAAACTGTCCTGCAAAACAAAACACACGTTTAATATCCAACGCAACGGTGTTGTACAAACTAGAGTCACCTAACTCTAATATAAAGTTATAAGGTGCTTCTAACAACAGAAAATGTTTTTGATTATATTCAGGTAGTAACCAAAAGTCTGTAGGTGAAACCATACGAGACTGACGAGTTAAAGTATCTGAATGAGGAACAAGGGCACTAGTAGACTGCCGAGAAACTACACTGGTAGTCCATACAGTAGCACTTGAGATAGCTACATCGAAAGTATAGGTAACACCTACGTCTTTGGGCCGATGTATTGTGCTGTTTACTTTAATTGGAGTTCTCATTAAGAATCCACCGCTTTGTTAGGTACTAGGTTATAAGTAATTTCACCTTCGTTATTAAACTTAGGTACGTCTTTACTTGTTCCTATATATCCATCAATACGAAAAGACATTTCTAGACCAAAGTTACCAGGACTAGATTCATCTTCTAGGGATGCCTCAGGAAAAGGTACGCTATTATCTTCGGTATAAATACGGTTAACAAAGTCCACACCTTGATTTCCTATTGGTATATGAACTTTTACGTTCAGCGCCTCAGTCTGCATAAGAATAAGCCAGCGCTCTATCATAGCAAGCGTATCTTGAATATTGTTGGAAGTATAGTGAAAGGTACAGTCAACAGTACAAGGGAAGTAGTAACCCATTGAGTATGCTGTGTTGTCTGTGGCCCCTGCAAGCGCAGTACCGTGCCTACGATGCGTCTTAACATTACCCATATCTCTACGTATCTGAACAGTGGTTATTTTCCAGTACTGATATGGATAAGCAGAAGACGTTATGTTACGATCTTTTTTAACAGCCCCCTTGTGGTCATCGTTTGTGACTAAAGGAAAACTATCAAAATTAAACCGTTTGATGAATGCTGTCTTGGTTGCATGTAAAGAAGCATACAACGGAGCATTGGTTTGTTTAGTCCCGCCTAGTAAATCTTTCATTGTTTTCTCGAAACAAAAAAGCCCCATGTAATGCTAGAAATTCCAACATTATCACAGGGCTCGGTGATTTATTTAAGCTTTAAGCTTAAAGGGGATTTGATTGCCTTAGGCGCACTGTTTGATACAGTCTCAATATCGCCATCATCAAACAACTGTGAGCTAAAGTCAATAGCATCTTCGTCATCGCTACGTAAGTCACCTCGGCGTAGAACCCTATGGTTTTCTTCCATTATCTCAGCCATTGCGCTGCTAATAGAATTAAGGTCACCTTCAGGTGCAGAGTAGGCAAGACTCTGTGCAAGCACTTTACCAGTGTAGTTGTCCTCAAGCAAAGAATCAATAAAGTCTTCGCTATCGGCATTGCTCATAGCAAGAGCAAACAAATAACTGGCATTTTTAAAGTCTTGTTGTTGATAGGCTATACATGATAAAGCAATCAAGTCTTTTGCATTGTTTTCTTTCATGCCCTATCTCCGTGCTGAGGGAAGACCTAGTCTTCCCTCGGTTAAACGAATCTTAGATACGCTTACCTTTAGCAACAGAGCGAACGTTACCTACCAAGAAGCTAATGCTTTGGCTAATTAACCAACCTTTGTTAGTTTCGCCTTGGTTAGCACCGTCAGTAGGAGTAGAACGGATACCGCGAGTCGAGAACGCTGCGTGGTGTTCAGGATCAGATACAACGTAGATTTCACCTTTATCAAGAACGCGTTGGTTCTCAGGACGGAAACCGTCGGTCATAAGTTCCATACCGATTAGTGTACCGATTTTACCGTTCATTACTAGGTCGTACTTAGATACTGGATCTAAGAAAGCGCTGAACTCGCTGTTACCGATAATGTCTTTCCAGAAGTCATTAGAGATAATCGCTTTAGTAGCTGGTAAGTTCCAACCAGATACTTGTTCAGAAAGTGACGCAAGCATTTTAGGCGTAAGTTCACCAGAAATGTATGAAATGTCGTTAACGCGACCAACAGTTGCATCAACAGCACGTTTCCAAATGCGGTCTTCTGCAACCATTACTGCTTCCATTGCCTGGTCGCGAATGTCACGTAGAAGGTCGCCAGATGATTGGTCAAGCTCAAGTTGCGATACGCGTACCGCAGACTTAACTTCGTATTCAGCAGGTGTGAACTGACGGTCACGAATTAGCTGGTAACCCATCTGAGTTGGTGATGTTGATACAACAGCTTGAACTTCGTGGCGGAACATAGGGATACGCGGGTATTCACCTTGTTTAAGGTTGTTACCTACTGCTAGGTTACGCATGAAGCCTGCACGGTCTGCTTGCTCAACGATACGATCAGAAATCGCAGCACCAAGAGCAGCCCAGTCATCTAGGTTAGAGTTAGCTTGAGCGATCAAATCACGGAATTCCTCAGAAGTCATTGCGTCTTCTTGAGGTGCTTCAACGATTTGTCCAGCAGAAGCCATTGACATTAACTTACCAATGTTTTGCATTAGTTCGTTACGGTCGTGTGCGTTGATTTCACCGTTTGATGAAAGCGCCTTCATGCCGGAACCAGGTAAAATTAGGTTGTCTAGCGATTCGCCGTTTGCCATTACGTGGCGGAAGTTACGAGCAGAATGTTTCATATGAGAATTACTCCAAAATTGGGTTCAATAATGTTTCTTGAAGACCGGTATTACTGAACCGATTCAAGAGTAAGGAAGGCATTGCCTGCAACAGGAGCAGAAACAACAACCCAGTTAGTTAGTTTTGTACCAGTGCCGCCAACAGTTACAGTACCGTTAGCGCCTAGGCTTGGGTGCATTGCGCCTGACCAGTCAACAGATGCATCGAAGTTTGAAATCGATAGACGAGTACAAGAAATCAAACGACCTGTACGACCTAGCGCAGCGCCTGGTGAACCACCGATAGGGCCGTCACCGTGGTAAAGTGAAGCTTCCGATGCAGAAGGCTCGTAAGTGTACTGGATGTAAACTGATTGACCTTCAACGTCTGTGTGGAACAATAGACGGTCACGATCAATGACAACTTTACCTTCGTTACCAGAGCCAGTAGGTGCAGTGCTACCAGTTGAAATATCGCCAGAAGCAACAACAGAACCGTCTAGCTTGATAAGGAAGTTAGAAGGATCTGGAGTGTGACCCATTGCGAAAGCGCCGTTAGTAACAGTACCTTTGTCAATTGCAGGTAGCTGACCAACAGGCATTGCTGTGTTGATAGAGAAGCCTGCAAATACTTCGTCGGCTGCGCCAGTTGAAAGACCTAAAAGGTTCTTGCCGTCAACGTTTTTGAAAACAAGAGCCATACCTTCATCGTTAATTTGTTCGCCAGGTACGTGATCACCTTCAGCAGTTTTAACGATCATAGTGTTTGAATATTGAATCATTTTTAATTCTCCGATATATCCCGAGCGTTACCTTAGAAGGATTTCATTGCTCTAGAAAGTTTTGATTGGAAGTCAGAAGTTGAAACCGCAGTTGATTGCGACTCCAAAGTTTTTTCTTTTGGTACAACACGAGGTTGTAAACGTTGCTCTACAGAACTAACAGATTCCTGTCCGTCTTTACGAGCAAAAGAACTAGCAGCAACCATTTCGGCAACTTCGTTTTGGAAGTCAGCGGACTTGCTGATAAGTTCCATCGTCTGGTCAACCAACAGCTTGTTGAATGCACCTGCGTTAGCTTCAAACACGTTATCAATAAGCTCACGAGCATTATCAATACCTGCAGCCTTCAAGGTACTGGCCAAGCTTGAAATGATTGGGTTAGACTTTCCACGGAACACACCGTTATTCAGTCCCATGATAGAAGTAGCAAGGGCAGCACCCAGGCGTTCCATCAGTTTAGCATCGCGGTCTTTCTGGGCTTGTTCGTAGCCTGCAATTTTTGCATCCGCTTGTGCAACGATTTCTTTAGAGATAACCGTTTGCATTGTTTGTTCGTCAAAAGCAATTGACTCGAAACCGAACTGTTTAAGACCTGACTCTACGCCATCGTTAGCGATTGCTTTTAAGCAAGCTTGGCGGTAAGTAGGTTGATTAAAGATGCCACGTAGATTACCTTCGACATTTGACTCTGATGCAACTGCAACAGGAGTAGCGCCATGGAAAGCAACCCAACGGTTTTCACCAGCAACAACAGATACATTAGCTAGGCTAACTTGGTCTGCTTGTAAACCGCCTTCGGTAGAAGATGCAACCGCAGTCATAACGTCAAGAGAAGCAGAAACAGATACAGAGTCAGATTCAAGCTCTTCATCGTCATCGTCATCTTCTTCATCTTCTTCGTCATCTAGACCATCAACGTCTTCGTCTTCGTCAGAGTCATCTTCGTCAGAGTCATCTTCGTCTTCGTCAGAGTCATCTTCGTCTTCGTCTTCGTCTTCGTCTTCGTCTTCGTCAGAAGAAGAGATAACTTCGAAATCATCGTCCAGGTCATCGAACTCGTCATCGTCCAGGTCCGAATCAATGTCGTCAAGGTCGTCAAGGTCGTCATCGTCATCTAGATCCATATCCATGTCGTCATCCAACATAATATCATCTAGGTCATCGTCTTCATCCATAAGAAGATCATCGTCCATGTCCATAGAGGCATGTTCAAGTTCATCTAAAACTTCTGGATCGACAACGGCGGTAGAACAGCTAGGGCACACTGTAATGTCTTCGCTAGAAGAAAGAACGTGCATACCGCATTCTTCTGAATCAGCACAAACAAAGTAATGCGCATCAGTTCCGAAACGGTCAGCAGCATCTTGCACTGCACTAGAGTTAGACTCTAATTCCTGCGCTGCAACTTCTTCACCGTAGAAAGGACTGTAGTGAACAGAACCGCTAGAGTTAGAAATAAAGCTAACTTGGTTTTCGGTGTCTTCGTAAGCAGAAACAGGAGAATCGCCTGCTAGAATAGCCAGGTAGTCTTCTTTGGCTTCTTCAAAAGAAGAGGCAACGACAACGATACCTTGCTCGCCTTCAAGCTCTTGAACAAGAGCGCTTTCAGACTCTAGCTCGTCTTCTAAATCGCGGTCGAAATCTACATCGGTACTGCACGAAGGACAGTTAGATACAGACTCGCAAGCATCTGCGATAATGTGCGTGTTACATTCAGAACACATGGTGTAATGAACTGACACTTGGTCTTCTTGGTCGGCACTGCTGGTAACTTCGAGATCAGTATCTAAAACCTTCATTGAGTCTCTGTTACCAGACAGAGGATTCAAAAAAGATTTATGCGCACCAGCAACAGTAGCGATAGCAAAAGAACCGTCGGCAGAAGAAAGAACTTCTAGGGACTCTTGTTTAGCAACCATTGCGTAGTTACGGATAGCTTGTTCTCGGGTACCTGCAGTAACAACAATACCGCCAAAGCTAGGCTGAGTCGGTGATTTTTGTTTTACTGTCATTCTGAATCTCCTCAGGAGGTACGTTTTAACGATACAAAGATACTATTTGCATAGAAAAACACTGTAGTTCTTTGCATACTATAAAATTAATGAAAACAAGAAAAATCGTGTAGAAATAGCAAGATTTTTCAAAATATTTTTTATACGCAAAAATCAGCTATTTTTCGCTATTTTCAGCGAATCTTAGGTATGTGAAAAGGAGCCATAAAAAAGCCCCGAATTAACGAGGCTTTTTGTATTACTGGAAACTAACCGAAATACCTACCAATAAGCACAGCTTTCTGCATAGCAGTATTATTACCTGCAGATTACTTTGCATCTAAGTCAAGCGAGTAGTAGTCTACTAGTTTGCCTTTAAGTTCTGCGGATACTCCTGATGAAGGCACATCATAGGAAACAAACTTAACGCCTCTACCGTAAGCTTTGGTCACAGAAGCTTTCCACTCATTGTAGCTTTGACCTTTATTCTGGCTAGGGTTATCTAGGCGCGAGCTTTTGCCTGTATTCTTTGTGTCTGGACTACTGCTTTTTGTGCCTGAACGTTTTTTAGCCTGTTCGACTTTTATTTGGCGACTAGTAGGTGTTTTTTCTATAAGCTTTTCTGCTTTTCTAAGATCCCTTTGCAAAGGACGTATCTCGGCATTTAAGTCTCTAGCCTGTTGGGCTAATTCTTTTTTCTTTTCCTTGTTATCTGTGTTGTCCATGCGCTGCTTTATGCGCTCTACTTTTTGCTGCAACTTAACTATGTTCTTATACATTTTATAAGTATCAGGCGCTTTTACTGGAGCCTTAGGCTCCCTAGTTACTCGTGCTTTGCGTGTCTTAGAAGCAGTTTCATTAGGAGATTTCTTGCGTCCCTCAGGCACTTCTTCACCGTTCATAATACCTGCAATACGGCGTGCAGCTATACGAGGTCCTGCATAGTACTTGCGCATAGGTCCACCGCTAGCAGGCTGGTGGAATACATGCCAGCCAGGTGCAAGCATACCAGGTGAGCGTTTCTTGCGTCCCATTTTAGAACCTACGTTGCCTTTACCTCTAGCAGGAGCCGCCGATTCAGATTCAATACTTGATACTGAAATAAACGCTTCGTTGCCTCTAGAACCGTCACCGCGTGAGCTTCTACCGCGAGAATAGTCTACAAGGTCTTGAACAGCTAAAGGTATAGCACGTACATCTGAACATTCGCGGAAAGCAACGTGAACATTAGATTTAGTTAGTTCAAAAGAGTAGACACCGTCTTCAAAACCGTCATAGTTTATAGAGTAACCGCTAGGTAGCCGCGCTTGTTTAATAGCTTTATAGGCGGCTTGGTTGCCAACGTTTGAATTTGAAGTGCTTTCTCTCTCAAAGTCTTCCTCAAAGCTTAGTGCCTCTGCTTCAAGGTCTGTAATAGACTCTGAGTAAGGACCGTCAGGGTCAATATCCCATAAACCGTCACTTGCTAGTGCCTCCATTTCCCGTTGTGCGAACAGGCGATTCTTCATGCTAGGGGTATACTTGGCTTCTTTAGATATGCGGAAAATACTAAATAGACCTGTACGGCTTTTTAATACGTAACGTCCTGGTTGAGCAAAAACTACTCGTGCTTTAGGCTTTACTGTAGCAAGAGCCTTTTCAATAGTAGCAGGAATAGGGTGCTTAGAACGTGCGCTTTCTGAAAGTATTTGAATATACATAGTTAATCCTTTGGTCTATTTACTACGCTTAGTGCTTTTAGTGCTTTTAGTGCTTTTAGTACTACGGGTGCTTTTAGTACTACGCTCTTTGCGGGTTTTAGACTTAGGGCTTAAAGCATCAATCTGTTTTTGGACTTTTTCTTGTAAAGCTTCCCACGCATCAACTGCCTTATCCATTTCTGCTTCAACCTTGTCATACTCTTTATTGAGTTTGTCCAGCTTTTGTTGAATTTCTTTTTTCTTAGAGCCTTCAGCGTCTCTGAGTTCGTACTCAAGATCATCAATATCATCGGCTAGGTCAATGCTTTTGTCTTCAAGCTCGGCGACCTTTTCAAACTCCTTGCTTGACTCAACACTTTGGCGCAATTCGTCTATTTGTTTTCTAGCTTTTTCTTTTTCTTCTTTTTCTTTGTACTTTTGAGGATTGTTGGCTTTATCGGCTTTCTCAAGTTCCTTGTGTTCAGCTTCAAGCTTCTTATATTTCTTTTCGAGCTTCTTCTTGGTCTTTTTAGCAGCAACTCTTTCTTCGTCTACTTCTTTTTTGTAATACTCGATTTCTTTTTTAGCGTCAGCCACTTCTCCCTTGGCGTATTCTATTTCACTTTCGTCTCCGTCCTCTTCGGCCTCTTCAAGCTCTTCTTGGGCATCTTCAAGACGTTCTTGGGCATCTTCTAACCTACGTTGGTTTTTAGTATCACCTTCTAGGGCATCTTCGGCTTCATCTAACTCGAAACCAAGGTTTTCCATTTTAAGAGCCACAGAATCCAAGCGCTTTTCAATTGATTTAGCAGACTTATCTTTTGTAGTAGAAGCATTGTCCTTTTGAGCTTGCTTCTTGGTAGTGTTGTCACGTTCTGCCTTTGGTTTAGCTAAACGTTTGGCATGGCTGCTGTTCGGGTACTTTTTTAGGTATTTCTTTTTCTCAGAAGAACCTAATTTTGCAAACTGCTCAGCAGACAAGCCTGCACTTTCTGAATTAAGAGTAATAATCATGTTTTTTCCTAGATTGTTTCATACAAGCGTTTAAGACCAGCCATCTTTCCTGGGTAACCTTTACGCTGTAACAAATTAAAAAAGTCTACAGGCTTCATGTTGTGCAAGGGATTACTATCTCTAGCAGTACCGCGCGGGTGAATATAGTCTTTGACAAATTCATCAAACTCTATTTCGTACTCTACCATACTGTCAACAAACTCCAAGAACTGTTCCCAAAGTTTATCTTCGTCAGGAGTATTCAGATCCACAAGTTCAAAGGATTTGACCTCGGCAATAGGTAACGCTCGGGGGTATGCCAGTATACCGTGCCTATAGTTTCGAGAGTCACGAATACCTGCAAAGCGTTTATCTTTTGCAGCTTTTTCTGCATCGATAAACTCTACAGGCTGGGGGTTTGTAGGCTGTGCCCCTATAGAATAAGGTCTGAATTTCAGTCCGTAATAGAACTTTTGGTTACTTAATGAAATTAGAAGTTTCATAGATACCTCAAATAAGCTTTTCTATGTTAGCTGGCATTCTTAAACCTAGGCGTTCATAGAAGTCTGCCAAAATAGCAGGGTCAATATAGTTAGCAATAGCAGTAGATATAGTAAGCTTACCGTTATTAAAATGGCCAAGCTCTTTGGCTACTTTTTGTAAAGCACCTTTTAACCAAGTCTCTGCGTCTTTGTTAGTTACCTGGCGTTTACGAGTAAATAAAGGACACTTTTCAATAATATCTCTTGCTAGACGTGTACCTTTAAGAGTACGGAATTTGTGAGCAGTAACCCCTTCAGGTAACATAGACTTCAAATATTTGTTTACAGCATTGGCTGTTATACGTCTGTTACCGAAAGTAAATAGAGGGTCTTTGCGCTTCTTGCCTTCGCTAAGTTGGTCAAGCAGTTCTATAATCAATTTGTTTGTGACAGAATTAGGTTTAAGCACATGCTTTTGGACCTGTGCTTTCTTGGCTTCGTACTTTATTTCTCGGTTCTGACCTTTCTTGTAATAGTGACCTGATTGCAGTACAGTCAAACCGTATGTGGTCTTATCACCTGTCTTGCCTTCACGGGTACCTATACGCGCACTGGTTTGGTACATAACTTCTATAACAAGACACAGCAAGCCTTCTTTGGTTGATATGCCTTCTGATTTTAGTTTCTGCAACCAACGTCTTCTTACACCAGGCGCTACTTTTTCAAATTCTTCTACAATCTTAAACTTTTTGCTACGTTGCTTAGAGTTCCACCTTTCGGTGTATACCTTTAGATAGTTTTCAGCAGCAGGGGCCTTATATTCTAAAACATAGGCGTTATCTTTTTTAGGATCGTAGTTAGGATTCATGCGAACATCGCCTGCTATACCTTTATTGCTTAACAACAAACCTTTTGAGGTATAGTAAGAAAGAGTATCGTCAATGTAACCAACAAACTGTTCAGGTAGATTGTGATGGCGTATGCCTGCATCTTTGATAGCATCAATTACTTCACGGATGTCCAGATACGGCTTACCTGATTGGCGTACATAGTTTACAACAAAGTTTTTCCATGCTTTATTTACTTCTAGGCTAGCTTTTCGGAATTCAACATAGACAGGATTGTCTTTGTGTTTCTTGCGGAGTTCTTGACTTAGGTGGATAGTGCCGTCACCACCTAACTTGGTGCTAAGTTTAGAAACCTTTTTAAGTAAACTATCTTGGTCACTTACTTCTAGTTCAAACAGACTTGAAAGAGCTACATCGTTTAAGTCACTTACTTTGGTCTTTAGAACGTTAATCGCATTCTGCCTAGAAGTTTCTTTAGGAGACGTAGCAATTGTGTAGAACTTTTTGATTATGTCTAGTCCTGACCTAGATATAAGAGTTTCGTTCTCTATTTTAGCACGTACCTTTTTGTCTCTTACCTGCTTGGCTACTTCATACGCAGAACCTAGAAAGTCTTCGTCCTCTTCGTGTAAGGTATACCCTTTTAAGAAAAGGCTTGTCATTTCATCGTAAGCTTTTAGGTTAAACTTGTAGTGGGCCATAAACTCACGCCCTTGCTTAACCCACTCACGGATGTCGCCAGCTAGGTTATGAGGGAATTTGTATTCAGGACTATCTGAATATGCGACAAGCAGCACCACTTTTGTAAATGCCGTTGCTATGTCAGAATTAATTTTTGATAAAGATACTAACATTATTCTACCATATGGGCCGGAGCTTGCTTTAACCAAGCTATTGCTTCGTCTTGGCTATCAAAAGATTTAAAATTGATACCTGACTCGTTAAATACACGCTCTATTTGGATTCTTGAATTCTTAGACATTTGAGGATCGAAAATAACAGCAACAAAACAAGGATAATCACGAGTGCTATTTAACCATTTACGAAAGCGAACGAATTCTTTAAATTTTGTTTCGGCATCTGTACTGGACACAGTGCCTTTATCCGCGTATATGCAGTACTTCCAATTTGTATCTCTGCTTTGCGATATAACCTTATTTATTCCATCGATTATACCACAAGCATTATCTATTCCAATAGTTCTTAGAAGTACAAGGGTAACTATGCTAGATAGTTCCCTGTAACACACAGCGTAAGTCCCTTTAGGGCAGCTTATTGCTGCATCGTCTTGCATAGTGCCTCACATTGATTTGTAGCTACCTGAATACTGACCGTCAACTAGGTATTGGTTAACAAAATATTTTTCAGCTATTTCCCAACCTACAGGGGTAGTAAATCCTCTAACAGATTGACCGTGAACCATAGCTTCTACCAGTATAGCAAAAGCTTCATCCCACCAAGGGTTAGCATACCCAGGGTGGTTGAATTGGTCTTTGTGTAGGCGCTTGGCAGCTACTTGCTTCTTGAACTTTATTACATCGCTATTCTTCAACACATTCTTTATAGCATAGTGCGCAAGTTCGTGAGTTAGAACCTGTGCAATACCGTCTACAGAAAGGCTTCCGAATATACGAGTTAACTGACCTGGGTTCAGTATAATATAAATATCATACGTACCTCGAGTACGGTTCATGCTGTGAGCAATACAGCTACCTATCTCGTTAGAAATGCCTAAGCTGATTGGGTACTTGAACTTTATTTTAGTACCTAATCGACCTAGAGCAATTTCTATGTTTCGTCTAATGCTACCGCTTGCAGGCAATACAGTACCTACGAATATAGAAGTAGGTTTCTGTATAAACTGAAAGTTAACTTTAGCTGAGCCTGCAATAGTAGGTGCTACCTTTTTAGGTGACGGAGCAGTCACCTTAGGTTTAGGTTTTATATCAGATGCAGATTTAAAAGTTTCATCAAAAGATGAACTCCCTGCCAGCACGTCTTTACCTTGTATTTTGCCTAAATAAGGCTTAGACGTGGTTACCAGCTCTCTTGCTTTCTGCTCACTAATAGGAACTAAAGCAGCTACTTGGTTATCAACCAAAATAAACTGGTCTTTGTTCTTGACCAGACCGTATACGGCCCTGCCTTCTAAATTAATTCGAGTAGTAGCACCGTCAACACTGATAGGGTTGCCTAAATACCTATACCAACGCCCAGCATGAAGTACATCAATTTTCATGGCTTTTCCTTAATCTTACGACCAGATACTTACGATACCTGACTGTCTAAAACCTTCTTTGTCAACAACTACTCGGAACTCTGCTGAACGAGAGATAGGCGAGTAGTAACCAAGTATTTCGCCACTTCCGCCTAAGCCAGTTACAGTTACAGACCCTTCTTCCTCAGCATCGATCCAGTCAGGCAGATTGTCTTCTTCTTTCAAGGTAGAAGGTAACGAATCAATAAGTTTTTTGATCTTGGCGTAACCTAGACCTTTAACACTGGAGCCTGCACCTTCTTCTGCTTCATTCATTATCTTTCTACCTAAGGTAGGAGTAATTACAGAGTCCAGCAGTTTAAAAGTATTTTTCGGCAATACATTAGTATAACCTCTTGCTAGAGAGACCCCTGACTTTAAGCTTATTGAATCAACCTTTAAGCTCTCTACAAAAGCAGTTGCTTTTTTGATTCCAGCAGGAGTAAAGTTAAACTTGTTACCAGCAACGTAAATGCCTTTTAACCCTTTAGCAGCACCTGGTTTAGGCAAAATTACGTAAGGGCTATCTCCGTCGATATTTACTTTCCAAGTATAGCGCTCTACCTCTCTGCTATTGTAATAAGATACATTACCTGTGCCGAAAACAGTAGAAAGAAGTTTTATGGTATCTTCCTCAGAAGTGCTACCTCTTTGCTTAGAGGTAGCCAGAGGCTTTTTTGGAGAGTTTATTATTCCCTCTTCTCTTAAAGTAACTAGTAGTTTTTTAACAGAGTTTACTAGGCCTTTATCAAACACTCTTATTAAAGAAGGGCTAGAGTCATTTAATAAAAGAGCCGCTACTACCTGAGCGTACGGGTCATAGTTTTCTAGATCGAACAGTATGCTCTTGGCCCGTTTTTGAGTAAGGCCGGTGTCAGTCATTAGTTTTGTAAGACCTTTTTCTACAGAAGTACGACTACCGTTAGTAAGCATAGCTCTTAAGGGCTTAACGTCAGCAGGGCTTGCATCGTTGCCTCGAGAATCAGTAAGACTAACAGTATCATCACCATCCAGGTATTCGTAAACGTCACTTATTTTAGAATTTGTTTTGTCTGCTATAACAATAGCTCTTAAGGTTTCTTTGACTGACTCTTGGTTAAAAGTAAGTCCCTTACCGATAGAAGCCTCTAATACCTTCTGGTACTTGGGACTTAGTTTCTTTGCTACTAGACCCGCGACAGCCCCTACCTTTACAGGCGCAGAACCAGGCTTTTGTGTTCGCATATTAGGAGTAATAGTAGCACCAGAAAGCTTTTGTAAAGCAGCGTTAGGCTTGATACTTTTGATGTTTGACATGATTGCAGAGAAGGTTTTGGCACTAGCCAGCTTTTTGACATTGGCAACCATCTTCTTACCGGCAGCAGAAGCAGCGTACTTTTCTAACGCTGCGGTATCTTTGGTTTTTAGAGCACCGATTAGGTAATCGATACCCTTGGTGTTTAATTGTTTTTCTTTAGAGTAGTCTTCTAGCTTAGACAAGATAGAAACACCTTTTGATCCGAAAAGGATCTTGGCATTTTCTTGTTGCTTTTTAGAAGCCGATTCAGACTCTAGTCCGTCTTCAAGGCTTGCAGAAGCAGAAGCTTTTACTTCCATCATAAACTTAGAACCTGGCCCTCCGACCGGTTTAACTCCACCTACTTTTAAACCTGCATCTTTCAAAGCTGCCTTAAAAGAACGTGAATAGTTTTTCTCGTTCTGGAAGTCGGCACTCATAGTTTTAGGATGGAAAGCAGATCGAACAACTGCGCCTTTTTCACCAGGCGATACACTAAACATAGCAGTAGGTATGCCTGCATCTTTCAAAGCAGCACGTACTTGTTTACCAATACGGCCTGCTTCGGCTTTTGTGATAGTATTGGAAGCTTTTTTAACCGAGCCGGAAAGAGCCGGCATGTCTTGGGTGTTAGAAACATCAATCTTCATAGTTTTATTTCCGTTGTTTATCTAGTTACTTTGTATAAGTATAGCAGAATTTTGCTATTATTTATAGACCGACTTTTGTACCTTAATGTTAAAGATAGGTTAACTCTTGTTTCGCGCTACCTTTAGTAAGGCTTTGGCAGATTGCTCCAACATTTTCAGTCGGTCAGCCTGTGTCAAGCCTAGGTGTTTGTTTTTAGAAAAACTAGCCTGCCAAGAAGCTAGAAAACTATTTGTAAGGTCTTCTTGGGCTTCTGATAGACGAAGTTTTTTATCTTGCTCAGCTTTGGCAGATTCTATGCCTGCTTTAAAGAAAGCAAGTATTGAATTCTTTCCTCTGGAAGATAGATAAGTATCTATGATTTCAAATAAATACTCGAAATCTTCACCCATCTCAAAGTAACGGTCTAATACAGTTTCGTTACGGTCAAGGTATTCTGAAATTTTAGGTACAGCAGTACGTAACTGGCGCATATTTGTAATGCGTAGCGTAGAGATAATTTCCTGTAGTCCTAATAAGAAGTTGCTTTCGTAAGCAGGAGTAAACCGTTTACCGCTATACATCATCAAGCTCATTATATTACACAGCTTGGCAACTTTAGGCTTTTCGAACAAGGAACTTATTGAACGCTTAGTTAAATCAATTTTCATAGTTACCTCATTACTGCCATGACTTGGTTATGGTTACTATGGTTTGAAACATAGGCAGGATCTTCTACAGCGCTGTTTTCAAAACCAGTTATTTGGTGCACATACCTGAAAGCGATCTGGTTTGCATCGTTTACATAAGTAGGCTTTTGTAGAACAGTATGACTACATACATTACGTAAATTATCTTTATATACCGTATGTCCACAAATGCTACAGGTGTAAGCTTGATACCACATACCAATACTGAATGTATTTAGGTCCTCTGTTAGAATGCGGTTAGCAAGAACAGGGTCTTTGGTTCGGTCAAAAGCAAGTAACTGAATAATACGAGCATGGTTGCCACGGAACTGAGGTAACGACTTCATGTATACGTCAAGAATAACACCTTTAGCTTTGGTAATATCCTTGTTGTCATGCTCTTGGTGAGTAGGTTTTCCTTTCCACGTTTTGTATGCCAGCATACCTAAATCAGGACGAAAGCGTAGTGCCTCTTGAGTAGACAAACAATCACCGTTGGTGTTAGGTACGTCAGTTATAACACTAGGCACAGGCACCATCACGTAGTCACGAAGATTAGGGCTTATCTGATAATGTTCAGATGCCATTGGTAACCAAGTGTTTGCATCTATTACCATGCTTTCTGAGGCGCCTGTTGCACTAGGCTTAAAAGTGATTTCGTTTGATTTACCAATGTCTTTTAACTCGATAGCTTTGTGGCGTACGTCACGTTTGGTAACATCGAAACTAGAGCTTTCAAAGCTGTTCTGTTCATTGGGAATAATAATGTCTTTTAAATCAAGTTTCATAATTAACCTACTCGGGTTACTTCTATAACTAACTGGTTATTAGCGTTACGACCTGCGTTAACGTTAATATCTTGAGTAGAAACTCTGCCACCGCGCGAAGCACCTTTGTTTACGAAAGTGAAAGAACCTACTTCACCTTTCTCGAAATCAGGAGTTGGTTTTGACGTAAGAGAAGACAGACTGTTTGTACTAATAGCTTTGGCTACTTTCTTAGCTATAGCTGCACTAGTATTGTATTCAACAGAGAATGAAGTATTGCCTATACTATAAGAAGAAGGCAATCTTTTTGAATTGGTTATCTTTAGGTATAGCTGACCTTTGCCTTTTGAAAATCTGCCTGCACTTTGGCCTTTTCTGCTAGGTCTAGGCTTACGAGTAGTAGGATCTCTGGTAATAGTTTCTTTACGAGCAGGCACATCGTAATCACCTAGTTCTACGTCACCGCTAGTTTGGGCATTACGTATAAGGTCTAGTGAGAAACGAGTAGGTTGCTTAGGTTCAAAAATTGAAGTGATAGCAAGAGGAGTCTGTTTGCCTGACTTGAGCATACTAGCAGCCTGTTTAGGTGTAACTCGGATCATGCGACCATCACCAAACGTGCCACCACGGCTCTTGAATGCAGTACCTTGCTTCCAGCCGTCTGTAGAAAAGGCAGGAGATGCAAAATCAATACCGTATTTAGATTTGATAGAACTAACAAAGCCAAGTTTTTTGCTTTCAAGCAACGACACTAGGTCTTTTATCAAATCATTCAGGTTGAAAGGATAGCGCTGACCAGGTTTAAGCGTCTTCAAGAATTCTTCGGTTGCTGCCAAGTTAGAAAGAATTTGGACATTCTTTTTGGTCATGCTGGTACGAGTGTTTGCACCGAACAAGGCAATAGCCGCCAACTTAGCCAGATCCGCAGAGTTGTCTTGGGCAACCTTCTTGGGGCTAGGTTTGCGTGTAGGCTTTTTAGTACCAGTAGCTGCATCTTCCGATAAGATTTTATGGTCACGTTTAAGTTGGTTAAACTTGTTTCGCGTTATCTTGAACTTCCAGTACTTGTTTAGCTCCTCGTCAAAGTCAAACAGGAATATACCTTTAGGTGAATTAGAAAGGTAGAAAATATCGCCACGTCTTAGAGCCAGTTCGTGAGTAGCATCTTCTATTTCAATTTTCTTTTTAGCTTTCATCTGAATAGACCCTTTAATAGGCGCTTTAACTTTAGTTGCAGATGAACTTTCTAGTAGATTTATTTTCATAACATGTTCCTGTTAATCGTATGCTTTACCCAAGTGCAACATTCTGAATAAGTTTGCCTAATAGGGTTAATTAAAGTAAGTTGGTTAGAGTTTACTACAGTATACGGTTCTTTTTCGCTGCGACCTGTCCGGAAAGCACTCTCAGTAAAACCGTCATAAAGTTTCGCTACCCAGCTACGTGTGTTTGCTCCTGTACCCTTGATTTTAGGGTCAGATTCAATACGACCAATATGGTCACCGCCATACATTATATCGTACTTGGTTCTTTCGGCATCAGTCAGCTTACGTTGAGAAGGACATACTCTAAAACTAATACGGGGCCTAGTGGCCGATTCAGAATCGAGGCTATCTAGTTCACTAGGTATATCTATGTATTCTTCTTTGTCATCCTCAAGAAACTTATCAATATCTTCTTTACTAGGAACAAACTTCTCCTGTTCCATATCGTGACGTATCTCCAGTAGACCTATCTTTTTGGACAAAGTATCAAAGTCTATGCCTGTTAACCAATCCATGTAGTGTTTGACAAAACGTTCCATGGTAGGGTTTGTTTCAGGGTCAGACAAGTCTTCTTCGTATTCTTCATCCTCTTCTTCAGGTTCTTCTGCACTAAGGCTTGACCATCTAGAAAGAGATACACGATCTAACCAAGCATCAAATTCCTGCTTGTACTCGTCTTGGGGAGTAAGTAGGCGTGATACACTGTTAGACTCTAGTTTTTGCTTGGAATACTCTTGAAGGTCTTTGTAGTTAGAAGGGCCTAAGAAAGCACTTAGCAATACTTTGCTTACGCTTTTGCCAATCTTTTTCCAGCGACCTTGTCCTAAAGTATTCTCATTGACAGCATCTAACAGCTTTAACGCAGAGCGACCGCCTCTGCGGTCACTGTCTTGTGCATCTTTGGCACTATATTTACCTTTAAGAATCTTACCGGCAAAGCCGTTGAACTCTCTACGACCTTGTGGTGAAAACTTGCTGTCCATAACCTGGACAACTTTCGTAAAGCTATCTTTTATTTTCTTAAAGTTTTCTTTCATGTCCATGCGTACAGCAGGAGCGTTTACTTCAAGACGGTCAGTTTCTTCCTGTACAAGAGCTGCTTCTTGGGCTCTAATCTCACGAGACTTAGGTAACTGCTCTTTCTTAACAGGTTTCGCAGGTTTCGCTTTAGGTCGAGCAGCTTTACGAGTGGTCTTGTTAGAAGGTTTAGCTTTAGGCTTTTTAGGCTCATTGATTCTAAGCTTACCTGATTTAACACCTTTAGCGTATTTGCTATTAGGGTGCTTTTCTATGTAAGCTTTTCTTCTAGCTGGACCTGCCTTTTTCCACCAGTTAGATTCTTGTGCAGATAAGGATATAAGTGTCATACTTTTTCCAATTTCGTTTGCAGCCACATCAAGTTATTACCTATACGAAGTTTGTCTTTCTCAGGAATATAAGCTTCTTTCTCACTAAGCAACTGTCCGTATATAGTAAATGCCTGTCGGTAATCACCGAAGATATTCAAAGAATACGCGGCTAAATCATAGAGTTTCCACTCTAAGTACCCTTGTTTATTATAAATTACATTTTGTTGGGTATTTTCAATATCAGAAAGCAATTCTATACCGTGAGTTGCCCAGTAGAAACAAGACTGAGCATCTTGTTTTTCGTAGTAGTGTTGAGCAAAAGTATACGCGGCCTCTACAGAAGTAGGCTCGATAGAAAGCGCACGGTACAAACTCGCTCTAGGATCTATTTCTAGTTTAGAGCAGGCGTCTGCTTGCAATAAATATGCATCTACTCTTTGCGCCTCGGTTCCTTCACATTTCTCTATGTCTTGCAAGATATTATAAGTTATTTGCCAGTTCCCTTCATAGCTGTGCTCTCTTGCTAGGTAATACAGGGTTCTTAAATCAGTAGGGTTCTCTACATGCTGCTTAGCCAAAAGAGGCATGTAATCACGAGGCTTACTATTATCTTTAAGGTGTCGTACACCTATGCCTGAATATATGTAGTCAGGCTCACCTTCTAAACTTACCAGAATTTCATGGCAAGAATACTTCCATCTAAAACCTCTAGCGGTATGTATTTTATTCTGGCTATAGGTCATGAGTTCTACACCGTTATTTTCGGCAAAAATCATTTTTGTTTGTAAAACCAGATAGCGTTTTAAATCGATGCCGTTATCAACAACAAGTTTAGCTAGCTTTTGGTACCAGTCAGGATCAATACGCTCGTCTAGGTCTAACCACATAAGCAAATCGTAAAAGTCACAATGCTTTTGGGCTTGTTCCATTGCCATGTTACGTGCAATAGAGAAATCAAAGGGATCTATTAATGCCTGGTGCAACTCTATCTTACCAGGGTATTTGTTTTGCATTTCTTTTATTAAGCTTACAGAGCTGTCTTCACTGCCTGTATCAAGTAGAACTATTTGGTTAACACTTTTGACCAAGCTTTCTATCCAAGGCACTACGTTGTTTTGCTCATTTTTTAGAATAGAGTATGCTACGATTTTAAACATAGAGAATATTTCCGCTTTCCCACCATTTAGTTCCATAGTCTTGTGTTATACGGAAGGTGTAATCAGTATAACGGTTATAATCAAGACCATTGTTGATGTATCTGTAATAAGGTACGCCGTTTCTATAGCCACCGTGTACTCTTCTTACACGATGATGGAAATATAGACGTTGTACCAATTTAAGAGTATAATTCTTACCTGTAGGTCTATAAGGTACAAGGGACTCTCCTTCATAGCCTTGCATATCTGAATCATTTTCTGCAACGAAGCCGCTAAAGCTGTTTGCAGGATCTCTCACACGGGGATAATAGCCTGTGGCGTATCCAGAGACATACTGGGTTTGATGCAAAAGCTTATCCTGCGAAAATATTTTAGTGCGACCATCTTCTTTTTTGGCGTATTTGTAATCTTCCCAATACCAGAAGTAACGAGTGAATAAAGGAACAGGCTCACCTACAGGAGTGTATTCGAGAAGATCTACAGAGTAAGTTTCAGATTGTTGGTCAAAGGTAAGGTTAGTAAACTCTGCTCCGTACCATCTGATAACATCAATAAGAACCTGAGCCATAAGACTGCGTTGAGTACCGTTGGATAGAATATAAGTCAGGCAGTCTTGTCCTAAGTACCCAGGGATAGACCGATATATGATAGAAGGTTTTATTTGGTCGGTAGTTGCTGTACCGTGAGCAGGAGGCTCTGTGAGGATAGGACGCATACGCCATCCCCTCTGTACTGCCATTCGGGACATTACTTCTGGGTCAGGCGATGTGAAGTCTTCAGGGTCACGGGCGCCTTGAAGACGCCACTCTGATAAATCAATAGTAAACGGCTGCCCTGTACGAGCAGTTACCGTTAAGTCAGGAGCAAATGGTACGTAGTTTCTCCACGTATCAAGAGATATTAAGTTTCCGTATAACATCGTCAAACCCTTGTTGGTCTAACACGCTAGGACATGCACTGAGTACAACTGGTGCAGTATCGTTACGAGCTAGAGATAACATTCGTTTGAAGATACCTGTAGTATAAGCATAGTACTGGTCATCGTCAGGACTAAAGCGCTTTGTTGCCAGAGTCTTGGCTCGTTCCCATACCTTTTCTACGGCGGCGATCTTCATGTTTCTTTGGTCAGATACTTTTTTTAAGTAATCATTCGGCATAACTAGATTCCATACTCTGATTTGAACTCGTCTAAGGTCATTACGGGAATACCTGCGTTTTCTGCTTTATCTACTTTACTTGATGTGTAAGCTTCATCTTTGATGACAAGAATAGTAGTATCAGATTTCATAGACTGAACTTTACCGCCTTGCTGTTCTATATAACGAGCAAGGTCTTTGTCTCTTACGCCAGTAAACGTTATTCGCTGTCCTTCAAACTCGTTCCCTTGTGCCTGTTCAGGTTCAGGTATAACTAGTTCTACGTTTAAATTACTAGCAAGTTTGAAAACACGCGGAAGACTTTTGGCAAATTCTCCAGCTAGCTTTTTGAAGCCTTTAATTTGCTCTATATCTTCTTGAACGTCCTCCACTTCGGCATCTTCCCAATAAAGTACATCGTCACCGTATTCGTCTACAATCTTTTGAACACGTTCTTTACCGAAACTAGGCATATAACCAGAAGCCACACAAAAATCAACAAAGGTTGGATCAGTCGTGACTTCACGTATGCGAGAAATAAAATCTCTAATAGACTTGTCTGCCCATCCGTCTACTCCTTTTAGGTCACGCGGTTTTATTCGCATTACTTTTCGGGGAGTATTATAACCTAGTGCAATAAGCTTTTCGAAAGTGCTTTGTTTGAATCCTTCAAGACCTAGCGTTACAAAAAAGTGTGTAAGTTTCTTGGCGCGAGACTCTCCGCCTTTACTTGTAGATACTGCGTGTACTCCTTTTACCTTGTAGGGAAACGGAGGTTCAGCAGCTTTACGTGCAGGTTTAACAACTTCTACAATATAAGGTATAACACCGCCTGAACGAACAACTTTTATTTGAGCACCTACGTTAATGGGTTTCTGGTCTAGATTCTTTTTAGCATCTGCTTTCTTGAAACCGTTCTGTATATAAAATAAAGAGTGTGCCAAGAAGTTTGATACCGTAACACCACCTAACCTAATAGGGTCAATGCTGATAGTAGGTACTATAATATTGTTCCGAGATATTTCCCAATCAACAGATTTGACTGGAACTACTTTCATTGCAGCCTCAGAGTTTTCTTTAAAGGCAGCAGCATGTTTAGCATAAGACTTTTGAGGAGTATAAGCCACGTCTTTGGCAACTATAATACCATCTATCTCATAAGAAGAATTTTCAATGCGGTTGTTGTATATCTGACTTAAAGAGTTGCTAGGGTCATCTGCAATAAAGTTATCAGTGGTAATATGCCATACCGTAGTAAACTTTAGCTTTTTAAGAAGTTGCAGTTGCTTAGAGATAGGTCCACCTGCTGTTCTACCTTGTTGAACTTCATAGAAAACAACGTCAATATCTCGCATGTGTCGTTGGTACTGCTTGAAGTCTTTAGAGCCTGCCAACTTGTTAAGTACTCCACCTGCCATGTTACGCGCAGCCTTGAAAGTACCTTCGGTGTTCTTAGTCTTGTCGTGCTTTGTGTCAAAAGTAGATGTTTTAACGATAGCCTCAGCCCGGGCTATGAACCGAGTTTTAATTGGTATCCTTTTAGGTATGCGAAGATAAGGGATCCAATGTGATACGTCTTGACCTACAGTACCGTCACCTCTGGTTGCTGCTTGAACACATACGCCCTTTTCATATACAACTTGCAAGCTAATACCGTCTAGCTTATCCATTATAGTGTAAGCAGACTCGGGGTCTAAGAATTTAGCAAGTGCCTTGGTATTAGGCTTTATCTTGGTCATGCTAGGCATATAGACAGGAAGTTTAACTTCGATTCTGCCTTTAGAAACAGCCGCACCTACTTGTTTCCATATCTTGTTTCTAGGCTGCATATCTTTGACAATATCTTCGATAACATCATAATGGCTATCAGGTAGCAGCTCTTTAGAGTTAGTGTAGTACTCTCTTAGTACTTGGATCACTTCTATTTGCTTTCTTTTAGGCAAGTCTTCTACTGATTCTGGCTCTGCCAAGAGTTGGCTAATGGTTCGTTTTAGGTCAGCGTTCAACTTACTTCGAGCAATTCGGGATCTATAGTTCATTTTATTATTAAACCTATTGAAATCTTTTCAGGAGCATACGCAAATAAAACATCGAACATCCCTGATACAGAGTTATAAAGAACCTCTACATAAGATACTTCTCGGTCGTCACCTGAGTATTCCTCTATCTGAAAAACAGGCAAAAGGTCAGAGACAGTAACAGGTTGTCCAGTCAGGCAGAAGCGTACTCTGCCGTTAACGTCTTTTTTGGTTACTTCTACATCAGGCTTTCTTTTTAGCAAAGCGCTCCAATCTAAAACTTGTGTAAGAACAGGTACAGGTTCACTAGTAGACAAGGTAGGCTCCTTAACAGCTATAAGATCATCTTTGTCGTAAAATCCTACAATGTATTGAGTTTCCTCAGGCTTCTGAGCTTTGCATAACACACCATTTTTATAGACCAGCGCGTCTCCAGGTCTTATATCTAAATCAACCATCATTCTACGCTAGTTGGATTATTACGTAAGACTCTGCCTTTGCTTGGTCATACACGACATTGAGTACAGGTCGTGTCAAGGCAGTTTGGGAATAGCCTACAAGGTCTTTACCTATTGCTTCAAGCACTTGCTTATAAATAGGCTTTTGCTCTACATTAGAAAAATCCCAAGTAGTCTTTGAATTCTCTGTAGTTACCTTCGGATAAAGTTTTTCATCTACTGCACCTTCATCCAAAGCTGCCTGTACTTGGTCTAAGCAGGATGCAACATCAGTACCTGTAGTAATATCGGCATCACAAGAGCCTGATATAATACTGTTTAAGTCTAAATTCATAGAATATCCTCTTTGTTGCATCCTATTTACAGTTTAGTAAGGCAAACCTGCTAAACTTCTACCAGTAATGAACTTGTAGAATTCTTTAGATGGAGGTACGCCTGCACGTAGGTAAGTTCTAACGCCTTGCGGCCAGCGCCATTTATCTAAAGAGTATTCTCCTGAACCTGCATTGCCTCCTGTCCAGCGATTGTGGGCATCACCTTTATTACGGGTTAAGCGAGCTTCTTTTTGCTTTAAAGTAAGCTGACGTAAGAAATCTGCTTTGTCGTAGCCTCTAACATCCATTGCAACAGGGAAAGGCAGTTTACCTCTTGCAGAAATCGAAGGTCTCCAGTACCCGAAGACTTTTCTAGGGAACGCTTTGCCTGCATTAAGCTCTTTAAACAGTGCTTTACTGTGCGTACCAGGCTTACGTGCAAGTTTTATTGAAGCAGAATCATCTTTTAGCTTCTGGGCTTTGGCTTTACCTACAGCCTTCTTCGGTTTAAACTTGACTGTTATCTGCACTTCACCACCAAGGTTGTAACCTACCTTAAAGTTCTTGGCAGTTAAGGAACGTGGAAGCTCTGTTTTGTCACCTAATGCCTCAAGCAACGTAGTTTGAAACTGTTCTGTGCTTTTGGCTATTTTGTCTACAGCACTATTGGATTGTAATTGTACCTTCATACCTAACTCGCAATTGGTTCATTTGACTTATCGTACATATCACGTTTGTTGTAATACTCGGTAAATTCTTTAGGGTTAAGTTTACGCAAACGTTTAGCTTGCTGCTCTATTGTTGCTTTTTTCCGAGTATCGAATCGGATAGTCTGGTAGTTACCATCATCGGCGCCTATGTCATAGACTTTGTATACTGTGATATTCTCGTTCTTTTTAAGAGGATAAATATCTAAGATAACAAACTCTCTTTTTTCAGTTTCGTCTTTATCAAACTGAATAACATCGCCTTCTTCAAACGGTTCCTCTTTTTCAGGTTCTTGTTCATCCGAATCTTCCTCTGATTCCTCTTGGTCGTCTTCATCTTCGGATTCCTCCTCAGTTTCTTCCTCAAGGTCGTCTTCGTAATCTTCGTCATCCTCGTCATAGTCAGCAGAGTCTAAAGCTTCTTCTTGTTCAGCTTCTTCGTTTGCTTCTTCATAGGTAAGGTCTTCTTCGTCCTCATCCTCTTCATCAATGTCGAGTTCATCTTCTTCATCGAGGTCATCTAGATCTAGGTCATCGTCTTCGTCATCGTCTTTTGCGATTTGGACAGAACGACCTTTCCTCCGAGCTTCTTCCAGTTCTTCATCAAATATCTCTTCTACTGCTTTGGTATCAGCCTCAGGATCTACAATCTCATCTTCTTCTACCTCAGCATCCTGGTCCTCGTCATCTAAGTCAACGTCATCGATAGTATCAACGTCAATATCAAAATCGTCATCTTCCTCTAGATCAATGTTATTGAACTTACGAGCAGCAGGAGTTTTTTGTTCCATTTGATCACGTAAATACTCTTCAGGATTCTTCAAGTCTACAGGAGCATAGTCTTTAGGAACAGTAGGTTCTTGTTCAAGAACTTCACGTATTCTGCGTTTTTCTTCTTCACGTTCTTTGCGTAGGCGTTCCTTTTCTTTCTCGATTGCCTGACGTTTTTCTTCGCGTTGCTTTTCTCTAAGAGCTTTAGCTTGTTCACGTTGCTTGGCTTTAGCACTTGATACTTTGCGTTGTTGCTCTTGTGCAATTTCTTCAAGGGTTACTTTACCTCTTAACCAATTTGCACGAGGCAAAATAGCACTTGCTTCTACCATAGCATCGTAGGTATCTGAAGGTATATTCCAAAAAGAACCGTCATCGAATACAACTACACCACCTCGGGCTTGTTTCATAAAGCGAAGACCGAACTTTGTACCTTTAGGAATTTCAAAGCCTTTCTTGCTGGTCTTGTTGTACTTGAACCTAGTATCTTTGAGTTTACGCCATTGGTAATTACTGAAATCAACTCCGTTCTTAGACTCTTGTTTGACTTTGTTTTGAGGCTTAAACCTCTGAGCCATATAGTCCACAGATTTAGGAACGTTAATTCGTATAGCGCGTTGTCTGCCTCCGCCTCTCTTGTCTTGAATAGGAGGCATACGGCGTTTTTTCTTAGAGCGTTCTTCTAAGTAATTCAAGTCGCGCTCGTCAATAGTATGCGCGTAATTGTAAGTATCAGGAAAAATAAGATAGAACTTATTACCTCTAATAGGTTTAATTCCGAATACAGCACCCCGTTCTACACGAGGCGCCTTTTTGTTGCTTACTAGAGTTCTAGCTCTAGGGCCGTTGTATTCGTACCACTTGTAATTAGGTAAATCACTAAAAACAACAGTAGCACTTTCTGATATTAGCATAAGTGATCCTTAACCACCTTGGATATAACCTGTACTTGGACAACCGTAACATGCATTAACACACGGTAATTTTTGTGACCAAATCCAACACCCAGGAGAAATTTCAGCAGGCTTAACTACAACCAAATGTAATCCCCATACCTGTGTAGCGTTTTCAATAGCAGCTTGTTCGGATTCAAAGTAACCGTTATCTAAGCAAGCCTCGTTTCCTAGCTCAACACAATCCGATTCGTTAATAACAACTGTTTTAGATCCTAAGCTAGAGAAACTAAAGGTATCTAACGAAACAAAATTAGGTGCGTAAGTAGAGACTTCTTGGTGTACCAGTCTGTCTGATATTAAATTACTTGTTTCTGTTCTATATTCATTAGGGCTTGTTACCTTAACAGTATACGACAGGGTATAGTCAATATCAAAGTAAAGGTCTTTCACCAATCGCATTGGCTCTATTTGTTCGTAGTGAGAATACTTAGAAGTGTTTACCTTTAACCAAAAGTCAGTAGCGTTGACACTTCTGTGGTGCTTAACCCATTCACGGTCTATATTAGTGACTAGGTTAGAGTATTCTTTTTCAAACTCTCGGTCAATAGTAACAGAGTTGATTTCTTTTTTCTTGATAAACCCACTATATAAAACTTCATTATAGGTTGCCTGGGACTTTTCAAAGTCTTGAATGAACCACTTACCTATATCATAGTAGCTTCGGTCGTATTCATATTTAACAAAGCCGTTGTCAGGATAAACATAGTAACCGAAAGCTCCTTCAGTCTCGTAGAAAGAGTAACCATAACGGTCTGCTTCTGTACCGAAAGTAGGTTGTTCAAACTCGTTACGTGTATATTCCCATTCAGGCTCAACTACGTGTGAAGGGTTGGCAGACTTGGCATACTCAAACTCTTGTGAGGCTACGTTCAACGTTCCTGACTTTTGCGCCTTTGGTTCTTGATGTATTTGACGAATACCGCTATTAGACTTACCATATCCAAAAACACTATTACTAACAATAGAGGAAATAGGATTATAGATATGACCAGGACTTTGAACACCAGTACCATCAGAAAAATAATATTTAATATAATCCCGCTCTGTCTCGGATACTCTTGGGCTGTTAGCTTTCGAGTAGGCTTGATCAAACATTTGCGCAACATAACAGTTCGCCTGTTCAGGTATTGGTGAACCTGTAGTAAACAAGTTAACTACGTTTCCTAAAGTTTCAGATTCTCGGTCTAGGGAAATGTCTACAGCATTGTTTTTGGCTATATCAGTTCCTTGACGCAACACATAAACTTGCGCAGCCTCTACAAGTTCTACAGGGCCTCTTGCAACTACAGGCACTAAGTCTCTTGCTTTTATAGCCTGGTCTACAGAAATAGATTGTATAGTCCACGCACCTTTAGATATGCCGGAGGTGACCAAGTGGCCAGTTGTCGAACCGTAAGGACCTAGTGCGTACCCTTCTAGGAAGATCTGCGACTGACCTTTTACCTTTATAGGAGTTCGTGAACGTAATACCCCTCTGTAATTCAAGTTGCCTAAAAGTTCAGGAGCCATAACTCCGTCAACATAAGCTACTGTGTTTCTAGGTATACTAATCTCTATTGTATAAGTAGAGCCTACAGTATCGAGGTCAACTACGTCTGACCTAACACGATCACCTAAAGTGAGACCAGACATAACACCGAAGTTTAAAGGTACTTGGTTTATACCAGGTAATGTAGTAACTATCCAAGTAACCGAAATACCGCACATTGCTAAAACTATTTGATGCTCAGTAGCAAATACAGGTTGAGTAGTTAATGCAAGGCTAACCGAGTCACCGTCATTAATAGTGGCGTTTAGACCTGCGTCTTGACCGTTGATTATCAATCTAGCTGAGTAATCGTTGTTGATTTGTGCATAAACTGGATCGGCAGTACTTACCACAATAGGTTCAGATATAAATTCTTTGCCTAGCTCGGCATAGTTAAGATCTACAAAATCAGCACTGTAGGAAGGAGCTTCAAAGTCAGGTTCACTACTTTTAGTAGCAATAGACCATGTGCTATCAAACAAGTTACCCCAAGTGACAGTAGCAAAAGAGGTAGCACAGTACTCAGCCTCGCTTACTGATGCAAGATAAACTTGATCGCCGTTAGACACGCTGGTAGATGTGCCTACGTCTTCACCGTTTTTATAAATAATTGCCCCTTCGGTTACTTCCATTGTACAAGAGTCTATCTCAAGACCTTGAATGTCGATAACGTTTGAAACGTAACCAGTGTCAGGTTCAGCATCGTAGATAGGAATCCACGTAGTTTCAAAAGGAATAAGTCTTTTGAGTTCAGGAGTGGCAGCAAAAGAGTAAACGCTTTGTCCTAAAACAAAGTTTACGTTTCGAGCTTTACCTCCTTGCAAAGATACCTCAAAGCTGAACTCTTGATCAGGGTAGATTGTTTTTCCTACTGACCAGCCTTCATCGTTGACCCAGACACTTACACTAACATCATCATCGTCAGGATACAAGTACAATACAACAGGCTCTCTTACGCCAGTCAGAGTATAAGAAGGGCTTTGCTTAGATCCGCTTACAGGTATATCTGTTACCGAATGGTACTCTTGGGCATCAGGGTCATTATCTGATAAAATAAGACGTTCATCAATATCTGGATATAAAGAACTTGCTATTATCTTAGTACCAGCAGGGTTCACATGCATTTCATAAACGTGAGAGTCTAGAGCTATCTTACCTTCATACCTAAGATCTGTATTGTAGAAAACTATCTCTTTATTTACTATGTCACTTGCATATAAAAGATTTTCTGCACGATTAAAGCTTAGTGCATCTAAGTACCCTGTACTAAAGTAGAACTTGTTTGCAACTACAGAGTGTCCGTTTTCGAAATCAACTTTTACTTTAGATAATCTACGTTCGTGCCTGTGCGAGATAAAAATGTTAGCACCTACCGAGTCGTAGTAAAGGCTTGAAGCAAAAGCTGGAACACTTAGCGTTTGGGTTATGGTTGCGTCTGCAACAAAAACCAAAGACGTTTCTGTAAGAACCACACATTCGGTACCTACAGTGTACAACCTGTGAGGCTTTGTAGCAGTGGAAAATGTTTCAGTGCTTGAAACAGAACCATCATCGTTTATAGTAGCAACTGTGATAGTGTTTGAGTTTTTATGTGCAATATAAAGTTTGTTTAGCACTGAGGTTAAAGCAATAGGTTCAGGTATATCAATACTTCCAATTTCGGTATACGCATTGGTATAAAAAACAACTTTATTGCTATCTAGGAAGGCGAAAGCAGAAAAGATACGTCTTGAACTTAAGGCTGAGAAAACAGTTACGGAATCTACAGGCCCTTGATAGTCAGGTAAAAACCTACCTATAAAGTCACCTTCGAAATTAAAAACACTTATGTAGTGCAGGTATCTGTCTAATACATGAATTCGGTTTCTTAATATAGATTCATCATTTGTATCTATATTTTTGTCCACTAAAGGGACTTGAGTAACTACATCAGAATCTATTACAGTAACAGAGCCGTTGTCACTTGCTGTCCATGTAGATTCAGGGAGAACTTCCCAGGCGTATTTACCGTTTAGAGCATCGTTGTACTCAAAGGTTTCGGTGGGTTTATTGATAAGGACAAATGTGCCTTCTAACACGTTGTCTTGAAAAAGCTGAATAAATCTAGGTACACCTGCTTGGCTAGAAGAAGTGGCCTTTATTTGTAAAGTATCTCCTAAAAGAGCATTTGTCGAAGAGCCTCGGTCAACTCCGTTTATTAATATTGAGCCGTTAGCTACGCTTAAAGACACAAGGCTTTCAGCTATAATTGAAATAGGTTGACTTATTTCCTGTGTGTTTGGGTCTAGACCTGACTTGTAACCAAGATCGTATAACATTATTCACCTACAATGCTAACTCTGCCGCATCGGATAACTTCTTTGATTGCATTACTTACAGCTATCGCTTTGTGTCTAGGCCCTAATATTTGGAAATCTCTATTATCGAATTTAGCTAAGTTTTCAGAGACAAACCTATACACTGCATTTCTTTTGGCAGCAGCAAAAGAATCAGAAGAAGTACTAACGTGCATTGAAAAATTTCGGTACTGTACTTTAATCCTAAATATTTTAAATGTTTTTCTATCCCTAGGTATTTGTTGAGCCGTAAGCTTATACGACTTAGGTTTACAAAGAGGGCTCAGAGAACCCTCTTTATAGATAGAAGAAAACATAAAGACACTTATCGCGCCACTGTTACGCCTACACCTTCTACCTGAAAGTAAATACGCATCCCTTTGTTATCAGGGTGGTTAGCATTTAGCGCACGGTACTTTCTAGGCTGGGCTTCACCGTATACGTCAACTTCATGTGTTGCATATTGCGAAGTAACGTCTGCCGAAGCAAAAGCAATAATATCAATCTCTTGTGAGTAGCTGTACCGTTGAGTATTTAAGCCACGCAGGAAGTTGATAATGTATTTACCGTTCTCGTATATACTTGTCTGTTGAACAGAGTTCATAATACGCGTAGAGTCGGGAGTATCTGTAGATGCCGATACAGGGAAAGTAGGCGCGTTAACATCTTTTTCTCGCACAACAAACTTCTGGATACCTAAAGGCTCAGGAGAGTTCAGGTCACTGCCGCCTCCGCCATTTTGAGAGAAGATACAAAATAAAGGTTCTTTTAAAGTAGTGTCTAAAGCACCTGTACTGTCAACCATACGCGAAATAGCAAACCATGCAAACTTATCACCCTCACCATCAAAAGACTCTGCCCACATGCAGAAAGCAATGCCGTGGTCGGTTACTGTAAGGAAATAACTAAGAGGTACAGACTCTTCATCGTTACCTGAGAAACCCCAGTTTTCATAAGAGAAAAAGTGATTTCTGTTTCCGCCTGTTAGAACTTGGCTGTCTTTAAACATAAAGCCTGACTTAGAGACATTTGTGTTGTCACCGCTAGTTCTTGAAGTAGCCACAGTAACTGAACCCGAGTTACCCAGAATTAACTGAGTAGGAGTAAACGCATAAAAGTCTAAACTATCGTCATCGTCATCAGCCTCTATATAAAGTAACCAAGGCTGATTACCTTCACCGCACAAAGGGTCTACATCAACTGTAGGTTGAAGCAAAATATTCTTGTGAGTAGAGGCTAAAGTTAAATCTGAATTTTGTTGGTCTACTGACAAAACAGTAAAGCCGTTTGCAGTTAGGTTTATAGCTAAGTCTGCTGCAAGTGCCTCGACACTTATAAAGTTATTCTTTTCTATTGTAAAACCCATTAGATAATTCCTTCAGCTTCGGTGATCATAAGCATACGCATTCCTCTATTAAAAGAAGCGTTTGCGCCTAGACCGACATATTTTCGAGGAGTACTTTCGCCGTAGAAAGTAAGTTCAATTTCATTATTTTGAGATACTGCATCAGCACTAGTATATGCAATCATATCCAATTCATGAGGGTACCCATAACGCTGAGTACTTAGACCGTTAGGGAAGTGTATAATGAATTTTTCGTCTTCACCTACAGCTACCTGTTCTTTGTTATTGATAATACGAGTAGAGTCCGCGGTATCAATAACAGCGCTACGTGGTAGAGTAGGCGCTGTTACATCGCTTTCGCGTACTACCAAATACATGATCTGGTCATGCTCGTCCTTAGGATCTAGGTCTCCGTTACCTGCAAGAGAGAATACGCAAAATAGAGGACTAAGACCGTCAACTATTACAGCACCTGTATCTTTATCTACCATACGCTGAACACAGAACCAAGCTTGGTCTTGTCCGTCGCTGTCATAAGCTTCTGCCCACATAGCAAAAGAAATACCGTGGTCTGATAAGGTAATTCTATAGCTAAGAGGGTGTGCAGAGAAGTCGCCTACTTTGCCCCAGTTTGGCTGATTCTTCTGAGTGAAATCTTTTTCTTGGTTTTGTGCATCGTCATTGAAACAATAGAAGAAACCGTTAGTATAAGTCTTAGCAGTACCAGAACCGCCCTTAACGTCTATGTACTTACGAATCAAACTATCGTAGCTTAAAAAGCCTGCACCTTTTTCAATTCTTTCGCGAGTACCGTTGCCTGACGAACTGTAAGGCATAAAGTCTTTAAAATATTTGTAAGCAATTCTCCAGGTACCATCTTGATTCTTTATAATTTGGGTAGGTGTACATACCCAAATACGTAACCAGTTTTGATGACCTTCATTGAATCGGTAAGACAGCTTACCAGAACCATCGTCACCTTCAGTAGATTGTGCTGTAATAAACACAACCCAAGGTTGATCTTCATCACCTGCTAGCGGGTCTACAGATGTAGTTGCTTTTAAACAAACAGCAGTCGTCTCTCCATCCGGTATAGAGTTACTTGCTGCCCCGTTGTGGTATATGGCTTCAAAACCATTAGCGACCATGTCTTTGCTAAGAGCATTAAGAAGCTCTGTAGCTTTGGCAAAGCCTTCGCGTTTTGTAGTAAAACCCATTGTTATCTCCAAAAATTAAATTAATCGCCGCCTGCTGTCCAGAACATAACACGCATACCTGCGTTATATTGTTTATCAGCCGTCATGCCTTGATAAGTACGCTCATTACTTTCACTGTAAGGATTAGTCGTTAACGTAGAGCTTTGGCTCAGTACGTCACTTGATATAATCCCTACTAGGTCAAGCTCTGTGTCGTAACCATACCGCTGAGTGCAAAGGCCGTTAGGAAAAGTCAGTACAATCTCATTGCCTTCTCTTATAGACACCTGCTGCTTGTTGTTTATGATCCTGTTTGAATCTGCTGTATCTTCTACTGCGGTTACAGGAATAGTAGGTGCATTAACATCACTTTCTCTAACAACAAACTTTTGAATAGCATCACCATCCGAAGAACTTGGATTGTAGGAAAATACGCAGAACAGAGGACTTTTGCCTGTTGTAACAGGAACACCTGCAGGTGTAACCATTCGCTGACACACAAACCATAAAAACTTATCGCCATCGCTGTCTGCACTTTCAGACCAGATACCTACAGAAATACCGTGATTGGTTTGGTTAAAACACAAACTAAAAGGATATGCCTGGGTATCTGAACCTGCAAGTCCCCAAACTTCATAGTCTAAAGTTCTTCGGTATTCACTTTCTCGGGAACTGTCGAAGTGAACACTGCCGGGAGTAAGTTTACCAGATGCAATACTTTTAGAGTCCTCTTGTTTTTTAAGAGCTATACGCCAGTTGTTATTTGACGGATCTACGATGATTTGTTCAGGAGTGACTATATAGATATCCATCCACTGTTCAGATTCGTTGAACTCAAGAACTATACCCCAAGGTTGACTACTAACTATAGAATCTATAGTAGAAGTCGCCTTAAGGTAAATCTTTTCTTGAATATTGTCGATATTTCCTGGTTCAGTGTCATCAACTCGAACTACTTCAAAAGAACCGGAGTCTTTAAAAGTAGAAGCAATCTGGATAACTAGGTCCCGAAACGTCACAATGCCGTTATATAGGAAACTAGAAGACATAATTAAATACCTGCGCCTTTAATAAGACAAAACATACGCATGCCTGTATTCCTAGGGAAGTTCGCCTGCATACCAATATATTGTCTTGGTTCGTCTTCACCATATAAAGGTACATCAATGGCTTGGTTCTGCGATATAACATCAGCGCTGGTGTAAGCAATCATGTCCAATTCATAGCTATAATCATACCGCTGAGTATTAATACCTTGAGGAAAGCGTATAGTGTAGTTATTGTCTTCTGACAAAGAAACTTGTTGCAGAGGATTAATAATAGCACGGCTATCAGGTCCGACTTTAACAGCACTTTCAGGACGAGTAGGTGCATTAACATCCGTTTCGTAGACTACGAATTTAAGAATAGCTGATTCTACTGCATTAATATCCTCAGAGTCGGCAATATTTGTACTACCTCCACCTGCTGTGGCAAATACGCAGAACAGAGGACTTTTGCCTGTTGTGACTACAGTACCATCTTTTTGTACAGGTCTTTGAATAGTAAACCAGCTAAAACAGTCACCTGCCTTATCAAAAGACTCTGCCCACAAAAAGAAACTAATTCCGTGGTCACTGATAGACAGGCGATAGCTAATTGGTATAGCGCGAGGGTCTACACCGCCTATATTAAAACACGACCAGTTAGAGTCTGTTCTACTCATGAACTTAGAGTTAGGTTCACCTACTTCATTGTCTAAAAATAAATGACCTGATTGAGAGCTAGTGCCATTAGCGGCTACCGTATATGTATCACTAAGCTGAGTAACATGGCAAGCCCAGAAGCGTATAAAGCCTCCGTCTGCATCAGTCGCTTCTAATACAAGTCGCCAATCTTGACCTACAGGATCTACATCAGTAGTAGGGGCAAAAACATAGTGCGTTGTGCCGTCACTAGGAACAGGACTTGAATCACTACCGTTAGCTGCAATTAAGGTATAACCGTTCGCAACAAGGTCTTGAGCTAGTTCTTTTCCAAGCTTCTGCACAGATACGTAACTATTACGTTCTACAGAAAAGCCCATTTCGTTCTCCTATCTATTTCGAAACTTATGGAGGTTTCTTTCACTTTTAAAATGGTTCAGAAGCACATGATGTTCAGGAGTACCTGGTATCATCCAAGAGCTAGGAGGCTCTACGTGGTTCTGGAATTCTTTGTTAAACAGTTTGTAACCTTCGCCCAACTCTTTATCAGAGTTTAAGGCTCTTTGCATTATCTCTCCGTCAATTGCATTCTGCCTAGTAAAAGCCTTTACCATCCTTTCTTTGACTTTCGAACCATATACAAACGTATACAATTCAGGAGTAGGCATCTTTAAGTATAAACGAAATGCCTTAAAGAACCCTCTTGCTACTTCCAGTATATGGTCTTTTTCAATATCAAGATAGTAGATCAAGTTCATCACATCATGCAGTTCCCTAGCTAAACCTATCTTGGGAATATTGTTTAGAGAGATAAGCATTCTCATTAAAAACCTTTACCTTGAGTCTGGCATAAAAGACGCATACCTGTATTATTAGGAAAGTTCGCATTGAGAGCTTTATACGTTCTCATAGAAGACTCACCAAATACAGTGAAGCTAGGTTTAGACCACTGGCTCAATACGTCAGCACTGGTATACGCGATCATATCCAATTTGTAGTCGTACATGTAACGGTCAGTAGTGAAGCCTTGCGGCATTCTGATAACATAGTTGCTATCTTCCATAAGAGCAATTTGCTGGATAGGATTAATAACAGGATAGTTATCAGCCGTAGGTACTATTGCAGTTACAGGGATTGTCGGTTTATTAATGTCTTCTTCTCGTACCACAAACATTTGAATAGTATTTGTGACTTTAGGAGACACTGCATTGTTAAGTAAACCTATATCGTCTATACCGTTTTGAGAAAACAGGCACATCAGCATAGCCTTTCCGTCGGTTACAACTAGACCTGTATTGCAATCTACAGGTCGTTGAATCAGAAACCAACAAAAGCAGTCACCTGCCCCGTCAAAAGACTCTGCCCACATGTGAAAGAAGACACCGTGGTCAGTAACCGATAAGTGGTAACTAAGCGGAATATTCTTTTCATCTACACCGTCTGGTTTGTAACAAGACCAGCGTGTATTGTCTTGAACCCTGCTCCAAAAGAAACTGCCATCGGCATCAGCCTCAGCAACATTCCCTAAGCTAAGCCGTCCGCTGTCGTAGTCTTCCTTGTATTGAGTAGGACTGTTAGTGTCGTCAATCTGTGTAGGCGTAAGGGCCCATACATTTATATAGCCTGAACTTTGGTTAAACTCTAGCATAAGACGCCAAGGCTGATCTTCTATCAAAGGGTCAACACTGTCGTCAGGTTCTAGAATATAGTGGTTTGTAGAAGCTTGATAAGAACTGGTATCAAGCTTATCGGCAGCAATAACTTTAAAGCCTGTAGTCTCTAGATCTTTTACAATCTGGAAACCCATAGCAGTAATGTCAGTAAAGCCGTTACGTTCTATACTTAGACTCATTATTCTTGCACCAAATATGTTAACGTCATTTTGGGACGTATAGGAGCATCACCAACATTAGTGAACCTGAAATGCAAAGTACGCTCTACAGGATCATCTAAGTTGGCAAGAAAACTGTAACGACGGAATCTTTTATAAGAACCGTCGTCTTGTACTTGTATACCTTCATCAACCAAAAGGTTAACATCGGAGATATAAGTATAAGGATTTTTATCATCCCTAGCAGCCGTAGTGAATCCCTCTACTTTTAAGTCTAAAGCATTTACCTCTAGCTTTAGTAGCATAACCACTTTACCTACATCAGGTAAATCAAAGTCATGCAGATCGCCAGACTCAAGAGATTCTTCCATTTCATATTCAACAATACCGCGTGTACCTGAGTTAGATACGTAGTCGATCCAAACAGGCTTTTTGTTTGCATCAAGACCAAGTATCTGCCCAGGAGTCCCAGGCACAGGTACAACTCTATCAGGGTCAATACTTATAGTAGATTCACCTATTACTTGAATAGGAGCCTCGACTTGGTAGTCTGTACCAAATTTAAGCTCCTCCCAAGTTTCTTTATCTGCGGTAAGTTTATAGATTACTGCATCTTCAACCACATAGGCAAGTTGCCCTTCTTTACGTGCATCGAATTGCTCAATCAAGCCATTAAACGATTTGCCAATGGCATCCTGAACCCACTGATCACGGTCAGAAATAGTTTTGAAAACACGATACCCGCCTTTTAAGTAGGTATCTTCTATAATGAAAGGTACGTTAGAGCTTGCTGGGAGAAAATAACTGGTTGCGCTTAATGGCATGTTATACTCCTATTACGGGTTACCTGACCCTTCGTTACTTGAACCATATGTGATAGCAAAGGTCTGTGTAGGACCATACGCAACGTCAGTACGGTAAATATAATATTCAGTGCCGCCAACTGTAACTTCTGCAGGAGATCCAAATGAACCATCTTGCCAAGTATGGCGACCCATGTCCCAACTACCTGCGGTATTATTAGCAGTATTAACAATGTACAAGTAGCCCCATTCTTTCGGATACATAATAAAACCTTGTTCGGTATTATTATCATTCAGAGGTCCTACTGTAATTTCTTCACCGTTAGTTCCTTCTAGGCTACCTGTAAGTAAATCGTAGAACGCTGGGCTTGCGTAGTCTGCAATGTAGTCTTGAATAGGTGCAATACCCCATCTAGGTGATACATCGCTATCTGCAACATTGAGCGTAAGGTTACCTGTAACAGTGGTTCCGTTCTCAACATAAGTACCACGTACTGTAACAACTTTATTGCCTGTAACGTTACCGAGCAATACATCATTAGAGTTAGAACCTGCGAACGTGCTGCCGTATGCATTGTTAACAAATGACGGAGTAAGGTCAGGACTTGCTTTAACGTCTGCGGTACTACCATCATTATAAGTAACAGTGTAGGCAATAATTGCAGTCTCACCTTCAGTGTAGTCGTTGTCAGGGCTTGTGGTTAATGCAAGCGATACAGGAACTAGTGCAGCCGCGATAATATCAACGTTTTTAGTCGCACTCATTTCAACACCGTTAATGGTATGAGTAGCACTGATAGTAACCTGTTGATCGTTTTCAATATCACCTGCTGTTAGTCTACCGCTACCATTTATAGAACCGTAGGTGTCACCTGCGGTTAGTGACCAATCAGCATCTGCTGTGTAGGTCTGAGTAGTAGAATTATCAAACGTTACACGTAAGCTATAATTGCTGCTGGTTTGCTCGTTGACAGAGTTAGCACCGATAATAGTTGCAGACACAGGAACAGGCGGATTATTAGTAAGAGTAACATCTAGTGTACCTGTAATAGTCTTGCCGTATTCGGTAAACTCTGCTTGTAGCCTAACAGTACGGTCTTGATTGATTGAGTTAGCAGTAAGCTCGTAGCCATTAAGAGTACTATAAGCGTTAGACAGTTGCGTAAAGGTATCTGGGGTAAACGGATGTTCTTCACTGCCGTCATCGCGCACAAGCCTTACAGTATACGTAGCGCTTTCACCTTCTGCGACTGACGTTGGTCCAACTATTTCAAGAGACTGAATAAGAGGATCTGTATCTACTACTGTAACGGTTTTGGTTGCTGAAACCTCAGTACCATCGTAAGTATAGGTAGCAGAAATAACAACAGGCTTATCGCCGCCGTTAACCTCTTTGGCACTTAGCAATGCTGCACCGGTGATAGTTGCGTGAGCAGTAGAATCTAGGCTAATCGCGTCTGCTACAACATCTTGAGTAGAGTTATCACTAAAGGTAGCTCTAATGATATACTGAGAGTCAGTGTTTTCATCTACCAAGTTGTCACCGACTATTTCAAGTCTAGTTATCTCCAGACCTGCCTGGATTTCAATACTGTGGTTATCTGTTGCAGTAACACCATCTTCGGTATAGCTTGCATTAAGAACAACCTGAGTATTAGAAGTAACGTTGTTGGTAACAAAGTTGCCTGCAGTATTGATACTTGAAACAGTATTGTTAGAAGTGGTAAATGTATTAGGTGTAACAATACTTGTTCTGCCGTCTGCGTAGAAAGCAGTAACGGTCATTTGTACAGATGATTGTTCAGGTATAGACGTAGGTCCGTTGATCTGAATAGCAATAAGAGAAGTATCTACTTCCACCAAATCGTCCTGTGTAGGGAAACGCCAAATAGCAATCCATTCATTAGAATTGTCTTCGCTTTGTCCTATAAGAAACAGCATCATTCCTTGTTGAGGAGGCGCACTATTAGAAACCAATGCGTATTCATTGGCATTAATTTTTATTTTGGTACGCGGCTTATCTGGGTGCGTATGGAATACAGGATAACGTGGATTAGAGTTTCTAGGGTCTTCAATAGAAACAACACGTGCCTCAGGTTCAGGACCACTAAGCAATCCGAGTCCGTGTTCAGATACAGTGGCAGGTCCAGTAGGTTCTGAGTTAGTAGATATACCATAAAGTCTAGGGTCTTCAACAACTGGAGTATAATACTGCGCTTCTACCCATAAGTCTGCGTAAGCGGTCAACTCTTCCCAAGAATTATCATAAAAGCCGCTGTCGCTGTGGCTAATACGTTTTAAAACTTTCTTGTAAGCAGGATGATCACTATCAGCAGGGATCCAAAGAACGTTATAAGGCAACTGACTAAAAGTAGGCTCTAGATAAGATACTACAACAATAAATGTTTTGTTAGGGTTGCTTCGTTCAGGTTGTACCGTAAACTGGATAGGATTTGTAGGCTCAATGTTACGATACCCTGCAAGTGCAAGGTAATTTTCAATAAAGTCTATTAACTGTTGGTCCATTATTCTTCCCCTACTTGAAAAGATTGGACAACGTCTGCGGTAACCACATCGTCTGTAAATATACAGCGTAGCTCTACAAGTCCGGGAGTGTCAAAAACTACATCAAAGTATTCAGATGCAGTATGCGAAGGCAAAGTCGGCAAAGGATAGTTCTTGATAGGCCCTGGTTCAAGAGTTGCATTAGCAGTAACTACCATCACCTCTTTAGGTACAAACCAGCCTGCAAAGACTATCTCGTTGTTATTATTTTCTGCCCAAATCGGCATAAGAATTCGTTTTCGGGTATTCAGAGGAATAATATCCTCATGAGGTACACCGTATCGTGTAACTGTAGACATATTAGCTCCTATACCAAAACAATATCAGCAGAGACCAAAGTCAGGCTGTTCATTGCATCTTGGTGAAGTCCGTTATCTCGGTCAGGTTCAGTAACAGAAGGATAAACGTGATTAGAAGTCAAGTCTCCCCAACTGGCATCCCCTAGGTGGTCAGTGAGCAAGGTATTACCTTCATCAGAAGTACCGTACTCGATAACTACTGCTCTACCTGTAGTCGCTAAACGTGTAGCAGGAACTTCATCATGCATTTCATCATGCGGAAGAGGATCACGCGCATCTGATAAAGTAGGGTCACCTTCACCGATAGCTACAGGGTCACCTGGATTTGTAGGAGTAACAGTAAGCGTAACCATACCGAGTGCGTCCGTAGAAGAATCAGGAGTGCTAGGAAGAATATCGTCACCAGAATCCCAAAATTGGTCTTCCCAAAGGTCAACGTACTGAGTAATTTCAACCCACGTATGTACAGTATTGCCACTTTGAGGAGTAGCTTTTGACTCTCTTCGGTATACTGTCAGGTAATCTGACTTAGACGAATCAAATTGGACCCAAAGAACGTTAAGAGGTAACGTTAAATCGTGCGGCTCTGTTTTTGCAGCAACTACAGTAGTGGTTTTAGCAATAACAGGATTTGTTCGGCGTACAATAACAGGTTGAGTGTGGCTCTCAATATCTGCGTAATCTCTAATATCGTGAACAAAGTCACGAAGTTTTTGTGCTTGCTCAGTAGCCATAGGATGCTCCTTTATGCAATATCATCTGGTGTAATTTTACGCCATTCAAGGTCACCTGAAGGAGTAAACATCAAAGCAGCGCTAACCTGTGCAATACTATTTAGAATATTACCGTGACCTGCCGAGTGTGCTAACATAGTAGCAGGTTTCTCTACGTGCGTGTGTGACTTAGGTACTCGGTTATCGCTCATTCGGGGGTCATCAGACACAATGAACACAGGCTGGTTAGGGTCTGTAGGGTCAACACTGATTCGTGCTTTACCTGGGCCTTCTACACTAGCGTAAGGTACTGGTGTAACACCTACCAGTGCCAGATCAGAAGGGTCATAAGTTTGGTCTTCAAGAATATCCTCATAGAAGTAAAGAACTTCCCAATCTTGAGTAATACCTTCCGAACCGAAAGAACCTGGTGATTTAGATACTCGACGTAATGCTTGTTTGTACAAAGGGCTATCTGCTCGATAACATATCCATACAACGTTTAAAGGGAGAACCATATTAATAGGTTCTCCCTGGCTGCAAACAATCGCAATAGTACGATTGGTGTGTACGTCAGTATGCCTCATAACTATCGGTGTATCTTCGGAAACGTTTTTAACATCTGATAGTTTTTCAAGAGTGTTAATTAGTTTCTCTAGTTTTGATTCCATACCCATAATATTTTACCTTACGCGTCTGTGGCTGTAGAGCCAGTAGGGTTTACATTAAAGACAACGTGAATACGCTTGGCTGCAATAACAGGATCCATATACATGTCCAGAATCACATCACCGTTAGCAATAGTGTCGTTGGTGTTGTTACGCGAATCACAGATATTTGTAAACTCGTAAACACCTTGACCTCTACGGATAGGCTCTAGAGTGCTATCAGCAATAGCTTTCATTCTGTCACGCAATAACTGGTCATTCGGACGGAATACTCCAATCTTACTACTGCGTACCATTGTTTTAAGTACGTGCTTGACTAGTCTAACAACGTTAACGTATTGGAAAGACGTAGCCTGTGTTTGAGTAGTAGACTGACCCCAGATAACGTTACCTTGACCTCGAGGCATTTTGCGAATCGGATTGATTTGCGCCTGGTCTAGTGCGTTACGTGCGCCTTGGTCATAGTGGACTCGCATACCTAAAACACTTAAAGAGCCTAGTTCGATACCTGCAGGAGCAAACCATAAAGCACGGTCATTATCTGCTTTTGCAAATGCGGCAGCTACGTAACCTGAAGGCGGCACATAGATTTCTAAGTCATTAGCAGAGTCATATACCAACACATCACTTGAATAGATAGCACACGCATGGCTAGACATATTAAGGATGTTTTTCTTGTAGTTGATTGCATCGGCAACTTCTTGCATGTCGCTAGGCATATCAAGAATTGCTATACAGTCATTACGGGCTAGCGCAATTTCGTTCATTGCATGTTGCACAGTATGGTGAGTGTAACCACCGTTAACCATAATATCAATATCGATTTCTTCCGGGTCGCTGTAATTTTCTTGCCACGCTTCAATGATTTGGTCATTGGTAACAGGTAGTCCGTCAGTACCTCCATCGAGCTGTACACTAGCGGTATTGACAATATCAAACTCAGGACAAAGAGTATTGTTTCGACAACGAACGAGATTAGATTTCTTGTTGATTACTTCTTCAATATGCAACTGGTTACCAGCTTCATCTGATTCGTAATGGCGAGTAACAAGGAAACTTTCATCAGGCGCAACGTTACCTGTAGGTTTAGTACGGTAAACATCGACATAGAAGTATAAGGGGTTATGACCGTTACCGCGTAAAGCAACACCGATAGGGTTAGATGGGCGTACAACGATAGTAATACCGTTGTTCCATTGACCGGGGTCTATTGCGCAGAAGTAGCAAGGTAAGCTCGTAACACCAGGCGTAGTAGGAGTAAATCCGTAAGTATTAAGCGGATCATCTTTACCTTGAGCATTGCCTGTGGCAGAGTCTTTGAATACAGTAAGGGCAAGTTGAGGATTTTGTGCGTTAACGTCATCCACACTTAACATTGCGCCTGCTGTGAGAGCGCCGTTAACTACGCGAGTAACGTAACACATGCTTGATTGGTTTAAGAAAGGTTCAACAGAGTATGCCATGTAACCGTAGCTAGGGTCACCAAAGCCGAATTTAGCTTTGTATTTTGCAAAATCTGTTACCAGGGTACGTTGACCAACAGGGCCACTAGGAGCAGCACCTACAAATGCAGCAATAGAGCTTGGCGCATTATCAGGTCTTTCGCTGAGGTCTTTGATATAACTGTAGACCCCGTAAGCTGGATTTGATGGGTTTATTGTAGACATTAAGTAACTCCCTAAAGGAATAAGGCTTTTTATATAAAAGACCGTGTAAACAGCTTTACTATAAAATTATTAAACTTAGGGAGTTATTAAAGAGCGGAATATAACTATCGAGCGCCAACAGCTCTACGAGCCATCAACATCATTGTGCTGAATCGGTGGTGCAGTAAAGTTTTTACAGTAAGATTAGACTCCATCAAATGTTTCAACTTTTCTAAGTCAGTAACAGAGCCGTCCATTAAGAAAATGTCGTGTCCCATTACTAACTCAGGATGGCTGCAACGGTTTGCTAGTAAAGGTAAACAATCGTAATACATAGACTCTGCAATACAGTATCCGAAGTTTTCTTCTATTGAATGAGAAATCATTACCTTAGATTCAGCAAGAACTTTGTAGTACTCTTTCTTAGAAAGTCCTGCCTTTATTGTTACTAAACCTTTGGCGGCTAAAGCTTCTGCTTGACTTATCAAAGAGGGGTTGTTGCCTCTAAACGAAGACCTGCTGGTACAGATTACAATTTCACAACTGGGGTCTATATTGTTTTTGTAGTCTAGTGCTAGGTAAACACTTTGCATTGGACGTTTTTCAGTATCAAATCGATTAGGTAAAACAATTTGATTCTTTTTGGCTTTAACTTCTACGCCCACATCAAACTGATCTTTAAACAGCGGGTTACCTGACACATAGATAATCTCAGAGATTGTTTGTTCAAGTGCCTGATCACCTATTGGTTTTACCCGTCTCTCAATAAAGGCGTTTTTATGGTACATACTACCAACAAATACCTGGTCACAAGCAAGAACCCAGCCTAGCTCAGTATAACGCTGATAAGACTCTGCGATACTAAACGCATCTTCTACGGTGTAAGATGCTGCGTGAAGAAAGCCTGTGATTCTAACATTAATGCCGTTCATCTGGGACATTAATCGTACAGACTCTAGACCCCAGAACTCTATATCCCCGAAGAAAAAAGAATCTCCTTCGCTTACTTGACCTGAATTAAATAAAGCGCTTATCTTTTGCAACTGCACCATCTTATAGTGAATGGTACTGTTAATATCAAGGAAAGTACCTACAACAACTTCATCTTGCAAGGGAGTGCCGTCAATAATAACACAGTCATCAAAATACCCAGGTATTAAGTCATACCATTGTTGGGTGTACCGCTCTTCGAGAGGCTCTATAGGCACATAAAATACTGTCATAGCTCTTGGTCTCCTTCAAAATCCTCAGGAACTGTTTTGTATGCGCTTTCTACAGCAAAAGCATTTACATGTAAATCGCGATGAAATTTAATCTGGTCTGTAGGTTTAAGAAACCAGTAAGAGTCAGATTCAACGTGAAGCATTATAGATACCTCGTCAGGCCATTTCTCTGTAACCTGAGTAACTTCAAGAGTTATAAACATGCCTTGGTCTATTAGCCAAGCTAAATCTGAAGAAGAAGGATCAAGAGTGTTATCGTGGTCGCTTACGTAAATTGCTTTTACGCTAGATAATGTTTTATCATCTGCAAAAAGTGCTCTAGCACCAACTAGCTCTTGTGCATCACAAAAAAGAGTCTTAATACCTTTTAAGCGCCCTTCTACTTCTATTCCGATTTTCATAATGTACCTTAGTAATTGTATGTTAGTTGTTCTTTGTTGTAAGTAACGCTAAACCCTGAGAAAGGGTAGCTATTCAAAAAGAATGCCGCTGCCTGGTCAAGATTGGTTACTTGTTGTAGACCTGTGAAGTCATGTTTAGTTCCTACCGGACACTTTACAGAAAACGTAACCATATCTCCTGAGTGTGTCATTATGCGGCTTGAATACGCATAGATCATATCACTGGGTACGCAAGACTCGAACAACCAATACTTTTCGTCTTCAAACAGAGAAGCCTGACTAGGATATAACTCTAGCAAAGCTTCTCTCTTTTGTTTTTGTTGATCAGGTTCTAGCACATCAAACTCTACATTCATATCGATAGAGTAATACTGAATGTTAGAGAAATAACGCTTGGCAATATTGTTTACCATCTTGTGGTGAACGTGATTATCGCCGATGTTAGGGGCAAGAACAGGAGTTTCTGAATCAAAACGACTTCTTATAAACTTCTCAGGATCGCCGTCTGAAAAGTAAATAGGTATGCTGTACTTGTCCGAGAAAGTTTGTGCTTCGGCTATTCTGTCTTCAAACAAATCAAAGAAGTAAACTACGGCAGTTACTTCTTGATTAACTATTTGTCTCCAACAGCCGATAAGCTCGTCATCAACATGAGGTGCTAGAACTATCATTAAAATACCTTAATAAGGTTATGCTCACCTGTATATTCAGGAGTAAGATAAATGCCTTGTGACTCTAGGTAATCAAATACGTCTTGGTCAGTCCAGTCGTAAATAGGATAGACAAACGTAAGACCAAACATAGAATTCTCTAAAACAGGAGGCATATCTTTTCTGTTAATGTCTTGTCCATCTACCATCACAGTAGTGCATTTAACAGTACGGTCGTACTCTGCTCTGCGTGAACCGTCAATCTGCGCTTTGTAACCACAACGGTCAACATGGTCTTCCATGTGACTGCGGTGTACAAAGTTTACGTCCTGACCTTGAACTGCCATAGCATAAAGCAAGTTAACAGTATAGGGGTGTGTGTCAGGATAACCTTTAGCGTTGTGTACCCATTCAATTGAATTAGGGCCATTTTCTTGTTCAAACAAGTGTCGGACACATACGCTATCTTTTCCGCCTGATGTGCCGCCGTATATAGCAGATAATCCGAATCTGCCTACCGCTTCTGCAATAATAGCTTTTGCATTCTCTACCTTAGCTGCAAGTTCTTTATTCATCAGAATTTCCCCAAGTTTTTCCCGGAACGTCTTTTGTCCACAGGTCATTGTTTAAGTGAGAACCGGTACGGTCAGTGTGATAAGCATTTGCTACCAAGAACTCTAGGTCGGAGTCAAACAGCGAGCATATAAATACATCTACTCCTCTTTGACCTTTAGGCCAGCTTTTTAGTTTAGCCATTGCTTCTGCATTATTCTTTACAGATTTAGCAGACACCATAAAAGAGCCGCTGCTTAGACCTCGATTAGAAATATCGATAGCTACGTTGTGCTCTGTCTCTACATAATGCTTGTGTAGATAAGGCTTTGCTTGAGACAAACTGGTTGCCTTTTTTATCGCGTGTCCTATATCGAAGGGTTCATGTAAATAAGGATCCCAATCTGAATATTTTCTACGGTTAATCACTTCGTAAAATCCGTATAGGCATGCGCTACGTCCGTACTCTGCATGTTTAATCAAAGCATTACTTGTGATAGCAGGGACCAAAGAATCGTCATCTACACTTATCCAGTAATCTGCATCTGTACATTCCAGCATGTGGTGGTACATGTAAGCAAGAGACTTATCAGAAGAGTGTTTATGTACCACAAAGTCACTATCTCTACAATGTGCTAGTGCACCTAGAGTATTCAAATAGTGGTCTATCGTTTCTGTTTCAAGAAAGTTAAGATTCATAACAAACTCGATACCGCCTTGATTGGTAAGTATGTTGGTTGCAGCAGCATACACATCAATAAAACGGTCTACACTTGCACAAGAGGTGCTAAACATTATTCTGTTCATATGGTTATTCCCAAGTAAAGTCTACACGCGAACCGCATTCGCCGTCTTCTGAAACATCAACATAGAAGTTTCTTCTAGGATACTTTTCAGAGATATAAAGACCTAGGTCTTTGCACAACATTTCACAGCTTTTGTGGTTTATGTCAATAGCGCCTGAGTCTAGTTGAGATTCTAGTTCTTCTTGGAACATGTGAAACTCTATCTCACGGTCATCGTGAAATACTTCGATACCGATTTCAAACTTAAACAAGTGTCGGTGTCGGGACTTCAAATACTCTACTTGATCAGGAGCATCAGGGTAGAAGTGAAAACCTTTACGTTGAAAGCGAACATAAATGGAAGTCTTTTGTTTTAAAATAGGCATACTATTCCTCGAATGTGAATTCATCACTGTCTGTAGGCGAAACAAAAACACCAGAACGGTGCATTTCTATTTTGCGTTTATATATTGCTATCTTTTCTTTACAGAATTCGATAGTGGCGTTGAGCATGTTAAGATAAAACACGCTAGCTACTCTAGACCCATGCAAAGTATACATGGTCATAACAGGATAGAATTCATCCTTCTTTATGTCTTCTATCTGATATTCAATTTCTGAGATTTTTATTTCTAGTTGTTCTTTCTCTACTGCTCTTTGCTCAAAGTCAGGACGGTTCTTTAAGTCTTTAAGGTAATCGGCTCGTGCTTTCTTATCAAAGACCAGTTTATAGATAGCTTTTAATTCATCTAGGTCAAGCAGTTCGTATGCTTCAACAGCACGATGGTAAAAGTCTACCTTGCCTGAATCCCCTACTTTATCTGGATGTGTTTCGTTAACTATCTTTCGGTAGATCTCTCTGCAAATAGACTGGTGTGCTTTTGATATATCCCTTTCGTCTGCTTTGAAATCGTTTCCTTCCTCGTTAAGGTAATCGTCTTCATCTTGGTCTAGATCAGAACGCATCTGGGCACTGGTAAGTCTATCGAACTCTTCGGATATATCACTAAGCTCTGCCATCAAGCGCTCTTTTTCGGCAGCTTCCTCAATATTAGCACTGTCTACAATATCTAAAACTTCTTCATGGAGAACATTTAAAGCTTTAAGCTCTTTTTGTGAAGAAGCCAATAACTTTTTAAGTTTCGAAATTTCTGAAACACTGACTTTGTAGGGATCGTACAGTACAGGTAACATGTTTAACGCCTTTTAGTAGAATAGGGGCATTTGCCCCTATTTATTATTTAACAAGTTTCTTTAACTAAAGAACTAATGTCTTTTTGAATCAAATCTTTTATGTGGTCAGGCACAACATTGCGTGTACACAGATGCTTTCGCAACCAAAGTAGGTTACATCCATGTTTATCAACAACCCGTCTATTTTTAGGAAGGTCTAAAGATTTAGATTCTAAAAACTCATTTAGTTGGTCAAGCTTAGTCACAATTTTTCACCTCTAACTTATATGTAGTTCTAATGTGCTAGTAGTTACAGAAACTGGGTAAGCATTTTCAATAGGTCTTGAATCAGCAAAACCTAATACAGCATTATTGCCCTCTAGTTCGCCAGCCGCAGCGTATACCGAAACAGGTAACTCACGGTTCTTTGCAATGCCTAGCCAATATGTAAGAAGTTTATAAATTTCTTTGCCTTCGTCTTGGCGAGAGTAGTCAATACAGATTACTCCTTTGCCTCGGTAAGAAGCAGGCTTAGAAGTCTCTATCTTTATTTGGCTAGGCCCGAACTTATCGGAAATGATTTTAGGCAAAGCAAGAGTAATAGTAACATTCTCACTAAGTTTGCTATTTGCTAGCTTGTCAGCCAGTCCGAAGAATTCTTCCATTGCATCGTCAGGGTCAAGATCAGGGTACTTTTTCCACATCAAGTTAACGTGGTCTTCCAGTCCTAATTTAGTGTGGGCTGCAATGTGTTTATATTCCTCAGAGTCTTGTCTGGGAGCAAGCCTGTCTATCAAACGCTTTTTCCACAAAGACTCACGAGTACCTAGATTTTCGTTACATGCGGTAGTAGGGTCAATACCTTTGGCACCGTAAGTTTCGTAAAGCTGTAGAGCATGATCGGCGGTTTCATCAATGTCTGTGTTACCGTATACGTCTCGGGTGTGAAGCTCTGTTATACACAAAGAAAGCCAGTCTGACTTATACTCACTTTCGCCTTTAATCATCAAAGTAGGTATAGGACTTCGCATACTGTAGGCGTACTGATAGAAGTACCGACTTAGAGGAGCAATACGATTTTCTTTTACTACCTTTTCTTTTCCTGCGATAGTAAACGTGATAAAAGGTTTACCGAATAAACCTGCGCGGGCAGGAACCCAAGTGTTTACGCTAACGGTTTTTACTAGCTTAGTTGCCATTTGAGAATCCTTGTGCTTGAATTATGTTAAAGAACTCTTGTTTCAAGCTTGGATTATCGCGTATTGAACCGCGTACCACAGAAGTAACCATGCTTGAATGCTCATGTGCGTGAACACCGCGAATCGTCATACAAAGGTGAGTGGCTTTTATAACTACAGCAATACCTTTAGGCTTGATTAGCTTTTCAATTTCATCAGCAAGCATTTCAACAGCCTCTTCTTGAATATGAGGACGACCCATAATCCAATTAGTAATGCGGTTAAACTTGCTAATACCGATTACCTTTTCTCCAGGCACTACACCAATCCAAGCTTTACCGACGATAGGTACCATGTGGTGACTACACGTTGCTTTGATCTCGATAGGGCCTAGTGTGTAGACTTCATCATAGTTTTTAGCATTAGGGAACTCAGTAATTGTAGGCTTAGGCTCATAGCGACCGGCATACAGCTCTCGTAAATACATTTTAGCAACACGTTTTGCAGTTTCATTGGTGTTATGATCGTTGTCTGTATCTATAACAAGAGAACTTAGAACATCTTGCATCTTTTCTTGTACTTCTTGTTGAAGAAGTTCCATTTCGCCGTCTTTAATGAATTCACTAATGTTATCGTTGGCATGAAAAGGCTTATCAGCTTTACGGATGCGGTCACGGATGATTTCACTGATTTTTGACATGGGTATTCCTATAAAATATCTAACGGGGTAGCTACTCGATTCTCGGGTCCGATTCGTATAGCGTGGGTTATGCTTAAAAAGACTCTTCTGCTAAAGAACTTTACAGGATCGTCATCCCCTGTTTGAACAACTATTCTAGGAATGTTGTCGAAGTAATCCAGAATGTCCCTCAATTTCTCTAGCCTAGCAGGGGTAGAACCTGATGTAATGTTAGAAATGATAAGTAGTCCAGGCTTCTGGTCTTTTATCTTTTCAATGTATCCATAAGAAACATCAGAGTACAATCGTGCCCAATAAGGCAATCTAGCAGGCTTGCCAGCTTCTTTTCTGTCTAAGTATTCGAAGACAGCACTTTCCATTATGTTGGCAGCCAAGACTTTTGCTCTTAAGTCAGTAGGGTAGCTATTAATGCAAACAATAGGAGAACCGTGAAAAGGATTCTCTAACATTTGCTGCGCTACTTTTAGCTGCTTGGTTTGATTTACGTTTTTACTTTTTAGGTCTGAACCTAAGTCGGGTTTAAAGCTGACTATGCTTTCTTCTAAATCAAATTTGATTCTGCTGCCTTGAAGAACACTTCGGTCAAGTCCTCGAGTCTGCATTATCTTTAATATCTGATTATCAAATGAAAAATTTAACATTGTGCAGGTTTATCTATTGTCATACCGTATGTTTACAGTTTCGGTTAACCCATAGGATCTGGTTTCGAGTACACTTGGTCAGGAAATTCATCAGGCTTCCATAGGTCTTTAATGTACTCAAAGGAAACAAGTATTTGACCTGTAGCCGGACCGCTAAACGTAACAGTGAGCTGGTCTCTACGATAGTCAAACATAACATCACTCATGGTAAAGTACCCTTCAAAAGGAGTAGAGACTGTTTTATCTTTTATCTTGCTAAACCAGCGTGTAAGAGGCTTACCTCTGTCTAAAGCATGACCTTTGCACATACCGTAAAAGCTGGTCATTATGGAAACGTTAGGAGGCAAGTTAACGACCCACTCTTTTTTAGGATCATTAACAGTCAAGACAGTTGAAGGCATTACAATCTCCTTGAAGATAAGAGACTACGCTCTTGAGGTTTAGCTTTCTGTTTACGCCCTTTCTTTTTACGAGCAATCGCTTCAAGTTCTCGAATTTCGCTTTCAGAGTACTCGGCATAATCTATCTTGTGTTTGCCGTATTCAGAATTGCTCATACCTACATTATCTGCGTACCAGTCCATAGCTTGTTTACTAAACTGGTATTTCAAATTATTAGAAAAGCGCCATGTAGATTTGAAACAACCAAAAGACTGACCTAATTCAGGGTCTACAAACATTCGGATAATAGGTTCTTTCTTAGGTACGTCCTCAGAAGCAGGGGTAAGTATACGACTTGACTCCTGTTCCCAATTAGGCTCGTTAGACATAGGCATTGCAAAGTAGTGAGTATCCCAACGAGGAACGTTAAGACCAACTTGTAACAACGAACGAGTACCGCATACCAGACGAATATCACCAGAACGTGCATCATCTAGAATCTTTTCTCGAACGTCCTTTTGTTTTGCACCTGCACCGCCTATGAACTGTGCAGCGATAGTAGAGCCCCATTGCTTGTTAACAGTATCAACAATTTCTTTAGAGTGGTATACGGTATAAACAGGTAGAACTATACTGCGACCGGCTTTTAGGTCTTTGATGATCTGTTTTATAATCATCTTGTTTCGACCTGCGTGTGTTGCCAAGAACTTCATTGCGCCTGTCCAAGCACTAGGGTGTTTAGACTGATAGGCACGTTTGTTTTTAGGAACAACGCCTTCTGTTTCGTGAACATATATAGTAGGTGTCATGGTGTCTATCTTGGCTTCTGCCACAGTAGGTCCCACTAACTCCCTTACAAGAAAATGTTTTTTATCTTTGCGCTTATCGGTAGCAGTACACCCGCCTTTAAATTTCTGACGAACAGTAGCAACAAGTTTAGCAAATTCATCAGCATTAGCTTTTTGAATTTCATCGATCCATAGTGTACCGAAGTTTTCATTAAGCCACTTTTTACGCTTCTTACCGTTCTTGTCGCTAATCAAAGATTGATAAGTAAGGATGCCTATCTGAAACTCTTTGAAGTCTTGCTCTTTCTTCATAAAGCCATAAAGCCTACGACCGTGCTTTTCTTCCAGTTTAGGCAAGTTGGTATGTGCTTCGATTTCTTTTATGAAGTTGTTAAGGTAGTCAATCTGGTTAGCGATGATAACCATACGTTGACCCATAGCAATACCGATAGCTATTGACGTAACGGTTTTACCTGTACGAGGAGGTGCTTTGATAATACCGTGTTTAGAGTACTTCCAGTCTTCAACCAAAGGTATCTGCTTTTCGCGCAAGCTACCTGTGAATTTGACTTTAACATCGAAAGGTCTAGAAGTGCGCAAGTCTTTTATTTTGAACTGAGAAAACTCTATACCGAGTTTGTCTTCTATTTTAAGACGGTCACCTATAGGGAAAGAATAATAAGAAACGCCTCTAATTACTTTGGTTCCCCAAGTTCGGATATTGCCTAAGTAGCCTCCTAGCTCGCAAGAACCGCATTCGTCACTGTACCGCATAGAGCGAAATTCACACTCTCGGCACACGCTATCATCATAGCGGTGATGGTCATAATGTTTTAAAACATCATCTTCATCGATAGCATCAGCAGGGATATACATCTTAGCCCTGAGGTACATTGTATCAGACATATTTCTCAACCAAATAATATTCTACACAGGCTGCAATTAAAGATTTTGCAAAAGGAATACGGACATACTGACTAGGTCTGTAGATCTTTGTTCGATTAAGCTCTATAAGGAACTCAATGTATGCTTCTCGCTCTGTAATACTCATAGTTCTTTTCCTTAACATACTAAAAGAGTCTATAGTTAAAAAGTCAGCAGTCTCGCTTTCTGTGTTTAAAGTTTTTGCCAAGTTAGGCATTTCTAAGTGTGAAGCAAACGCTCTAGGTAGCGATAAAGAAGAAAGAACAGCATAACGATCAAGCAAACCTACAGCAAGGTCCTTCATATCAGATCCTTTTTAGGCACCAGTTTAGGTAACTTAATGCAAAGCGATTACGATTTCGGCATTCAAGAACGTACTGAAATTTGTATGTGCGGAAAAGAGGGTGTGTGAAATTGCCTTGGAATTCTAGTTTATTCATTTTCTAACTTATGTTTGTGTAGTCGCGCTTGGCAATTAACGCGTATGCATCAACGAGGTTCTTTATAACATAGCCTGCCTTGTCTATGTCCTCAATATGGATTTTGGTGAACTTTATAAGGTTAGCAGTATCTTCCAGATAAGTGTTCATGGTATTCATAACTGCTTTTATAAAATTCTTTCTTTCTTCTTTGGTTCGCAGAGAAACTAACTCGTGAGAGTACTTTATTAAAAAGTATGCCTCGAAAGATTCAAGTATATTGCTCAACGTGTGGTGAGCCTCACTTGCTATTGCAAGTATCTCGGTATACCTGTGTCTTAAGGTAGTATCTTTGATAGCGGCTTCACCAAGAGACTTAGCAAAAACAGGACTTGATATACTTAACTTGTGTATCAGTCGCATCTTGTGTAGATTGCGTATTTCTTGTTTGTACTCGTCAAAAGGTATCTGATAAAGGTCAGAGGTATCAAAAGAGTTTTTAAGTCTTTTGTACCTCTTGTCTTTACGTAGAACCGTTCTTAAATGGTCTACTTTAGCTGACATTATTTCACCACGTACTTGTTGGTATTAGGGTTTTCAGGGATTACTAGGAAGCTAGATTCCTGATCTGAAATTACTAAAACCCCTCCGAAGCTGGAAGGCTCCAATGCAAAAGATTGCTCAAGGTCACTGTCGATTATAGCAAGAACATGAGGCTTAAACTCTAACTTCTTTTTGTTTGTCTCGAATAAACTGCCGCATACTTGACCGTCTTGACCTTTTATCAGGTACTGAACCAACTCCGCAGAGTAGGTCTTTCGGGTATCGACTAGAATTTCAAGATCTTGATAGTCTATCAAAGAAGTGGTAAAGAACAGCAGGTGTTGCCGTCCCTTACCTGCATTACCAATGTCCACAAACTCGTTAATAGCATCAACAGGGTCTATAGAAAAGGGTTTATGCATAGACCTAATAGGGCTAGTTATCATGTACGCAAGCTAGCAATCTGTCGGATACGAACAGTGCCTAGTTCATCTTCAATATAGCTGTCTGACAGCAGAGTGTTAGGGGTTGTATCTGAGGACTTATCTAATTCAAATCGAGTAAGACCTATAACCGAGGTAGTACCTTTCATGTTAAGAAGAACGTCACCAAAGATATGAGGATGAATATTTGCAGTAGCTTTCTTAGGAGCAGGTAGCTTCTTGAAAGGACTCTTCTTGCCAGGTTTCGCATAAACTACGCTGTCTTGTGCGTTACCGTTGTCGTTAGAGAAAGACAATGTTACGCCTTTAGCACCGAACTTCAAAGTCATGTAACCTGCGTTTCGGTCAGTAATAAGAGTACGAATATTTGAAATAGTATCTGATAACTCGTTTACAGAGAACAGGTATAAGCTTTTGCTTTTGCTTGCCCAGGTGCCGTCAAATATAACGTTAACGTTTTCAAGAGAGTCTTCTTCACTTGAAGAAAGCGGAGGTAGACCGATAATAAGGTTTTCAGAAAGAACTCTAAAGCCAGATTCTTCAACAAAGAAGCTTGCACTATCTTCATCGCGCTCGTCTAGAACTTTAGAAACCAGAGTAAACACTTCATTGGATACTGTTAGTTCTATATCTCTAGGGCTTTCTACTTCGCACTCGAATCGGTTAAAGCTCCAGCGGCTGAAACTAAGAATAACCAGCTTGCCGTCCTTAACGGTAATGTTCATAGGGCTAGTAACTTTGTCATCGTGGTGATCAATAACACGAGTACGCTGGGAACCTAGTTTCAATCGAGAAAGAAGCTCAGCACCAATAGCATCGCTGTGTTTGATACCTTGTCCGAACAAATCGTTAATTGCAGGTATCTGGTCTACTGTTATTGGACTAGTTTTAAGACCTGCTTTGAATCGACCAGAGGAGATATTAAGCTCGCTGCCGTCGTATTCAAAGTTTAAATCCGACTTGCCTTTAACTACACCTTTTAGAATATCGGCATCAAAGTTGAAAGACCCTGTTACCTTTGTAGTAATGCCTGTGTTGATAGCAATATGCGTATCAGAGCTATAACCTACCAAGTACAGAGTTTTGTTATAGCTAACAAACAGGTGTCGGCGATTGATTGCGTTAGAGTTAACGTGACTTGTTACAACAAGAAGTTTATCGATATAAGATGCGAGAGTTTTACCTTCCATTTCAAAACTAAAACTGTTTTGATGTTTGTTAGATACTTGAATCTGAAACAATACTTTAGATGATTTAGTTTTAGAAGATTTCTTTTTACTACGGAGTGCCATTAAATTTCCTTAGAATTTTGTGCATTCAATTCTTTACAGTTTACTACAGAAAAGCCCATTATACGGCTCTCTACATAAGTAATCTTTAAAGTGTATGTGTTTGTGTATAAAGGTAGAGCGCCTATAAGAACGCCTAACGGTGTAGTTGCCACTGTGTTGCTATCAAGCATAAAACATTCACACGTAGATGCAGCAAGTGTCCTAGAGCTTACAACAATAGGGCTAAATATTTTCTCTACAGTGATGTTGTCTGCCTCAAGCATGGCATTAAGTCTGTTTGCTACTTCGGTAAGTAGGTTTAAATCTTTTTTATCAGAGGTCATGTACCTAACTCATTTCCAAATGCGTATACATGAGCTCTCATGCTTAAACAGTAACCGTATTTCATACAAAGCTCTGCAATTTTAGGAAGGATTTGATTTTGTTGCTCGGCAGTAGCACCTACAGGCATAAGAAAAACAGTTGCAGTTTTAGGATCTACACCTACAGTCTCTAGGTATTCTTGAATTTCTTCAACGTCTTGCTCTGTCTCTACCACAAACTTATAGGTCTGAATGTGTAGACCTTTTTGTTGACTTTCAATAGCTGATTTGCGCCAAGCTCTTTTTCTAGGTTCACCGCTGGCGCGTAGCTTAGGGCTGTTAGAGTAATGCAGGGGAATATTTAGATTATCTGAGCACCAGTACGCCAATTCAGTAGGTACCTTGATAGATCCGTTTGTTTCGAAAGTTATAGGGTTACGGGTTAGCCATTCGCGCTTGTGCATTTCTTGAATCATATCAAGCAACGCAATTGGGTTCATAAAAGGCTCGCCACCTGTGAAGATAATATCAACGTCTTCTACGGCAATGTTATCAGGAACTAGTTCTCTAACTCTGTCACAAACCTGTTCGCTAGTCATCTGCTTTGCTAGATGCTTGTAGCTAGGGTGCCAACTGTATCGGCTATCACACCCTTTGGTAAAGTCTTGATTAGAAAGCTCTTCGATGCTAGATACTTGGCGAATTTCAATATCACCTATATTACCTTGGTCATCTTGGTTGCTGAATCCGTTGCACTGAAAGTTACAGCCGAATAAACGTATGAATACGCTAGGCTTGCCTACAAACAGACCTTCACCTTGAATAGAGTAAAACATCTCTACGATAGGTATTAACATTACTTAGTTTCCTCTAGGTACTTACGCAAAGCCTTGCGTTTCTTACGTGCTTTAAGAATAGCTTTCTTGAGAGACGTTTTACCAACACTTGCGGTATTAGCGCTCTTCTCTGCTTCTTCTGCCATTCTGCGTTCAAGCTCTTTAATATTACCAGGAAGTTCTTTAAGATACTTCGCTGCAATCTTTTTCTCTTTAAGAGTTCGAATATCTTTACCGCGAGATTCGATTTTGATATTGTTAGACCATAGCTGCTTTTTCATCCAGTCAGGCATAGACTGATACTGGGTTTCCATTATAGTATGGTAAGCTTCGTCAATGTCTACATCGTAACCTAACTCGTTTACCTGCGTTTCTAAAGTAAGTTTGATTAGTTCTTTCATAGACTCGAAAGAAAAGTCCCAACCTTTTACGTGCTTCTCTGTTGCACCAATTTCATAATCGATTTCAGGTATTGACGTAAACTCGAACCCAGGTATGCGTTCCTTAACAAGTCGTGCAGCTTCGGTAGTAAGGCCCTTTTCGATAAAGTCTAGGGCTAACCAAACATCCTCGTAAGCAACTTCTACAGTCAAGGAGTCATGCACCGATACACTTAGATGCATATCAGGGTAATGACCAGTTTCTTCGTAGTGTTCGTACATAAGACGGTTAATAGCTCTTATGCCTATCATCATAAAGTCAGAACCGAATCCCTGAACAGGACTGTTTACTGAACGGCGTTCTTGACTCGATACAACAAAGCCTCGATGCGGATAATCTTTAGGTAGCATTAGTGCCCAAAGATGCCTACGTCTACCTAAAGGAGACTCAACGAACAGATTCTTACGCGCAAAATTTTTGACTTTATCAAACCATTTCAAACCTACAGGGAATCTATCAAGGAACTTGGCTTTAAGATCAACAATCTCTTTAACAGTACGACCAGAGGTCTTAGCTAGACCATTATCGCCTTGCTGATAGATAAGTCCGAAGATTACAGTCTTAACCGAGTTACGTACTTCTGCGATTTTCTCTCGCATAGTAATAGGAATACCAAAGAAGTAACTTGCATTAAGACGGTGAACGTCACCTTCGTCAACAATACGTCGAGCAATTAACGGATCAGGAACAACTCTAAATCGGTTACGTAAATCAGTACCTGTCTGGAACAAGTCACTTACGCCTTGGTCACCTGAAATAATAGACCAGCCTCTAACTTCGTGCGCAGAGTAATCCACTTTGATAAGCAGTTTGCCTTCGCGTGAAGCAAACAGACGTTTGATTAACTTACCTAATACAGACCTTGAAGGAACTTGTTGTAGGTTAGGATCAGAGGCACTAGTACGACCTGTAACAACGCCCAAGTAACTGTAGTTAGGACGAATACGTTGGTCATTCTTAAAGTCTTCGTTGGTTGCCCAAAGTTTAAGTAGGTTCTTAACATAGGCATTTCTAAGCTTACACGCTTTTTGCCAATCACTAAATAGCTTAACCAGCTCGTTATCACCATGTGTTTTTTGAAAGTCTTTATCTAACTTGTATTGAGGTTTACCGTTAGACCTTAGCTTCTTGCCTGGTTCGCCTACAGGTTCTAGCTCTAGTACATCAAAGAAGAGCATCTGTTTGTGTTCTTCTTTGTTTAGAGAAAAGTTGTCTTTTGCCTGTACCCTCATACCTCCTAGACCTACAGCAGGTACGTCACGGTCAGCCGAAATCATCTTGTTAACTTTTCTAACTGCGTCTGAGGTATATATCTGAGCCTCAATTTTTGCAATCTCTTGGTTAATAGGACTGTTAGGATGTTCAAGCTTAAACAAATACTCTACATCAGTGTACGCACCTGTAGATTCAAGAATACTAAAAGTATTTACCTGGTCACTTATCAACTCGCCTGCGATAGAATGATAAAGCCTGTAATCAATATCGTTAGCCCTATCAATCTGCTTGAAGTATATTCTCCAAGGTATGATTACGTCCAGCGCACAATAGTCAAGTACGTCACCAGATAGGTCTACTTGGTGAATAGTAGCTCGTTCTTCTTTACCGAATGCGTTTGTTAAGTAACTATCGCACCCGTACTGCATAGACAAGTTACCTAGGTTGTAATAACCATGACCTGTCAAGTTTGCCAAGAACTTCATGTTTTCGTCAAGGGCAAATTCGCCTGCTTGAATATCCCAAACGTCACTTTTGTAATAACGCACACCGAAAGTACTACGCATAACGTTAAGGTCAAACTTAGCGTTTGTGTATATCTGCAACTTGTTTTTGTTTGTTTTCTCGAAGTAATCTCTAAAGAGTTTATTTACCAGTTTAAGCTCTTTAGAAGTAAAAGGAGTATCTTTATGTCCGATAGGTATGATGTAGGCCGTCTTACCGTCATCACACATTTGAACCGTTTGCAGTTTCGTACACACTCGATATAAGCTATCTGTTTCTGTATCGATAGCCACATAAGGCGATTTAGCCATGCGTTTAAGGCATTTCTTTACGCCTGCTACTGTCGTTACATACTCTATATCGTAGTACTTTTTCTTACCTGTTTCAGGAGTAGTGACTTTAGAAATCTTATAACGGTGTTCACCTAGGTCTAGAGTAGTAACCATATTGCGAGCCATGTACCCCAACAAGTTAGGAGTATTGGTCAAGTTACTTTTGTTCTCTAATACATCGTGAAAGCTAAGGCTAGCAACGTGTTTAAAAGAGTGTTTCTTTTTATCTACGGTTATTGTAGTAGCAACAGGTACACCTAACCAGTTAGTGTCGTTGCCTTTAGATTCGACAATACGATCTCGGTTAAGTGCATAGTGAGGATCTCTACCAAACGTGTGTACTACATCAGGTTTATACTTAGCGATAATATGCTTTAAGCGGCGACCGAACTCTAACTTAGCTTCGTTTTTGAAATCTTCGGATTTACCATAGGTTTTAAAGCAGTTGAAGTTGACTACCATGTAGTCTAGCTCTTCGATAGAATACTCTGCTTGGTAGTAGTCATACGCTACATGACATAACTCGAAGAATACCGAGTCTAAGTATCCGCTAAGTAGCTTGCCCGAGGTAAGGTCTTCTGTAGGTATGTGGTCTATTACAAATAGCACTTTACCTACCGGATTCTTTGCTCTGTTTCTTAGTACTTTTACGTCCCCTCTGAACTCTGTTACAAGATCGTAAAAGCGTTCTCTAAAGGGAAACGTGTAATCTATATATGCTTGTGACATAAGACCTGTTCATGTTTTTTATATTCACTGTTTCTTTACAGTTTTGTCTCAGATACGGAAAAAGGGAGCAATTAAGCCCCCTTTCGGTTAGTAACAGATAGATTGTTAGCCCGGTAGTTTCTTTTTAGGGCTATTGGTACTAGACTGTGCAGACGGACTGGCCGTACTAGCATTTACTTTCTGGTCTTTACGGGTAGTTTCCTGCTCAACTACTTTGGGTTTCGAATCGTCAGGAGCCTCGACTTCTTTAGATTCTTTGGTCTTTATATTTTGTTCTCGATTGTCATACGGTTGAACAAAATCAGATTCCCACTCTCTTACACGCTCTGGTGTAAGTTCTTCACAAGCGATTTTGCCACCACCAGTAAAGTACAAGCCTGCAGGAAGTTTATCTTGCGCACCAAGTTCAAAAGGCATTCCGTTATTAGGATAAGCAGGTTTAAACTTAGGCGTAGATTCAAAATCCTTTTTAGCTTTGATGGTTCGTGCTGACCAGATACCGTCACACTTACCTGTATAGAAGCCTAATGCTTTCAGAACCATTTGCTGATTCTGAATTAGTCTTTTATTAACCATGGTTAACTCCTTAAAGGAGGGGTATTACTACCCCTTGAGTTGTCTTGTATGTTCAGCAGTACGGCGCACTTCCAAAGCCTGAAGAGCTTTTATAAGCTTATCAGAGTTTGTAATGGTGTACCCTTCTTTAGTAAGCTCACGTATCTTGGCTTTTGCCGTAGACTTGTTAACTGCAAAGAATATGCTCATACCAGGATGTGTTTTCCACTTACCACCTGGGCCTGCGCCTGGGATAGTTTTACCTAAGTGCTTACGAATAACAGGGTTAGTGGCTATATCAACAGTCAGTCTAATTCTGTCAGGTAAAACAGCAGGGTAAAGCTTAATCACCTTACGGTTACGACTTTCTCTATGGCGAGTCATAAAGAAGTTCGGTAGCTCTGCTTGAACTTTCATACCAAGCTTCAAGTCAAAGCCTGCAGGCATGCCGCGTTTTTCTTCAAACACATCCATGATAGCATTAAGGCGTTTAACACCATTAGCATCCAGTTCCATTCTGTCTTCAATGTAGTCAAGTGCTTTATCGAAGTGGTTGTAACGCTTGAACTCTAGGTAAGCGTATTCACCGAACTCTTTGAAGCCTAACTTTTTCAAGTTCTTGGCATCTGGGTCACTTGCGTTTACATGAAGTGCTAAGAAGCCGTTGTACACACTAGGGATAATCTCGATTGACATATCAGCACCGACAATATCAACAGTGTTATCTTTATGCTTAGGAACAGTTTTAGACTTATTACCAATTATAACGCCATCGTTAACTGGTTTGCCTTCTGCAATGTTCTTACGGCGTTTCTTACCTTTCTTAACAACGTTTTCTTCTTGCTTAGTACGCTTGCGTTCAGCCTGTTTACGTTGCTCCTCTTTCTTGGCTTTAGCTTGCTCTTGCTCTTCACGTTTCTTGGCTTCACGCTCGATAGCTCTGCGCTCACTTTCAGTAGACCAAGGTTTATTGGTACTGAAAAACTTATCAAGATCCGCAGGGGTTACCTTTGTAGCTATGTAAGTTTTCTTAGGTGAAATATTGCCAATTTCATCGTTAGAGTTAAAACGAACTTTAAAGTTAGAAATAGGATCGTCATGGTCGATTGTTTCAGTACCGTCTAAGTTTTTAACTTTACGTAACTTAGTCCAACCTACAATGATACCAGTGCCGAATTCAGTACGAACAGGAAGCTTTCTAACCAAGTTAGAGAACTGTTCGTCAGTAACGCTTTTAAGTGCATCTGAATCGTTGTCGTAGTTCTTTTCTTTCCACTGACCGTACCAGTCTGGGAAAGGAACTAAACCATGTCCTTTAACATCAAGCATACGCTGGTTGCTAAGAACAGGTAAGAACTCGATAGCTTTAAAGTCTTCCGCAGGTTCCTCTACTGGCAAGTCTTGCATAGTTGCCTGGGTAGTCTTACGCATTTCGTGGAACTCTTGGCCCTCGATACTTGCAATCATACCTTTAACATAGAAGTGGTCTCTAAATCCGTCTAGACCTTCGGTTGCTGCCTTGATAAGAGTCTTTATGTCCATCTTAATCTTGGGCAGAGTTATTTCCATAACTTTGTCGTAACGAGGGTTACCTTTTTCGTCAAACTTGGTTTTCTCTACAGTCTTCCACATAAGACGAGCAACCTTGGCAACTTCAAGAGAGCCTTGGCTAATTAACCAGTCAATGTAGATTACTTCGCGCTTCATATCGCCAGGTTTGCCGTCTACAATCTTTGCAGCAGCAGGGTCAGGTCGGAAGATACGAGCAGTAGACTGTTCATAATCACCTGGTGACCAAGGCGTTTCAACACGAATTATACGAGAAGCCATTTGTAAGTTATGACCTTCGGTAATAGCCTGTTCGTTAGCGATAAGTACCTTAACGTCAGGGTCTTTCTTGAAGCTATCAATTTGTTCCCACGCGTTTTCTAACTTAGAGTGGAAGCGGCGTGTAATAGCTTTGTACTTAGGCGGTAGTGATTTATAGATAGTATCTACTGTTCTTACGTAACGGCAGAAAATCAAACACTTACCAAACGTTTCTGGTTTCCAGTTTTCAGGATCTTGGTCTGGAGGCGTACTTGAAGTAGGAACATCTCTACGTTTCAAAGATACTTCATCGTTCTCCAAACGACGGCGCATATAACGCTGACCGTTATGCTCAACAACGTCTAGTTCTCTAAGCTTCATATCAGGTTCCCATCGGAATATATGGAGACCTTCAATATTAGGATCGTAGTCGTTTACTTCAAAGTGACGGTCAAGACGCTCTACAATTTTACGAACCTTAGGACTTACGTAGTTGCGAGACACACCTGCAGGGATAGCAACTTCCTTAAACGCATCATCACCCCAAGGGTCAATGATTAACTGTTCAAGCCTTTGCATATGGTAACCGAATACACTAGAACCGATAGCACCTAGTTCTTCGTCTTCGTCAAAGTCCACATCACCCATCGCTGAGCCGTAGCCGTTTTCGTCTTCATCCTCTTCGTCTTCGTCGGTGTTGACTTTACGGCGTAGGTTCTTAGCAACCGTAGCTTCTAACTCCTCCATACTTTGATTCAATATGGCAGAATAAACCTGCGCAAAGATTTCATCGTCAGGATATTCAGGGTCAATTAGCTTAACTTCAACAAACGTATCAATCGGAGTAGGCAACATGAATGCCCATTCTTTACGTTTAACCGTAATAACAGAAGCATGTTGACCTAACTTAGAGCGTACACGTATAGCACCATCAGGGGCAGATGCATCAATGTTAAAGTCATCAGGAGTTCGGAAAATATGCGAACTAAATAATGCCGATTGTCCGACCGCGTCTTCAAGAATACCGTGAATAAACGTACCAGTTAGTAGCCTGCTGTACTCGACCCCAGGCATGGTGAAGATTTGCTTACACGAATTGTGGAAAGCACTGGTGTTCTTACCTGGATCAAACTTCTTAGCTTTGTGGGATTCATCTAAAGCTATGTAGTTAAGACCAAGACTCTTGATGAACTCTACGCCACCATAAAGACGAAGCTTACGAGGACCATAACTAATATCTGTACGCGAGCCTTTCAAGAAGTGAAGACCGATAAAGATAATGGTATTAGGCGGAGCGTTCGTAATCATTTCACGAAGACGCTCTTCACCCCAAGCTTTCATACTTTCGTTGGTTACAGGAATCGCATTCCATTTACCTTTGGTAATCTTAGCTAAATCTTCGGCCCAGTTACCGCACAGTTTATCAGGTGCGATTACACCAGCTTTAATATCGCCGCGCTCTCTTTGGCTACAACCTATGTCAAGCAACAAGGTAATTGTTTTACCACCACCAGGCTGAATATCAAGCAACGCATATTTAGGACGCTTACGCAAATACTTGTGTGCTTTAATCTGGTGAGGGAATACCTGAGACCCTTCTGCAATACCTTGCATCCGAATATCTGAAACGTCTACACTTTCATCCATAGTGTATGACTCAGATTCAATCTCTGCTTGTTCAAAAATATCTACCGCATTAGGTACATAGTTAGAGAACATCTGCGCAAGAGGGTATACTTCACGAGACACCAAGTTATAAGGCATAGAGTAGCCGCCAATAACTGCATTTTCTTCTTCAAGAGGAATAAGCAAGTCACGCGGGTCAGATTTACATATCTCTTCACAGACTTTCTTGAATACAAGACCGCCTAAATACGTATACACGTTGCCGAATTCGTGCATCTTGCTACGTTCTGGGTCAAAGAAGCTAGGATGATCAGGTAGCTCTGTATTGACGTTAGGTAAACCTACTTCTTCACCAACAATACGAACCAAGTTCGAACCGTAGTGACCAGAAGCATCTTCAAGAGCATAGGCAAGCATACCGTAGATAATAGAAACTTCACGGTCTTTGCCTTCACCTTGTATTTTACCTTTTTCGTCAATGTAATCCGTATACAGGTGCTTGTTCAAAGCATCTTGCTCAAGCGATTCGATACCTAGTTCTTGCATAGACTCTGTAATCAAAGTCTGTAGGTCACGTGCCTTGCTTTTCTGCAACAGGAACAAGTAAGTCTTTAGAAGGCTCTTGGTAGACTTGTTGTACAACCAAGCAAGGGCACGGCGGTTAGGTACACCTTTAGGTACGTCTTCGCCTTCGTATACACTAAAGCCTTTTTTCTCACCTTGAGGTATCATGTAGTTCAAGCTGTCAACAAAGGTTTTAGCTTGTACACGTTCGCCTTCTTGTGAGAAATCGTAACCTAAGTAATCTGCAAGGGCAAGAGGACTAGGCTTAGTAGTACCGTTTAGGTCAACAGTTTGTTGTCCGAAGATAGTACTTGTGTTTGCTTCAAGTGCAACGTTATAGTCCCAGTTAAAACTTAAAAGAGTACCTTTGTATCGATTAAGCTTATCCTTGGCGCCTGAAACCGCTTTCTCCATAGAAGGGTCTGCGCTTGCAGTAACAAAGGCACGGCTTAGTAGCGTACTGCTATTGGTCAAAGGACTATTGGTTCTGTAAGAAAGCTCTAGAGCCTTCTCCATGTCTGCTTCATAGTCTTTGGCGTTATCGAAATCAATATCGTCAGCCTTAGGCATGAACGTAAGTAGACCACGAGGGTTAATACTCATGCGGTCATCATTAACACGACCAGCATCTACAGACATTCCTGACTCTTTACGGTGCTTTAACAGAACCGAGTTTTTAGAAGCAGGGATAATGTAACGAGGCAAATGCTTAACAAAAGCACCACCACGAGCGCCGCCTTTAGGACGTAAGAATACTCGACCCCATTGTGAGATCCAAGTATTTAAGGCATAAAGGTTGCCAGTACCATCAGTTGTTTGTGAAATGTAGTCTACAAACTTTTTAGGCAAACTGATACTTATACTGGTTGCCATTTTACGAACCAAAGCGCTTTCAATTGTAAGAAGCTCTTGGTTGTTAGGCTGCTCTGGTTCAATTAAAGAATCAGGGTTAGACTGCTTTAGTTCTAAGTTACGGTAATAATCTGCGTAACGGTTGACTAGAACAGGATGCGGAATAACTTGAACCAGAATATTAAAGTAAGGTTGCAGTGCCTGTACAAACTTACAATTACTGAATATGTTCAATTCAAAACCTAGTGTACGGCGAACAACATCATTCAATCTTTCGAAATCAAAGTCAAAAGGTAAAAGTGTTTGGTGCCACTCTTGGGCGGTGTCTACACTAAAAGACTTTTGAAAGATAGCTTGTTGTACTTGCTCTAAGGCAGCCTTGGCATTAATAGCAACCGTGCTTTCGTAATGGTTAACCTTATTACGATCATAGTTAGCATCAGGTGCGTCACTAATACCGTCTTCAAAGTTAGCAATAGAATGGACGTAGCCTGAGCTGGTTGAAGAACCGTCACCGTATGCAGGTATACCAGAAAAGATAATGTCTTTACCACCAGGGTAACGCGTACTATCTTTAACCACATGGTAATGATGGCTATTCCCACCAGCAGAGTTAAGTCTACCTAGGAAACCTTTAATTTGCTCTTCCATCATATCTTCACCGATGGCGTTCTGCATCAGTACCAGACGGTTACGCAAATGTTCTTCAAGTTCTTGTGGCTCTTGATCTTCAAGAACGCCTCCGCGGGCGATCATGTAGGAGCATATCCGAACAAAGTTATTAAGCTGAGCGCTTATTTTAATTGATTCAACCACAAGTGCTGCAATGTCACTGGTCTTAACCGGCTTATCATTACTTTTAGCATAGAATATGTTTAGATATTCCTTGTTATCTTCCTTTGAAAGTTTTACAGGAGCCAAAGAGTCTTGCAAAGAATCAATTGCAGCACTTGAGCTCTCTAAACCTTCAGAAGATACTTGGCCATAGTTCTCTATGTTCATGTAGCGTATCCTTTTTATTAGATATAGTTAGACCAGAATTCTGGGTAATTAACGTTGTTGGCGTTAGCTTCATCTATCAACATAGAAGCATAGATTCGCCGATAAGTAGGCTTAAGAGCTTTCCATTGTTCTTCGTTGTCATAATGAGCTAAAATGTCGCTGAATTTGTTAGCAACTAAGTACCTTGCAAACTTACCTTTAATTTCAGAGGTACGCAAATCAATGTCTTGGGCTTCTCTATCCAAAAAGCTTTCGTCACCGTGGTCTGAGTCAGAAGGGCTTTCGAATATCCTATCAATTAGGTTTGCTTGGTTGTTGTCCAAGTCAATGATAAGTTTAAGCAACACATTAATTAGTTTGTTTTTGTCTTCCGATTCGGTAGGAAGATTGAACTTGTGCTTTTCTGCAAGAGACCGCACCTCACTTAGAATATTGGAATTCTCAATATCTAAATCTTGTTCGGTACTACTGGTACTAAGCAACTTATTTGCTAAAGTTCGGGCAGCTTCGCCATATTGGGCACAGAAAGATATTGTCTTTCTGGCTTTGTTGTCTAGTTGATTCATATAAAGGCCCTTAGTGCTTTAGACATAACACGGTCAAAATTCTGTAATAAAAATGGGGATTTATCTAAAGGTAAAACACCTGGATAACTATAGTCGATCCTTATGCACAGGCGATTCCCACTGTTAAGAAACAAACAATCAGATTCTTTTTTATAGAACCAATGTTGACTACCTAAACTCATAAGTTGAGAAACATCAATAGGCTTTCTAGGAGCAAGTGCGCCTATTTTTCCTCTATACAAGTAACCTTGGCATTTACTTTCTAATAAGAAGTTTACGCTAGAGTTTTTAAATTTGGTAGTGTCTCTCAAATCTATTGTTTTTCTTTTTGTAGGCACATAAGAAAGAAGCACACGTATAGTAGGTTCTAGTATGCTATTCAAGTTTCGAGAGCTTGTTGTAGGAGTAGGTAATTCGATTCTATAGCTTAGGTCATCTAACTTAAAATTAGGTATTACCTTGTACAATCTTAAATTAGATATTACCTTGTGTATTCGTTCTCTTACGCACAAAGTCATATCAGAAGCAGCCGCATCCAACACATCAAAAGGCGTAGATATTCCGTTAAACTCCAGAAAGTTTAACCACGTTATAAATAGTTTATAGTTGTAGTTTACACTATTAGCATCTTCTAGGTTTAACTCTTTTACGTAACCGCTTGTTATAAACTTGTCCCACAGTGTTTGCATTTCATCTGAATGCATTAAAGGGTAACTCGGAGTACTTAGCCTAGACAGACGAGACTGGATAGGCACTTTGGCTGATTTAAGTAGTTTAACTCTTGTTTCTTGAATCATTTCGTAACCGTCTAGTATTGCGGGCTGCACTTAGTATCAAGTTCTTGGCCCTTTTGTTTCGTTTACCAGGCTTGTTAGCATGACAATCACTACATAAAGTCTGTAAGTTATAGTCTACCGTTCGTCCGCCTTGAGCTACAGGTATCTTGTGGTCTACGTGTAGAACTACATCGTTATACTCACCAGGCTTTCTACTAGCACCGCACCTGCAGCAAGTATGGTTATCTCTTTGCAAAATACGTTCTCGTATGACCGACCAATCAGAAGTATAGTGATTTATAGTAGTACCTGTAGATGCACGTAACCTATCAGAAGTTCTTTGGTATCCACCGCCGCCTGATTGACGTTTAGCAATACCGCCGCGCTGTCTCTTGGCTATACCCATAGTTACTTACCTGTACTGAACATACTATCTGCCGCAGAGTTAGAACCGACTAAGGCTTCGTTTATCTTTATACCTGCCTCTTTTGCTTGGTTGTTAAGTTTATCTTTGATAATCCTAATCTGACCAGGGTCTAACACAGTTTGGAGGTAACCGATAACACCTTTGTGGTATTCAATAAGTGCCGCTGCGCTTGACTGGGCTAAGGGCTCCAGCATTTCTTTTTTAATCTGGTCACTGTATTGTGAAAAGTCTGCCATTGCTCTCATATCGGCAATGATTTCTCTCATTTCTGCATAAGCTTTTAAGGCAGCATACATATCTTTACTTTGGTTAGTGTCAAGATACTTTTCTTCTGCAATACGTGCCATTCGGCTAAGAGTATTAAACATTTGTCCGTACTCTTTAACCTGTTGAATTTCGTTTTCCATAACACTAGGAATCTTTTCAAGAATTTCTTGTTCTTGGTTTTTAAATTCTTCGACTAGCGCTAAAGACTCACCTTTTCTGACATTAGACTTGGATTTAGTCCTGCTCTTTCGAGTAGTTGTCCGGGGCTTGGCTGTTTCCTCAGATTTAGGCTTAGTACGTTTACGCACTGTAGGCTTATCTGCTTTATCCTTGCTTCTCTTTTTTATTTTGAGTTTACGTCTAGGTTTTTCCTCTACGTAATCTCCTAATTCGATTTCACGATATTTTGATGACATAACGAAAAATAGGGGCACGAAGCCCCTACTCTGTTAACCACATTTCGGGTTTATGCGAAAACGTGTTGACGAATGCGTTTTTGTAACTCAGCAAAGTATTGAGGAGCATGACCAAATACTTTCTGGTAATAGTCTACCAGTTGTTGTTTTTGGCTAACACCTACATTACCTGATGCCGCAGTTTCTAGGTCAGGCTCTGGGTAGTCTAGCTGACCAACGTTTGCAACAATTTGCTTTTCGCTGATTTGAAGAGGCTCTTTAACGCCTTCTGCAACTACCAGAACATCACCAGTGTAGCTTGATGAACTTTCAGAAGCGAATACGCTAGAAAGAACAAAGCCGAACTTGGTTTTAGCATCGTGAACAAAGCTTACATACGCACCTGACTCAGGAGCATCTGGAACACTTGATGCAACTGCTTCGAAGTATGCAGGATCTGTACCAGAAACTTGCTTAACGCAACACTTGGCTAATAGACCTTGAAGTTCATCAGGGTTATCAATAGTGTTAGAGCGTACAGCAACTTTGCCGTCTTCTGTCTCTTCTACGTTCCAAATGTTTTCATCTTTATCCATAAAGATATTAGAGCTAAGTGAACGGAAGCCGTGCTTTTCCATATCGCCTGTAACAGGAAGAACCGCATGGCTCAAGGTCATAATGCCTTGAATAAGAGTACGAATAGGTTCGTCATTAATGGTAACAAAAGAATTTGCTACAGCACTAAGTTTGCCTTCTGTCTCTGCGTGTAAGTCAACCATGACTTGTTTAGGATCAACTGACTGCCCACGACCGTGGTGAACACTAGCTGTAACGAAAACGTGATTTCCGTCAATAACGGCGAAGTCACGGATTTTAGTAGTATGACTCATATCTAATCTCCAAATTAATGATACGTTATAAATTACTAACGCCGTGGACTAAATGTCCAACCATTCAATGATGCACCACCGCGAACTCCATTCAGTCTCGTAGTAGGTGAATTAGTAACAAACACTTTACCAAAGGCTTTACCATAACTAAGTGCACCAGATCCTTGCGACCCGTCACCACCTGTTACGCCTGCTTTGATAAGCATTTTCTTGTAAGGACGAATGTGAGATTCAATGTAGCTTTCAATACGACCTAAAGCACCTTCAATACTTGGCGTACGGTCTACATTAAGACTAACAGTTTGTCCTGAGAAATCGAATGCAAGAGCACCTTCTGCTTGAAGCTGAGCTCCTAAAGCATAGTAACCTGCACACTGCACCCAATTTTCTAACAGGTGTCCTTGCATGTTCATACCAGTAAACCCTGTTATGTGAGGAGGTAACTGGTTTAACATGTTTAGTCCTCTATACAAGTAAGTAACAAGGTCACCTATTGTATATTCAAGACTAGGAATTACATTTTGTACTCGCGCTTTGTTTATGTATGCCTCAAGCTGGTTCGCTGCCATGATAACCTGAGGCGTTACTACCCAAACACTTTGACTGGTCATCTTAGGCATACTGCCACCTGCGCGTTCAAGTCTAGCCATAAAAGTATAAGGTTCTAGCTTTTTAGGCTGAAACAAATCTTTTATCTGCAAGTTACAAGAACTGTTAGTAGAGGTAAACTTAAACGGAGCACCTGCATAGTCTCTAACTTCTACTTCTTCAAACTCGGCTACGTTATTAAGATAACAGGAAACATATAACTTGTCACCTGTAGCAGGAAAGAAACTAAAAGGTAAGTTAATATCTAGGTAAGAACCGTCTGCGTTTCTTTTTACATAAACAGTGTCAGATTCTCTATTGTCAGCAGCAGGCTCTATAACAATAAAGTCTTTTACTGTGTGAGTAGCACCGTCTTCGTCAACGATAGTCCAAACTGTTTGAAACTTTGCGCTTTCTTTTAGGTCTAAGTAAGGGATAGTTAAGTTTATTTGCCAGCTACCTGGGTCTAAATCAGGAGTAGCAATACCGTTATCTATAATAGACCGTTCGGTATCATTGTCGTAAAGAAAAACTTCTACACCTGTTGTTGTTTCGTGAGGTATAATAGGTTCTTCAAAATCATCAATGATTGTTTGTTTTAAATTGAGGGTTTGCCCTTCGACCACTGTAGCTATACTAGGAGTCTGCATCAGAGGATATTCTCCATTAAGCGCCTTAGGCGAATGTCTTGTTGGACAAGGCTTACATAAGCTTTTTTACCAGTACTCATGTAAGTGTAGAATTCGCCTTGAAGCTGGTTGTCATTCTTGAAGGCATTACGAAGCAGACCTACTCTGACCGCAGCTTCTTGTTTGTCTACAACAGGCCCTATTCCCCCAGGGTAAACTAAATTCTCTAACAAGTGAATTATCGCATAGCAGTTGTCAGATATAGGCGTAACAGGATTAGCAAGACTTACGTTTAGGTCTTGAATACCCTGTTGTATATAATCGTAAATGCCTCCTACCTCAGAGTGTAGCTCTTTATAAAGAGTACTAGCAGGTGAACTTTCTGCAAACTCCGTTAGGTACATAAGGTAGTAGAGACCGAACGTATCGATGTGCAAAAAGTTTTTGGATAAAACATTACTACACATTGTCCAAACATCACTGTTATATATCCAAGCATTCATAGGAGCATTGTTCATTAGGGAACGTAAGCCTAATTTAAAATACTTGGTGTACAAAGAGTACTCGTTAACATCACCTGTATTAATATCAGAGTGCTGACCAGAATCTTGATACCAACTAGGGTCTTGTACGAAATTCTTGGTAAGCATCCCAATACAGTTGTAGATATAAGTCATGTCCTGGTCTGTGTTGTAGCTAAGACCTAACTTGGCAACAAGTGCGCGACTAAAACTTATAGTAACGTATTCAGAGCCTACTCGATTGCTAGACCAGTAGGTTACAGTTTCGTACCCTTCTTGTCCTACAGCGGAGTTATTGACTGGGGGAGGTGTCTTCTTGTAGGGACGTCCTGTTAATGCGAAAGTAAATGCAAGAGCATAACTTTTACCCAAAACGCCTGAGGGAGGAGATACTGAATAACCGACACTGCGGTTTTGAATAGCGTTAGTGATGTTAACTAACGAAAAAGTAACAGGGTAACTGAATGCTACCCTATCTTCTTTTAACTCACTAGCAATAACTTCAAATAACTCACCGATAGGTTGTCCCAGTTTTTCTAACTTAAAGGTACGAGAAAGATTTCCCAGAAAGCCTGTTCTAGGGTTATTCTTAAAAGTCGTATTTACTGGGCGGTGAGTTACTATATTAGTCGCCATATTGTTCAACCATGTCCCGAATAACTTCGCGAGAAAGTCTCGGTCCTAGTTTAAGTGTTTTAACAAGGCGGTCCACGTTGTCAATGAAGTCTTTAGACCGAGTATCTATATTTCGGCTAATTGCAAAAACCAAGAACGTATTAGGTGATTTACCTCCTACGCTACGTTTACCTCGGATTTCTCTAACACCAATACTACGGTTCTTGGATTTAGGTATAAAGATTTGTCTAATCAAGGCGCGCAGTGTAGCTGTAAGATCTTTTTTCTGACGGTCGCTTAGACCTGGATCGATTTTAACAAACAGTTCAGAATCTCTAACACGTAGACCTTTAACATTCTTGGTACCTTTTAGAATACTTAATTCTTCGGTCTTGCGAATAGAAGAAAGCTTTTGTCTGCCTACCTGTACATGAAGGCTGTCGATATGCGCCAAAGACTGTAAGGTCTGCTTTAAATGAGGAACGCTTTTGATTTCTTTACCTATAGGAAACGAGCCAGGTATTCTTGGATCTTTCAAACTAGTAATGTGAGGAACTAACTCGTAATTGGTTTGGTCTAGTACACTAGTGATAACGTATGAGTATTGCTCATAATTAAAACCTTCGGAATTGATAAGGTTCTTTACCAAAACAAAAGTCTGAAAATAAATAGTGTTAGGCGCAGGGTTCAAGATATAACTCTTGATAGCGAAGCCAGAATAAGTTGCGCTGTCTAGGCTTGCTTTTAGGATATCACGAGTAGCCTTAATGATGCTCTTATGATTCTTAGGAATATAGTTCTTGCTGATACGGTCAAGCGCATCTAACTGGGTCTTTCGATGATCTTCTGCTTGTAAAATAATAGCTTTGATCATTTTGATTGTTTGTTTACTTTCTTCTAGGCGAGAGAACTGCTTAGAACTAAGCACTCGAATAGCTACCTCTAGTTCACCAATAGAATCACTAAGCTCTTGTACCGCAGTGGTATTGGTAGCCATTTCTTTTTTGGTTGGCGTTTTGAAGTTTTTATCAAGAACGCTACGAAGTGAACCTTTTGCTTTTTTACCAACGTTAGAATTAGGTTTCTTTATAAAGTCACTTAATTCCCGTTCATCGGCGGACACCGCAGAAAGGTTAATAGTTATTTTAGACGAACTGATACTTTGAATAAACTTGGCAGTTTGCTTGCCTAGAGTGTCTATACGTTTTTGTATAACATCGACAATGCTCATTACCTCGTTTAAAGATCGTGCGCCTTGCAACTTTTCTACAGATGATTTCATGCTAAGTCCTATCTACAGATTTTACGCAAAAAAGGAGTGAACCCACTAAGGGCCACTCCTTTTGTATTAAAGTAACTTAAAAATTTAAGATTACTTAGAGCGAGGCGAGCGAGGCTTACGAGTAGTAGCTGGCTTACGACCACTTGATGGCTTACGAGTAGTAGCTGGCTTACGACCACTTGATGGCTTACGACCACTTGCTGGCTTACGACCACTTGCTGGCTTACGACCACTTGCTGGCTTACGACCACTTGCTGGCTTGGCTGCTGGTGCACCGCCTGGCTTACGAGCTGCGTGTTTTTCACGTGCCGCTTTGTGTGAAGCTTTGCGCTTTTCTAAGGTCGCTTTTTGTCTAGCGCGAAGGTCGGCGATTTGCTGCTTTTGTTTAGCTCGCATATCTTTACCTTTTTGACGCCAGTTTTGAAGTTTGATCTTCATCTTCTCTTTGGCTGCCTTAGCCTTTGCACGCTCTTTCTGAGCAGGAGTCATAGGCTTAGTACCTGCGTTAGATCCGCCTTTTTGCTTACGACGGTCAGCAGTTACTTTGTTACGAGCTGCGCGATCTTTCTTCTCCTTAGGAGTCATCGAGCGCTCACGTTTTTCACGAGCTTTTTTATCTTTTGCCTTTTCAGCAGCAGTCTTACGATTCGCAGGAGAACCTGAACGAGTTTTGCGCTTCTGAGTAGGTGCATTAACAGAACCTACGCGAGAAAGAGTACCACCGCGGCGGCTAGTTGCAGGCTTACGTGCCTTTGGTTTACGGGGTGTTGCCATAATATTTCTCCAACATATTTACATAACGTTAGTGCAGCGATGTTACTGCGTTTCTAACAACTTTAAACTAAGTTTTTGACGCGCCAAGAACAAATGATTTTTATTCTTGCTACTATAAAATTAATATTGTTGGAGAAAAATTTTAAAAAATTGCCTACTTTTTGGAAAAAAAATTTCAAAAAGTTTTTTAACAGTTAATCATGCTCGATCTGAATGTTTAATTCAGAAAGTGCCTCTTTTACTAAACTTACTCCTTTTTGCCAATCACGCTTGGTTTGACCGCTTGCTTTGAACTGCTTAGATAAGCCTAGTAACGGATTAGTCTTGGGTATATTAGTAGTTTGATTGACGAAGTTCTCTAGTTCGTTACCTACCTCTACTTTCTTTTTAGACCCTGACTGCCAAAGCTGAACGATATTAGGATTACGAAGCATCATATCGCTAGGTACAATAACTCCTTCATCAACATAAAGTCTGTATCGAATACCAGGTTCAGTACTGAGCTTACCTAATTCACTTGCAGACTCTATATGCTCGGTCAACAGACGAAACCCAGGTTTGTTATCTACAAACTTGTGTTTGATTTGTATCTTGCCTTTAGATTCTCTTACTTTTAAATCTACGAAACCTTTCGGTAGCTTCTCACCGAAATTGGTCTGATAAGGACTTCCGCAATAAAGAACTCTGCGTTTCTCCATGTGCTGGTACTGATGGATATGTCCGCTTATGTTGTAGTCTCGTCTAGGACTTTTGAATTCTTTAGAGCTTTTTAAAGTTCTGCCGTTATCGCCGATAGCACCAGTGTACTCTACGTGAACCATGTTCAAGCAAGGTCTTTTATTAGGCAAGGCTTCCATAACGGGGTGATTCATCATGTTGACAACGATACCGTCAATCTCTACTTGCTCGGGACTTATGTACAACTGGAAGTTTTCAAAGAATCCGTTATCGGTAATAAGCTTGATAAGATCCATACTTGTTTTGGTTATGTCACTAAAATCGTGATTACCGCCAATATACTTTATGTGCAGGTACGGATCATACTTTTTAAGAAGGGAGAGAAGTTGCATTTGAGTGTCAGCAGACATTTTATGCGTATCAGAAATATCGCCAGGTATGATAACATGGCGAATACCATTTTCAATAGCATACTTGAATATCTTTTCAACATCCTTTAGCTGACGAGATACGTGGTCATGAGGAAACAACTTGGCAAGTTTATCTAAATGCCAGTCGCTTGTAACTATAGTGTGGAGCATTAATTTTCCTTTCTAACAACCAGACTCAAACTGTCTTTGAACTTCTCTAAAGCTTTAGCTTGAATTTTATCACTAGGCTTTGCTTGTTCCCATTTACAATTTTTGTTTAAGCTGTTATCACAAGTATCCCAGGCTCTTAGAATTTTACCTTTAGCATCCTGTTCAGTATAACCGCTAAAGACAAGTTGGTTATTAGCCTGTTTTATATCGAAGCTAGTGTGGTCAGGTTTAAAATAAAATCTCCAGCAACGGCGATTACCGTTTACTTTATTGGTCTGGGATACTCTGATAATCATTAGGCTGTCTCTTGCTTTGTTACCGCCTGAGGCTCGCTGGTGAATTCATCAGGTGCAGGTGTTTCTGTCAAAGAACTAAAGTCCAACGGGTTAAGCAATGCAAGTAAGTAACAAGAACGGTCTATTGCAAAGCGACCCTTGCTTGTAGGGCTTTTCTTAAACCAACCCCAGGTAACAAGCTGTTCGCACACACGCTTAACCGTAGTAGGAGAGTTTTTGTAACGAAACAGTTTCTTCATAAGTTTGTGAATATCACCGTAATGGGTCCAAGAACTCTCTTGAGTAATATCTTGGTTCATAAAGTCTACCATTTCGGCATACTCAGGAGTCTTGAGATCGATAGGTGTTTCAGGAGTATGCTCTGCAGCAGCGTGGTTAAAGAACTCGCCTATAGAACTAACGCCTTCAAGAATAGGAATTTCATCGTCCCAGTTTAAGGCAAACATTGCAAGGGTAATAAGTTCAAAAGACTCTTTACCTACGCTATCAGCAAACGTGTATTCTTCAAGCAAGAGATTATACTCAAGTACCTTAAAAAAGTACTCGGTGTTCTTGATTGTTTCTGGCGTCCAGCTACACAATTGGGTTAACATTGTTGTACCCAAAAGCATATTGATAACAGGATCTTTCTGAGCTTCTTGGGTTATATCACGGTCAATTGTTTGTTCAGTCATTTGTTTTTCTCACTTTACGGCGTATTTTGCGTTTGGTCTTTTTAGGCTTTTCTTGCTGCGCTTCTTTTACCACTTCGTCTACTTCGGTAGCAGGGTCAGAAGCTTTAAGTTGCCTTTTTTGAATGGTTTTAACTGTAGCGTTCTCTTGGTCAGCATACAGCTCAGTGTTTTTAACAACTCGGTTAATATAACGCAAGTCATAAGGTTGAATGCTATATTTCTTACCAATAGCATCGGCATTAGGGCTACCGCCTTTTTCATAGGCTTCTCTAAATTCGCCTAAAGCTTTCTGTACTCTTTCACCAACTTCACTTTCAAGAAGTGCCTTAAACTTGTTACGTTTAGCCTGTGTGACTGATACGTCAGTGCTTAGTGCATCGAACATTCGGTCTAGAGTATCTGTATCTTGACCTTCATACATCCAGGTACATAACGCATGTGTGACTCTCTTTTGCATAATAGAGTTAGGCAACGTATAGATAAGAGTCATCATAGGCGTAAGTATTGTACCAACCTCTTTTATTTTATCAATAACCTTGGCTTTGTAGTCTATTTTGCTTCGGGTTATTTCTTTGGTCTCGACATAACGATCAGAAATAAAATCGTGAAGACGGTATTGGATACCCGGACACTCAGGATCATCTGTAAAGTCTAGATAGTTTGCACCTTCGAATTCACTACCTCTAAAAGGAGGAACAAACAAAACGAATTCTTTATTCTTGAACTTGGCATGTGTAAGAAACTGCAAGTTATTCAAAACGCATCTATATGTAATAAGGAATATAACCTTACCATACTTGCGAACACTTTTTGCCGAAAGCTTTTTGCCGAAAGGTACGATAGTTATATCTTCTACGTCAGATACACCTGTGCGTTTTAACCAAAGCGCCGCTTGCTCTGGACTATGGTTAGCTACTATTGAAACTTTACTCATTTGTTTCCTCTGGAATTCTTAAATCGTTACCTATATTTACACTTTTGGACATTCGATTTTTTATTATACTGTTAAGGTCGTCTGGCACTACTTTAGTAGTGGTGGTAAATCCTCCTACGTTCAAGCTACCGCCGCCTTCCATTAGCATAGAGATCTTACCTGCATCTAGACGGCTTCTGCGGCTGGTGCGGACCGACCAGAATCTTTTCTGACCGCTATCCACATAGCTTATTGCCATTCCTGCTTTTTCACACAGAGGCTCTAAACAACTGTCTGCAAAAGTCTTGGGTATATTAAGCACAGGAACCTGCATGTCTAACAGCTCGAAATAATCGCATCGAGATATATAGCTTTTCACCAAACTTTCCATAAACTTAAAGTAGTGATGACCCTCTGATATTAGCTTGGCTACACTTTCAGAGTTTTTGCTTCTTGCCAAGTTAGTTTGGAAAAAGCTAGTCATACTTATAAAATCTCCGTATACCGAAAGACCCATACAAATATAATTGGAATTAGGCACACGACCTGCTGAACCTTTGTTCATGGTAACGTCTTCTATTGCCAGGAACAATTGCGGAACAGGTTCATCCCCTACAAAATGTGACCATGCTAAACAACAGCTTGCACGTTCAGTGCTGTAGATCAAAGTCACGTTCTCTCTGTCTTTCTTGGAAAGATTATCACACAGGTGTTTGGTACTAGGATGGTGATCTATAAAGACTAGCTTTTCAGCGCTGTAGATTACAGTATCAATATGCTTTCGAGCAATGCTTAATCCTATAACGTAGACCGTTTTACCAGTTAAATCAAATTCGTGGAAACGATCTAGGTTTGCGTAGTCAATGCCTTCATAATGAGCAGCGTGTTGGTGAACCTTGCACGCCGCATAAGCCCCTGCCTTACCATTAAGTGTACCATCATGGAAGAATACTACAATTTCTTTATTAAGCTTTTTCATAGTCTACCTTTAGTGTACTTACACCGTTTTGTTTTTCTACTGTCCATATCTCGCACTCGCTAAATATGTCTGTAGGTTTAGGAGTTATCCAAAAGATATGAGGCACTAAAGTACGGAGTTTAGGAATAAACTCTTTAGCTAGGTGCTCTCTTACTGCTTCACCACACGCACTATCAGGTTCATCTAGTATCAAGAAATTTGTTCTTCGGGATGCAGGTACCAGAGGTAACACGCTTATGGCAAAAAGCAATCTAAAGCAATTGGTTTCTGCACCACTAAGTTTAGACACATCACTGGCAATGCCGTTCTTGCGAGTAACAATAGCGTTAATGCCTGTAGTGCCTGCTTCTAATTGAAAATGCATAGTCTCTGGGAATACCATGTGACTAAACTGGTTAAGGTTATTTTCAATAAGTTTAAGAATCTTTATAGCCTGTTGAAGTTTCAGATTGTTGTTAGAGTACGCTTTATATAAAGTCTCTACAATCTTCTTTTCTTCGATAAGAGGCTTAGACTTTTCCATCTTGGCTTCTGCTTCCATTTTTAAGTCTTGAAGCACTGACCAATTGGACTTGGCATTCTCTAGTTGCAAGTATTCCTTTTCTTGCTCTTGAATACTGTCCTGTAGCTCTTGAATTTCTTCATCAAGTGCATCTGTTTCACTTAGAACAGAGGTGTAGCTGTCTCTACTAAAGGTTGCAGCAGGTTTGTATTTAGATTTAGAAATAAGTTTAAGCAATTTCTTTTTAGCTAAACTAGGCAAACTTTCTATCTGAGTATCAAGTCTGGTCAAGTGCTTATCAAACTGCTCTATGTTATCTAGGTGTTCATCTAAATCATCTATATCTAGGTCTTTCCAGTATATCTTACCTTTAGGCTTAGTAGGTTCTTTTAACTTAGATAAGTCTTCGTGAACGTCCTGCATATCTAGATTCAGATCTCGGAGTTCATTAGCAAGAGACACTTTTTGTTTTGCTTTTTTAAGCAGCTTGCTTACCTTAGATAGGCGCTTTTCCAGCTTGGAAATATCTGCACCTTCAGATAGTTTACCGAAAGCAATAGCGTGTCTCTGTGCTTCAATGCTATCTTTTAATTCAGGTATTCTCTTGCGAGCATTTTTGGCATTCCGCGCCATCTTCTTTACATCAATCTTTTGCAAACAGGTAGGACAATCAGAGTGACCCTCAAGGTCTTGGGCAAGTTCTACAATAGCTTCTAAGGCGTGTAGCTCTGTTTTCCAATCTTGTTCGGTGTCTACCGCAGCAATGCTATCGTAACCCAGCTCATTTACTTTGCCTATAAGCTCTTCTTTTTCTTCTTCAATGTCCTTAGCATCTTCAATATCTCTAGCAAGAGCGTCTGCCTCAGATTCAAGGTCACGAACTTTTGATTGAAGCTTATCTATTGTTTTGTTCAGCTCTTTAGGTACCAGTGCTTTTAGTTCATCAGGGACTTTTAATTTTCTGATAGCAGACAAGATAGAGTCCAGTTCTGATTTGTATTTCTTAGAGCGCTTTTCATACTTGGCTAAATCTTCTTGGTAATCTGCCAAGTCTTCTTGATATTCGATTTGATCCTTAATCTTTTCTTTCAAGGCAACAGGATTTTTGCCTAGTTTTTTAATCTTGTCATACAGGTTGTAGATAGATACCAAAGAGTCTGCAATCTTTTTAAACAAAGACTGACTAGATAAAAGGTCATTTCTTTTATCATAAAGCTCTTGCATAGATTCCCGTACGGTTTCTACCTGGGCTTTTAATTTCTTGAGGCGCTTGTTGCTAGCCTTATCCCATTCGGTTTTACCTAGCTTAGACTCTATGTCGGCAAGCTGTATACTAAGAGTTTCAAACTCTATTTCCTTGTCTTTGATAGCGGTACGTTTCTTGGCAAAGTGTGCCCTAAGCTGATCGTAAACATGTAGGTCAAATAGGTCTGTGATAAAGTTTAGACGTTCACTAGGTTTAGCTTTCTGAAAACTACAAGGACGCTGAGATTGAATGTAAGCAGTAGAGTAAAACTCGTCTTCTGTCAAAGTCCAGTGCTGACTAAACAGGTCTCGGGCTATCGTGCCTTTCTGAGCCTTTTGGTCTTCACCATCTATGTAGTATTTGTATTTGCTCCCTGCTTGTTCTAGCTTTATCTGTTTACCTTGGGACAGAACAGTCGCAGAGATACAACTGCCTTTTACGGTATGTAGATCCTTTTTATTACGCTTGGTCAAAGCAAGAGGGTCCGACTCGTATGCAAGAGTAGGTAAAGCACTAAACAGCAAGCTTTTGCCTGCACCATTAGGGTTGTCTGCCAAGTTGCTGTCTAGATTGTGGCCCCGTATAACTACGAAGCCATTATTTTCTTCTATTGGTATCGTTACGTCTTTGAAGCTAACGACATTCTTTAAATCAAATGAAAGTAATCGGTTCATTAAATGGTTTGTTGCTCGTAGTCCGCAGGTTGAAGGTTATAAATAGGAGCAAGGTAATTATCATAGGTAGCTTGCATAAGCTTTGCCATGCTAGAACTTAGTTCAAACCTATGTTTACAGATTTGAAGGCTATTTTCAAACGAACCATCAGCAGTGCGCAAAGAAGAAGCTGTCCAGTCGCATACCATTTCTATAACATCGATCAAAGTCATTCCAAAAATGCCGTCTTTGTAGAACTCAGGGTGATGCCTGTTTTTAGCGTAATGATTTTCTAACGCAGGTTTTAGACCTTTAAGAAATACTTTGTACTCGTCAGAACCGAACTTAACTTTGCCTAGTCTAGGAGTATACTCGGTAAACAGTTTTACTTCTACTTCGCCTAACTTGGACTGGTCATGGGTTATCATACGGCGAACCAGAGTATTAACAACAAAGTTTTCTCTTTCTTTTTGAAGGTGCTGAGGAGTGTCTCCAAAAAGATTGTAGGTATTGGTGATTACTTTCAACAACTGAGGGTCTTGTGTGGGCCAAAGCCTTTCTAAATGACCTGGTCGAGTGATAGTGCAAACACTACTTAGTAAGTCTACCAGGTCTACTTGTTCACCTGTACCTAAGTCAGTGAATAACCCTTCAATGCACACAGCCAGCATTCTTTGTACATGCCAAATATGGCGATAAGTTTCAAAACCTACTTCTCTTTCATCATTGGTATATTCCATCACACAGGCTCCTGTTTAACAATACGTTCTAAAAGGTTTCTAATACCAGTACACACACCTTGCGCAGTACTCTGGTCTACAGGTTCAAGTCTAAAGCCAGGTAAGTCATGTTCATTGAACTCTTTTTTGACAAAATACCTAGAAGTAGATTGATACATTTGAATAACAAAGTGTTTGTCTATCTCTAGACCGGGGTCACTACCTACTACTATACCTTTACTCATTAGTATGTGAAAAGTACCTACACAAATAAAGTAATCGATAGAGGTTACTTTGAGTTGTTTTATTTCAAACATACACTTGGTAAGCAAGTCCATTCTCTGTGAAAACACATGGTCTAAGTCACCGTCAGGTACATGCTTGGCATCTAAGCCAGGAGGTAAGTCGTAATTAAGATTAAAAAACTTTATATCCTCTGCTAGGTAGTTAAATCTTTTTTGGACTTCTGTTAGCTCTTTACGTAATGCCGGAGTCATCAGATTTCCTTAAACAAAAATAGGGAGCATTTGCTCCCTTTGGGTTTACTTGGCGCTAATTATAGGTCAGACCAGTTGAAAGTAAAACCTTCAAAAGTTTGTCCTGAGATAGCTTCAAGGACGCCGTCCATATCAGGAGCAGGATGACCTTCAGGCTTAACTAACTTACCATCTTGTCTGATAGTATGACCTGGACCGAATTTAGCAATATTGTTGTAGTCAATCGCAGCGTAAAAAGGCGCTAGCGGAATACCGAACATGCTTGCAGTACCGTTTGCAATAACAGAACTGTCTACTGCACCGTCAATTATTTCTTTTAAATTAAATTGACCAGTCGCGGCAAACTCAAAAGCTTCGTCAGCTTTCGCTACTGATAAGTTCTCACCTACGTAATCAGGATGTACTTTAACAGAGACACCTAAACCACGGATCATTTCTAAACACTCTTCAAGTTGAAGAACGGCACGTAGTACCGCGTGTTCTTTGGTAATACCTACGTCAACGGTATGGGATACCTTTTGTTTATCAGTATGTACAGCACACTCTTCACAAAACGCAGTAACGCGGCGTTGATGTTCATCGGCAAAATTACCAATAAGACTTGATTTAGGAACACTTGATTCCCAGCCTGCCATAAATTCAAGTATCTGTGAATTATCCATTTTATTTCCTTAAGGTTTTTGCCTTCTTGCTAACATAGCATCGGCAATTGAATAAGAGCGGTCTGCTATTTGGCTTTCCGACTCTGTTGAAATAAGAGAGCGCATTGCTTCTATAGCAATTTTATCTCTTAGGTTTACTAAGTTTACGGGACTTTCTTGACTTAGAGCGTAGTTTACTTGATCTTGACTTAGACTTTTTGGGTCGTTCTTCGTTGTCATCTTGAATAGCCTCGTCATTTGCACTCATTGGTCTGTTACCAGCGCGTGAAGATATTTCTTGGAACAAAACGTCTTCGATAATCAAAGAACTAAACTTCATCATGGTAAACTGCTGTGAACGAATAGCAGGTACCGTCAGAATAGTATGCTCAATGTCATTAGCTAGACTGCCGATTTTTAGAACCAGGCTTAGAGAAATATTTAACTTCTCTTTGTACTTTTGTTCCAGCTGTTTCTTGGCAGTATAGTAGGTCTTACCGATAGGAGGTGTGTACTTTGCAGAACCTGCAATGCTGGTCACATACCAACTGATAAACCAATTAAGCTTACGCAGGACTTCTAATACGTTTTGAGTACTGTCCAAAATCCTAACCACAGACTCTAGGTCTTGCGCTATAGTATAAAGGAATAAACTTACCGCAAGTTTATCTGACTCTGCACCTGCGCTGTTTTCATAAAGTGAGACAACACCTTCATCAGAGAAAGAAGCTTCGCCAGATTCAACTGCACTAATAAGTCCATCTAGTTGCGAGATAGCTTCGCGTACTTGACCTTCAGAGTACTCAGCTAGAGTTTGTAATGCGCTTTCGAGTTCTTTTTCACTATCGTACTCAATACCTTCTGCATCAACAATGTGTCGCAAACGACCTGCAATCAAATCAGGGTCAACAGGTTTAAGCGCAAGAGGCGCACAACGATTTCGAATAGTATCTTTTATCTTTTCGATTTCAGTTGTACAAAGAATCCAAATGTTTTTAGGGCCAGGTTCTTCAATAGGGATAAGTAACGTTTCTAAGGCTTTACCGCTAAGAAGATGCACTTCATCAATAATAAAGAAACGTCGGCGATAACGCGGAGCATATTCGGCGTTAGTAAGAAGTTTTCGAATATCATCTACGCCAGAAAGCTGACCAGAATTAATGTAGTGAACATCAGGTAAGTCTTTTTCAAATCTACAATAACTACACTTACCGCAGCTAGATTGTGTTTCGCAGTTTATATACCTAGCAAGAATACGAGCTAGAGTAGTTTTACCTGCACCTGTCTTACCGTGAATCAAAATAGTTTGAGGGAACTTACCAGTCTTTAACCAACCTTTAACTTTCTTAACAGCATCAGTTTGTCCAATGTAGTGGTCTAGAGTTTTAGGTCGATACTTAGCAGCCAAGTTACGTGTTTCTAACTCAGGAACTACAGTTGACTTAGTGGATGTCTTTTTGGCTTTCGAGGTCTTGGTGGACTTGACTCGCGTTTTGCTTTTCGTTCCACTCTTTGATACTCTTTTCTCGGTCTTTGCCATTCTCAGCTACTCTCTTAAATTTTTCAGTTAATTTCAAAAACAAGGCGTGTGTTTGTTCACTAGGTTGAATATGTTTGAACAATCTTTCTAGGTATAAAAGTCGAGAAGACAAATAAAGATTATTCATTTGCATAATAGTAGAGCTTTGGTCAACAAGCTCTCGGGTAACAGTTACATCAGTTATGTGCCAACCGTCTAGATTAAGAGCAACAAAATTACTTTCTTGCAATCGTGCCAGCATACCTAGTAAGTCACGGTAACGGCGTTTACGGCTCAGTGTTTCATATTCGTATACCAGGGACTTGCTGAATAACCGTATAAGTTCAGAGTCTTTGGCTCCTATTTCAGATAGAAAACCAGGTAAAGATGCGTCACGTACAAAAGCATTGTACCCTTCACGGTGCTTTTCTTCCCACAAGTCAGGAGGCATTACTCCTACAGGCGGTTTCACATGCTCAGAAGTAAGGTGATTGCTGTTACAAGGATCCATTTTTTTAGAAACCTCTTCCACACATAGGTGCAGGAGATCTTTTATATCTAAATTCATTCGCATACCTGTTGTCCTAGTTTCATATTATTTACAGTTTTTGACCACAAACAAAAAGAGGAAGCATGTGCTTCCTCTTGGTAAGTTACTGGTTGTAAGAATGCTGTCCAAACAACCTTAGTGCCCAGTGCATCAACTTGCTTTTTATCTTGCCTACTTTTCGCAGACCTAGACTTAGGTAAAACACATCGTCAGCAATTTTGCGAGAAACACTGACTTCACGATCTTCAACAGTGCCGTAAAGCTTGTGCTTATAGAACATAGGTATGTCTATAATGTTGCGGTAAAAGAAGTCATGCAACACACTTGGCTTAGCTGCCTTGCCTAAAGGTCCTACTAGTGACCAAAGTAAAGGCGGACTAGAAACAAAGTCTGTGGAAAAACCTTGACCAATATGAATGTGAATGTAATTCTCTACAACATCTGGTCCATAAGAGCCAGGTTCTTTGCGCCGGACAGTGACTTCTTTTCGCATGTTTGCATCGACGTATACCCAAAAGTAAAAGTCTACAGGTTTATGCAAAAGAAAGTCTTTACCATTGTCTTGTATTTCAACAACAGGGTTTTGTTGAAAGTTCTTGGAGTAAGGTACAAAACGATCAGCAAGTATAGGGGCTACCACTCTAACCAAAGCGGTAGTACCAGGCCCTTCAATAACAATGAGCCTTTCTTTAGGATAATTCGGCACCAGACGTGACGGGTTTAGGTTTTCTGATTCGGCAGTAAATTCCATACAGCGCAATTCCTATCCAAAATATTTCAATGTAGAGTGATCCGAAGTTCATGTTGACTAGCAAACTAATGGTTAGCAGTATTGCGCCTAATAAGTTTGTTAAGTCGGCTTTAATATCGTTTGAACCCCAGCTACCCAGGCGAGTTTTGAAATAGGCAAAGACTATAAGGTTAGCGCCAACAGTTCCGATAATGTCGAAAAAGGTAATGTCATGTATTGACATAAGTGTCCTCTAAAACTCGGTCTAAGACACCGTCTACTTCGTCCAGCACAGAACAGGTATCCATATCAGGCTCGATCGTACCGTGTGTAACCAAATGTGAATTCCAGGCACGTTTTGTTTTTATAACAAAAGCATCTGATTCTAAAGATTCATCAATAACTTGTGCGTTATCATCTATAACCAAATGAATATCACTGGAAATGTGGTCATATACAAAATCGATTTTACTGGAGCCCATTCCAACTGTAGCTAACGAGTCAAAAGGTAACGAGTATTTTTTAAAATAGTTAAAAGTATTGCGATAGCCTTCAGGGTGAAAACCTCTGCTGGAAACAATCGCTATGTAAAAGCCCCTAGACCGCAACAGGTCTAGAACAGGCTTGGCGTAATCGTAAACACCAGGTACATTCATGTAGTCATGACCTGATATAAGATAGGCAATTAGATCTTGGAAATCTTTTCCAATTTCAGGAAAATGACTAAGGACATGGAAGCCTTTCAAATCATCTAAGCTTACCTGCTTGTTGTGTTCTTGATTTAGTTTGTTTAGGATGATTTGAGTACAAGGAAAAAGTACATCATCTACATCTACGACCGCTACGCGCTGGTCGGGTTTGCGAGATACCTTCTGATAGAGCTTGGTGCCCGCGCTTATTTGTTTTAACATGCCTGGTCTCCAGTTTAGAATTATAGCGCATGTTTAAATTACAACGCAGGAGCCAATCTAAGCTAGTTGTATACCTGAAGTTTGCTCTAGATAATGCTTTTCAAGATCTAAAGGCACCTCAAAAGCGGCGTATATGTCAGTGTATCGAAACTCAAGTTCAGCATCAGGATCAAGAGTAACAAAAGGCTTAGCAATACTGATAGACATACTGACCTGTTGACCCGGCGTACCTGGCTGCGGAGCATTAGGTACAACGTGAAGCTCTCGAAGCTTGGCAGCAGTAAAGGTATTTTCATCCGAGTACAAGAGTGTACCTACTATTTCTATACCTGCTTTAGTCTTTATTAAAAAAGGAGTATTTGAATTCTGAGTTTTTAGATCTAGGAGTTTCATACGTGTCCTTGTTTACGTTTTTGGAGTTTAGCAATAAGAAGCCCTGCTGCGGCAGAGGCAATAGGTTTTATTTTTACCATCAGACTTCGGCTTACCCCGTAAGGTTCTACCCTGGCATCAATCAAACTGTTTATTTCAAATAGGTTGATTCGCCATTGATCGCCTACTTTGTCTATTTCTATTCTAGCAGGGTGAAACAGAGTAATATTAGCAGTGCTGCGCATTATGTAGAACTTATCAATCAAGTCTGCGTCCGCACACGCAAGCCAGTTCTGACCGTTCGCCATAACAATGGTATACAAAGCTAGGTGTCTACCGCCTGAAGAGTAGGTATAACTCGGACCCGAAGTAACAAACTCATTAATAGGAAAGTTTTTAGGGTAAGAGTAAGGCACTTCTAGGTAATCAAACACCAATAAAGGACTATTCATAATGACGTACCAGATTCTTCAAAGTTGCCTTACAGCCTTTGGTAACATCTTTAGGCAATTTACGGTCTGTTAAAAAATAGCTCATAGACTCTGCAAAGAACTCTTTAACGTTGGTCATTGCGTATTCGGTAACATCAGGTTTAAACTGAGGACTATCAGTAACAATAGGCCAAAGGTTTGCAAACTTGTCAGGCTTGGCTATTGCAAGAGCTTCGAATTCTTCTTTGTCTATGTGGTGAACCTTTTTAACATAGGCAATAGCATCACGGAAAGCATCATGCTCTTCTGGACTCTCAGAGCTGAGCTCTTTTAGAACTTCTTTGAACGACATACCGTTACGGCAGAATTCAGAAATTATACGCGCAAGCTCTTCTAGCTCTTCATGCTCAGTACGTTGAATCTCGTTACGTTTGTTAAACATGCTAGACCACTGAGCTTTAATGTCACGCGGAACCTGACGTGCCCAGATACCGTGAGAAGCTTCGTGCAAGATAAGCTGAACTAATTCTTTAGAGTTAGTAAGGTCAAGTGCCGAAATACACAACTGGTCAAGTCCGCGTTCTGTCTTGGAAGACTTGGTCTTGTAGAAACCTTGCATTTTGCCTTTGTTAGGTTTCAATTGTAGGTAGCGCAAATAAGCTGTCCAACCGTCTGCGTTGTTTTGTTTAAGAATGTCGATAGCTTGACCAAAGGCTTTGACCACTATTTTCTTTTCGCGTTTTTCAATAGTGCGCCAAACATTAAGCTTGATAGGCCAACCTACTTGTAAATCATTTTCGTAGCGCTCTATGTCTACACCGAAAACTTTATTACCGCGCTTGGGATCTTTGCCTAGGTTTGCCAGAATTTCACCTGACTTAAACTCTATAGTAGGCATATCATCTGCTTCAAGACCGTCTTCGGAAATAAGCTTACCTTTGGCAAATGCCATGCCGAAATATTTCTTGTTGTTTACCTCTACAACAAGGTAATCGTCTTTACCGTACTTCATTAGAGGTACTCCCGTCTTTGTATTTACAATGTGTTATTCTTAATTCTACTATCATGCTTTCTACCCAAGTTTTGACATCCATCATAACAGGGCATGCCAGCCTTTTGCGTCCAGCAAATGCTACGTCACTATCAAAGTTTAAGGTATTGCGGTTATCTTCAATTCGCTCTACCAAGGCAGACACTGATGCTTCCATCAAGTAAAGACCTGTAAGAGAAGTCTCTAGTGTGATAACAGTCTCGTAGCTGAAAGTACACAACTTGGGCCTGCTAGGGTCACTTGAAACATGTTGGTCAGATACCTGTAGCTTTATATAAACCGATTGCGATTCGATACCGCTAGGATTTGCTTCAAAAGGGTCATAGTGAGTAAGCATACGTAAGCCTGTTGGTTTTGATATTCCTATTTACAGTTATTCAAACTTTTCAACAAAGTCTACAACGTCTTGTGAAGTCACACCTCTGGTAGCCATAATAGATTCGTAACAGTAGATATAACTTGCTAACCATAAATCGCTTTTAGCATGGTCTAGAGATTTTTGTGCAAGACCTATGCTCTTTGAGAACCCAGCAAGAGGTTCTACCTGCTGTAGCTGACCTGCTTTGTACAGGCCCTTGAGGCGAAGAAACTCGTTGTAGCAGTCTAGGTAAACAGATACCAGGTCTTGTGCGTCTCCCCACGCATATCCTATTTCGTGTCGCTGAAAGCCTTTGTTGCTTTGCAAACACCAATAATGTGCGTGGAGCTCAGCCAATTGGTGTTTATGCAGAGTGTCTTCTGAATAGTGAAAGTACTCAAGAATATCTACCCAGCTGTATATCTCATGGGTCAAAATTTGGTACAAAAGGTCTGCGTGTCGAAAAGGTTCTCTAGAACGAATGCGAAACCAGCGCGGGGCATAGCCTTTATCTTTAGATACCTTTTCGAACTGTTCTTTTACTTTAAGGTTAGAAAAAATAAGTAACTTATTTAAAGATAGGTCTCTTTCATTCTCTACCAATAGGTACTGTTTCTGAGAATCTACTGAGTTAGAGAACAATTTCCTATCCTGAACACCGGATAGGATTTTCCCTATATGAGAAAGCTTTTCTTTTTGTTTCTCTAACTCTTGGATTTTATCCTGGTTTTCTTTCTGTTCTCTATCCTTTTGAATCTGGAGCTTGGAAAGCTCTTGGGCAAAACCTGTGATAGCCAGTGCTTGCTGCGGCGCAGCTTGTCGGGCTCTGTTAGAGATAACGTTAGCTATTCTACTAGGCTTTCCGAACTCTTCTTTAATAGATTGGATAGATACCTTTCCATTAGAAATACTCTTGTTATTTAGAGATTTTTGCTCTAACTCAAGTAGGATACCTCTAAATTTACTCTCAGGCTCTTTAATTAGACTCTCATTCATTAGGGATCTCTCATAGGCTCTTTATACGGTTTCGGGCGGTCCGGAGGAATAGCATAGAAACAAATTTTAACCAGATCTAAAGCATTTAGGACCTAAAGGCATTTTTAATTCTTTGAATTTTTCCTAATTAATTGTTGGCTGTGGGGGTAGGGGGTATTTCCTTTACAACTAAAAATTAATTAATAAACTAAACAGAATCTCGTAAACTCGATTCTGTTACTCTTATTGAGTAACTTGATCGCATATTGAGCTCTTTCTATTAGATCTAATTCATTGCTAATTGATTAATACGTATCTCCGATACTTACAAATCTAAAGGCAATCTTTTTAATTCTAAGGAATTTTTAATTTGCCTTAATTTATTTTTCTATGGGAAGAGATTTATCTCTTAGTTTAGTTCTAAAGAACTATTTACAGTTTTTAGACTAGTAACCGTACCCCGAGAGTTACCAATTTTAGAGGGCAAAAACGCTAGAATTTAACCTACGTAATATCTAGGAGCAGGCGAGCTAAAGAGATTTGTACCTCTGTACCAAATTGACCAAAATAAAAAACTTTTGAAATTTATTGTAAGTCATTGATTTATAAGAAAAGAAAGTTTATTTAGTATATTTTTTGAACGAAAATGACAGAATTAGCTGTAGGCAGGCTCTAGGTACGCAGCCCATTAATAGCCACGCGCCTAGAGTGAAAATGAGGTTTTAGAAAAATTTAACTTTTTTCCAGTTTTGGCAAAAATAATTCAGTGCTAGGCACAATTACTTTTTAGCAGTTTGTAGCTTTTTGGCAAGCTTGTTAGAAATTTTATCCATAGCAGCTTTGGCTTTCTTACTATCGTTTTCTTCAATTGCGGTAGCAAGCTGTTCGCCTTCAAAGTCACTAAGCATCGGCATAATCATTTTGAGCATCAGGCTTCTTTTTGACTTTGCTTTTTTCTTACGCGATACAGACTCTAGTTCTGTACAGGAGTTTAAATCAATATTCATAGTTATACCTTGGTTAATTCTACAGGGACATACAAAGAACCTTCCTGCTTTCGGATGCGGATAGTTCCTTCAATTTTTTCTTCCTCCCAGCGCGTGGTACTGCATACTATTCTTACAGGCATTAGCCCTGGGTTACGCAACTGGGACAAAACAGCAGACCTGTGCCTGCCTTCATGACCTACACACTCAAAAGTGGTTAAGCCGCCTACGTCTATAGGACTTCTTATTACTCTTAGGTAAGGAACGTCATCTAATGGACGTTTGTTTAGTATAGCCTGGGCAATAGATTCAGCTCGGTCTCTATCAGGCTTGCCGGTGTCAAACGCTTTAGCTATATCAAGAAATCTTTGAGGTTTCATGTAAGCAAAGGCAGTTCTGCTCTTGAAGGCCCCTGCTTCATTCTTGGCGTTTCTTAGAGCAACAGGGTTAAAATATTTATCTAGTGTTTTCAATATACTTTCCTTCCTTCAAATATTCCTGAAAGGGCTTCGCTGCCTTGTAGGGCTCTGCAAGTTAATTCCCATTCGATTACAGTTCTTCGGCTAGTTGTTTTTCTAGGCGCATCATTTACTTTCAGCACCAAGTGACGTTCAGGTAATACAAGTATGTCACTATTACGTACCATACCTATTCGGGCAGGTGCAATAACGTTAAGTTGCCCTATTGTACTAGACCTGGTGTAATCAAGTGATTCATTTTCTTGGGATACGTTTACTCTTAACGGGTCAGAGTCTTGCTGGAAGTAAATAGAAACATGTGTGAACTCTTCTTCAACCACGTATACCTCTATCGTTTTTCCTCTTACTGAATTCAATATACCTTTGTTTAGAGGAATTTTACCTGCAGGGTCTACATAAAGAGTAGCACCTGAGATTACAGTTAGATTATCTCTAACACTGTACTTACACTCGCTAAAGTATTTAGGAACGTTGATTGCAAATTTAATCCAACAGCCTTCAGATTGCGGCATCATCTTAAAAGGTTTAAAACTTTGGTCTACATTGTAGCTGCTGGTTTCAATAATGTTGTAGTTGGTTAGTGTGACCCAAGTATAGCCTGTTGGGTTAAATGCAGGTACTATACCTCTGCTATAGCATATACCGCAGTTTATGCTGCTACCACTAAACAGTCCGTCATCAAAGGCACTAATTACAGGATCATTTCCTTCTGCTTGGTCTCGGTGCATACCATCGCTAAGAATAAGGTCGCCTGCTTCTATTTCTTTTGCTTTTCTTTCTGACCAAGCCATGTCTGGCATATTAGGTCTTGCTTGTTGTCCTGGTTCTCCGAAAATATCATCGTTATCAACCATTTCAAAAGACATACCGTTAGAATCAGATCTTTCAGACACTAACGTAGGGCCTTCGCCTTGATTAGATCCTGACTGGTCTACTTCGTCCGATACAGGGTCGTGTGAACACGTACACGGTCTACCTGTTTCGCATTTGTGGAATATTACCGCAAGGTTACTGTCTACATATAGAGCATTTTCAACCTGTTCGTGAAAGGGAGCAATAGTTTCATCTAGTCTCCTTTGAGCAAATTTTTGCGTATAGTTCCGTGCCCTTCTAGGTTGGGAACTTCTAGCATGTTTAAGCCAATTAGCCATATAATTCTCCTTTTCATGCTAATAAATTAACATACAAGTAATTTAATCGTATGTAAATAAGAAGGTATATTTATGTCTAAGCCTTATACGGTCCTTAGTTGTGACCCAGGAACAAAAAACTTTGCAGTATCTCTATTGACTGCCCGAAAAGTAGAAGAAAAATTAAGGTTTAAGATTCATGGTACTTTAATCCTAGACAGTACTGTTACTCAGCTAAAGCAGGATGTAGGCAGAGAACTCCGAAACTTTACCAACGACTTTGATACTATAGCAGGTAATCACAATGTTGTACCAGATGCTTTGTTTATGGAGCGATTCCAAGCCAGGGGCCTAGGTGGAACCACTATTGAGTGCATCAACTTTATGTTAGGTGCAATGATATACAAGTACCACGAAACCACAGACATTCGGTTACCTACCGCTGCTACTTGGAAAAACAGAGTCAACAAGCACGTAGATTTAAAAAACGCTTACAAGAAATATAACTTGCACAGAGTTATAACCAACAAAACACCTCACGAACTAGATGCGGTGTTGATTGGTATGTACGCATGTTACCAACATTTTGGTCTTCCTGACTTTGAATGTTTCTCTAAAGGTGAAGAATCTTTAGAGAAATTTATTGGCTATTTCGAGCAAATTCCAACCTTAAAACTGTAAATAAACTTTATGTTCTATAGTAAAGGTACGTATGCGAAAGAAACCTACCTCTCTCAAAAAAGGTCGTAATAAGGCCCCTATCAAAAAACGCCGAAAAGGTCTAAGAGCTACTTCGGTATCCAAAGCTCCCTCAAAAGATTTATCTATTCCTATTAAACAATTACAGGCTGCGATTTCCAGTTGCCCTATTGTTTCTAAAGAAAACGGATATTCTTTTGATTACCACTTTTTAGGAAAATGCGAGACACGTTCTTGTCAGTTTTATAGTGACCGAACAGATCGTAGGTGTCTAAAACTTGATGTTACCTTACCTAGTAAAGATTTTACAGACGATGAAATCTACTATTGGAAAATTTCACGTAATCCTGATTTTGCACAGGACATGCCTAAGGCCCGCACTGTCAACTCTATAAGAAAAAAGGCAGCCACTGCGGTAAAAAGTAATATCGTTTTTTATTACTTTGTTAGTTACGTCCTAGAAACATACAGCCCTGAGGACACAGAGTTTGTATACAGAAAAGGATTCAATTCTAACTTGGATCTTTTGTTGGAGTCATTACCTTTTAAACAAAAAGGCATAGACGTTTTCAAGCCTTGGCAACTGCCTCATTTATTTAATAAGGCAGTATTTAAAGAGTTCTGCTTTAAGCAAGAAAATCTGCTAATAGATTCCTTCGATGTTAATTTGAACTTACACAATGTATTGGGCTTGACGCCTGTTAAGTTTGTTAAACTACAGAGAGTAATTCAGAATATGTCTAGTTCTGAATACCAAAACATGCTTTCTGATTCACTGCTCTAATGGAGAAAGATATGCAAGACGTAAAAACAACAACGCTACAAAACTACAGCAAAAAGTACGGCAGCGACAAAGCGGCAGCTCTTTATGTAGTTAACCAATCAGATGGACGAATCTGCTTCAACAACAAAGACAGCCAAGGTATCTCGACTGTTATTGTTCCTGTTTCATTTGCGCCTCTTGACCTTACGTCAATCTGTGAGCGTGATAGCTTGATCGTTAACCCTCACTTCCGCCGTATGCTTTCAAACCGTCACCTTGTTATTATTGACAACGAAGACCTTGAACGCGTTCTTAAAGAAGACGATGAACTACGCGAAGAGTTTAATCAGATCAACAATACTCTTAACGATGAAGAGTCAACTGTTTCTATTGATATGGGTCGTGATAAAGCTGCCGAAAACCGTGAGTCTCAGGTTGCTGACAACGAAGACCCTTGTTCTAATCCTGCACTTAGCTCTATCATCAAAGAGTGTGAATTGTTGGATAACGATTCGGATGGTGAGAAGCTTAAAAGCCTCAAGCAGACCTTGCGTAACAAGATGCGTCAGTTCAGTAAAGAAGAACTGGAAGAGTTTATCAAAGTTTGTCCTAACCAGTCGCTACGCGATATGGCAACTAGCCGTGTAAACCAGCTTGAAGAAAAATAAACAATTAGTTTAGCCACAAAAAAGGGAGCATTGCGCTCCCTTTTTTATTATTCAAATTCTGGTGCAAACTTATACCTGAACTCGTCTTCTATTATATCCATATATTCGAATATGATTTCTTCATCTACTTCGTCAGGGTCAAGCTTTATTAACTTTCCTTTCTTGTTGTACTCTTTAGGTAGAGGTAAGTTATTAAACCTAATCTTCATAGGACTTGTTGAAGTATACTCTGCGATAACTTCTTTTACGGTGTTCTTCATTTTAGTCCCACCGCTATCGTTATCAGGCATCGTGAATATATGTTTAACACCTGTCTTTATGATGAAGCGTAGTTTCTCCTTTGTAAACTGCTTTGCTCCTAATATAGCCATTGCAGGTATGCCCATCATCAAAAGCCTTAGCGCGTCCCTAGCTCCCTCTACGATAACAACAAATTTTAGTTTGTGTTTCTTTATAAGGTCATGCGTATAATTGTAGGGGAATAGACCGTAGTCATGTGCCCAGTCACCTGATGTTCCTAAATAACTGGGCCTACCTTTTACTTTATTTATATAAGCCTTTTGACCTCCGTAATACCGTTTTCCTATCTTGTTAGGAAAGAAGCAAACCAATTCTTTTCTCGATTGGTGAGGTTCACTTAGATAAAGTCCGCCTACTTGTTTTATAAGCTTGCCAGGGTAGCCTCTCCAGTCTATATCCTCTGACCAAGGGTAGTAAGCAGGGTTACCTATACTTTGCATAAGTTTTTCTAAGCTGTTAGTAGAGTCAATCTGCTCTAGCTTTCTTTGCAGCTTACTTACTTTAGAGTTTACTTCCTCTTTGTCTTTTATCTTACCGTTGACGGCAGAAATTTTAGTTAAGTTAAGTTTCTCAGCAAGTTTATTCCAGTGTCCTTTTTCTCCACAACCGAAGCAGTGAAAGAAACCTAACGGTATATCCATTCCAATGCCCATGAATACACCTAAAGAAGGATCTGTGTCGTGGTGAAACGGACAAACTATCTGAATAGCATCTGCTGTACTTCCTTTAGGCCCTTCTACTTTCCCAAGTTCTTCGAATATAATAGAGTAGCTAGACCTTAGCTTGTCAATCTTATCTGACATAGGCGTTCTCTTGTTGCTAATTTATAATAACTTATAAAACTTTACAGTATTTGTTATTATGCAGTTAATTATTAGTGTATCAAGCCCTATCAAAGGCTTTGTTAGTACAATGGAAATGTTAAAGCGGCAAAATCCAGATACCCGTGTAAGCCTAATGCGTCTTTCGGCTCGATTTGCTGATACCTTTTTAGGTAAAAAACTCAAAAAACTGGCAGCTCAAGATAGGCTTTTGGATAAAAACACAATGCTTATGGATCTAAACTGGGGAATAGACCTCGGTGCTAATAGCGTTAGTGTAAATACTTTAGTAGAACAAAAACATATAGAGATTGTTCAAAAGGTCGGCGACCTAAATAAACCTTTAGGTAGATTAGTTGTGGTACATGTTAATCGAAGTCGGTCTTTGAAGCTTATGGCATCTGACGTTGACAACAGGTTGCTGGCAATAGTTAGACCTACTAACTTGAGATATAGACCTGAACTAGTTAGTGTGGAAGTATACGGGATGTTCTTGTTGAACTTATTTAGAGATATTGCTTTATCTCACGACCTGCACTCAAGTACTCCTAAAAGATTTGTTGAATTAAGCGAGAGAAGAAAATGACCGTAAAGCTAACTGCGTCTGTGAGTAATCTACGCATATACCCAAAGAACTTCGAAATAGTTAAACGACTGTTAGACCCTACTGGTTTAGATCTAGACGAGTACGAACTTATCTTGGACAACAAAAGAGTTGTAGGTTACATCTTTAAAGAGCCTCAATTTGAACCTGTTCTAGAGGTACTGAATCGACTAGTTCCTAAGGTCACCTTCTCTAATGAAGAATATGAACAACGTACTTACCAAGTTGAAGGACTTGATGTAAACTTTGTTCTATTCGCGCACAGTAAAAACCCTTACTGCGTAATACAGTTTGAGGATGCTTATGCGGGGTCTTGATGACATATCGCCTTATATACCTAAAGGTAATATGAATCCCAACTACCATAGTCCTGTCAGCAGTGCAATGCGTGAGGCTCAAGAAACAAAATATATAATCCCTAGCCAACGCGTGCCTAAGCTAAGGCCATCTAGCTTTCCAAAGTGTTCTATCTTGGACTATTTGAAAATGTATCGCCACAAAAAGCTAGGGTACCTTGAAGAAACTAAAGATTTCGGTTCAAGTTATTTTACAGGTGTAGGGACAGTAGTTCACGAAATAATACAGCACTATATAGGGCAAACCAAGCAAGTATACGGTGATTGGAAATGCATAAACCTAAAGTGCGAACAAGGACAAGCTGCTTGTACTATAAGGGACGCCACAGGTAAAGTCGTACAAGAAGGCAAACTTACTAGCACAGGTACAACAGACAACTTGTGTCCTAGCTGCAAGCGTCCTATGTTTTATGAAGAACTAGAGATTTCTGCTCTAGATTCTGTAGGTCACGTTGACTGTGTTTTTGTCATACGTGAAGGTAGGTGGTGGGTTGTAGATTACAAAACTACCCTAAAGCGCAAAATAGATGAACACAAACTTCCCGAAGCTAATCACTTGTATCAGCTTAGGGCATACGCCTATATTTTAAAGTTCTATTACGACTTACCGATTCAGGGTTTTAGTTTGGTGTATATGCCTAGAGATAATCCTTTTAAGTTTTATGAATACTCTCATGATTTCGATACTCCTGAAGAGCATAAAATTGCCGAAGAAGTCCTTAAAGGTGAGCGTAGAAAATATAAAGCTTCTGAGCGTAGTTGCAAAACAGGTAATCCTAAGTATGCAATAGAAGCCAAACCTTGTAGTTGTGAAGAAGACTACCACGAAAAAATAAACTTCTATAACGAATGCCCTCTTTTAGGTATATGCTTTAAGCCTGATAAGTTAGAAGCGTTTTTGGACAAGTATACTCGATTACATAAGGAAAAAGCAGTACCCGAAATGATAACATTTACGGACCTATTGCAGGTAATATCAGAAAATGAATATAGGGATCTTAAAGAAAAATACGGCAAACCCGTATCAACCAAAAAACGTTCTAGACGAAAACGTAAAGCTTCTCTGGTACAGAAAAAGCTTTAAGTTCTACCAAGCTGTTAGCAAAAGTCTGGAATACGTTTATAACTCTAGGTATGCCTTGAAAGACACAGAGCGCGAAAAGCAAATTGAAGCAGTGTACAACGTACTGGTCTATTGCGACTTATATGTTTTGCAAAGACCTTTCGATTATAAAAAGGTGCGTTATTGCTCTGCTCACTTGCGTTATTTAGAAACCTATATTCGTAAATATAGTGAAGTGGTCATAGCGATCCAAACTTTAGTAAATGAGATACAGCAGTACAGAGTGAAGCCTACTAGTTTCTATGCCAGTATTACTTATCAGAAACGATTAGAGCGACTGGTCGAACTCAAGATACAATATTTAAACGAAATAATGGCTCGGTGTGACGCACTGGTTGAATCTATTGAGCCTATTAGGAGTAATTACGATGCAAATGATTATATCTCTTAGCTCTCCTTTTTATGCCCTTGCTGCGAATCAAGGTGACAAAATGTCCTATAAAATTGGCGATACTTTAAGCGACCAACCTAGTTCTACTAATCCTGAGTTAGTGGATAAAATGTCTAAAATGTTCGAGCTTAGTGATGAAAAGGCTCTAGAAGACGTAGACAAACTAATTAAAGATTCCAAACAAGAGCTAGACGACCTCAAGAAAGAAAACGGCAAAGACAAGAAAAAGAAGAAAGAAGACCAAGAACCTGATGCAGATCCTGAAGCAAGCGATACAGATGCAGACGGAGATTCTGATGCTACAGGGGACGATGAAGACGATCCTATTGAAGGCGAAGAAGATGAAGATGCCGAAGATGACGAAGAGGATGAAGAAATTTAAAAACTGTAAATGTGCTGTATAACTTTAACTTCGAGTAGTATATGAAAACAGCACTGAAACATGAAACTCCTTTTTACGACAGTTACCGATACATTCCTGCCGCTTTATGTATGGACCAATATTGTGTAACGGTATATGTTCGTTACCGCCGCAGCAAAACCCCTAACGACATTGTTGTGAAGCAGAAAGATGCCAGTATGTGTTGGCTTGTTTGTCCTGACCGCGAACTGGTTATCACTACGCACAGCTTTGACGTCCTAGGTTTCTATCCTAATGACTTCGATATGTGCCTGCATCTGGATATGTTTAACCAACAGATTTACGACAGCATGGGTATCAACTATGTTATGAACAACTTTGTTCACGATAAAGGTTACCGTAGTAGCGCAGACAGCAGAGCTAAAGGTAATATGTATCCTTTAGGTCATGAAAAGCGCGTAAGTGTTGTTGGGGATTCTGGAGGCTTTCAGTATGTCTCAGGCGCAATCGATTACGTTAATCCTCAAGAGCTAGGCAAGTGGTACAGCTCCAATGTCGATTCAGGTATGCAACTTGATATACCGATCACTGTACCTCTTGAAGACAAAGTTTTAAAAGACTTTGCCAAGTTTCAAATCCGCAACAACCGAATGGTTACAGAGCATCTTGCAGATCACGTAGACCTCTTTAATGTTATACACGGTAAGACTATTAACCAACGTCTTATGTTCAAAGACATTATAGAAAAGGCTTTCCCTGATGCCAAATGTATGGGTCTAGGGGGAATGCGTAGCTTCGGTAGTTTAGGTACTGCTAACCTTATGGCTAACATAGTGGGAGAAGGCAAACGTTATGCCCAGTATCACTTGTTAGGTATTACTTCTAGTAACTTGTTCCCTGTTCTTATTTGCATGGCTGGTCTTAACCCGCATAGTCCGCATATAACTTCCGATAGTGCAAGCCATAAACTGGCAGCTAAATCGCGTAAAATGTATGTTCAGTCTGAGCCAGGCAAGTTGCGCATGATAGATATTGGTAACAAAAACTATCAAATTCAGGCACCAGGTGTTTCACGTAGACCTAGAGAACGTCAATATTATACAGGCGTTACCAACAACTTATTAAAATCTAATAACATAATCTGCAACACTATCAAATACGCAGACGTTCTTGGAATTCTTACAGGTCAGTTTAGTACTACCTTATTGAGCATTCACAACCTTTTGGAAACCAACAGCTATGTGAATGTGGTAAAAGAAGTGTTTGCTTCTGAAAAACTTGAAGACTTCATGAGCTTTATCAAAAAGACCCATGCTACAAATAGTCCTGCCGACAGTGCTGACTTGGCGCAAGCTCTAGATTTTATGAGAGACGTTAAGGATGTAGGTTATGCAAAAGCTTACAAGAAATACGCCGGCATGATTAATAAAGAAAAGGAAGTTTATACTGACCAGCCTCAAGGCTTGTTAGGCAATATAGACACTGGTAACCCTACTACTGTATCTAAGAAAGAGGAAACAGAGCGTTTGCTTAAACTTAAAGAAACAGCAGAGCGTAACCTTAAACTTTTAGAAAAAGGAAAGCCGATTCCTAAATCTAAGAAAGAATCGACTTCCGAGGTACAATTAAAAGGTTGGTAAACAAATGGCTAAAACACCTACCCGTAGAAGTTCAAGACTTACTACGCGAAAGTCTCCTAAGAAGAAAAATTTCCGTGTAGTAACTCTAAAGGCAAATATTGTTGAGCAGCCTCCTGAAACGGCGCTTACTCGAAAAGGTCTTAGTTTAAAACAGCTTCTACGCACAACAGACCGAGTTCGTAGAGATAAAGGTCAATACGAGGTTACTATAACCAAGTTCAAAAAGACCAAGACCAAAACTAGCTTACCTGCAATGACTGCAATAGCTAGGCACAAAGACCCTTTTATGCCTAACAAAACCGTCAAAGACCGTAACGTTTATATAATAGGTTTAGATAGTCAAACAAAGCCTGTTACGAAACAAAAGCGTGTTATGGTAAGCTGTGATTGCGAAGACTTTGTTTATCACGGTGGTGAATATGCGTGTACCCTTCACGGTGCTGCTCGTATTATTTACGGTAACGGTGAGCCGCCTACTTTTACTAACCCAGGTAATGTGCCTTATCTTTGTAAGCACCTTGTTGGATTCGCTCACTATTGCATGGATAAAGGTCTTTGATGGAAACTGTAAATAGACACTTGAAGGTCGTAGTCGATCCCTCTAGCTTTGACATATCTAGTTTAAATAGGTGATTTATGGCTTGCTCAGGGTGTAAGCGTAGACAGCAAAATTTACTAAAGCAACTTGACCAGGGTATGCGAACCACTAGTGAAGTAATGCGAAGAATAAAAAGGTCTTTGGGTTCTGGTGAACAAAACAAAGACCTTATCCATTTAACGGCTGACGGCGTTATCAAGAAATGTAGGTTGTGCCAGAAACAATCTGATCCTTATCCTACTGCCGGTCAAGTCCCTCCTTTAACGTGTGATCAATGTAACAAAGGTTAAGTATGTCCAATCCAGATACACAAGCCCCTAACACCGCAGGTAATGTGCAAACAGTTTTAACTAACCTTCAGTACACTATTGAAGTGTTGCGCGAAGAACTAACCCGCTGCCAGGAAGAAAAGCTTTCTGCAAAAGTGGCTTTGCGTAAAGCACAGGTTACCAACAAGCAACTTCAAGATAAACTTGAACAGCTCTCAGACTTGAATCAAGACCAATCTCATTCAATCCTTGAGATAGAAAACCATCTTTCTGAAACTGATGACCAACTTCAAAGTGTCGTATGGCACCTTTCCTGCCTAAGCGGTAAAGAAATTACGCCTGAATACTTGGAAGAAGTTCAAGAAATGTGGCGCGGTAATAAAGATGCCAAGAAGCGCCGCGAAAACCAAGAAAAGGTTCGTGACGCAGTTAAAGAGCAGCAAGGTCGTGACATAGACTTGCCTGAAACAGTTGCAGAGATAGACCACACTATTAATGCCTCTGAACGTGCTTTGAAAAAGTATCGCGATCCTCAAGATGAAAAACCTACACCTGCAGATGAAATGCCTGCAATAGAACCTGTGGACGAGGTTGTCGAAGCCGAGACCGAAGAAGTGCCTGCTGCCCGAGAGCCGAGCAACCCGAAGGCTATTCATGCAGGAAAACACAAGCACAAGAAAACCAAACAAGCTAGCTCTTAATGGCTTTAGTAACTAACCCAGACGAAAACCTCACTGGAGGCCAAATAGAAAAGATATTGGATACTCTGTTGTATGAAGTTCTTCGACCGTTAGTTATGCACAGTAAGGTATTCGATGCTCAGATTGTTTACGCACTTAGTTTTATTATAAAGAACAAGAAGCGGAAAATATCTACGTCTAACAGCCGAGAGGATGTGGTCGATTATCTAAGTAGGGCACTTCTTACCGATGACCCTGTTGAAAAGTTTGAATACATAAAACTTTCTAAGCTTGAGCGAACTATGGTTTTCATATTCGCCAAGAGAGTTCTTGATGAACATTACAAGAGTTTTATTTCTCAGTATTCAAACTTTCTAGACGTAAAGAGCGAAACTCGTGGTTATGCCAAAAACAAAATTCGAGTTATTGAAAGGGTGTTGCGTACCGAAAGCCGTAGCGATTTGTTTTGTATGCTTAGTGAGCTCAAAGAAGCTTATGACCAATACAGAGATTACGTAGGCACTATAGTTGCACAGTATCTAAAGCTTTGTAGCCAACAAGCCAAGTTCTTTGTAGAAACAAATCCCTACAACAACTACGACATTCACGATGTTAGGCAAAACTTCTTGAACAATGTTGTTACCGCTATTAGCAAATACAACAGCGACCAGGGCGCCCTGACTAGTTATGTTAAGTTCTGGTTGCTTAATGCTCAGACTTGTAGCACCAGCGACCATGAGTACGGTATTGCGTATCGTATACCTCCCCAATACAAAAAGAAATTGGCTACTAGCGATAACTCTCTAGAGTCCAACTTTAGTATTTCTCTTGATTCAAGCGTTATGAATGATGACGGAGAAGAAGTTACGCTACACAACAAAATAGAAAGTAACGAGACTGTAGACCAACAACTAGAGCATGCCAAGTTCAGCAAGCTTTTTGCAGACCTCGCACGTAATGTAGACCCCCACGGAATAGGGCGTCTGACCTTGGATATAGATGAACACATATCCAAGGAAGACCAACAAAAGATGCGTAGACGCATGAAGAAGCAGCATTTACTAAAAGTGTAAATACATACTTGCCCAATAAACTTATAGGAGAAAAAGATGGCAAGAGGATTTGATAACATTGATCCTAATGCAAATCAGAAAGGTGATAATCTTAAACCGGAAGAGATATTTGATATTTTCAAATTGACAGAGTGTACAAGTTATACTTCTTTCCGATTATTGCCTGGCGATATGCTACCTGTAAAAATGCATTGGATTAAAATCCGTGCTGGTAAGGATAAACGCGAAACTAAGATTCCTAAGTTGTGTGTTAGTTTTGACCCTGACAACGAGCGCGTTCCTTTAGAGGGTACAGATTGTCCTTACTGTAAGCTTTCAAGTGGTCAAGATGGCAGTCAGCAAACTAACCTTGCGTATTATGCAAATGCTATTGTTCGTGACATTCAAGAAGATGAACCGCGCAAGAAGGCTAAGCTTACAAAAGAAGAAAAGAAAACTGGTCACAAAGACGTTAAATCTAAAAGCTGGACACCTGTTCGAGTAATTCGTTTACCTAGCGGTCTTGCTGGTAAGATTAAAGAAATGAAAGAGCGTAATGGCGGTTATGCAGTTACAGATCCTGATAACGGTATTGACGTAGACATTAAGTTCGATGACTCTCGTTCTGGTGCAGACAAATATCAGATTGACCGTGGTGAAAAGTCTCCTTTGGAAGATGACGAGTTAGAATATCTAACTTATGACCTAGGTGACCACTGCTTTGATTTGTTAGGTCGTGAAACACAAGAGCAGGCTGAAAAAGAGTTTGCTCGCATGGACATTATCGGTCATGATCAAATTGATGATGACGAAGAAGACGATGATGACGAAGACGATTTACCTCGCAAGTCTAAATCTAAAGGTAAAAAATCACGCAAACGCGGACGTGACGAAGAAGATGACGATGGTGACGAAGACGAGGACGAGGACGAGGACGAAGAAGATTCACGTTCACGCCGCCGCAAGTCTGGTTCTAAGCGCTCTCGCCGTAGCTCTATTGATGACGATGATGACGAAGACGAGGAAGATGATGAAGACGATTCACCACGCTCTCGCCGTAAGTCTAAAAAGAAAACTAGTTCACGCCGACGCAGTTCGGTAGATGAGGACGATGATGACGATGACGAGGACGAAGAAGATTCTCGCTCTAGTCGCCGCAAAAAGTCTAAAAAGAAAACTAGTTCTCGTAAACGTAGCCGTGACGATGATGACGATGATGACGATGATGACGATGACGTTCCTCGCCGCCGTAAGTCAGGTGCTAAAAAGAAAACTAGTTCACGTAGACGCCGCGGTTAATGCCTGCACTTAAAACAAAGGGGAAGCGCACAGCCTCCCCTAAAGCAAAGGCAACTAAGCCTTCAACTAAAGCAAAACGTTCTAAAAAGTCTGATACCGAAATTGCTCCGGTAGAAGACCAAAAGGACTTTTTTGACATTGGTGAACTTCTTGATGACCTTCAAGATGAAACGGATAAAAAGTACGGTCTGGTATCAAGTGCGCTAGAGCGCTCTAGTGACCGAATGAGTACAGGTATTCTTTCTCTAGACCTACTGCTTTACGGCGGCATTCAACCAGGCGGTTGGTACACTATCTACGGACCTGAACAGTCTGCTAAGTCAACACTGGCAATGACTATTTTGGCGCAAGCACTTCATGTCCGAATGACTAAAGGCTCTAAATTTGCCTGCGGTGTGTTTGACTTCGAAGGCTCGGTAGATGAAGAATACACAGGCAACATTATAAAATCTTTAGGTATTAAAGGTAATGCTGCTCAAGTATTCGGTGTACGTAACGATGAAGGCGGTTGGGAAATTCCTCCTTTAGCTCGTTATTACTCACATGACGTAGGTGATGACTTCTTTAAAGCACTTGGTAAAGTCAAACGTGGTCTTCCTGATAAGCAGACTATTAACGGTGAACCTTGCTATTTGTTCGAGCATACCAAAGCTAACAAGTCTAAGTTTGCAGGCATGTACGATACCAAGTACTTGTCTAAGAACAACAAGATTAAAGTTCCTGCACAAGATGGTTTTATGCAAGGTCTTTACTTGTGTGACTCTTACCCTGCTATGTTACCTGACGGTCTTGATGACGATGACCGTAATAGTGGTATGGCAGAGCAGGCACGTATGTTCTCGGAAGGTATCAAAAAAGTTAAAGGCGGGATGCGTAAAAAGGCAATGACTGTAATCGGTATCAATCAGTTACGTCTACGTCCTGCTACTATGTTTGGTAATCCTGAATACGAACCTTGCGGTGAAGCACTTAAATTCTTTAGTGATGTTAGAATCAAGTCTACTCCGCGTAGCAGTGGCCCTAGCGGTTTCGTTGTTAACAAAGGCATCGTAGAAGAACCTAGCGTTACAGGTCGAGGTAAAGACACTTACCGTTTCTTGCGTCTAAAGACTACCAAGAACAAGCTGGGTGGTATGCCTCAACAAGAATGTTGGGCACGTATCTGGATTGCAGACGGTTCTGGTGTTGCACGTGGTCTTGATCCTGCGTTTGATACTTTTGAATATCTTTCACTTCTTGGAATGGTTAGCGGAAACAAAAACAATTACAAGTTCAGTGAAGATTGTCCACTACACGGTGCTAAGAAGATTGACTGGCAAACCTTTAAACGCCTGGTGCTTTGTCCTCCTAAAGAGATAAAGCAGATATGCGAAGAACAAGGTATTAAACCAGTTAAGATTCGTGAGTGGTGTCAAAAGCGTTGTGCTAACGGCACACACCCTAAGTTGTTCAAAGAAATCTTGGTTTCTGCTACTACTGGTAAGAAATCAGACGATGACGATGAATAATCAAAAACTGTAAACATAATACAGGCAGTAGTTCAGTTTTTATTTGCTCATGCAGTTAAAATCTTTTCTACCTGAACTACTGCCGTATTCTACAATCAACATAGCGATACTTTCTTGAAAGTCTAAGATAACGACACACGTAACCTCATCTACGTTGAGTATTAAAGACTAGAAACTAGGAACGTGCTGAGGAGCAAGATAGAGGGGCTTCCAATATGCAGACCGAAAGTGAGCGGGGATTCTCACAATGACTTACCTAACGTGAGCGAGTTGATCACGCAAACTAATAAGTAGGTTGTTTCGTTAGAAAGTATCGCTATGTTGTTTTTCAATGCAGAGAATCACGGTAACAGATTAGCTGGTCTAAATCCGTAGGTGCAATAACTAGTGTGCATCAGGAATACAGGACATGTGTTGCAGCATTGCTGGCGCAAAGCCTGTGTTGGTTCGATTCCAACTCTCTGCTCCCTATTATTAAAAAGGTTTGTATGGATACTAACGATATAATCAATGGTTTAAACTCTAAAGTAAACTCTCTTACTGAGCTTGTTGAATCCTTACAGTCCCATAATGGTTCACTACAAGACCAGATTCATAAAATGGTAACTGATTACGGTGATGCTTGGTATGACGGTTACCGTGCTGCGCAAAAAGACCAGAAAGAGCTTATTGAAAACTTTGTTTCTGAACGGCGCGAAGAAGGTGTAGACTCCGACCTTCCCTCTACTATATCAGAACTTTACTCTGAACAAGACGTTAGAGAAATGAGTGAGGCAGCCGAGTCTCTTTACGAAGCTAAATCTGTCGGTCGCAAGTTCGTTATGGAGTCTAGCGGTTACTACGGAATCGTTCGACTACCTGAAGAGTTATTCGTTGATCTTGATCCTGAATTTGTGTTAAGTAAATCTACCGACACTACCAAGTTCATGTGCGCTAATTCTAAAGAAAAAGAGTACCTAGAGAGCTTAGGTGTTCAGGTCGTTGAAGTTTGTGATTGGTACAAGCTAGTAAAAGATTAAACAGGAGACAAACGGTTAGCTAGAGGATTTCAACCCTTGATTGCTGGTGGGTTCGAGTCCCCCTGTCTTCACCACATGCCCCTATAGCTCAGTTGGTAGAGCAAACGACTCATAATCGTCAGGTCCCTGGTTCAAGCCCAGGTAGGGGCACCACTTTAACCCAGGTATTATAATGCAAATAGAAGACACTTTTCCTAACTACAAGCATGAAATGTTTTCAGCCTTGTCTGATTGGGGATTTACCCTAGTACCTATGCGTGACAGTTCTCCTAATATAACTATTTACAACGGAGACTCCTTAACGTACCCTAATATGTATGTCTGTGAGTTCGATACTATAGAAGAGCTTCACGCTAGCCTTAGATATGCCGCTAAAGAGTTTACAGACCTTCAAGACAAAAACTATTCGGGTAATTTTTATAAGTTCTTTATGTTTAGCCGACCTGAGTACTCAGAAGGCACCTGGCACTTTTCGTTTACGTTTGTTCAAGTTTGTATTTAATCTACAGATACTAAACTAATTTAAAGCTATACGAATCTGAGGTAAAATAGCGCCACCTCAGAGGCTCTTGCGATAAAGGCAGGAGTTTACAAACAGGCGCACCTACTAAGGAGCAAGTTATGTTGAATAACTGAATTTGTTAGAGGACCACCTGATTGCTTTTATTTGCTTTGTTTAATCCGATTTACAAACCATTTAAAAGGTAATCATTATGTCTAAATTTCTTAAAGTTAAACTTAAATCGCTTGCAGAAGAACAACGCGTTATCAAAAAAGAAGAGTCTAAGTACAAAGGCCCGCGATGGGGCTCTAACTGGACTCGCATACTTTTAATGACGCATCGATTGTATGCTGTACGCCCAGAGATACGGGCGACTCATTTAGCATACGGGTATCTTCAAGGAAAGCCGCTTTGCTGTATTGAATCATCGCAATCTCGTACTGAACCTGATTGGGATAGGGTATTCGCAATGGTAAAGAAATACGGTACTTACCAACAAGCAAAAGACTTTGAGCAATGGAAACAACCTCTATCTAAAGCTGCTTAAAAAAGGCGGCGGTCTAGAGTTATCTAGGCTGCTGCCGACCCTTTCTGCCAGTTCGTTTATTCTCCTTAATTGTGGCAAGGTATCTTCTTGTAAACGAACTGGCACCTCTTTTAGCTGACAAGGCTCCCCAGGTTAGACTGAGTGTTTCATGCCTGTTGCTTTCAGTCTGCCTTGTCGGCACCTTTATTCAAACAGCTTCTTACTGATCATAGGCTAGCTGTTTCGCTCTTTAACAATTTAGAATCTTGCACCTTGCTGCCTAACACAACGACTCGGAAGGTTACGTGTTAGAACCAGGGTGCCGATACACTGTAGGTAACTTAACAAGGCAAGAGGCAAACCTCATGCTCTGTACCGATGCTTTGTTCTACAGTGTTTTTATTAGGTGCAGATAGACCAATGTCTTTATTCGTCAAAGGATATTGGTTGAACAACTTACATTAAACCTATGCACTTTTGCAAGCATTAAACTATATGTACTGGCGAACGATTCTGTAGGGCACAGAGGGATCAAATATATACTGCTCCAATGCTCAGGATGCAGACACGCATTGATACTTTCAAATCCTTTATAATCAATAGTGTATAAGATAACAGCCGTGCGCCTTAAAAACAGGAACGCCTGTAATCAAAGGATAGGCACCTAGGTAAAGCCTAAGTTAAGCACTTCCCTTTACCTAGGTGCCGACCGTATTTTTTGAGTGGCAGATAAATACAAATTGTCGTCAGACACAGGGTGTCCTTAACCTGTAGATTCGGTTAGAACCTAACTGACCTTTCTGTCTCTTTTTATTCTGGAGAACTTTATGGCTTTCGGCTTTCTTGTACCAGAAGGTACTTATGTAAACTACGGACTTAATGATTCTAGTAGTTCGCTTTTTGTAAATGTTCCTTTGAACTACTCTGCTGTTATCTTTACTATGCTCAAGTCGCGTAATACCCAAGGTAACCGCAGAGGCTACGATTGGTCTATTGAGTTCTATGTAGGACCTGATGAAATTGGCGCAGTGTGGGTTTATAGTTCTGAAAAAGCTCGCGATGACGATTACGAAAGAATGCTTTCTACTACTTTCGTAGGCTAAAACTGTAAACACTTATAGCCCACTTAACAGGAGAATGTAATGGATAACGCTGAGTTTAATTCAAATACCCTTAACGCTAACATCAATAAAGTTATTGAACAGATTAAAGATCTAGTGGAGCTAGGTAACAAGTTTACAGAGTTCCCTAATCCGATTGGTTCGCAGTTCTTGAGTGAAAAGCGTCCTGTCCGTTACTTCGAGTTAGCTAATATGTTGCGCGAACTGGTTCAGATTCGCAAGGATACTAAATCGACTATTCTTCAATACATAGAAGAGATAAATCGAATTCAAGCCGATGCAGAGTCTGCTATTTCGGCTTTCGAAAAACCTAAACTTGCTCAGGCAGTTTCTAAGAAATAAGTTTTACCCCGCCTAGCTAGGTGGCGCTGTACGCTACTTGCGCCCCAACAATAGCGCCTTACTCTGAACCTAGCTAGGTGGTTTTTTGAGTATATCAAGATACTGCTTACTTCCCAGTATCGGCGGCAACTTACCGCATTATACTGCCTAAAGCTTTGACCCCTTTAGGCAGTATCTTGATATGCTTCTCATATCACCTCGATGATTGTTGTAGTAATGTTCCATGCGCTCACATGGATCTTTAGCCCAGATGCTTACCCTAGCTCTGGGCTTTTTTCGTTCTATACACTATTCGGTTCACTAATTTAAAGTATGCTCCTTGCTTGGCTCACGTTAATTTTCCCGTTAATACGTGGGTCCTTTTTATTCAGGAATTAGAATGGAATTAGAAACTAAAATCCTCTACACGCCTCTTGCGTGGCCTGTTTTATACAGGATGTTTTCCCTTCTTTTTATAAATCAAAAACAAATCAAGAAAAATTCTATATACATAGAAAGCAGATATATTATAGGTAACCAGTTTAAGAAAGGTATGGCATACACAGATGTACCGTTAGTAGACCGAAGTTTTCTTTTGCTTTCTCGCCGTACTGAGGACATTCTTGCATTCTGTAAATCAAACAAGTTACCTCGTACTGCAAGCGTAGTAAAGGCATACCTACAGTCTAAACCTAAAGGAACTCCTATTGCAGTACGCGAATACTATTCAAGCGCCAACCTTGCTGCCACTATAGCTGAGGTACTACAAGAAGGTCTTACTCGGCAATATCCTAGCTTTAGTTGGCGTGTCGATATTGATGATCAAAACTCTTGGGTTATGTATGTACGCCGAGATAAAAATATCAAATCAATAAAGCTAACCAGAAACCTCAGGTGGACGGACTATAAGAAATTCTCTAAGGAGTTAGCAAATGGCTGAGTTCGGAAAGAAAGTAAAAGAAATGGACATAACCCTAGCCACTATATACCGTGCGTTTTATCTGGCTGCTCCTTTTCATACCAATCTAGTCAGAAACCCTATTATCAACCTTTACGAGCAAACAACGTATAGCGGTCGCACTGTCCGTAACAGCAGAGCGTATCGCCGTCACGGTGGGGAGTCTAACGTAACAGAGCGTTACCTTATGGACTTCGAAAAAGCTTGGTACTCTATCTATATCCGTTCTGGTGATATAAGTAAAGTTCTGTATTCGTTTGAAAGAACTAAAGTTGCTGCAAAATCTCTATACGCTATGACAAAGCAAGCAGAGGCTGGTAAAGGCAAATACGCTTGCATTACTTTCCTAAAGAAAAGCTTTTATAGTACTTTAGGTGCAGTGTGTTGTCAGTTGATAAAGCAGAGACTGCAACTGGACATTAAAGTTACAGTAGGGCCAAGTACTATTACGTTTGAAGGCCCTGACAGAAAGTCCTTTCTTATAGAGTATGCCTCACAGACAGGCAAAAATGATCCCTACTCTAACCCTTCTAACATGCTTAAAGCAGTGTACAAAGCTTTTACTGAGTAGACAGTTATGCTTATATCTTTATCTAAAGAACAAGAAATAAAAAGGCTTACGAGGGAAAAGTTCGACAAACTTTCTCGCAGTGACCAAAAGAAATACTTAGAAGCTTTTCCTTCAAGCAGTTTTCGATCTAATATGAAGCTTCCGCCTTCTATGAAAAAGGTGTCAGATAGTTTAGGTGTCACAGGCGAGAACTTAAAGATATTCTATCTTGAACCTGCTGTACGCGATTTGACACATGCTTTAGGTAAAGGGTTTAAAAACCTATACGATACCATTGATAAAGTTATAAAGTTGCCTAATAAAGCTATGCGTAAAGGCTTTGAAAAGCTGCACAAGACCAAAGCTTTTCAAGCACTGCACAAAGGTACAATCAAAGTAGACGAATTCTTAGAGAAGAATCCTGTACTTAAAAAGATGGGTGGCCCTGTGGTTGCAGGCGCTTTAGCTTATCAGTGGCTTAATATGAGCTTCAGCGGAGACTTCGATGACGATTTCAATGTAGATACCTTAGTCGAAGCACTTCAAGGCAATTACTCTATAGAAGAACTTTTAGGTTCACCTGATGGTCTAAAAGCATGTACCCAGTTGGTTGCAGGTATGGCAACAGGCGGTCTTCTCTCTTTTCCCTGGCATTCTAAAATGAACATAGCCTTTGCTCTTGCCTATACAGGAGCTCGTAGACTAGGTAATACTGAAATTGCCAATCAAATGCATTCTCGTTTCAAAAAAGGTTTAAATAATGAAAGCCCAGATTTCACTTAGTAGTAAAGTTATGAAAGTTCGAATGAGTCCCCGAAAGCAGTCTGGCGTTATTGCTTTCAAAGTAACCAACAAAATGAACGTCAAGTTCCTGCTAATTAGAAAAACTGGCAGCAACAAGTGGGGCTTCCCTAAAGGTAAGGTAGAATCTCACCTTACTAAAAAGCAAAGTGCGTTGGTCGAGGCACATGAAGAAGGCGGAGTTTCAGGTAAGATAATAAAGTCTATAGGTCGGTACCGCTATATTAAGAATAAAACCAAACGGGTACAATTAGTGGACTTATTCTTAATGGAGGTTACCAAAACACACAAAGAATATTTAGAGATTGCTCGCGAACGCAGATGGTTTACTTACAAGGATGCGTTAAAAGTATTACCTAAAGAGCAGATGCCTTTTCTAGTTTTAGCAGGTCACTATATTGAGCAAGAAGAAGGCTTAATGGTATAACTTTACTATGCTGGTACAATACAGCAGTAGTATGCCTATGCTTATATTGCTATAATGCGCTTATTGTCATTACTTGAACAGGATACCTATTTATGACGAAGCGCAAACAGAAACAACTTAAACGCCAAAACCGTAAAGCAAAACAAGCTAAACAAAATAAGGCTAAACCTAGCTTTACTCCTAAGCTTATTATTACCGAAGGTTCTGAAAACATGGCCTGTATATTAGGTGTATTGCAGGCAGCAGATTTGAAAGAAGAGGTGCGTTTTTTACTAGACCGCGTGTCTAGTTTGTCAGGCCACAAGCCTACAGGTGCATATTCTGATACGCAAGTTTCAGAGATAGTTAACTCTAACCCTACTCAATATTCTAATGTTTTTAAGAGCAGTAGAGAAAAAGTTACAGATTGTGTTAAAAGATTGCGTAACTCTTTCTATAACCTTTTAGACGGTCAAGCAGTCGGATCTTTAACGTTGACTGACCAAAGTGAGCATACCGAAGTAGATAATATGCTCAGTCTATCTATTGCTATGCTTGAGACTCTTGAAGACAAAAAAGTTAGACACTTTGTATCAACTTCTGACAAAAGGTTGATTGAGCCTTTTGAGGACGCTTTTGCAGTAGATGTAAAAGAAAGTAAATTTGCATGTAAGCCGTTTATATTCGAGTTCTGTACCAGTACAGCTCAGAATAAATTTGTGTTAGTTTCTTTTTACTTCCAAGAGGCTATGCATTTTGCGATATTTAATTACCGCAATGAGGTAGATGATTACCAGATAATTTCTATCCACAAACATGTAATAGAAGAAGGCGAAGAAGGTCTAGAGGCCGTTCAAGACCTTGCTGGAAATGCCGCTTTAGCTTTTTATTCTATACACGAGGAGATGCTTTATGAGACTCGTATGTATTCTTCTAGTAACATGAGTGCTACAAGTGTTTATTCATGTGTAGGTTCTTATTTTCTTTTTAGAGCTTTAGGTAGGGTAAATGAACTGACTATCAAACAGGCGTCACCTAGGAGTTCACAAGCCCCTAAGCCTGTAACAACTGATGCACCTATTGAAGTATGCCCTTACACTAAGCTTGATGATTTTACTACCCAAATCGTTTCGCGTAAAGGTATTGGTCTAGGTGCGACACATGCAAGCCCTGTTGAGCATGTCCGTAGAGCACATGAGCGCAAGTACCGTGACTCTAGCGGTAACGTTGTTAAAATAGTGGAAATCGCACAATCAACTATAAATAAAGGTCATGTAAAATAAGCTATAGACTGCCTACATTAAACAAGTTGCTTCTCTTAATAAGGAAATAGTATGCAAACACTTTTAAATTTCTTAGAAGAAAGTAGAACCAATCTCAGGCTTTCTATAGTTCACTATTCTGACTACCCTACATTTAAAATGGACACAAAGCTTAGTTTGAAGTTGGTGTCTGTAGATTACCCTGATAAAGTTGTGTTGGTGATAAAAGAACCTTTGATGCGGACAGACCTAGATCCTGATATTTGCTATGAACTAGCACAAGGTTCCGGCACGACCGTAGCTGAGGCAATCGGTAATTTTTTACGCAAGGTAACCAAAGAAACGGTCGTGGTAGTCGATACAACTGACTCTGCTAGTGACTTTAAAAGCTTCCCTATACTTGCTGAATATAAAGCCCCTTCATTTAATCTAGATATTGCTGTAGAGCTTGTACACCAGTACAGAAACTCCCTGTGTGACATTCTAGGCATCTAGACTCCTAAAGAGGACGCAATTGCGTCCTCTTCCTATATCTCCTATCTTAATTAACTTGGTACAAAACACCAGTATACTAGACCCCTCCCCTTTGCTATAATTGGTTCATGTTGTGAAGAAGCACAGCGCGCCTTAGCTTGCTAGCTAGGTGAGCCTGCTTTAAACGGCATTCGCTGATTTACGCTTGTTTGCTTAACTTTATTAAGCTGGTACAAAACAACCGTATTCGTAAAACTTACTTTTTGCTATAATAGGTACATGTTGTGAAGAAGCACAGCACACCTAATTTTTAAACGTCATTATTTGGAGACTACTTATGACTACTTTCGCTACCGCTAAGAAAATCACCACTGCACAAGTTAACGCTGTTGAAAAATTTGCCGCAAAAGCAATTGACGCAACTACCAAAACACAAGAACGTAAGGTTCAACTTGGTAAGCGCATTAGCGTTGAAGGTAAGCGTTACACAATTGAAGGCCTTCGCCGCACTGGTAAGAATCCTGTTTTCTTTTTGCAAGCTACCACAAAAGATAAAACAATCATCGAGGTGCCGGTGTCAACTATCGCCGAGTTGGTTACTGCCAAGAAAGCAAATAAGAAAACCAAGCCTGCTTCTACTAAAAAGCCAGGTGTTAAGAAAACTGGTAGCAGACGTAAAGTGCCTCTTACTTTAGAAATGCAGGTTGAAGAACTAACTGCTCGCGTTCATTCGCTAGAGAAGTTCATTGTTGAAATGCGCTCTGATTTGTTAAAAGAAGCCGCTAAAGAGTTCGGTAAAGTAGTTGGTGAAAGCACAGCCAAACAAAAGAAGACCAAGACTAAAACAAAGGAAAAGCCTGCTAGCTCGTTAGTTTCATTCGATCATTTTGTTCTAGTTACCGAGAAGGATCCTAGAGAACGCCCTTTCAGAAAGCTGTCTGGAGCAACTGCTTTCCATAAAGCTAAGAAAGAGAGTGCCACTGTTTACGGTGTCACCGAGTCAGGTAAGAAAACTAAACTTAAGGTCTTTGCTACTAAAGATCCTGTTTCTAAGAAAGAAACACGTAGCCGCAAATGGCACTGGGCAACAAAGCGTACTGCTACTAAGTTCGCTTAATTGAAAAAGCTTATTCGTAGTAAGGAGACTGCACCGAGGTGCAGTCTTGTTTATCTTAAATAATTAACCGAGGTTTTTATGGAAAAGTTTACACCACCTTTCGCAGAAATGTTTCAGCGTGATATGAAACTACATGCCGAGAAATTGCTAAAGGAATACGGCACTAATTCTGTCGGTGTTCAATGTTGCACAAAGGTATCTGAAACAAAAGGTATGCTAGAAGTCTATTACTTTATAAAAGACGAAGACAATACCGAAGACGGTACTGAATAGCTATCTTTAATACGTTGGTACAAAACAGTGGTGCTTGCCACCGCTGCTTTTTGTTATAATAGCTACATGTTGTGAAGAAGCACAGCACAATTTTTGACATTATTTGAGGAACCTATTTATGTCACGTATTAACAAAAAACTTGCTCAGCACATTGTTCACCTTCAAAACGAAAGCGTACCACACTTGGTAGACCTTATTCTACGCAAGCAGGCGAAATCGCCTAGCCTGCCTAAGCACTTTGATAAGAGTGTTGATTACTACAAAGGTTGCCTAGATTCTCTTTACACCCAGATTGAATCTTTGTTGTTTATGCATAACGTGTATTACGGTTACAGAGAGTCAGTAGTGAGAGGCGTTTCTATTCGCCGCTATGTTTTCCCTGATGAATGTACCAACGTGGTGTCTGTCTCAGAGCTTAAAAGAAAGTGTACTGAGAAGTACATTAGCTCTAGCCTAATCGAAGCAGAGAGAAGTGCTAAAGAGTATCAGCCTGAGCATAACCTAGATTACACTATCTATCAAGCTGAGGAAGCTATACCAACGACTTGTCGTCCGTATATCCGACTTAAAACAAAAAGCGGTAGCTATGCTTACCTGATGACCAAAACTAAGACAGTTACTAAAGCACTCCTTGAAGGTGCTGAGCTTAACTTTGTTGCATATACTCCTGACGGTGTTGCGGTATATGATTTACAAAACCAACACGCTTTTCATAACGTTATTACTGCAGGTGACGAGTTTGAAAATTACTTTATTCTTCACCGCCCTGATGAAGTACCAGCATAAGGAAAAAAAAATGAAAGCTGTATCTGCATTACGCGCATTAAGAAAGGCGCAAAAATCTTTGGCTTCAACTGAAGAGCGAATTAAAGAACTACAGGCAGAGCTAGACTCTGCCTATGAAGACAAACAGACGTTTTCAGACGCTACACATACTCTAACTAAGTTGCTAGTAGAAGCTAGAGCCAAAGAAGACCCAGAAGGTTTCTATTTGTTCATTAAGGGTATGTGTACTAATAGTTGTCGCCGTATGCCTTATTCTAAAGAAGTAAAGTCTCTAGATAGGGCCTTAAAGCAAGGTGTACCAGAAGACTGTTACGAGGCCCGTCTAGTTGTTGTATTCAACAAGAAGGGCAAACGTGATAAAGTTATTGCTAAACAAAACATCAATCAGTGGGATATAACCCCTGCAGGTAAAAAGACAATTAAGGAACTGTCGCTATGATAAATATTAAGAATGTAAATGTAGAAGCTGTTTTCCACGAAAAGTACGGAAACTCGCCTGAGATTAAAATAGAGGTTAAGGAAGAAGGTAAAGCAAACCCTTTTATGTGCTTTGAGCATGGAGGTAAAGACTTTCTCCTTTCACTAACTAACGGTGTCGGTAAATACGGTATCTACGGTAACTCGAAAGAAAGAGAACTTTTTCAAAGAAGAGGTACCTACACGGTGCTTGTCTTAGATAAAGACGAAAAGACTGTGGTAGAACGCAAGTATCGAACTTGGTCAAGTTCTCGCCCTTCTATTATGAACGAGGTATTCGCTCTTGAAGGAGATAATTACCTAACAGACTGCGAGGTACGACTTGAATGTAACAGGTCACCTGTAGGTAACGCCACAGTAGGTTTACTTAAACAGTTGAAAGACCAAGTAGAAGGCTTTTTTATTCTTGCTTGCTTAGACCTAGAGGATTTTGACGATTACGGAGAAAAAGTAATTCGTTACTTCCCTAGTTTACAGGCAGACCGCTTTGACTTCGGTCCTGAATGTGAATGGAAAGCAAAGCGGTTCAGCAAAGATTACCAAATCTTGGAAACACTGTAAACACAATAAATAGCGGGGCATTGCCCCCGCTGTATACGTAGAGAAAATTATGCTTACTCTGGACGATTTTATTAGCGACTACCAGCACTTGGTTGTCCGTAATATGAATAAAGATGGTCAGCTTCTTAAAAACCAAGCTTTAGCTCACGTAGAGAAATACTACACTCACTGTAAAGCAGAGTGTTTAGATTTTCTAAACAGAAAAAGTTAACCCCTCGGCATTATTTATCAAAGGAGATTACTTATGCCACGCGCAATCGAAGTAGAACACAAACGTTGGACCCAGACTTCTGTATTGATCGATACAGGTGAGTACAGTTACATATACGGTTACTACCAAGGTAACGCCGTTAAAACTATAGGTATGCGGTGGAACGGTAAAGGTCAAGACGCAGGTTACCCTAAGCTATTTAAGCGACCTGTATGGTTTAATATTCCACAAGAGCTTACTTTGCCTACTTTACTTATGCTTAGTTCTCACCTAGCTTTAACTTATGCAGGTCCTGTTCTTTCAAAGAACGGCACGATGACAAAAGCAGAGTTTGACGAGTACACCATCAACATCAAATCAGCTATCGCTAACTGTAGAGAAGGAAACCTACTATGAAAACTTGTAACTTCCATATAGCGTGGGTCGGAAAGTGTAAGGCAAAAGTAGTTGAAGGTACTGACTATTGCGAAGACCATACTGTTGGTTGTGAAGTATGTGGTGCGCAGGCTACTGACTCTTGTGACCATACAGGTTCACTGGTTTGCGGAGCACCTTTGTGTGGTTCAGTTCTTTGTAAGTACAAGCACAGGTTCACCAAGCACTGTAGTTCAGGTAGCTTTAACTTAGCAACTTTGCCTTACCTTATTTTTGATTTTTGCCAAGGTACTGCTCAGACTAGCGTTAGTTCTATGAAGCAGGTAACGAGTGCTATGCGTACAACACTCCGAAATGAACAAAAGTTTTATAACCAATACATGCCTGAAAAGGCAAAAGAAAGAGCTTTTTCTTACACTCGATGGGCTGCAACTATTGACCTGCTAGAGACTTTGTTGGACAAGTGCATAGACTTTCAACTTAATACAGGTTTTGCGTTTGCCGACGAGATAGATAACATGACGGTGAAAATATATCGGGTCTGTATTACTGATCCTGCTCGAAATAAAGCACACGTTTTCTTTATACGACCTTGGTTAGAAAGCAGCGCATTCACTTTCTTAAAGGGTTTACCTTCTGTAACACACTTGGAAATAGATGCAGATGAACAGGCATGCATTAAGTTTTTCAAAGAGGGTATGTTTGTCCAAAACGCTTTCCCTACACTAGCGCCTGAGGTTCGGGAGTATTTAATCACAGGTCTTTTGCCAGAGGAGCAAGCGTGATGCCTATGCTAGTTAAATTTTCAGTAGCGATAGTTATGCTGGTTTCTTTTGGTCTACTCCCTTTATTGTGGACATTGCTAATAGACCTTGGCGTTAACCAAGCTATTTGCTTTATGTTGGTATCTGCACTTCCTTTTATTATTGCAAAGATAGCAGAGAACGTTCTACTAAAACTAGGCTACCTTTCTAAGCGTAACCCTATTAAGTAATGCGGTGACGCTTGATACTCCTGGGCGTTAAAGGGATGTTCGGTAGGTAAGGGTTTATTTCTTTCCCGATTAGCTTAACCGATCTACCAAGGGGAGCCACTTCTGTCGAATCGGTTTGTTCCTTTCCACTGTGGCGAAAATAAGGAACACCTAGAAGCGCATTTAACCAAGTGTGTTTTTAGGTACACTAAATAGGTACAAAATAACTATATTCCCTGTATGGGTATTTTGCTATAATAAGCATATTGAACGAACTGAGGAAAAGCACATGTTGCATACCGGTAATACTTACACTTTAAAACACTTATTCAATCTAGACCTGACAGACGTACCTAGTCTGTCGGTAATAGTTGAAGGTAACGAGTCTCCTATTCAACACAGCCATATGACTGTTTCGGATTTTTTAGATCAACCTGAATGGGCAGAGACTAAATGGGTTTTCTTATTCACTACGCATGAGGAGATTCCTTGTTTCGTAGCTTCGAATAGCCAAGAGGTTCTTAAATTGGTTACAGTTGAAGAACCTGTAGACAGGTATCTTGATTACTGGATAGTGCCTAAATCGCACCCTAGAGAACAGTACGGTGTTTCAAAATGAAACACCATAAGTTTTTAGCTGGAATATCTCTTATAATAATAGCTGGTATCATTCTTTACTTAACCAGCGTTTACTACTATTACATTTAAGGAAACACCGATGACTGATATTAAAATCTCAAAATCTATTCTGGTTGAATTGACCGAAATTGCCGCTTTTCATGCCAAGTATCTGCACATGTCTAAAACAAACTTTGAAGGTCAAGGTATTGATTCAGACGTGGCTGAAATGCTTGTAAGAGACCAACGCACTGTAATTGATACAAGCGTAGGTGCTCTTATCCGCGTTCATGCTTATAGCCATGTTTTAGAAAACGTAACAGCAGGTGACTACTCAGACCACCCTGCAAAGTATGACAACCAGGTTCATGCTATTGCTGCCGAACTACGCGCACAGTACAAAACATGTTTAGATAAACTACTTGAGGAGAGCAAATAATGGGCAAGCAAACTAACTTTAGAAACGTTTTTACTGGCCCTAATGTATTTTTCTCGGCAACTTGCCTGACTGGAAATACCCAGCTGATGAAAGTAGTAGAAGCATTTAAGATAGATAAAGATGCCTCTCACTTCTTTACGGTCAGTGTTAGAGATTTTATTGATAACGAAGACGGAGGTTACTTCCGGTATTCTTTCTCTATATCTAAGGTACTTGTTCAATATATTCAACAGGTAACAGACTCTCCCTATAAAGATATTATGAAGGAGTTCCATACTTTATTTAAGCAATGGGCTGTATGTGTGAATTTAAGCTCTAGCTTAACAGATGCCGTAGCTATAGTGGTTGAAGATAAGACTATTTGTATCGATGTTATTGACCAGTCTCATGTAGAGCAGTACTTTCCTGAAAGCAGCACAGGGTACAAAGCGTATCTGAAAGGCAGACGGTTAGAATACAGCCGTCCAAACAATCCTATTGTTAGCGAGTTTATGGCAATGTATCTTGTAAGTACTGGTGCTACTACAAGGTACGATTTAGAGAAAACTCCTTACTATAACGGCGCTTCTTTACATGCTTTCTTTTGGTCAAGCATACAAGAAGATGCAATGTCTATTAGTGATATGGTCAAAACCCGCGCCCAGAGCATAATTGAAATGGCGGCACTTATAGTCAAGTACTCTGTAGATGCTGGTTTAAGTGAGCAAGACCATTACGAACAGGAAGTAGAAAACTTACTTCAAAAGTCCAAGCTGGTTATAGATGAACAAGGCACAACTGTAGCTGAACGTCTATATACCAAAGCGTTTGAGATGATAGACCTCAATGAAGTGGTGCCTGTTAAAGTGCTTTCTCAGTATCTGCCCCCTGAAAGTATTGCATTTTTTGCCGCTTGCTCCATGCAATGGGAACTGGAAGATGATTACGACTTTGAAGAAAGCGTAGACTTTTTAACTGAACAAGCAGTAACCTTTTCTAACCATCTTAGATTAGAAGACGCAACTAGGAAAAATGATATGGACAATATACCTACTACCAGTGATTTAGATAACGAACATCCTTTAGATCAGTCTGAAAAAGCTCTTGACCTAGACACCGCTAAATCTGTACTGACTGAAAAATTAGGTTTCACAGACCGAGTGGTGTCTAAAATGACAGATGAAGAAGTTCTCCAAGCCGTTGAACGCAATACGCCTTATAAAGAAGTTGCAGAGAAAGACACGCAACCGAGCGAACCTTTTACGATGTATAAAAGAGAGATTATTGCCAAGAATCTTACGTTTTTTCAGCCTTCTAACATAGAGCTGTTTTCAGATTTGCGTATGAAGGCAACGGCATTGTGTGTTGCACCTAATGTAGTTTTAGCAGACAATATACCTAAACACTTGCAGTCAGGTGACCAAGGTGCGTATCAAGATTGTGTTTTTGAAACCTTCTTAAATCTAATAGAGCCTTTAGGTTTTGGCACTCTTTCAACTCGAAAAGAATTCACTAGCCTAAGTAGCCGTTTGAACACGTTGCGAAAGCCTGTTATTGCTAACGCTCAAAAGTCTTACAAGTTGCCTAAAAACGTTACAGATATAATCTGCCCTAGAGATAATCAAGACCTTACTTTTGAAAACTTGTTAGAGGCATTCGCTTGGGTATTTCCGACAAGACAGGGAAATAGCTTTGAAGGTTACACCCTTCTAGGCGAACAAGTGGTAAAGGTATTTTCAGATCCAAATAGCGCAGGCGGTCTTTCTTATGAAGATGCCTTTACTTTAGCTTTTATGTTAACAGGTTTCTACGCTGCGGTAGATTTCAAAATATATGGTAACGCACTTGTAACAGAGCAAGATTTTCAATGTGTACTTCGAAGTATAGCCTTTATGTCTTTGTATTTATACCATATTGCTTATGGTAACTCAGAGCTGAAACCTGAAAGGTTTGAATATAAACATATAAGGTGTGTAAAGGCGATATTGCTTTCCTCTGGATTGAAAGAGCAACTTCATGTTACGTCTCGCTCATTCCGTACAAAAGAGTTTGAAGATCTAGAAGAAGGCTACTCTGAACATCTTAATAAATTTATTGATTTTAGTCCTTTGTACGCCGAGTTTGCAAACACTTTTAACCTTGCACAGGACTTCAATATAGAAGACTACATAAGGCAGTTTATCTCAAGCTTTGATTTGCTAAAATTCAAGTCTCTTGAATCCGAAGAAGCACCTAAAGGGAAAGGTAACCCTTTCCCTGCTTACTTGTCGGAGTATATATATACTGACCGAGATACAAAAAGTTTAGACAAGAAACTTAAAATTACCGGAAAGAGATTCCCAAGAGCTATTTCTGATGAAGATAAAATATTTGCGCTAAACATGGTTCGCTATGCTGCAAAAAACCTTGTTATAAATGACGTAAAAGAGTTCTTGCACGATCTAGAAGACTACGATGACGGTAAGCTAGGTCTTATGGGAATTGCATTCGGAGTATCAAAGAAAAACACTTCCGAAGAAGAGACATTTGAGAGACTCTGGCATCATTTTAAGTTACCTGCAGATGAAATAAGCCTAGAGCTAGAAGATGAAGAGGGTTGTTGCGGTGAAGATGGTTGTGAGTGTGATGAATACACCGAGACTAATGAATTCCAAGAGCCTGTTGTTGCGAAAACCGAGGAACCTGCTGTTATTAAAGGTGGACCTAAGGAAAAGGAATCTGTTTCCTCAGAAGTAATACGTTTGTCTCTATGGAAAGAAAAGGTCCTTTCTCTGAAACAATTGGCTGTAATGAGTGACGACTCTGTTCGCACTATTTACGAAAATATGCTTTAAAGTTTCGCCTGCTTCACCGTTTTAAAACCTCTCCCCTTGTCATCGGTGGTGTGAAGCAGGCTTTTTTATTAAAAGTGTAAACATGTATTAGCCGTATAAATAGGAAAGTACATGAGTGTTCACAAGCAAAAACCGCTTCTTAAACTTTTGAAAAGACGATACTAGTTATTCTGTATAGAGCACGGAGTGTATGAAGTTGCCTTGTCTAGTTTGACTTGGTCTACTAACCGTGCTGAAAAGGTATTAAACTACTGTTGTTAAAGGGAAATTCGTAGATGAAAAGTAAATTACCTTCACATATAATTAATGCGATAAATGCAGTTCACATTCGTATAGATACTTCTGAATTTGAAACAACTCTCCGAAGTCTAGGTACGTCCTTAAGCAACCTAACAAGTGTCGCGTATGGCTTAGACAGTTACGTAAATACAAAAGACTTGCAGTGGATTGCCAGCAGAGAACAATCTATACAACAAGGCATCGATACTTATGTAGAAGCTATTTCAAAGTTTGTGTCTTTGAAATCAAAAGTTCCTTATGATGATGTTTACCAAGAGCTTGAGAAACAAAAGCAATCTATTTTAGAAGGCAAACCTATATACGATACTGTACAGTACTTGCTGACTTTAAAGAATATTCCGTCTACGGGGCACTGTATTATTCCGCATGAAGCTTTCACCTATCCTGTAAAAACTATTCATCGCCTTTGGGTAGCGTACCCTGAGTTTAAATACGGTGACGTACCAGAGCACCGTCGTAATGCTTTCTTGGAAGATAAAGGTCACGACTGGAATTTATCAAGCCGAGGAATCTCTTACTCCGGTATACTTCGCAATTATGGTGAAGATGGTAAAGGTAGTGGTAGGTTACTTATAGAGTATAAAGTAAAACGGGCATGAAAGTGTTAAATATATTTTTTAATTGGTACCGTTCCCCTGTAAATCCAATGTGTTGGTATGATGTGCGAACGTTTCTTGGTAAGTGTTTTGTCTGGTTTGTTTTAGCTCTAATCAATTATTTAATCTAGGAGAAATTATGTCACATAAAGTACATGGTGCTACGGAATTCAGAAACGAAAATGGTTTGTACAAAAAAGGATTGTGTCCTGATAACTGTGACCCTTCTTACTTTGAAAGCAGAACTCATAGGCAGTTGGCAAAGCTTGAACTCGAAAGCTGGTTTCAAAACGGCTGTAACGGTTTCTTTCTTATCAAAGAAGAAGGCTACCCTCACCAGTTGCCTAATAGCCCTAATCGTCTAGGTCTTGATTGGATTTTTGTAGAGATAGACTTCTCTAACATGCGCGAAATAATGAAGTTCATCGGTCTTGACCCGAAACGTCTAGAAGAAGAAATGAATTTCTTTATGGGAGGTGATACCTTTATATTCAAAGACACCTCAGGTAATGACATTGAACTTGGTCCTGAAACTGATTGGAAATCAAGCCAGTGTTTTGTAATGAAGAACGAACAAGGTTGCTACATGATGACCTTGCAAATGTTTAAAAATGTATTCGGAGATTATGATGGGACTAAGAAGACTACTGCGTGAAGAACGTGAGCTAGAAGAAGACGTTGACCATTACAAGTATCGCATAGAGGAGTGCGATGATGATTCTCTAGAAACTTTAGAGAGTGCAAAAAGCACAGATGACCGCCTGTTAAAGGTTCGCCGTCAGATTGTTAATGTGATGGAAAGTAACCTAGAGCGTAGACAAAATTGGTTGCGTAAACACGGGAGAAAAAAGAAATGATTGTGTTCAAACTGCCTGTTATCTTGATATGCATGTTGCTTGCTTTGGTTTCTACCGTATTCAAAGTTACTGTAATAACTTTCTTCTTCTGTTTGTTTATTTGGTTCGAAGGTTCACCTAGCCCTGGTACTAACATTTACCAAGACGTATCTTTTGCCAAAGACTACAACAAGCTTAAAGGCGTTTTTAAATCAGTATATAGCTGGTTCTTAAATGAGGTAAAGTCTATATGAAGTTATTTTCTTATACTGGACAAGGCGTATCTAACGGCTGCTTTGTACTTGTTACAGCGCGAAGCGATTTAACTGCTGCTAAACTAGTACGCAAAAAACTAACAGATTTAGGTCTAGAGACTTCAAAATCTTTGTTAGACATTCGCCAAGCTTTAACGCCCGTAATGGAATCACTTGATTCACCAGCTGTTATCTACTACGACAACGGAGACTACTAAAATGAAATTTGCACAAGGAAATGATTGGTTAAACGGCGGTAAAGGTTTTACCAAGGAAGATCTTGACCAACTAGTCAAACAAAGCGAGACTAAAGAGTGCAGTATGGATGAGGTTCTGGCAGGTGGTGACGAAGCCGCATCCAAAGAGGTTATTGCCTCTCTTTTAAAACGTATCGATGAGCTAGAGGCCCAGCTTGTATCGGGCCCTAAAAAGATTGAAAGTGCTGATTACCACTCTATTACTTGGACAATAGCTACAGACAAGAAAACTCCTCAGGCAGGGGAACAAGCTGTTAGTCTTTTGGTCACTGCGGTAGAGAATGCTTATGCCAAGTATTTCAAATCTACTATGTTCGGAAAGCTTTTAGCCAAAGGTCGATACTGCGGGGCTGTTAATACTATCGAGCTATCTTCTCCTACAGTAGTAGACGGCGAGTTTAAAGGAATTTACGACAACTTAATCCTTTCTAATGTCAAGAACAGAGATATTTTGTGATTATAGCAGGCACTGGACATAGACCTAATAAACTAGGAGGCTATGACCAGCAAAACTTTCATAACCTAGTTAAGTTCGCAGGTGTTCGTCTTGTGCAACAAGAACCTGATTTAGTTGTTTCAGGTACAGCTTTAGGGTGGGATATGGCACTTTTGGTAGCGGCCCGTAAACTAGATTACCGAGTCCAGGCTGCTGTACCTTTTGAAGGGTTTGATAAAAACTGGCACTACGGTACTAGGCAGTTTTGGAATGCTTGGGTAGAGTCTTGTTCTGAGGTAGTGGTATTAAAAGATTTAGGGCAAGACTTCCAGTACTATGATGTAGTTAAAGCCCTTGACGAGCGTAATCGTTATATGGTTGATATGTCTGACAGCATGATGGCTTTATGGAACGGCACAAAAGGAGGTACTGCTAACTGCATACGTTATGCCCAGAATCGCAAAGTGGTTGTTGAAAACCATTGGTATTATTGGGAACGCTCTAGATTCAATAAGGACCGAATATGTTAGTCCGTAAATTCAAATTCGGAACAGAAGACTTAGTGCCCCTATTCGGCGGCTATAAGAAAGTACCAGCCAGGTGTCTGTATAATTTTGTTTTTATAGAACACCCTGAACCGTTGGCTCGTAAAATAAAACAACGTCTTTATGTTATAGACACAGAGACTATTTCAGATCATGTTTATGTATATGCTACCAACATACCTACTATAGACCTCGATTGGAATACTCACCAAAGTTTGCCGACTATAGACTACGATACGTGCCTCGGTTACCCTAAATGCTACGCATACGGAGAGCTTGCCCAGATACGTGATATCCAAATTAAGCCTGTTAGTTCTGTAAATACTTTTTGCTCTTGCTGTGGTCATCCTTTTAAAGAAGGCGACCGAGTTATGAAACTAGAGCTATTCAAATCAAGCGGTTTTAATTATATAAAGGGCTTGTACAAAGTAACCAAAACAAACATTACAATACACGCGTATCCTAGTCTGTGTAATGCAGGTGGTCAGTTTATTCTAGATACTATCCGAAAAAGATCTTCACATTGAGGAATTACCATGAACCATGACTTAGCAAAAATACTTTTTAAATCTCATTACGACCAGCCTTGGAGAATCTTCCATTCTTGGCGTCACATAGAGCACGGACTAGAAGCACTACAAGAGTTTATTTATGCCAAAGAGCTTGATAAATCAGATAGCGAAATAAGAAAGATTGTTCGCCAACACCGTGACTTGCTTTACATTGCTTGGTATATGCATGACTTGGTTTATGTTCCTAAACACGAAGGTAATGAACAAGCAAGCGCAGACCTAGTTCCTTACTATGCACCTATGTTGATTCCTAATATTGATTTAGAAGGTATCCAAACAATCTCCCGTCTTATCCTGTGTACAAAAGATCACAAGGTAGTAGACAGGCTGTTCCCAGGTACCCCTGTGTCCAAAGAGCTTGAAGCTTTAAGCAAAGTAATGATTGATATTGATCTGATAGGCTTTGCCAAATATCACCCTATGACTTCTTTGTGGGTAAGGGAAGAATTTGAATCGGTCTTGGTTCAAATAAAAGACGAAGACGGTCTAGATGACTTCGACCGAAAGTGGCGCCTAGGTCAATCTGATTTCTTAACAGGCCTTTTGCTGAAAGACAACCTTTATCAAACAGGTTATTTCCAGTCCAATTATCAACAAGAGGCTTTGGCTAATATCCGTGCTGAGGTAGACAGTTACAAATAACTTTATTAAGTCGGTACAAAACAGCCTTCTAGTTTACCGACTTCCTATATAGTATAATGCACATGAAGTCAACAAGTTTATGGAGTATTTATGCCACGTAAAGTAACTAAAACCATGCGCGAAGCCCGCAAACGCGCAGTACAGCAAAAGCGGGAACGCAGAGAGTACCAAGCTAGCCTAAACAAAGATTGGCATTGGTCATTAGGAGATTCAGATTCAGATACTCGTAGGGTGTTACATGCCGCAAAGAAACGCGGACCTAAACTAAGTTCTAGCATTCAAATGAAACCTACCAAAGGTAGACCTACGAAACTCGATTCTGTTTTTCTTGATACAGACTTTAGTGACCTAGAAAAATCTGTTCTAAAGTCTGAATCGAAAAACTTGAATGGTGCAACAACAGGTAAGTTTTCAACCAAAGCATTATCGCGTTCTAATATTCCGAAGACCATGAGTGAAGAAGAATACCAAAAGCGAGAAGAGGCAGCTCGTCAAGAAATTGAACGCAAGAAAACTTGTATTGCTCCTGCTTACAACAAAGGTGCCTACCAGTATATTGCAAGTGAGGAAATGGCAAAAGATGCAGGTAAAAAGAAATGAAGACATTCGTTAAAGGTCTTATTAAGTACAAGTACCCTATATGCCTATCAGTTGTACAAGTATCATTTTTGATATTCATTTATGAGCCTGTAGTAATTGCACTGAAAGAATATTTAGGTGAGCCTTTTTGGTTAGCCTATGTTATAACTTTTATGGTCTACATTAACATACTAATACCGTCTTTCTATTGGATATACCGATGCGTTAGAGTTGAATTGTGGAAAAGCAAGAACAAAGTTAACTACCACAGGTCTATGGAGAAATTGGCTTTTGATAAATGTCCTTGTTGCTTCGGTTCTCTAGAGGTAAACTTTTCTAATGTCGGTCACGTTACTCAAGCATGTAGGGGTTGCGGGTTCTGCAATCAAATGGTTGCCAGTATACCAACATTTTTGGACAATAAGCCTTCAGGCAATTACATAAAATGGTCTCAATACATACAAGAGGCTGAATAAGGAAATAACATGAGCATTACGCATCTTTTAAACTTACATATTGATACTTCGAATACTCTTTTGAAGGCTCTTTATGAACACGCAGATACCTATAAAGATCTTTGGCTATTTGCAACTACTGACCTACAACTAGGTCTGTACCTGGAAGAAGTTAAGACCTTTGTAAAGTCTCTAAAGGATCCCAATAGTGTTAGGATTGATGTTCATTCTGATATGTTAGCCCTGTATTTAGATTTTGAAAAGTTCGGCACTTACAACCTAGACTTGTATTCTGGTTGTCACGAATTTTGGACAGAGTGCAGATCTTCTATTGACTTTGATCAAGAGTCTTACTGTAAGAAAATTATGTCTACTTGCCGCGCTCGTGGTATTCGTATAGGTAAACCTATAGATAACTTATCTGAGATTGCCGAAGCTCTTGTGTTTAGAGCTATATACACATTCAAGATAGTTGATATGAAGGTAGCGCAAGAGCTATTTGGTTTTACCTTGAAACCTGCGGTAAAGCCTCTTGTTCTTGAAAGCATTCAGAAATCTAGCAGAAGCTTTGTTCGATGCCAAATTGCAGAGCTTATTCAAAGTAAAGACCAACAAGAATTTGAAAGAATGTTAGATCGTTTAGACAGTTCTTTAGAGACAGGAAAACATCCCCTGTCTTACGGAGAAGGTAAAGTTTCAGACCTGTTGGTTGAAGTCGAAGGTAAGGTAACTACTGTTCGACAAATGGACCCTAAAGACGCAGCTTGGGTAATATCAAAGATACTTCCTATAACTGCAATGACAAATTTTCTAAAGACCTTCGGTCCTAAGACTAAACAAGAGTAAATTTTATGCCAGTAACTAAACCTGTTGTAGACACCAAGGCTCCTATTGATACAGATGCCTTTTTAAAACTTACCCTTAGGGACATAACTCTATCAATTATGGAAAACATTGATTCGCTTTCTAGCAGCGACTACGCAGGACGCATGTTATTGGCTTCTTCGGGAATGAGTAAAGACAGTCCTTTGGATTTGCTTATCCAGGCTTTGACAAAAGAGTACTCTACTTACGAAGATATTGCTCGTAAAGTGCTTTCTTTTGACAAAGCTGAATCTTATAAATTTGTAAAAAGATGGTACACTACTATTTTAAATGTTCATAAAGACGAGTGGGAGGTGATGTACTCGCATACTTATTCTCATGTAACTATTGTTTTAGGAAGTTAAAATTAGACACTGACAAGGGGAACAAAAATGTCTAACAAACAAATGAAAGTTTTAGAAGTAGCAAACCTTTTACGTTCACTTTATACCTCAGGTAAAAAGCCGCACCAGATAGCTTACCTGATTCTTTTGCATTACAAGAAAGACCTTAGTGTAGATGAATTCACGTACTTTATGGACGGGTTCTATACACCGAACGGTAAACCTCTTGATCGTACTAATGTATACGGCCACTTGTATGCACTAGACAAAGCCAACTATATCTACAAGCAAAAAATGCTTGGTGATTACGGTAAACCTTGTAACGTGTATTTTATTACACCTAAAGGACTGGATGTTATTCAGCCTATCCTTGACATGTGCGGTGATTGGGACACAGTTAAGAAGTCGAGCACTTTAACAGCTTTGTTTGGTACGCGACCTTCACCTGAGTACAAACCTATTTCTGAGGCGCTTCAACCAGAAAATAAGTCACTTACATCGGATCAAGAGTCTGATTCAAAAACACTACAAAAGGAGACACACTAATTTAATTGGGATGACACATACGGTGAATCCTATGCGAAAAATAATATTGCTGGCTGCACTGGTATCGCTTGTTGCCGGTGCCCAGCAAGACAAAGAAATTCTAATAAGCATACCGGAGGACTTTTCATTTCCTCTAGGGCAACAAGTATTGAACGATCTTGCAAAACAGGTATACTCAGGTATACCTGTCCGCGTTTCTACTGAATATTTTCCTGACAGGCAATCTGCCTTACTAATAAAGCAAGGCAAGGTCCACGGAGAGATATACACATCTAAAGAATTTTACGACTCTTCTGGCATCGAATATATCTCTGAACCTATAACCACTATTCGTATGGCGATGTTTTGTCTAGATAGGAACGAGTGTGCTTTTCCAGACAAAAACTTTATTTGGATTATTCCAAAAGGCTCTGGCGTAGCAAGTAGCTATTGCCTTGAGAATAAAATATTTTGCGTTAGCGTAGATAACTCTACCAGTGCTTTTGTAGAGTTACTTAGAAACTCAGGCAGCATTTTGCTAATGGACAAACTTAGCGCCGGAGGGGTTATATGCAACTCAGAAATCGATAAGATATATTACCGAGACGTACCTGAATTAGACTCGCTTGCTTTTGTTTCTATAGGCGAAGGTATGTCAGAATATGTTACGGAACTTGAGACAAATATAAAAAAGCTTAAACGTGATGGAACTATAGATGCTGCGATACAGAGATTCTGGCAAGCTTTGTATGATTGCAACATTTCACCTATTAATGTAGATGATAGATTTCTACAGTTGACAGAAGGACTAGTTGATGTGGGCACCCAATAAATATTATTTAGCGCTTCCTAAAGGTTTACCTAATGAACCTGATAACTGGGTAAGCGTTAAGTATACCGAACTTGGACATTTTTATAAAGCAGGAAACACGCACACCTATTATCCAGAAGACTTTGAACAGGTTCTTACTTTGGATTTTTACCGTGCGGTCACCTTGTGTAAGCACTACAAAGAAGTATACCAGCAGAAGAAAAGAGACCCTAATTCTGTAGAAGAGATTCTTAAAATTCTTACTGCCTTGAAAGATGACAGGGAAGGCAATACGTCTATTGCTGACTCTGACCAAAATCAAATGATTCTTAAAATATTCCGATTACTTGATAAGGTAGAGAAAGATGATCGAGAGCAAATATCCTCTTGTGACTTTGGGCACAATATTAAAACACAACAAGAACAATAGTCCTTATTTGTTTACTATTGTTAGCGAAGACTACATTAGTTTTCCTGCGACTTGTTTTTGGACAATCTGCGGTTTAGATGCCCAAGGTCACCCTGATTACAAGTACAAGGTCTTGCGCCCTAATACCCAGACTTGTTTTGAGCATGACGTGCCTGATGATGTTGATACTTGCTCTAATTGCGCGTTCTTGATAAAAGACTTGTATACTCATGACCTAGCACTTTTGGTTTTACCTAAAGACTACGCTGACCAGCTTCTTTTTACACAAGACGTTTATTATTCAGCTTCGGTAGCTATGGATAAAGAGTTACCTATTCATTGTAGTTTGAGGTTTACACCTTACGAGACTACCGAGTACTCTGGATTTACTTATGAGGTGCCTTTGAAATTCAGCACAAGCGGTATAAGTATAAAGAAATTTTTAAACCGGCATTTGCCTTTATGTAGTGCATCTTTCTATAAAAAGAATATGCTTGAGCATAGAGCAGATCACAACTTACTTTCTTTTACTGAGAGTATACGTGTTAGCTAAAACTGTAAACTAAAGTAACAAAGCACACAAGCTAAGGATTTGTGCTTCAAATCAACGTATGTATAATGGAATTTGTTGTACGCCAAATAGAGAACTAATATGTTATCAACCTATTCTTTAATAGTGGAAAACCAGGACTTGTTTTCTGCTCAAATTGCACAGGAAGTTTTTGGAGACGTAATAGCAGGTAACAATCCTAATCAAGTTATAGTAATTACTGATACCTCGCTGCGGAGGAAAGAGCTTACTTCAAACGCGTTTACTTGTTTAGGCGGCTTTGGTTTATTCGCGTCTTTCTTGGATCTAGACAGGTCTTTTCTAGAGAAAGACGCCGCTAGACCTGCTTTGGTTGCTTGCGCAAACCATGTAGCTAGCGGGTATGACTTTATTAAAGCAGGGCTAACAAATTTTTATTTTATAGCTCCTCCTAGATGGACTACTTTGTATGAGCAAAGTAAGCTTGAAGCACACCTTGTGTCCAAGAACTCTATGTTATTGCATTTAATGAGCAAGCTTGACCGACCGAGTGTTTTCGATTTTGAAGATATTTCTTTAACAATCGTCTGCAAGGACAAGCGAGTGTACGATATTGTAAAGAAGTGGGTAGACGATAAAAAGTATATACTATCTTCTAAAGGAGAATTATGAAAATAGGATTTGCATGTAAGTACTTTCATCCTGACCGAACTTTGCCTGCCAAAGCTCTCAAAGAGGAAGAACAAAAATACAACTTTAAATCTACTACTGCAAAATGGTTAAAGGATAACCCTAAACTTGCCTACAAGCGGTTAGAAGAAATTTGTATCTACAACGCCGAATGTGTGGTTCGTTTAGTAGACCTGGTTAGTAGCTGGGCCGTGCCGCTAAGAATGTTACGCATAGGGAGCGATGTACTCCCTATGTATACCCACAAAGATTTCAGAACTTTCTACAAAAAAGCCCCCTTTATGCAAGAAGTGGAAAACTTACTTGCAGCCGCAGGTCATCGTGCGAGAGCTGCAGGCGTCAAACTCTCAATGCACCCTGGTCAATTTTGTGTACTTGCTTCTACCAAGCCTGATGTGATTGCCAATTCAATAGAAGAATTCGAGTACCACGTAGACGTTATCCGAATGATGGGCTACGCCAAGTCTAAACTTGATTTCAAGTGCAATGTCCATCTTTCAGGTGCAGGTGGTGCCGACAAATTCCTATCTACTTACCAAAAGCTTTCAACCGAAGCCCGCCGCGTTATCACTTTAGAGAATGACGAGTACACCTCCGACCTAAACGACCTGCTGCCTCTAGCAGACTATGTAGGTATCGTGCTTGATATTCACCACTACTGGATATACAACCATTCTTTTATCTCCTCACAAGACCCTAGACTTGAAATAATAGAGCAATCTTGGCAAGGCAGGCGTCCCACTATTCATTACTCGTACAGCCGAGAAGAGCATTTAAAAGGTCTTACTGGCACAAAGCCTGACCTGAATGCTCTTGTATATTCAGGCATCCCTAAGTCTAAACTAAGAGCACATTCTGATAGTTATCCTAATCCTGCAATGAATAGGTATGCACTGGAGTTTCTGCCTCAATTTGATATTATGTGCGAAGCCAAGAACAAGAATGAAGCAAGCACACTCCTATACAAGCAGGCGGTACGCGTAGGTGTACTCTAACTGTATTAAGTCGGTACAAAACAGTATATGTTAATACTCGCTTAATTTGTTATACTTATTAAATGTTGCGAAGAAGCGCAGCATATTATTTAGGAGCATTTATTATGGCTAAGCAAGTTTCAGAAAAAACCATGAAGTTTATCGCACAACGTTTGCGTGATGTAGCAGATACTAAACCTAACTTTAACTCTGAGTTGGTTGATCCTGAAAAGGATTTCGAAAAGTACCAAGACCTGGCTTTGCTGATTATCGAACCTGATATTCACGCAGAAGGGCCTGACTTCGATTCTAAAACCAATGAGTTTTACATGGACTGGCTACAGAACGATACAGACAACTGGGCGCAGTATATAAATAACCTGCTCGGTGCAGAGTGGGGAAGAATAGCCAAGTTCGTTTCAACCCACGGTTACTAAATAGGGGGTTAACATGAATTCAGAGATTCAAGCCCGCAATATATCTAGCCTGTACTACCAGTTGGTTGATCGGCTTTCAGAATTAGAAAGCACAGGCGACAGCAACCATATTGACCTCAGTATTGTAACCCAGTTAAAAAACAAAATGGAAAAGCTTGAACCTATAGTTACCCAAGCTAAAGAATCAATAAAATAAAAGGAATTAAAGTGCGCTTATTAAAAAAGATACTTAAAAGTACTACATTTAATTTACTGGTCGTTATTGTTGTCGTCCTTTATTATCATACCTGTCTTGTGTAGTAGGTTTTGAAAATACTAATATAATGTATAGGGAGCAAGTCTGCTCCTGTTAAAATAACCCAAAGGATTCGCTTCACTATTCCTTTCTAGATACACCTAAAAAACAAGTTGGAAATAAAATATGGTTTATATTATTAAACCTATAGGCAGTCTTTACGTTTCCTTACGTGACTTTTTGTCCAAAGCAAATGCGATAAAGAACCTTGATAAAAAGCTGGATGCTTTAAGAGTAGAGTTTGAAACCAACGGTCGAAGTCGAGAATGGTTCAAAGCTGTCCGTTCTATAGTGCTTGACGTTGCTCGTCACAGAAAAGCTCTTGAGCCTTATACGACCTCAACGCTTGCTACCTTAATAAAGATAGTTGGCCCTAACACCGTGCTTAATACGTTGGTAGACGGCAGGTATTTGAATAGACAGGTAGCAGATAACCTTCTGTCTGAATATAACGAAACATCTTACATGGTAGACAAGAAAGTAAAGGACTTGCGCCTAGCTAAGTGTATCAAGGGTAACTTTACTAAATAGGTACAAAATAGACCATTACGCAGAACACAAATTTTGCTATAATGTAATTGTTGTCGCAGCAAAGCGCAGCAATCAAACAAACTTTCGGAGATACAAATGGACGATATTACTTTAGACGGTCACTCAGCAATTGTTAATGCTATTCTTTCAAGTTGTTCGAGAGAACTTTCTGTTAGCTACGATGACCCAAGCCTTGAAACATCGGTTAGCGGCGCCCTTGAAAAGGCGAAACAGGATGACTACGAAGATTATAGCCAACTTGCCCAAGTTATAGTTGAACCAACGTTTACTGAAAACCAATCAGTTATCCAAGAAGAATATGCCGAGTATATCGAGAACAATACTGATAACTGGGCAGCCTGGGTACGCCAAACTTTTGGTAACGCTTTAGGTAATCTTGCCGATGCCGTAAACGAATACGGTTATTAAGTTATAAGCTAGTAGGCTTCTGTAGGAGTCTACTGACGTATAACTTTACTAAAGTGGTACAAAACACCATATATACGTACCCCTGTAGTTTTGCTATACTGTATGCATGTTGTGACAGACAGCATACAAACTTTCGTTAAACAAACAAACTTAAAGGAAATTCAAAATGGCTAAAGTTCAAACAAACGAAGCAATGGTTGGTAAGCGCATCAAACTAGAAGATGGCAGCCGTGTTAAAATCCTAGAAGCACAGGCTTCTGGTTACAAACTATCTAACGGTGACCGATTACCTGCTCGTAAAGTTGAAAAGCGCGGTCGCAGTTTTATCGAAACTGATCTTACTATGCGTGACCTAGAAGATACAGGTGAAGGTTATGTTGTTAAGCCTGGTTCTGAGGAAGCATCACCTAAGAAATCAGCCACGCGCAATAAAACAACTGGTAAGAAGAAAACTACCAGCAAGAAAAAAGAAACAGGTCGTACAACTCGCAACTCTAAAACCAAAACCAAAACCAAAACCAAGTCTAAGTCAAAAACAAAAGACTCGGAAGAGACGCGTACTAATCGTAAGACTAAAACCACGCGTAACAAAAAGAAAGACGATGCCCCGTCTTCTAAAAAGACCGTTTCGCGCCGCCGTACTAAGGCGAAAGAAGAAAAGGTTGAAACTAAGCCAGCTCGTAACCAAGAAGTCGAGTTGAAAAACAAGTCTCAGATGGAAAAAATTCAAACAGCTATTCGTTTAGCTGTCGGTGAGATCTTAGCGCCTTACACAAACATTGATAGTCAGAGCACTTGTTTGATGGCTAATCCTCCGAAGAGCGCGTTCTCGGTAACGATTGAAGTTAAAACTTCTCTAGTTAAGCCTGAACACCACAGCCTAAGCTATTACAAAGCAATTGCTAAGGAAGCAGGTGCTCGAATCATTACGCTTAAACCTAATATTCAGGCAAAGATTGCAGAACGCCTTGAACCTGAAGAGTCTGTACGTGATTCGTTTGTTTTAGAATACGGTGATATTCTTCTTGATGAAGACGGTACTACCAAGCTTGTTTATTCAGGTGTTAACGTAAGAGAAAATAAGTTTGTTCTGGTTAACATGTCTACCGAGCAAGTTATTGAAATCGGCTTATCAGGTTTTGATAGCCTAGATACTACTGGCGTAAACGTTACAAGTCTAGGTATGACTATTGAAGAATACAACCAGGAACTTGAAAACGCTGCCGATGTTGATGATGACGAGTTTGCTATTGATTCCGATGAAGATAAAACTCCGCTTGAATCTTTAGACTGGGACAACACTGACCACGAAACTTTAGTTGATTTGCTTTCGGATGTTTACACCGAAGAAGAGCTGATTGCTTTCGCAGAGCAAATGGACGCGTCCGAAGAAGAGCTTGAAGCACCGATTAGCGAGTTGATTGAAATGATCGTTGCAGCACAAAAAGAAGAGTCGGAAGACTTTGAAGACGCAGACGAAGAACCTGAGTCGGACGAGCTAGAGCTTGGTGATATTGAAATGGACGAAGATGATCTTGAAACAGAAGATGATCTAGACCTAGAGGACGCCGAAGACCTAGACGGTATAGAAGAAGTTGTCGAAAACAAACTTTCTATTCGTGAAATGGCCGCAGCGTTGATAGAGTCAGGTGACTATACGCCTAAAGGTTTGAAGCGCCTGTCTGATGATGAAATCGAGCAGGAGTATCAAGACCTAATCGGTGACCAGGAAGAAGAAGCTGAAGAGCTTCCGTCTCTTGAAGAAATGAAAGAGACTCTTCTGTCAGACGGTCAAGTAACACCTAAAGGCTTAAAGCGTATGGAAGACGAGGAGATTGAAAGTCTTTACATTGAAGTATACGGTGATGAAGTCGAAGACGACCAAGACGATGTAGATATGCTTTTCGATGCCGACTCTGTTGAAGACGAAAACGACCTTGACTTAGAAGGCGAAGATGACGATGAAGAAGACCTAGATCTAGAAGGCGAGTTAGAGTCTGAATTTGAATAAGCCTGTACACCGGAGATAGATATGTCAGATCTAAAACCGATGTTTATAGGAACGTTTTATAGTCTTTTAGTCAGGTCTGCAATGTCTAGCGAGGAAGGGTATGTAACAGTACCCGACCTTTCTAAGCAGATAAACATACTACCGAATCGTGGAAACGAGCTAGGTAAAATTGTTAACCAGACGCTTAAAGAAATTGCTACGTTTGAACACAAGCATAACCGACCTATGTTAACAGCACTGGTCTGCAAACAAGACAAAGCAAGCGGTTCTTTTTACCCTAGCGATTGGTTCTATGTTTGTGCAGAGCAATTAGGCTACAATGTTCCTAAAACACCAGAAGGGAAGTTACAATTCTGGCGTGCTGAATTTGAAAAAGTTCACGCATACTGGTCTATATAGGAGTTACTATGTCTTATACTCGAGTATATGACGATGTGGATATGGATGCAATGCGCTCCTTGGTTCACGCTAGAATTTTACATCCGTCTGAATCAAAACTTGAGGGTACAGCATTGTCTGTACCTATTACACTGTTTGGTGAAGCTTACAAAAACACCAGGACAGTAGAGCTTAGATTAAGCAAAACCTATCTAAGACAACTGGTTAATAAAGCAGCCGAAGGCTATGACCGTGCTACTTGTGAAACAATCAGCTTGTTATACAGAGCAGGTTTAGGTTTGCCGAAATCTAAAGAATGTCATTTGCTATGGGACGTACTCCGAAGCGGGTATCAACCTAAAGTAAATGGTAAGATATTTTCATATACAAATATGGTTTATATCTTAAAGCAACACTGGAAGATTTTGAGAGTAGAGAACAAAGATCCTAATTGGGTATACTTTAGTCCTCAAAATGATTTTTTCCGAAATCTTCTGCAACCTACGTTTAGCACTTACGTAAATGATAAGTTTGTAGCCAAGCGTAAACCTTTTGGTGTGTTTGCAAAATACGCAGGTATTGATTGTACTCTTGTGTACAGAGCAAATTCACAAACAGGTGAAGGTACGTTTTGGGCAGCCTATGCAAAAGTACAGGACACTTTATTAAATGTCACTGCACAGGTAGCATGTTGTCCTAATATACCTAAAACTATAATTAACTCTAAGTTGAGTTCGTTTAGTCCTTTCTTTATGGTGAACGGTACATTAACTGTAAAGAATAGAGCGTTTAGAAAGCTTTCTAAATACTGGCAGCAAAATAATGTACTAGGTCTAATACGTGCAAGTCTAGACCAGGACATTTACTCGTTGGCAGAGTTTGCAGGAAGGGATTTACCTTCTAAGCATCCTTCGAAAAGCTTTGTAGATCGTTATCGCGGTAAATATCGTAAAGCAACAAAGTTTGTTGATTCGTTTAGAGGCAAACGTCCTAATCGAACCGATAGCCGTAGGTTAGAAAAGGCTCAGCATCTAATAGATACGTTTAACACCCATGCTATTGTTGTTGACCAAGCTAAAGAGCACCGACAGGAATTAAAGCAATACGATATTGTAGATAACCTACAGTTCGTTGCGTATGACTTGTACGGATACTTATCAGAAGATTCTGATAGTTCTAGGTGCTTGCGAATACGTACCCCTTACGATAAGGTGCATAGCTTTATCAAAGAAATGGGATTCAATACAGCCGTTATGTGCAAACCTTTAAGTAAGCAAAAGGCATGTGTTGACCGTGTAACAAGCACTGTACTTCCAGGCTTCATTATGAAAGGCTTGGTTTACAAGCTAGCTGAAAATTCAGCCGGCTCTGATTTAAACTGGGTTAAAGTTAAACTAGGAGACTAATATGTCTAATCAAGATAACCAGCAAAATACTTCTGAAAACACTAATGTAGTAGAGCCCACTTCTGTTGAAACGGTTGTAGAGCAAACAACTGAACAGGAAACTGTAAACAATACGCAGAACACAAGTTCTACCGAAACCGAATCACTTACAAAGGATAGCGAAATGAGTAGTGAAAGCGAAAAGTTACGTCAACGTCAAATCAATGCAGGTATGTCACCTACTGATCAGGCCCGCGAAGAAATGATTAAAGAGCAAGAACAAAGAACAGGCGCTCCTAATCCTGCACCTCAAGTTGAATCGACTGTGCAAGAGCCGGTTACTGTTTCTCAAACAGAAAACGTTTCTGAAAATGTTTCGTTTGAATCTGAAATGCCTGTGCAAGAAGTCGAGTTAGCTTCGGCGCGCCCAATGTTTTCTGATTTGTTTGTTCCAGATTCGATGGAACTGTACACTTCTAACATTCGTTTGCACCTGGTTATTCCTGTTGCGTCTACTAGCATTCTATCTAAGAAGGTTAAGACAGTAGAAGTTGGTGACCAAGAATTCAATATTCGTAACACCTTGGCGCGACCTGTTAAAGGTAAGCCTGCAGGTCTTATGTTTAATGCGCTAAACGAGCTGCTGTCTACCGCAGACACTTATAACAACCAGCGTTTCTATTACGCAGGTGATGCGCTTACTCTTGAAAACATGAAAAGCGGACTGTGCGCCCGTCTAACAGACTTTGTTGCAGGTCTTGATTTAGCAGGCGGTCTTTCTAATGAATCTTGGGAAGAGCAAGTAGGTTTTGCACCTAGCGTTTCAATTACTCCTAGCTTTGACAGCGATGAGCTAATTGTTTCAATGGTTGTTCCGTTTCCTCTACTTTCAATGACGCCGGATAAACTTGAAACTTCGGCACAGGTAGAAGACTTCATTGTTAAACGTATCGTTGGCGATTCTAACATCAAAGTAGATATAAGTTACGCAATCAACACCGTCGATGCAATCATTGACGAATCTGTAAACGAATTGGTGAACGGTCTTGTTGGTGAATCGGATTACGTTCTTGCCACTGACGCGGATCTAATTAGTTTCTACACTAGCCTGGAAGAAGGCGAAGACGAAGACTTTGATTATAGCGAAGACGAAGGCGAAGATTTTGATTCAGATGAAGATTCGGACGATGACGACCTAGAATCTGAAGGTGAAGATTCAGACGATGATGACCTTGAGTTAGAAGGTGACGAAGTAGATACAATCGACCTTGGTTATGTGCCGCATAACTCGCTTGCAGGTCTTGAAGCGCAATTGCGTTATTCTAACATTGGTGACCAATCATTTATCTTGGTTAGCAAATGTGTAAACGAGCTAGAAGATTTAGACTTATCTGGCGCCGAGCAAGAAGAGTCAGAAGACTAAAAACTGTAAACTTTATTTGAATATACTAATTAAGTAGTTCAAGATTAATTTTGTATTTGGAGAAACATCATGCGTAAAACAAAAGCACCGGCAAAGAAAGGCGCTGCTCGTAAAGGTAAGAAAACAGGAACAGCAGTTGCTCGTCCTAGCGGTGCAACACGCAATAGCCGTCTTGCTAAGTTTGAAGGCAAAATCAACAAGCTTGGTACAGACAAAGTTTCAACCAAAGCTTTAGCGGGAATGAAAGCTTCGGTAGTTGTATCGGCACCTGGTCAAATCGCTCAGATTATCGGTTACATGGTAGCCGCTGATGAAGACACTGTTACCTTGCGTACTAACAAGAAATCAGGTTCTTCTAAGCCTGTAATCAAAGTTATCCCACGCAAACGTATTGCAGCATCTATCGGTGCACCTGGTGACAACTGTATCCTTTGGGTACAAGAGCAAAAAGAAATGTTTGTTCTTAAAGAAACAACTGTAAAGGTTGAAGGCAACACTGCTTTCGTTACAGACCTTAAAACAGGCGGTGACGTTATTGAGTTCCCTCTTAACAATCCGCTTGTTGATGTAGCAATCGAGTATATGGAAGACTAAGGTCTTCCTTCTCACAAAACAAAAACTGTAAACATATTTCGTAACATAACGTTAGACTAAAAACACCTTATTAAGGATACAATAATGCGTAAATCAAAATCAGCCGCTAAAAAGACTCAAACTAATGCAGCAGTAGAGCTTCTGAAAACCCTTCTTGTCGGTCTTCAAGATGCTGCTAACGATGGTGACGAGTCTTGTGCTGCGATTCTAGAACATGCTGGTGTTACCGCTGATTCTCAGGCAGCCTTAGAAGAAGCCGAAGAAGATGAAGATGAAGATGACGAAGATGAAGACGTTGACCTCGAAGAGCTTTCTCTTAAAGAGCTGAAAGCACTTTGTAAAGAGCGTGGAATCAAAGTACCTCGCGGTGCTGACGAAGACGCCTTAATCGAGCTTCTTGAGGAAGAAGAAGACGAGGAAGACGAAGAAGACGAGGCTGAGGAAGAAGAAGGTCTTGACGAAGAAGAGCGCGAAGAGCTAATCGCTGACCTTGTTGCTGCCAAGATCAAAGGTCTTACAAAAGCCAAGTTGAAGAAAATGTCGGACGAGCAACTGCAAGAGCTTGAAGAAGAGCACTTGGGCGAAGACGAAGACGAAGACGAAGCTGAAGAAGACGGTGATGACTTGGAAGAGCTTTCTCTTAAAGAGCTTAAAGCGCTTTGTAAAGAACGCGGCATTAAAGTACCACGTGGTGCCGATGAAGAAAAGCTAATCGAGCTTCTTGAAGATGAAGAAGACGAAGAAGAAGGTGACGAAGAAGACGAGGAAGACGGTGACGATGTTGACCTTGAAGAGCTTTCTCTTAAAGAACTTAAAGCCCTTTGCAAAGAACGTGGTATTAAAGTTCCGCGCGGCGCAGATGAAGAAGATCTAATCGAGCTTCTTGAAGACGAAGACGAAGAAGAAGACGAAGAAGACGAGGAAGACGAAGACGATATTCCAGATCTTGATTCAATGTCTGACAAAGAGCTTATCGCTTTAGCCAAAGAGCTTAAACTTGTTAAAGGCGCAAAAGCTAAAAAGCTGAGTGTTGAAGATGCGCTTGAACTTCTTGCTGACCACTACGATATTGAAATCGAAGCCGAAGACGAAGAAGATGAAGACGAAGACGAGTGGGGCGAAGACGACTAATAGTTGATGTCTTTCGAATTTTAATTTTTTAACTTTTACATTGCAGGGAAGTTGTTAACAGTAAACACTTCCCTTTATAACAAACTGGAGAACAAAAATGGCTAAGACAGTCACTCTTAAAGCTACAAACTTTAATCAAGCGGGAAAGAAAGTAGAAGCAGTATTGAAAACTGTTGCAAGTACTAGCGCTATCATCGAAGCTCTTGAAAAAGCTGCGGATGCAACCGAAGACAAGAAAGCGACTCGCGCGTTTACTTCACAAGCTAACAAGCTAACTAAACTTGTTGAGCGCCAAGAAAAAGCAATTGCAGATCTGCAAGGTAAGCTAGTTGTTGAAGGCGAAGAAGCTCCGGCGAAAGCAAAAGGCAAAGCGAAAGCTGAAAAAGCTCCAGCGAAGGCAAAAGGCAAAGCGAAAGCAAAAGCAAAAGCCGAAAAGCCTGCCGCTAAAACCAAAGCAACCAAGGCAAAAGGCAAAGCGAAGGCAAAAGCCGAAAAGCCTGCTGCTAAAACCAAAGCAAAGGGTAAAGCAAAGGCAAAAGCTACTGCAAAACCTGCACGTAAACCTCGCAGCAAAAAGACTGCACCAAAAGGTGAATTCGATTTCGAAGCTTAGTCGAATGGATGCTTTTTAGCTAGGTGTTAGAAAGCAATATCGGGCCGTTAGTTTATACTGCGGCCCTTTATTCGTTTTTAAAGGTATTTTATGTACGATATTCCAGAAACTATCGACCGGTATTTTATTCTTAGTTTACTAAACGGTAGCTACAGCTTTGCAGGTTTGTACTCTAGACTAGTTGTTATCCGAAATATTCTTGACCGGCATCTAGAGATAGTTCAACTAGAGTTAGACATTTCTTTAGCAGATACTAAAGAGCGTGGAAAAGTATCTTTTCAACCTACACCTGATTCAATGAGGTTAGAGAACAAGCTAACTGAGGCAAAAGCTCGAAGCGTACGGTTGTATAATCTAGAGAACAAAAGAACTTTAAAAACTGTAAATGCTATATTAGAAACTATACAATCAGGCTATAGTTCTTTTGTTAGCAGTATAGAGGAATTCGCAGATGATCCTTTCATTTGTGATAACCTTAATTTGCCAGAGCCTGATTTAGACCAATTTATACAAGAATTAAAATCATTACTTAAGGTTGGAAAATGCCTAGCAATAGAAGAACATACAAATCAATAGCTGTGCAAAGCATAGGCGCATTTAACTCTACGCAGACTTTAATTAGGAATTTAAAAGAAGACCTTTTTCGAATTATAGCTTTGCCTGGAGGTTACTACTTTTGCAGCTGGATTGATTTCTCTAATTTAGGAACTACAGAAGAAGTTGGTATACACACCAGCATGTTAGACTCTGTTTTCAAAAGCTTAGACTCTATAGAGCCTGGCCAGTTTCTAAATATAGATGCATTGCAAGAGTTTTTAACTTTACGTAAGGATTTTGAAGCATGGGCTCCTATGTATATTATTCAAAAAACGGACACCTACTTCAAAAGAGATTTAGAGTCTGAGACAAAATTCAAAAATTTTATACAGGACAAGACTGAGCCTGTAGATCCGAACAATTTTAAAATCTAAGGAAGTTTGATGGCTTTACGAAAGAGAAAAACAACTACAGCCAAGACCTCAGCGAAGAAAGGCAAAAACAAAGCTGGTTATGATGAAGATAGCATTGACGTACAGGAAGGTCTAAAAGGTATTCGCCTTAACCCCGGTATGTATCTTGCTGCTCTGGGTAATCGAATGGTGTTTCGAATGGTAAAAGAAGTTGTAGATAATTTCTATGACGAATACGCCGCTGGTCGAAACACAGGGGGTGAGGTAATCTACGACCCCAAGACTAACGCCTGTATTGTAGCTGACTATGCTCAAGGTATTCCTGTCGGATTAAAACAGACTGAACACGAAGGTAAGGTAAGTACACTTACTCTTATTCTTACAAAAGTTCACGCAGGTGGTAAGTTTAATGACAAGGCTTACAAAACCTCAAGTGGTACGCACGGTGTTGGTGTTTCTGCGGTAAACGCTGTTTCAAAAGTTCTTGAAGTATGGACACACCGTGATGGAAGTTGGTACTATCAAAAGTTTAACACTGGTATCCCTGCTGCTAAAGTCAAGAAACTTTCTAAGACGCCTACCGAATTCAAAAAGATGGGCCTCGCAGAAAAGCGTTTTGACAAGTATGGTACTATTATTCGATTTGTTCCTGACCAGACGGTTGTGTCCGAAGACGCTGCTCGTGGTAGTCGTAAAACAGAAGACAAACTTACCAAAGCGATTCTGGAAGAAAGCACTACAGAGCGTTGGTTAAAAACGCTTGCCTTATTGAACAAAAATTTTAAGATCACATTCAATCATATTGGTAGTGAACCTAAAGTTTTCTTAAACAAGAAAGGTCTAGATTTCCTTATTAGTGAACGCATCAAAGAAAACGAGCTAGGTGCAGTTATCAAAAAACCTTTTTCGTATTCAGACGGCGAACTTGATTGTGTTGTTACTTGGACTGACCAGCCTGATGACGTACACTTTACATCGTTTGTTAACTCGTCTGCTACTTTATCTCATGGTACTCACGTTGAAGGTTTCCGTTCGGCGTTACAAAAAGCAATTAAGCCTCACTTAACAGAGCGCGATAAAAAAGCCAAGTTCACGGTACATGACCTAATGATTGGTGCGTGTGGTATTCTAAACTTCCGAATGAACTCTGCTATATATGATTCACAGGTCAAAGATAAGTTGGTATCTAAAGTATCAAAAATCATTGACGATAAACTTAGCGAACCCTTATTGCTGTGGTTTAAAGAAAATCCTCGCGTTGCTAAAAACATAATCAAGAAGGCTACTACTGCAAACAGTGCCCGTGAATCTTTGAAAAAGGTAATGCGTTCACTAACAGAAGTTAGAAAAGGCAGTCGTGGTAAGTTGCCTGAAAACCTTACTGAGGCCCCTAACGTTAAGCCTGATAAAAGAGAAATCTATATAGTAGAAGGTGACTCGGCAGGCGGTACAGCTAAAGACGCCCGTAATGATAACCAAGAGATATTAAGATTATCTGGTAAGCCTTTGAATGCGCTTAAAGCAGGACTGGACAAATTGCTTACCAGCAAGGCAATAGTTAATATTATTATATCGCTGGGTATTGACCCTAGTTCTCTTGATGTTAACTCAGAGAATCCTAAGTTTAGTGTTGATAAGTTGCGTTGTCGTGACGTTATACTTTTAAGTGATCCTGACCCTGATGGTTCACACATCAATACTCTTATTCTTAGTCTATTCTTCCGACTTATGCCAGACCTTATTAAGCAAGGTCGTTTGTATGTTATTGAAGCCAAGCTGTACAGTGCTTTGTATAAAGGTAAACTTTACACAGGCGATACGTTTGAAGAATGTTATTCTCAAATGCCCCAGACACCTGATGCTAAACGTAGCGTTATACGCATCAAAGGTTGGGGAGAAATTAACGCAGATATGATGGACCCTATTGCGTTTGATCCAGAGTTACGCACTATACGCCGTATTACTTGGGTCGATGACCCGGATAAAATACAACACTTCCGAAACATTGCTGCTGAATCAAGCGCAAGCCGACGAGAACTTCTAGGTCTCAAGGAAGCTTAAGGAAAAATATTATGGACAAGATAAACTCTGTGGATGTGTACCTTCTTTTGGATATTGTGTTTACTCCTTTATTCGATGAAAACACAACTTCTATTATGAATATGAATGTCTCTAAACCTATTTGGGTAGAAACTTCTTTGCTGGTTGAAGGTAACCAGCTAATTTTCCCTACGTTTGTCTTGTCTGTGGTTTGTCCTTTTGTTATTACTAAAGAAGGAAAGATTCTTAAATGCCGATATAACCCTGCTCTTGAAGGTATCTCCTTTTTTGGGTACGAACTAGAGCTGCTTGAAGGAATGTGTATTCGCACAAAAAATCAAGAGTGGGATTGGGAATCTTTAACTTCTAAGCATCACAGTTATGCATCTTTAAAATCAGTTTACGGAAGCATGGATGAATTTCGAAGGACGATAGACCAGTATCCTTACGATAACTCGTTATTAAAGTCAATTTTAGAGGAAGCAGAACTTGAACTCTGATATAGGTAAAACAGAATACGATTCTTTTGCTTTGATTTTCATTGAATCGATTTATCAACCGATAAACTTAGCAAGCGAGTCAGGGTGGTACAAGCTACCTTGCATAGTTAATCAAGAGGCTCAGACTATAGTGGCACTGAGTACCCAAAGTCTATTCACTTCTCGCATAACTATCACTAGTGACCGTTTTATTAGGAAGTGGCCCAGTGCTTTACCCCTGGTAGGAAAGCAAATACTGCCGCCTACTTTTGAAGAGCTTGAAACTAAAGCGGTTGAAGTAAAACAAGAGCATGTTCCTTTTATGTTCAAACAAGGCTCACCTAGCCAATTAGGGTTTACTGATGTTGAATATAAGCAATTGTGGTCAGGTAAGATATACGAGACACCTACTGCACCTTTTGCAGACCTTTACAAACTGTTTAGAGACATTACTGTTAAGGCATGTCCTGATTTGTTCAAACAAGGTACTCCCTTAGATGCAGATGCTGATGACGGTTCAGGTTGCTCTACTTGCTAACTTTATTAAGTCGGTACAAAACAGACTATAAACTTATACGTGTGTTTGTGTTATAATATGCGTTCTCAAAAACAACAACTAATAAGGGTTCTTAATGAGAAAGAGAAAAGCTTCCTCAGATTCAGAAGATACCAAACGCCGTCTGGTGCGCAGACGAAAAACAGGCGTTACAAAATCTAAAACAAAAAAGAAATCTTTAGGTAAGCTTGCACAGAAAGCCGCTAAGCCTGATTACAACACAAACATCGAAGGTGCAGATGAAATTACCTTGGATGATTTTGCTGGTGCAAGTCTTACACACTACGGATCATATGTTGTAGAAGAACGTGCTGTACCTGATTACCGCGATGGTCTTAAACCTGTTCACAGATACATACTTTGGGCAATGCATGACCTAGGTATCAATTCTAGATCAGGTTACAAAAAGTCAGCTCGTACTATTGGTGATGTTCTTGGTAAGTATCACCCGCATGGTGACCAGTCTGCTTACGGTGCTATGTCTACTCTTGTTAACTACAAGTTGAATCCTCAACTTGTTCAAGGTCAAGGTAACTGGGGTACTCCTGTAGACCCTCATGCTGCAATGCGTTATACCGAGGCCCGATTAAGTGCGTTCAGTGATATTTTCTTGCTAGATAAGCACTACTTGAAAACTGTTCCTAAAATCGATAACTTTGACCAAACTTTAAAGGTACCGCTGTATTTGCCTGCTACGTTACCTACACTTATGATAACAGGTAGCTCTGGAATCGGTTTTGGTATAGCTTCATCGAATCCTCCGTTTGACGTAGACGGTGTGTACAAGATGGCTGTAAGTAGCTTGAAGGCGTTTGCTGCTAAAAAGAAAGTTACTTATAAAACCTGCATGAAGAACCTGACTATTGATTATGGTTTCGGGTGTACGCAGGTTAGTGGTGATGATGAAATGGAAGACCTGTTCAAGACAGGTAAAGCTTCTATTAAATTTGTACCTGAAATAAAAGTTGACCCCAAGACCAAGACTATCGAGATAGTTTCATTCGCGCCTGGCTTTAGAAGTGTAAGTGGTATACAGAAAAAGCTAGACAAGATTGCAGGCTGGGACGGTGTTAGCAGAGCTGGTGACAACTCAGGTGCTAAAAACAAAAAAGCAGGAAAGCTAGGTGCATATTATTATGTAACTGCTTCGCGTGGAACATCTGAGCAGGCTTTGTATGACTTGGCTGACCGAGTATACAAGGAAGTTACAGGCTCTGAGAGTTACGATTTAGGATTTACTGTTCGTAACCATGAAGATCGTAACCAGTTTATAAAAAGCGGCTACCCTGCTTACTTTAATAACTGGGCCAAGTATCGATTCATACTTGAGCACAAAGCTATTGCTATACATATCGAAGAGCGAAAGGCAGCTATTGCCTTGCTTGAATTAAAAGTGTTGGCAGTAGACAAGCGTGATATAATTATGCAGGTTCTTAAATCTAAAACAAAGGACTTAGATGCTACGCTTGCTAAGAAACTAAGAATACCTCTTGAAGATGCCAAGACTATTCTGAACCTACAGACTAGACGACTAGCAGCTTTAGAGAAACCTCAACTTCTGGCAGAGATTAAAGACCTCAAGAGTCAGATACGAGAGTTACAAAAGGATGATGCAAATCCTTTGAAACGAATCTTGCGAATCACCAAGGAACAGTATGATACGTACCGCAAGCGTATCAAATAACCTGGATGGTTTGTAAGTGCGTGTTGCTGTAAAATGCGCTTCTAGATTCGGTAGCTGAAAATAGTAATTTAACTAGACTACGCTACCGAATCTGGTACAGCAACTATTTGCATTTTTGGGAATGTTCCCATTTAAGCCTTTTTGGCTTTTAAGGATATAAAAATATGACAAAGCAATTGGCAACAAGCCTAGACTCTATCGAGTCTGCGGCCCTTTCTATATTTACCTCTTTGAAAAGATCTGGTTCTGCTTTAGACCGTAACCAGTTTTGTAAGAACCTTGATAATCTTACAACGCTTGTGGATTCGGCTTTAGGAATCAAAGACAGATCTAAACCTCGTGGCACCAAAGCGACACTTACTTATATCCGTAACTCTGTGGACTCTGTTTCACAAGGGATAAAAGATCGCGACCTCAATGTAACCGAAACTCGTAGCATATTCTTCACCAAGATAATGCCTCGTGTTAAGACTATAAATGACATTTCCTCTAAAATAAAGAACCGTGCTAGCGAGCAGGAGTTAGTTGAAAAAACAGCTAACGAAGCCTGGTCTACAGCAACTAAAGGTTCTAAAGGCAGTCAACTTGCAGAAGCTCTTGAGTATGCAAAAGAGGCTACCGAAGCTAGACAAGAAGCTCTTGAAAAAGCTTCCCAAGAGATTGAGCTGTCAGCTATGGCTGCCGGTTCACAAAAACTCCGAGATTATTCGGTTCACTCCAAAAAATTCCTTTCACCTAAAGGCAAAGAATACAAACGTATACTTGAAACAGGGTCTTGTTTACCTGTTCAATCACCTGTGTTTGTATCCTTTTCTCATGGTCGTTTGCGTGAAACTTCTGTACTGGACGAATTAGGTTTCAAGTACAGTGTTGTTAGTTCACGGGATTCTGACCATGCTGATGTAGCTCTCGTCTTAGAAGATCAAATTCTATTACAATTCAGTAAACGTAATGCCCTTATTTACTTTGAAAATCTGGTTGAACAGATGCGTAAAAACATTCGGTCTTCGGATGATAGCAAAACCTGTAGGCAAAAAAGAAAGCAACTTAAAAGCCTTGAACAAAAGCAGGAGCGTTTATCTAGCCAGTTAAGAAAAGAAAAATTAAACAAAAGCACAGGTGCGACCATCCAAAGTCTATTAGACAGAACGCTTGTGCAAGTCGAAGAGACCCAGGCAGATATTGCCAAACTAGAGGAGAATTTAAAACGTAAACGGCACGAAATAACGGTACTCAAAAGGGAAGTGTTTCGTAAGTCTACATTGTTAAACAGTGAAGGAAAGCCTAAAGTATTGTTGAAACCTAAAGCTTACGAGCAGTATCTAGGATACATACTTAATCAGTTTCACGAAAAAGGTCATCACTATTCAATGCTTTCTAGTCAGTTTGAAACGCATTCGGATATTGCTGATATACAGATAGCGTGGCTGGTTCACAGTGACGTAGCTGATGTGGTTCGTTCATTATACGGCGACACCAACATAGTTACTAACTGGGGATTTCCTTGGAAACAACATGTCTAAAAACAAAGCTAGTGAAAATAAACTCCCGCCTGAGGAGAACGGGGAGTTCACTAGATGCTGTATATGTTTTGGATGGACGCGAAACATCCACTGGCATCATACAGTACCTCAAGCTTTAGGTGGAAAGGAAAGCTTGCAGATACCGATAGACGGGAATTGTCATACGACCTTACACGCAAAATCAGAAGCTGTCGTATCGTACTTAAAAGGAAATCGGACTGAACCACCTGGGAGATTTTGGGATAAGTGGGAATCAGAGCAAAGGGCTGAACCTTACCTACAGATATTAGTTCAAGCTATGTTAGATCCTCCCGTAGAGGACGGCGATAAAAAAATTAAGCTTGGGCAACTTGAGGTAGACCTAGTTACAAGGGAACTATTAACAAGACTTAAACTAGATTTGCCTGGTGTTACTAATATCACCCAAACGTTACATTACTGCATACAATATACATTACAAAATCAAGGGTACAAACATGAAACTGATCACAACAAATCTACCGGTAAAAGAGATAGTAACAGGTCACCTAACTTGCGGTGGGTGCGCGGGACTAAACGTAGAAAATCTAGTCGGCGGTAAAGATTTAAAAAGTTGTTCAGAGTTAGGTAAACTGGAGACCTCTAAAGCGTGTCCGAAGTTCCAGCAAGACCCTACACAAATCAGAGACTTATTGAGCGAAGACTTTGAAGATGGTGTTCGAGAGATTGCTGACGTTATGAAGCAGATGAATCCTCGGCAACTTAAAGCAATGGCAGGCATGTTCTTGAATGAAGTACGAACGAGAAAGAGTAAGTTTTTTGCCTGGCAACCTGTTATTGTTAGATTCAGAGGAACCGCTAGTTCAAACTATATGTCAAACTTTATGACTGCGCGTGTGGTGAACGCGGATAAAGATACAGTACGTTTAACAAGTGACGATGGTAAAACAGTTCTGCGTTATGAAAATACAGGCGATACAGGCCCTAGTATTTATAGCGTGGCAAACTTTGCACCGTTAAAAGAAACGATGATTGAGAAAGGCAAACGCGTTGACCCTAGTGACAGAGCAACACCTAAACGTTTGCGTCCTCTTGATCATAAAGATGTAGACTTCGAGCTTAACACCGATGGTTTAAACGGCCACGTATCAAGCATTGGTAAAGTTGTTAAGTCTAACAAAGTTGCAAGGCGCGCCAAGAACGATAGCAACTTATTCGACCTTACTAAAATCGCACAGCAGATTGACGGCGGTACTGCTAACTACATGGTGCAAGATGAAGACTCTGGTGAGTATCAAATTGCAGCAAACAAGTATACAAAAGGCGTCAAGCGTAGACGCAAAGGAAGCAGTGAGGTTGAACTAGGGGACTTCGAATAAAAATGACTCACTACAAAAGCTTATTTGATCACATATCGGATTTGCTGGAGCTTAAACCTAGAACGCCTGAGTTTTATCAGGCGTTTGTATTCACTCTTGAGCATGTGTGTTTACAAACCTCTATAAAAGAGTTCCACGATAACTTATCTACTGTGGTCAATTTCAAAAAATTAAAAAGTGGTCTTACAGCAAGCAAGTTCAGATTAACAATCTCTAAATCAGGTTACGTTATTTTACGCTTGCGTTTTTATTCTGTTTATATGTGTTTAACACGAGGGGCATCATCTGAGGATTTTGATTATTGGCAACACCAGTATTCAATTGATAGGAAGGACAGAGTTTTATTAGAGCGCTTACATAAACAGCGTTTTAGCGGACCTAGTCTTAAAACAAAAGTAGGTAAAAAATTCAAGCAGAAAGAGATGTTTAGTGCTGCTTCGGTAGAGAATGTTATAACAGAGTTCGGCATAATGCTGCCTGATGTTAAACGCTTTATCAAGATGGTAATAAACAAACGTCTTCGGTTTATTCTGCGCACCTACAATATGACTAGGGACGAGTTTATCAGTGAACTAATGTTTAGTGCGGTAAAAGCACATTACAAATCTAAGCCTAATGATTACACCCTAGAGAAATCTACTAACATAGTTAGAAGAAGTATCGATAACGCGGCGGTAAATATCATTAACGCTTATACCACTACTAAGCGTGAGCGCCTTATAAACGAAGGACAAGATTCACAAGGACATAACGTCTTTACTCTTAGAGTTGTTTCTGAGAATCAGATGCGCTTAAAGGATATGTCAGGCGAAGACCTAGATTTATCTTACGATAGCATGTTCAGTTCTGCTTTAAGAATTAAAGAAGAAAAATTAAAAGACATTAATTTTAGTGTTGACCAGCTTATCAGAAAGTTCGGGTATCGCTCTAGAAGAGGACGCCTGTTAACCGCTTTCTTTAAGCAGGATTGTGTGCGTTTCAACCGGTGGTTAGTGAATAACAAATACCTAAGAAGCGAAACAAAAACAACACAAGAATTTATGGATTCGAAAACCAGGGAAGAATTTATTAAAATTCTCGCAGTGTATCTGGATACTACGCCTGAGCAAATTAAAGACAAAGCGTTACCGAGTATGGCTAAGGCACTTGCGCTAATATAAAGGAAAGACAATGACTACTGAAATGCTTGCAGAAAAACCACGACCGAGTATACTTTACCCCCATCAACTAGAGGCTCTTTTCTTTTTAACGTTAGATGAACCTTTAGTTGCGTCTGATCTTCCGAGCCCAGGTCGGCGTTCGGAAGACACTACTGACCCTAAAATTGCTCAAGCAAGACTTTGTTTGTGGATGACGTATCACCTTATCAAGAATGATACCACTAACTCTATTGCTGATACTAAAATCATTTGGTGGATAAAAAGAAACTACCATATGGAAAGTAGTATGATTGTAGCCTGTTTAAAAGGTTTAGAGTCAATCTTTGAGTGCGTTAAATCATTCAGCTACAACAACGATAAAAAGTGTAAAACAAGGTATACTGTTAATCGTTGTGATTCTTCTAACTTCGACTTATGGTGTGAAGATTTCGAGAAGAAGAACAAGAATATACTCTTTGTTAAGAGTAAGCTGGTAGCGAAATAGGTAACTATGGAAATAAACTCTATTGATGCAGAATTGCAGTTTTTAAAGACTGTAACAAATACTAAAATACCAAAGCAGAAGCGTTTAGAGTTTTTAGGTAAAGTAAACATACATACTTTTCACCATGAATATACGCAACAGGCGTACAAGCGAATACTTAGCTTGGTTCAGAACCGAAATCATTTACTTGATTGGGGTGAGTTAAAAACTGACCAAGCTATGGATCGCGATGCTCGTGACCTGTTTGAAGATACAGAAGTACGCTCTGCTAAAGGTGCAAAAAGCGTTCAAAAGCTTATTGAAGACCTAGACGAATTTCGTAAACGCAGACAGGTATTCGAGTTAATATCTGAAAGTGCTTCAAGTTTTGACCAAGACAAAATCGATATTGATCAAGTACTGGATAACATCCGTAATAATATCGGAAAGATTGAAGCAAACACTATCGAAGAAGAGACTATGTGGACGTTCGGTGTTGATGATAACGCCGACGAAATCATAGACCGTATTATCAATAACCCTAGTGAAGAGCTGTACAAAACAGGCTTCAAGGAATATGATGAACGTAACGGCGGTCTTCCTACTACTGGTGTAATGATTATGGCAGCTACCACCTCTGGTGGTAAGTCTGCCGTTTCAATGAACTTGGAAAAGAACTTGGCAGTCCTTAACCCTAACATGAGTGCTACTAAAGTTACTCTAGAAATGAGTGAGGAACAGGAAGGTAAGCGTGTTGCTTCTATGGTATCAGGTGTACCCCTAGCTAAATTCAAACGTAACCAGTTGTCTGATCGTGAAATCAAAAAGATTAAAAACGATATGGATGCCTGGCGTAAACAGCTTAGAGCGAATAACAGCCGATTCAGTTATGTGTCTGGTAAAAAGTCTCGTACTATAGACCAGTTACTTGCTTGGCTTATTCCTTATGCTTTCAAAGTAATAATCATTGACTATATATCTTTGTTAGAAGGTGTTGATGATGATAACCAATGGCGTATGCTTAGTGCTATTGCTCGTAAGTGTAAGGTATTCGGCGCAGAGCACAATTGCTTGGTAATACTGCTTGCACAGCTGGACACAGAGTCTAGTAAGTTACGTTACTCTAAAGGTATTAAAGAACACGCGGACGTAATGTGGAAATGGAACTATGCAGATGAAGAGGTTCGTGCAACGCATATTATCAATATTCAAATCGACAAAGCCCGTGACGGAGAGCTGTTCGACATGCCTGTGCATGAAGACTTTGCCGTTATGCGGATCTCTGACGAAATCGATGACGAATCGAAACAAGCCTATGAAGAGCTTAAAAATAGTCGCAACAAGCGCAAGAAGAAAAAAGATTCCCAAGACGGGGACAGCGGGCGAGACGAGCGTTCTGAAAGAGGCAATAAGCGCCGTAAAAATAGAGCGGAAGATGATTCCGATTCCAGACGTTCTAAGCGAAGATCAAAAAATAGAGATAGAGAAGAATCTGAAACAAGCTCTAGATCTTCACGTAGAAAGAAATCTTCGTCAAACGATGACTTGATATTAGGTTAATATGGACGACAATAATCCTTACGGCTACCTACAAGAAGACGGTCCTTTAAAAGACGTTCCGTATAGTGTGATACATCGCTTTATACAGAGTCGTCCTCCTGGGTTCCTTGAAATGAACACTGTTCCTAAAGGCATGGACAATACTGTTTCTTACGTAGATGCATTGCCAGTCATCGTAGAAGACAATGCTGTTGTGTACGTTGACGAACAAAACAAAAAGCTAATAGAAGGCCTCTTAGCAAACAGTACTCCTAAAGAAGACGCTTATCTTAATCTTAATGAGATACGCAGTCGTATAGAGACTCGCAAGTCTACTCACCAAAGATCTAGCATAGCACCTAAGCCTAGTTCTTTGAGGGAGGAGTCACCTAACGACACCGCGGTAGAGAACGTTATACCTATAGAGAAGTCTGACGTTCAAAAAAGCTTTGATGCTACCGAGATACTAAGCAAACAAATGGGAGACCTAAGCGTAGAGCATTTGAACCTTATACTTAGCTTTGACAATGCTTCTAGTTATCTAGAGGCATTTGCTAAGGATGCTTTAGGCATTCAAGGTGAAATAAGCGTAGACGAGCATCCTTTTAATTTCATTAGACAGATGTGTAGTGTGAACCTAGTAAGTTCCTACGCAGATAAACTAGCTATGCCTGATGAATACAAAAAGTACTTTATGGAAAAGACCATAGACTACTTTGCAGGACTAGCTCAACGTGAATCCGATGCTGCTTTAAAGATGGAACTTCTACGCCGCACAAACAATTCCCAACGGTCTAAAGGTACAGTGAGTTCAGAACGATATGACGATACCGAAACACCTAGTTCCGCACACGGTGCTATTGTAAAGCGTAATAAATGAGAAAGGTACGAACTAAAAAGCCTGCTTCGTCTGGCGAAACCAAGCCGAGACGAAAAATCAAAAGACGTACAAAGAAAACCCTTGCAGAATCTCCTCAGGCTGCCGATTTCCTAAAAGAACTTATGGATCTTGGCGCTGATTCAGGAGGTCCTGCTGAAAACTTAGATTTTTTAGAAGACAATTCCGACTACAATCCCTTAAACGATTCTGACGGCGTTGACATTGTAGGTATGGTTGATGAAGCTATAGGTCAAGAAGGGTTAGTAGCTCCTGACTTAAAGATAGATGACTCTAGCTGCCCAGAGGCACCTAATGTTGTTGACTGGCTTCTTAAAGATGAATTTCTAGGTTGCGAACCTCCCTATTTAGAGCAAGCACTTATATGTGTTAAGCTATTTGCCGAATACTGTCCTCACTGCTCTGATACCGAGTGGATGGAGACTGAGAACCATGAACCTCAAGAAGGTCTCGGTGCATTACTAGAAAAAGTGACCATGTTTAATTTTGGTGTGTGTCCTAGTTGCGGTACACACCGCAGTGATGCAATTGCAGAAGGAGATCTAAATTTCTATAACGAGCTTGCGTGTCTTGCAGGTCAACGTAGTGGTAAATCAATTGTTACCGCTATGGCTTCTACTTATATTACTCACCGAATCCTCAAAATGCAAAAGCCTACCGAAGTATTCCGCGTAGGTAAAGGTCAGATTCTTCATGGTACATTTGTTGCACTTACTCAAGGACAAGCTAAGGACACTTTGTGGGAACCTTTCTACGGCTATCTTCTTGAAAGCCCTTGGTTTAAGAAATATCATGCACTTCTTCGCCATTATGAAAAGAAATACCATCAGGAATTTTTCAAACTCAAAGATACATTTGTGCTTTATAGGCATCGTGCTCTTACTGTGTATCCTGCAGGTCCTGATAAACGTATACTCCGTGGTAGGACTCGTATTTTTGGCGCAATAGATGAAATCGGTTGGTTCGATAACAACAAGGGAACCAACAAGGTAAAGATAGATGCTAACGGTGTTTATGAAGCAATGGTACGTTCATTGGCTACAGTTCGTTCAAGCGAAGAGCGACTAGTAGCAATGAAGTACGACCAAGCAATTACTGCCTATATGCTTAACATAAGTTCACCTAGCTCTATTCGCGATAAGATTTGCGAATTGGTTAGGCAGGCTCAAAACAGTGTCAAGACCTTAGGTGTCCATGCCCCTACTTGGAAGATGAACCCTAATATCACAAGACAAAGCGGCTTCCTGTTAGAAGAATACCGAAAAGATCCTATTACTGCACAGCGAGATTACGGTGCAGAACCTCCTCTAAGTGCTAACGCTTTTATCAATAACAAAGATATGATACAAGAAGCACTTAATCCCAAGACTCGAAACCCTATCAAGTACAGACTTGAAGAAATCAAGATTGGTAAAGAGAAGTACCGTTATGCGAGTGTTGATAAAATCCGAACATGCGCTCGCGCAAGTATGCTTGCTCTCGATGCAGGTTTTACTAATAACAGTTTCAGCCTGGTTGTAGGTACACTAGTAGATGGCGTTCCTACTATCGATATATGTGTAGAAGTAATTCCTTTACCTGGTATACCTCTTCACTATTCAATGATTTACGAAGAACTGATAAAGCCTATTATTGAGGCTCGTAACGTAAAGATTGTACTTGCGGATAGGTGGAACTCTATCAAACTACTACAAGACATGGCTTTCGATTACCAGCACGTTGAGCTTGTGACTCGTCAGTACAGTTTGAAATATCACGATTTTTGGTCTGTTAAGGTTGCCTTTGAACAGTACACCTTTGTTATTCCTAATCTAGATAAAGGTCAAGACCTAGATGAAGTTCTAAAAGATACTCTTGAAGAATATCCTAGATGCTTCGAGTACAAACCTGTTGCTCACTTTGCTTTGCAGATACTTACTGTACAGGATACAGGTCGTACAGTTACTAAAGGTGAAGGTGATTTGACCGATGATTTGTGGCGTGCCGCATGTTTGTTCTATTGGGGATCACAAGAAGACGAGTATATAGAGATACTTACCAAGCCTGTAGAAACTCAGCAGAAAACAATAGGCGCATTAGGTAAAGCACTTTTGGGATCATCAAGTTCAAGTACAGGTGTAACAGGCACAAGTATTTCAAGTTCAAGCACCGGCGGTGTGATAGGTCTTACAATGAGGAGAAAGTAATGCAAGTATCAAAACACCCTTCTGTAGAAATTGTACCTCAAGAATTGTTTAACAATACTTTAATCAGGTATATGGATTTTGATATTGACGATGTTGAAACACTTATTGTATTAGCAGAGTCTAATTGGAAATGGGTAGACTCTAAAGGTTGGCACTCCGACAAAAGACCTTTGGAGTATATCTCTCTTATAGCAAGTGAGGTATACGAAGTATGGACTGCGGTACACAATTATGAAGACAGCGCTCACGAACTAGAGCTGGCAGATATATTTCTAAGAGTTACTGACTTTATTAAAGAGCTATCTAGTCTTACACAAGGTCAACTTACTCTCAAAGATGCTTTGTTCACAGGTAATGTTTTAGATAACCGCTTTAAGCTTCAACTTAACCAAGGCGTTACTCTTGACGGACTATTGTTGTGTATGTATCACAAGCTAGCAAGTACTGTAAACTACTTTAGAGACCATAAAATTTCTCCTGACCATTACTTGGATATAGAAAGTGCTTTTAACCAAGTTCTGTATCTAACTTTTGTAGCTATGAAACATCTACAGGTCTCCGATGTAATTGAGCCTATAAAGACTAAACTGGACATTAACAGTACCAGAAAAGTCACCAGGCTCAAATGATAATTTAATGAAAAACAAGGAGAACAACTATGTCTAAAGCTTTTTTCAACCCGTTAGACCACGTAGAAGCTAGTACGGTATCAGCTCCCCAGCAAGGTATAGAGTCTAACTCTAAAGCTATGGTCAATGATGATCCTAGTAAATGTCCCAAATGCAGCGGCGCCATGAGTGTAAGTTCTATTTTAGATAGACAGGAATCTGTTTACTACTGTGGTAAATGCCGTGTAACTAACCCTATGTTGGCTGAATAATGATAAGCATTAAAAACCGTTACAAGTCTACCGAGACTAGACGGCAACTTGTTACCCACGGAAAGCGCAATCATAGACTTAATGAAAGCGAAACTTTTCGAGAGCGTGACATTGACCGTCTACAGTCTTTGAGCAAGAGTCAAGGTCTGGCGTCTTTATCTGATGCTACACCTAACGTTGCATCGATGCCTTTGGGTATAGATACAGATCCTTTAATGGACGGAATGGACTACGATCTTCAAGACAAAGTCCTGTTTAACGTGTATCGAGACATGTACTGGCACGACCCTGTGTGCGGTTCTGCTGTAGACATGTTTAGTAGTCTGCCGTTCAGCGAGTTCAGCATAGGCGGAGCTAGCGACAAGTACCTAGACCCGTACCGTGAAGCAATCGAAGTGCTTAACTTGCGTAATATATTTCCTGAAATTGCCACTGACTATAAGGTTACAGGCGGCTTTTGTGGATCTCTTTTGCACAACAGAGAAAACAAAAGATTCATTGACCTTATGTGTCACAGAATGGATAGTCTTGAAATAAATCCGCTATTCGCCTACGGACAAGACCCTATTCTTATCTTAGAAATGGACAGACAGCTTAAAAGAACTTTAAGCATGGACAGTCCTCGAATAGAGCGATTAAAGAAAAGCGTAGGTGAAGATTTCTTTAACAAGCTTCTTACTGAAAAGCTTGAACTGGATCCTATCGGTACTTTGTACGTTCCTCGAAAGACCTTTTCAAACTCGTTGCCTACCAGTTACTTTAAACGGGTGCTGCCTATATGGCTTATAGAAAAGAACTTGTACCGAGGTACTCTTGTAGAGTCAGGACGTAGACAGCGCGGTATCATGCACCTTCAATTAGGTGACGGTGATATGTGGGAACCTAGTGAAGATGACTTTAACCAGATAGCTGCTATGTTTAACAACGCCGATGCAGACCCAATCGGTGCTATAGTTGCAACTCGTTTAGGTGTAGCTGTAGACGAACTCAGACAAGGCGGTGACTTCTGGAAAGTTACAGACCTTTGGAACGAAACCACATACGTTAAGATGCGAGCGCTAGGTATATCGGAAGCTTTTCTTTCTGGTGACGCCAGCTATGCAAATATGGAAGGCTCTTTAACAGTATTCGTAGAGTCTATGCGTACTTTCAGAGACAGTCTTACTCGCCGTATATTTTATTCGAAAGTATTTCCACTAGTATCTATGATGCAAGGTAATACAATCAATAAGCGCGGTAAGATAATTCAAAAGTCTAATCTTATGGACCAAGACTCCGAAGATATTTTGCGTACCATGAATGACGGAAGTAAGTTGTTTATTCCTACGGTGCACTGGGCTAAACAGTTGAAACCAGAGGCAGACCAGACTTATATGGAAATGCTTCGCCAGCTTCAAGAGCTAGGTGTACCTGTTCCATTAAGAGCCCTTGCTGCTGCAGGTGGTTTTAACCTCGACTCGTTGATCAACAACCGCGAAGAAGACCTTGCTTTGCAGAAACAGATCAATGACTACAATACAGAGTTAGATAAGCTTAAACCTGCAGGTGCAGAAGGTGAAGAAGACGGAGGTTTCGGAGCATTTGCAAGCGCTGACCGACCGAATGGATTCAAGAGCCGAGTGTTTGACGGTTACAAGCGTAGACCTACTTTAGGCGAACGTGACTTCGGAGAGTCTAGTGAGATATACACTGTGTCTAAATCAGGACGCAAAAAGCAACACGTATTCCGACAGGCACATGCTAATGAGGTTGCTAACAACAACATTCATAAAGCTATGCGCAGCTTAGACCCTAAGAAACCTACAACTGTTCACTTATTTTCTAGCACAAGTACTAGTAAGAAATCCAAGAAGAATGGAAAAACTATTTGACGGTATGAAAAGTAGGACAATACTAAAAGAGGTGTTGTCTTACTTAATTAAACGCCAGCGTAAACGAATCAAAGATTGGTTTGTTACGTTCAAATCTAATTGGTTCCAAAAGCCTGCAGGAAGTTTAATAATAGCTTACCACAGTATAGTAGATAAACTCTATACCAAAATGTATGAACGAGGTTGGCTAAAGCGTCCTCGTGAAAGTCTTGAAGACGAGTTTGATAAGAAGTCGAAAGTCTGTTTTGAAAAAGAGTTTATGTCTAAAATGAAGGCTATATTTGAAGACAGGCACCAAGGTAATGCTAACTTGTTTGCAATACAAGACGGTCAGCCTATATTCAGTGCAGTAGGTGCCTACATATACCGAGACCTAATTAATAGGCTAGAGTTTGACATACACCAGTACCCTCACTCTAGAAGTTTTGTAGGCGGTTCAAGTGTAGGTAGTGCATGGGCAGCAGGTCTTAAATCTAAGTTCAACAGCGAATTCTCTAAGCTATTTTTGAGTTACATGGACATAGACGTTGACTGGACAGTCAGCCCTTCTTCAAATGCGTATTACTCTCGCGGTCTTATAAATATGAGCGAATGGTTCATAGCCTATTTTCATGCAGGTCAAGAAACCAAGTTCTTTATAAAACGCTTTCTGACCAGCTACATGCGTCTTGTTTATCTAGAGCAACGCAAACTTGATGTTAAAACAGAGTACGTAAATAACCTAAAGAAGAAGTGGGAGCAAGACCTTGTACATGAGTTCACTATAGGCGTTACTTTAATTGGTATCTCTCAATACGCACTTGTGTACAAAAGTTTACCTGCACACATAAACAAAAGAGTACCAAGCTATAGAGCGCGTAATACCTACGAAACCCAAGGTACTTACCGTAAACCTACTCAGCTTTTTGCAGAAAGGAAACATTAATGGAAAACCCTGATGATTTTATTTCGTGGTCTGAATCTCAAAAGAGCTTGAATCAAAAAGACGTTGCCCAGTTTGTTATAGGCAATAACCTTGCACCTCAGTATGGTATAATCGTCAATGTAGAGTACAAACATGGTAAAGTCGCTTACCAATATGCTGTGTTCTTGGATTCTAACACAGGCGGAAAGTTTGTGGGCACTGATCCGAGTACCTTGACCCGAATACACTCTGTTTCCCAAATACCTATCGGGATTCTTAAAGGGCTTGTGCGCTTCGATAGCAGATTCCGAGAGTGGTTAAACGGAGAAGTTTTGTGGAAAGGCTTGTGCTTTGACAGCAAAGAAGAATTCTGTAAAGAACGAGATAAGGATAATTCGTAATGGATTTAGAGAAACGTAAACAGTTAAGTGACTGGTACGCTAAAGCATTCGACTTAGACTCTGAAATAGATTGGACTCAAGACACGTATCGAATTAACTTAGACGGTTTTGATCGCCAATCTAAAGTAAAACTAATGCAAGGTATTGTTAGCAGTGTAGGCGATGCTGTTTACGCTCAACAAAAAATTGCACCAAACGACCCGGAGGTAAGCTATTTGTTTTACTTCCATACACTAACTGTACCAAATACCGTGATACTAGAGAACCTATACGCGGTACATTCTGAGGATTTATAATGGATACTGAATTATTCCAATCAATCGTTTTGGATGAAGAAGACAACAACATAATGGTTGTTACTAATAGCTCTCTTGTTGACTTTACTTTCAGTTTGTTTGACCGTTTCGTTTCAGAAGTTCTTGATAACCAAGAAACGATTGAAGACGATGACTCGGGCGAAGAGCTAGTTGCATCTGTTATCAGTTATGCCGAAGCTATTATCGATGATGCCTTGGTAGAAGAGCTTACGCCTACTGTTACGCAAGTTATTCAAGTGGGCAGCACTTTAATCATTGTTGTGGAACTTGATCAAGAAATTATCGAGTACCTTGACGAAGGCTATGCAGATACCGACAGTGTAGCTGCTGTTATTTTCGGCGATAGTGATTCGGAAGAAGATGAATCTGATGAAGATGACGATGAATCTGACGAAGATGACGATGAAGATGAAGATGAAGACGAATGGGACGTAGACTAAGGTTATACCTAAGCCAAACTCTAAGCGTTCATACTCTTGTCAAACAGACAGACCCTATCGTAATACTGGTTAGAGGTTCTCAACAAGAAGCCTCTGCCTACAAAGACAAGTTGCTTGCTGATTTTGAACTGTTTTATCCAGGCAAAGAGCTAGCACCTGCTTTAGTGTTTGTTTATACGCGCAAGACCTTTAGTGATAACCACAAAGATCTGTATGAATGGGTAGAAAGCAAAATAGAATCTGGTGATATAAACCTTAACGATACCGAAAACAATATCTTCGAGTACGTTGATTTATGAGTTTATCTGTTACCCCAGCAGTGGCCCGTTGCGGCTGCTGCTTCTTTCGCCCTCAAAAATGTTTAAGACACAATGAACCTTGTGTAATGTTCGGTAGCGATAGCCGAACGAAACATTCCAAACAAATGCCCTCCTTTAAGTGTTATCACTCTAGCACTTACGCATATCTAAACCATATACGTTCTTCTAAGTATATGGTTATAGAAAAATTCTCTGAAAAGTACCTACCTTTACTGTCTAATACTTGTAGCATTCTTATTGTTATAGGACACGTACAACCTAAAGACCGCTCTGTAATCCACTCAGACCAGATAGGCAATACACCTGTATGCACCTATGCGTTTGGTTCAGTGCGCGAACGTTCTGATATGTTCTTCACTGACACTTCAAGTTGGGATTCATTTATGGAACACGTAGGTAACAGACAGTTTAGTTGGATCAACTGTACCATGGGAAGCTTTTATAGGTATGCCCAAAATAAAGTACACACTCGTTTCTTAAACTGCTTTCGCTATATGACAGACGAACGGTTTAGAAATACAGTTCAAGGCAATTACCTTGTAGAGTAAAACTGTAAACATACTATATAAGCAATAACAGAAGAATGCGTTAAATGATATTCAAGAAAGCTAAAAAACCAGTAGTTCATTTAGTGGACGCAAACAACTGGATTAACAGAGCGTACCATGCAACGCCAGAAATGCACACATCAGACGGGACACCTACTAATGCGCTTAAAGGTTTCTTTAATATGGTCAATAGTCTGTATAAAAAGATTACTGCCGCAGGACAAGAGCCTTATATTGTTATTTGCTTTGATATTGCTCGAAGAAAGACTTTTAGAGCCCAAATATTTAATGAATGGAAAAAGCGCGATCCTGAATTGGTAGACGTACTGTTCCCTGATAAGCAAAAACAGTCTTATAAAGGCAACAGAAAGCAAGACAAAAACAAAAGCGAAGACCTTGGCATTCAGATAGAGCTTGCTAAAGAAATAATAGACTTAGCAGGCTTTTGTTGGTTCGATGGTAACAAGATAAATCAGCCGGTAGAGGCAGATGACATTATTGGTACTCTTGCTTTTACGCTAGACCCGAAAAAGTGTTTGTGTTTGATCCAAAGTCGTGATAAAGATTTTAAACAGTTGCTTACTCGCCGCAGAGTTAGGTTGTTTATGCCTGAACAAGCCAACAGTCCTAGTGATTTATATACTATGGACAACATGTTTGCAAAAGACGGGCTTTATCCGCACCAACAGATTGAATTCTTGATGATGGACGGGGATAAGGTAGACAATATTGCAGGAGTACCAGGGTGTGGACCTGCTACTGCAATAAAGCTTTTAGATCAATGGGGTTCTATTAAAAACATCATTGAAAAGGCTCCTAGAATTAAAGGTAGAGAAGCCCGTGCTGCTCGTACATTAGCTGGTTTAGAAGTAGACGTAACTGAATCTATTTGGCATGAAGGCAAGGAGAAGAAAACCAAAGTTAAACGGGTACTACCTTGTCCTGATTTAACTGTAAATAGAGAACTAGCTACGATACGCACTGACGTACCTGGCTTGCCTACAAAACTAAAACAAATTCGTATGCGAGAGCCTAACAATAAAGAGCTTCGCAAAATGCGAGATACTTTAGAATTTTCAAATCTATTATGGGTGTAACATGGCATTTTTATTTGATGCAAGCAATTTAAGACAAAACAATTACCTTCACGAACCTGTTGTTTTTGAGAACATTATAAGTCCTGAAATGTGCGATGCTTTGGTTGCTGCCAAGACTTCTTTTGAAAAAGAAAATGGTGGAATTCAAGTGGCAGAAGAAGGGCGCAGAGAAGAGTACTTCGAAGATCCTAAAATACGAGTAGTGGACACCTACTCGTTTGATTGGGAAGATGAAGGCTTACCTGATATAGTTTTTGACCTATATACTGAATTAGAAGCTATCGTAACTAGCGCAAATGAAGATTACGATTTCGATTTAGTAGGTATTTGCGAGACTGTAAACTTTCTTCATTACCATACAAACACAGGTATGCGACAAACAGGTCACTATGTAGGTCATACTGATTTCGGCCCTGAGTTTCTCTCTACTCGTAAGCTTACGACAATTATTCAGCTTACAGACGGTAATGAATATGAAGGGTGTACACTGAACTTACCTGACTGGGGCGATGCTCCGAGAGAGAAAGGTTCAGCAATAGTTTTTCCTAGTTATATGTACCATAAAGTGTCCCGTATAACTAAAGGTGAACGTCATTGTTTAAATCTATGGTCACACGGACCTGCTTTCAGGTAAAAGATTATGACAATAAGCAAAAAAGAGCAAATAACAGGACTAGCAGTATTGGTTCTTTTCATCCTAGGGTGCCTAACAACTTCGGTAACTTGGTTATTCTCTGATTCGTTAGGGTACATGATACTAGGGCCAGTACTAGCAAGTTTAGGAGGGATTCTTTCAGCACAATCAAATAGCAGTACAATAAAACGCGTCCAAGATTCTTTTGTCTGGTTATGCATACTAGGCATTGCAGTAGGTATGGCGTATGGACTATTTTTATTAAAACAATAGACTGACCTGTGTAGCAGTCGAAAACAAAAAGAAACAAAGGAGAATAAAATGGCATCAGTTGAGAAATTAAAGCAGCTGGCAGAAGGTGGCTTTGGTTCAAGAGCGAACTACATTGAATACAAAGTAGATAATGCACTTAGCGTATTTACCAAACATTCACGCGCACCCTTCTCTGTTTTAGTGGCTGACATTGGTCCCCATTTTGTACCACGTCTAGGGATACAAAAGAATATATTTTCTTGTTTTCCTCAGCTTCACTCTAATCAAAGCGAGCGAGGTACTTGTGTGCCTGTTCCTGTAGAGTTTGACGTAGACATTAAACAAAAAGCAGTAGCAGGTAACCCTAATCGCGTTAAAACTATTATTCGAAAAGGTGTTGTAGGCGCACTGGTTATTCACCCTAATGATCCTAGCGAAGTTCGCAAGCCTGAGGATCCTACTTTGTACGATTACATGAAACAAAGCTTTACAGAGCTTGTAAAGTACTGTAACCGATCAGGCGCTAACATTGGTATGAATCGAATCGGTACCGAAGACAAATGGCCTAACCACGAGTCTATTATAGAGCAAGTGTGTTACGAGCAGAATTTTAAAGGCAAAGTCTTTGTGTATACCCCTCGTGAAAAACGTAAACCAGCAGGTGGTCAGTGATTACTGACCTTTACCAGGTGCCTAAAGAGTCTGACCTAATGGATTTCATCTTTTTAGATGGAACTATAGTAAGCACCCGGCAAAAGTCAGAGCAGCACGGCTACAAGGTAATGGATCTTGAAGATTCAGAAGGTCCTCAAGGTAGAGCTTTTACTATCTATACTAGCATAACCAAAGTGGTGGCGACAATATCTAACCCCTTAAACACCGAGACTAATCTTAACATAATAGTGAACTACGTTACCCGATGTGTTAAAGAATACTCTCCGTTTATGTGGGAAAAGTTAATAGACAGCGAAGCCTCTTTCAAGTCGTTTAAAGACATTGCTTTGCACCACTCTCTTGCAGGTACTATTTTTCACGAAATAGACGATAGTAAGATCGTTCACTACAACATTACTGCGGTAGAAGATTGCGAACCTGAACCTATAGACCACTGTATTTTTGCAAACGGTGTGTTTATAGGAATCTCTAACAAACTTTCTCTTAGTGTGATAGAGGTAATAAACAGGTTCTTGTTTAACAAAGAAAAATCTAAAGCAGTAGATATGTATAAGGCTTTGCGTTACGCAAAAGACGACAACAATCTACCTTTGATTCCAGGTATAGATGATTTAAGCGGAGGAGGCGTTGCATAATGAACCAAGAACTAGAAGTCAATTGGTCTATTTTAGTTATACCATCTACTACAGAAGGTGAAGTAGATGATGCAGATTTGCTTAGGTACATGGACTTTAACTGTGCTTTAAACAGTAGCCTGGATACCGTTCACTCGTGTTCGAATTCTTTAAACTTAGTATTCGGAACCGACCGTGAGCTTATCGATATTTGGTACGCAGGTAAGCGTAAAGACGAGTCTACCGAAGAGTTATACATTCAATGGATTTCAGATGTTATTGAACACCTTGAAAGCCAAGAAGTCGATATTCTATTACGAGTAGAGATAGAAGGCTCTGACAAGGTAGACGTACTTCGATACACTGACCTTAGTGTGCAGCTAACCCAATGTCGATTTATCTTGGATGATGATATTGACCTTATAAACATGGGCGCAATGTTAAAAGGCATGGACCCTATACCTTTTGAAGATAACACCTTTGTTACGCTAACATACGAGTCATCTTACTCAGGTTCGTATAAAGCGTCTTCTCCTGTGTTGGTAGAAGGATACGAAAATACTTTTGATGTGTTTTCGTTGCTAGAGCAGACTAAAAGAAAGTTTAAAGCAATTTCTAAACTATAAGAAGCTATATGAAACCGATTAAAGTAATACGATATTTTTATCCAGAATCATTTATTAAAAATACATGGAGTAAGAGTCCTGGCTCTAAAAGTGCAGAAGATCTTTTAATTAGGTTTCACAAAAAGCACGGATGTGTCCTTCACCTAAATCCTGTTAACTCCAAAGAGTTCGAGTTGAAAGGAATATTCTGTCATGCTAAAGCAGACAGAAAAAAGTCTGATCCTGTACATGACTTTTTTAGCGCAACAGGAAAGGACACATCCTTTTTAGGGATTCCCTCTACGGTTCACAGCATCAAGAGCCTTAGAGCAGGAAGCAAGATAGAAAGTTTTCTAAATTCTGAGATACAGCCTGTGTACCCTGTGTGGTCAAGTCTGGCACTAAGTATTCAAGAGCTAAGTACCTCGGAATCTATATGTATTCTGCAATTCTTTGTCCACAGAGACCAAGCAATACCTATCGTATGTGTGCTTGATACTATGGACGTTGCAGAAAAAGGCGAGACTCCATTCTTGCCTTTATTTGAGACTCCTATTGGTTGGCATGAAGTTCCTCGAGGCGTGTTCGAAGATATAGTCAACCTTGATTTAAAAGATGCCGCTAGAGGTATCTTACAACGTAAAGGACTTAAACAATATAGACCTGATTGGGTAGTTCTAGAAAACCTTAGCCGAATGTCTAAAGAGTTTGCTAAAGAAGGCAAGAACTGGCCTGAGTATAAACGTACAGGATACAAAAACCAAATTGATACTTTGGTAGACTTTGCTGAACGTTTAGGTCTTGATGTTTCTAAAGTGCTTGACCGAATTAAGGAACAGAAATGACAACATGTGTAGGCTTTACCCGAAAAAACGCTATGTATATAGTAGCAGATAGGATGACCAACGATGGTCGCTTTCAGGTATCTTGTAGAGATGAAAAAATCTACGCTGTAGACAACTGGGCTATCTGTATTGCAGGAAGTGTTAGAGTGAGAGAGATTGCATACGGTATGATTGACCGACTTAGAAACTGTGCTGAGCCTGATCTTGTGTTGCTTGAAGACGCATGTCCTGCCAAGTATTCTAGAGACCTTATATTGGATCTAGTCAAAGGTAAGGTACCGCAGTCTATCTCCAGTTGGCCTGGCTATTTTCAGCGTTGCTTAGAAGAGTTTTGGAAACAAGTCCAGAACCTAGTTAAGATGACAGACACCTACGGTCTTAATCTTGCAGATGACCCAGATATAGAGACAGAGTGGTTAGTAGTATCTAAAGACCACGGTACTTTCACTATAAGCCGCAATGGTTCTATATCAAAGACACCTTTTGCTGTAATCGGTTCTGGTCAAAACGCAGTACGTGGCGCTATTACTCTTTTGGCAACTAAAGGTATATCAATGCCTGCTTTAGCTTCAATAGACAAAGACCACGCTATTGAGGATTACTTTCTATCACTACACGAAGGTATAAACGGAGATGAAAGTATATTAGATCAACTAAACACCTTAGTGCAAGTGGCAGCAAGTATAGACTTGACTACCGGTTACGACACTACCCACTTTTATTCGTCTGACAAGGATTAGTTATGGCTATTAATGAAAACCTTATTGAGGTAAATCAGAATATATACAGAGCTCTAGAAGAACTAGGTCCATACGCGCAAATTAATCCTAGAATAGAGTACTATATCAAAATGCTAGGCATGATGCACAGTGCAGGTGAAGACCTTATTAGTGAGCTACCTGATGCTATGGCAGAGTTAAGCAACATACCTTGTTCTTTCAGCGATTTACTAGACGATGTTAATTTAATAGTGTCTAAAAGCGAAGGCGTTGTGGGAGTAGGAGCTATTCGAAAGGAACATGGATTCGACTTTACCAAAGCTGTAACTTACAAAGACAATAACTTCACAAGTGCTTTATTAAAAGTGTACGCGTGTTATGCATCGGATTCTCCTACAGAGTGTTGCGCAGGAGAATCTATTCAAGTAGACGGTAAAAAGTTTACATCTCTAGCCTGTTCTGATCTTGTTCAAGGCAAAGACCCGCGCATCCGCATCTATGAAAAAGAGGCACAGAAAGCAGAGACTGTTTTGTACCTAGACAAAGCCAATCTATCTGTTTCTGATGTGTGTGATATATGGTTCGACCCTTTCATTGGCAAAGTAGACATAAAGTGGTGTAAGCCTTTTAACGGATCTGTTTTATTGGAGATTTTATGAAAGTGCCTGACCAAACTGCTGCATCAATCTGGGAACAACTTATTTCTACGCGCCCTTCTTCGGCAGTTTCTATAATGCGTAAAGGGTGGACCCCTGATCAGATAGACCAGTGTATTGCAAAGTACTACCTTAAAGAGTTTGAAGATTGCGAAGCCTACGCCAAGTCTTTTTTAATCAAATACGGACTTTATGAGGTGCCTAGCTCTGTAGTAAGGCTTACTACCGTAGCCCGAGATATTGGAGTACCTCTATACGCAGCTTACCATGCTTCTAAAAAGTTCGGTAACAGCCCAGAGCTAATTGATTGTCTAGGGCTTAGGTATATAGAAGTGTTTGATACTCATTTCGAAAGAGAGCATTTCTTTAAAACTTTCGGTATAAAAACCGATAAGGCTAAAGCTGACTTTATGGACCTTTACTTCACGCACTACGATACTATAAAGGCTTGTGAAAAATACGGCATTGATGTTCGAGCTCGCTATACGCGCATGACTAATGCTACTGAAAAGGCATTTAAGGAAGGCGGTAAGCTTAAAAAGAGCGATACGAACGACAAAATTTTTGAGGTGTAATATGATTCGCGATCCAGATTTTAAGGTATCTACTCACTTTAAGTTCAAAGAAGTTTTCAAAAGTTACGAGGCAGAGCGCCTAGGCATAGACAACGGTTCTTTTATCACAGAAGATATACTTGCCTGTGCAGTAGCTACTGCTGAAAACATTCTTGAACCTGTTCGTAAGTGGGTCAAACGTCCTATGACTCCTAGCAGTTGGTTCCGTTGTGAAGAATTGGAATTTCTCCTGTGTAGCGAGTCGTTCTTTAAAAAACTTATGCGTAAAGGCATACCTGGTGTAGATAAAAATACTTACCTCCAGTACCCTACGCTTTATACCCTAGGCGAGCAGTTTATCGCTGAATGGAAAGAATACTATGAACGCAAGCAACATCCTAAAGGAATGGCCGTCGATTACGAAATCCCCGGACTTTCAAACCAAACTCTCTTCGAGTGGTCACGCGACAACCTTCGATTCGATCAGCTTATTCTGGAGTTCCATAGACCAGAACTTGGATCTAACTCGGGATGGGTTCATGGAAGCTATAACTCAAAAGGGCCTAATAGAGGTCAATTGCTTCGATACTGATGTATTTACGGTTATTGGGCTTTACTTGAATGCTGACTTCTACAAGGTAAATGGCGTAATAGGTTCTCACCTGTTTGACAATTACCAGTACAACACCACTTTTCGTATGGGCAGAGCATACTTTATTAACGGAGTATGTTTCTATCCAGGATATTACGGTACTTGTGCAAAGGCACAATGGGTGTTTAACGAGCATGAAGCTAACCTAAAGTCCATTAAACGTAAATTTTGTACTGCGCCTTACGTATGACAAAACGAAAAATGGGATTGATAAGCGGCATTGTGTTTATAATTCTTTGCCTCTTGTCTGACTTACCCTCAAATAAAGAGATAACTGATCATGCATGTTTATTCTGCGATTGATTGGTTAAAAGATAATATATCGGAAGTAATTGAAAACTATTTGGTGGGAGACCAGGCAAGCATGTTACTGCTGTCTAGTTTTTCAGAGTGGTGTGTTGATATGAGTTCAGAGAACTATTGTGACTTACATAATAGTGTAATGTTCTATAAGCAAGCCACATCTCACTAAATGGCAACTACTAGGGACAGTACTGCAATAATACGCCAAGTTATAGAGTCTATTTGGTTTTCTGTAGCTTGGCGTTTCAGTTCATCTTGATAGTACTTGTTAAACTCTTGCATACGCCTAGTATGAGCATACTCTAGTTTAAGCATCCTAAGTACTTGGTTCCTTTCTTCAACGCTTAGTTCTAGTATACGGTCAAGTTTCTCTACTAACTTGCCGTTTTCCCTTGCAGATATTACTGCATCTCTTATTTTGAATACGGTTTCTGTATCCAAAAGAATATATAATTCATCTCCGCGTTCTGCTAAAGGCAACTGACCTTTATTCGTATCTTCTGAACCTACATGTACCTCTTCGTATAGCTCAAAGTTATGGTCATATCTCTTTCTTACTACACGAGCTGCCTTTATTTTTGCTTCTATATCACTAGGGTATTCTAATGCTTCGGTACGAGTATGAGTTAAGTTTTCTAATTGATTAAGCTCTTGGTAGGCTGATGGAGTTTCGATACGCTGCTCTGTAGGAACAGCGCACCCGGCTATTGTTATACACAACACCCCTAAAATATTTCTTACCATTTTGAACTCTTGAACGATTCTAGGTTTTCTTTGTCACTTTTGGAAGGGTCGTACTTGGGAGCAGAATCAAGTTTATTGTGTGCTTGCTCTGCTACTTGCCTCAGTTCCTCTTTTTCTTGAGACAAGCTATCAGTAAGCTTTCGGCTTTCTTCAAGCTGTTCTTTTAGCTCATCTTCGTTAATATCTCTTAACTTCTTTTCAAGTTTCCCTACACGTTTACCTTTAGCGCCTCCTGTTACTGCAAGTGCGATTCCTGCTAGTACCATGCCTAAGCCTGCAACAATGGCAAGCCACCATCTTTTATACCAAGGTTCTTGCGTCATTTTGTATCATCCTGTCTAAACGCATCGCTAGCTCTTCGTCTAGGAACTTTGTTGCTAGGAGGGGCCTTATTAAACATGCTATCAATAGCGTAACCTACCGCAATAAAAGTAAGTAAACTAGGATCTGCTTCTGTGTATAGAATGGTAAAGTAAGAACTAAACACTGCTATTAAGGCAGTGATGGTTTGAGGTTTGTTTTTAGACCAGTAAGTATTCCAGTCTGCTTCTAACTTGATACACTTTTTTACATAGTGTATTAATGTGCCTAATATAGTTATCCCGAAACTAAGTAAGATATAGCCCCAGGAGTAGTCTGCAATAGGACCTAATAGGTGTGCGACATCCATAGGTATTAGTTGTAGCCCTAAAGAGAGCTACAACTTGATCCCATTATAGACCTGCTTCTGAGGCATCAATTGTGCCGTCATCTACTAACTCTTGTTTACGTCTAACCCAACGCTTTTTGACTTTATCAAAGAAGCTTTTTATTTCTTCTTCGTTGCCTTCAAAAGGTGATTTGTTAAAACCTTCTTCTGCAATCAGTCCGCGAAAGAATTTCTGATACTCTTGCTGTAGTACAGATTGCTCTGCACTTTGAGATTCAAGCTTATCTGCTCTGTTTAAGGCACGGTTGCCTACAAGGGTTAAGCCGTTAAGATCAAGTTGCGCTTTCATAGTATACCTAGTCTTTTAGTACTGCTAGTTGCCCAGCAATCGTGATTGAAATTTCTTTAAGGGTAGCGTCTCTAACTTCAGGTGCTTTTAGAGAAACTATTTCACCGCGTTGAATCAACATGTCACCTGGTGCTATCGCAGAGAATAAGCCTTCTTTTACATTAGCTTCGAAAACTATTGTTCCTAATTCACGAACTACGTTGCCGTCACGGTCAATGATCCGTAGATTAAAAGTAGCTTGGCTAGTAGCAGCTTCTTGTGCAAGCGCCAGGCTTTTATCAAAGTCTGCATAAATAGAGGCGGTTCGTACTGCTATATAATTGGCTACGATAGCATTAGGTTTAGGACGACCTATTACTGTCATACCAATATCGTAAGGTTGCTTTTCGTCATCTTCTTGGATTACCCAATCAGACTTCGCTCCGCTATATACGTATATACCAGGTAGCTTATCACTTACAGGTGCCGTCAATTGAAAAACTTGTGCGTTAGTAGGTTCAGTAGGAAATTCAGTACCACGGTTATCTATAAATTCCCGTGTGATTTCACTATCGTCTATCAAGTCAATACCGTCTGCCTTCATGACACTCTCACTTTTCCTGTAAACGGGCGCGAGAAAGATATTACCAACGTATTTAGATCTTGATTGACCTGACTCTTAGGTAATATCTTTTCAAGTTTACCGTCTATACTTACTAGAACATCGCATACAACTTCACGCCCAGAGTTGTGTACCACAGTCCAAGTATCACTAGGTGTGTCTTGGATGTGGGTATGTCCGTTCTGAATAAAGATTCTTTTACCGTTAATAGGCATACAGTCTCCTTAGATTGCAATAATCTTACCAGTAGTAGGTGAACTGAATTCAACGGTAGCGTTGTTTGTATCTACGTGAAGAATGCTGTGCGGCTGTATTTCATAACCATCAACAATAACACGTATAACAGGTTCATAACCAAGCATGTGCGGAACATTGACAACAGTTTTGTTATCAAAGGTAACATCAAACCCTATATTAGGTTTAGGAGTCCCGTCAATAGAGCCTAGAAGAACTACAGCTTTACCTATCATAGGTGTGTCGTTGAATGAAACAATAGTAGAGTTATTGTCTACTGCTTCAATCTCTGAAGGTATGACAACTTTACCTGTTTCATCAAAACACTGGACAATAGCGCTGGTGCTGTTCATGTTATGATTAATTGTCCATGTAGCAAGTGCTTCAACCTGTCTGTGTTCATAGGTATAAAGTTCTTGCGTCATAGGAATCCAGATAGGCGAATCAGCTAATTCAAGACAAATCATAACACGTTTATCTTTGAATATAAAAGACCCTACTCTAGGTTCTAACGGCCAGTTCTCTACCATAGGGAGGGTAACATTGCTTAGGTGGTTACCTAGCAAGTCTAGTCCGCCTAGGTGTTTCGTATTCGAATAATGTCTCATGTTTACTCCTACAAGAACGATAAAGAGGGAACCGAAGTTCCCTCAGACCGAATGGCTATTAAGCCGCAGCAGGGGCAACTGCCGTACAGATCACACGAATACCTAGACCTTCAGAAAGGGTAACCGTTAATTGGTTCGCATCGTCAAATACGATTTCGTCAGGTTGGATAACGTGGTCCTGATCGTCAACGATTGTAACGTTAACGTACTGCTGACCGATGTTGTGAACAACAGTGTGTGACGCATCTGCTGAACCAGTACCATCGTATACGAAATAGCCTTTAACTACGCGAGCTTCAAGGTCAGAAATTTCGTCTTTAGCCGCTTGTACCTCAGTATCGACATAAAGCTTAGTAGCAGCTTCAAGGTCAGTAGTAGGTGCACCGTAAAGAACAAGCGCACCAGTCATGGTATCGCCATCTACGTTGATGTACTTGTTGTCGAAGTAGGTATCGTCTGCCGATACGCCGCTGCTGTCAACAATAATACCAGTACCAGCAGTAACACTTACTGTAACACCGTCACCACCAGCAAGACCGTTACCTAATGCAGTAGCAGCAAGCTCAACTTCGGTAATACCAGAACCTGCAACTTTAACACCTTGAGCACCTGATGCAAGTGTACCGCCGTCAAGCAATAGCGCTAGCTGTGCTGCTGTGTCTGTAGATGCAGCAGAACCGTCAACAGTCAGGAATAGACCACCGCCAGTGTAAAGGTCAATACCAACTTCATCAGTAGGTAGTGTACCGATACCAGCACCCATGTTAACATCAATAACGTTACCTGTCTTAGATAGACCGTTACCTGCTGTTAGTCCGTCTAGACCTGTAAACGGTGCCCATGCGCTGCCGTTGTAACGCATGTAAGTAGAACCGTTAATGTCGTATGCAAGAGTACCTGCAGGAGAAATTGTAGTATCAGATACATCGAATTCTACTACGAACTCAGTACCGTCATATTCAACAATGTCGCCGTCTTCAAGACCAGCAATTGTACCGAAGTTAGCGTTAAGGTCAGCACTGTTAGTAATGATATAACGTGCGCCTGTCGCAGGGCTTGTACCAGGATCAAGAGTCGAGTCTGTCTGGGTATCAAGAACATCGTCTTGCCAGTTAAGAGTCGAGATAGCTGTATCTAGGTCAACTAGACGAACCGCATCGTTAGGATCAACCGGAGCACCAAGACCTTTAGCTAGATTGCCTGCAAACGCAAGGTTACCAGCCATTGTGTCACCAGCTTGGTTAACAGGAACATAACCAAGGTCGTCTTGTTTAGAATCGATCTGAGCCTGAATAGGACCAGTAACGCCAGCTACGTAGCCGATCTCAGCAGAGGTAGTTGCTGATTCAGAAACTTTACCAGACGCATCAGAAACAAGAGCAACAGACGCAGAAAGGTCAGTATCTGTGATTGTAGATGCAGCACCAGTAATGTTGTCTTGCTTGGTAGCTAGTTCAGTATCTAAATGACCTTTAGATACTGCAACTGTATCGCTAGACGCAGCAGACTGGTCATTAGAGTTAAGTATTAACTCGCCTGTCATGCCTTCATCTGTACCGTCACGCTTCAAGTACTCTTCTAAGTCACCGCCTTTCGCAAAAGGGAATACTTCTATACCGTCGTAGAACTTGTACGCTTTTTCTGTGGTGTTGAACCAAATCTGAGAAACTCGAGGACTTACCGGATCGGTCGCCAGGTTTTCGATTACAACGTTTTGTAACTCAGCACCGCCGAGTAGTTTAATAGTACCATGTCTCATGGATGGAACTCCTAATAGGATTACATTTAAGCTTAATGTATCACATCACACAGGAAATCCTAATGTCATGCAATTCTATGTCAGACAACAATTTTGAAAACAGTTTGAATGTATCGAAATCATTATCTAGAGTCGCTTTATCGAAGTAAGACTTTACTGTCCAATACGCATCTGGCTTGAGAAGACCAAACGTGTTATAGATTTTAAGCCTGGTTTCAATAAGCGAGATCCTTCTGTCTTTATATAAATTAACATCAACAGCGTCTAAACCTATAAAAGGATAGAAGGTTTCTGTTTCGGTATGCCTTTCTTTTTTAGCCCAGTAAAGATAGTCAAGCTCATACAGTATATGCAGAAGGTGCGTTATATACTGTGTGCAAAAAGAAACTACCGAATTAAAACAACTGTTAAAGTCATTGCGTAATAGCCTACGAATTCTGTCTGATATAGGATCTTTATAGCGTAGAAGTATCTTACCGTACACTTCTACAAACCCTTCATCGAACTGGTCTTCGTGACTGCGCATTACGCTCAAGATACCGTCAAAATACTGGTCAAGAAAATCAACCTGTCTTTTGATTTCTTCCTTTAACTCGGCATCTGAGTGTGCGTTGTGCTTAACTGATTTGATACCTTCTTCTAGTCCTATTAACCAGTAACGAATCTGGTGCATAGAATACAAAAAGGTTTCCTTACAGCTAGTACTAAATCTATTTTCAGATATAACAAGTTGATTAAGTAAAAATTCCCTTACTTTATAAAAGTCACTCCATGCGCAAGAAGCCACGAGCTGAAAGTGAACATTGTTAGGTACATAGTTAGTCTTAATCATTATTTTATATCCTGCAAGCCTAATCCATTTTCTTCTGAGAACTTAGAAGCTATCATTCCTCTAATCTGGGCAAGCCCTGACTCTATATTGGCGAGGTTTGTTCCCAGTTGAGATAGGCTGCCTGAACGGTTATTTATTATTTCCCTAGTTAGGGACTCTACGCTTGAAAGACGTTTCTCCATTTCTGTGAAGTTAGACTCAAGTATTCCATCTAGGTCGCCGATTGCTGAGATAAGAGTAGCAAGGTGTCTGTCATTCTTACCTGCTATGTCTGCAACTTCACCAAAGCTATTTCGAAGCTTGGTCGTGATAGACTCAATTTCTTTATTAAGATTAAGAATAACTGTTTCTAATGTTTCTACCTTGCCTATACTGTTCAAGGTAGTCTCTTGTTTCAAGATAGTCTCTTGTTGAGAAGATATTGTAACCTGCTGAGACTCTATTGTAGCCGTTAATAGATCTATAGTTTTATCTTTATCTTCTGTCAGCTTTTTTATTTCGTCTTTCTTTGTATCAAGCTGGTTTTGCAAGGAGTCAGCTTCTTTTAATTTAGGTTCTATAAACATCTTGTAAATAAAAAATATAAAAGACAAGATGATTATTATAGTTCCGTAGCCAAGGTTTCCACCTAACAGCTTTTCAAGATCCATTATTGTTCACCCACAGTATCGTCTAATTCATCTAGTTGGTCATCAATAGGTAAGCCGGTTGAATCTATCGTTAAAGTAGAGTTAAATCCACAACTACGATTAGTAGGATTCACGATTAACCTGTACGCATCTTTGATTTGAGGGTCTTCGGTTACTATCATGTGACTTATGGCTGGATTAGATTCTATACAGCGTGTTTTTGTGCCTTCGATCAAGCACAGGCTACTAATGCAGTAAATATCTTCCTGTTTGACAATACGTTGGTTAACAGTTTCTTTCTTTACCCAAGTATTATTGAGAGTGATTGCTAGAACTATTAAAAGAGCGCTAATAAGTACCCAGTTAGAGTACTTGTACTTATTTTTCTGATCTTCAGATAGATCTGGTTTTTTCTCTGCCATTCTACTCCACTATAACGTCAATTGTTTCATGTGCTGCAATGTAGTTATTCTTGTAACCGAGGCTCCTCATTGCGCCTTTATCTACATACAGCTTGAAAGGTAGAGGCCACATATCATCAGGATTCTGTCCTTTATGAAAGAATTCTCTAACGATAGGATAGTAGTCTGTTTGGAAAATAACGCATTCATTTTTTGTATCAGGTAAGAAGCTAAAGCCTACTGTTAGGTGTTTTTTATTTCTACGGCGAATAATTTCTTTTATCTCGGCAGCACCTACATAAGAACCGAATTCATCGTCTATAAGGGTCATCATGTTATTTATTATGACTCCTCTTTGATTCTTGTTAAGTTCAAGGAGAATATCGTCTAGCTGCTGAGCCGAGGTAACTTCTATTGCTTTTACTGAACCTGTTATACCCTGTAGTGTTTTACGCAGGTTATAACTATCTCTAGCAGTAAGACCGCTACTGTCATAAAGAATATAGTAGGTTTCAGGAAACAGATTCATTTCTGTCATTAGGTCAGTAATACGAAGTCCTAGGTTCTGTACTCTGAATAAACTAGAACGAGGCAGGCCTGCTGTAGTACTGCGGCTAATAAAATACGATTTGGTTCTATACTTTTCGGGAAGTAACGTCTGCAAGTAACCAGCAGCATCTACTTCATCTATTATCACTATCGAAGGGTCTACCCGTTGTATGTCCTCAGATACTGAGTGCATAAGCTGTTCGCTGGAGGTTCCTCCGTCACCGTACCCTAGAGTAATATACATTGCGTATACATCGTTGTGTGTTTGAGTAGCAAGCTGGGCACTAAGAGGATGGCTATAGAAACTACCGAGCGGTCTACTAGATACCAAGTATACTATTTGCTTTTGATCTGCTTGCGCCACAGCTATGTTTAATAATATAGCTAATAACACCGCTCGAAATACTTTAACCATCTGCTTTAACTAGTACTGCCTTGCCTGTAATTGCTTCTGCAAAAATAACGATACTTGCGTTATTAGACGTTCCTTCAATTGTCTTAGACATAGCTGGCAATACTTGCTCTCCTTCACTATCGAATACTGTATAGATTATATTGTCTGTACCGAAGTTGTGGGTTAGTGTCCAAGTATCTGACTCTTGGTCAATAGTGAATACTTTACTTACAACACCGTTACCAGTGTTACCACCGCCATTTCCAATATCACCAAGTTCATCAAGTCTGCGTTTGTTGTCTTGAGCTAAGGTCTCTACTGCACCTAATCTTCTGTAGATGCCCAGAATGATGTTATAGAAACTTTGGGTCTGCTGGTTCTGCTGCTTAACGTGATAATCACGAGGAATAGCTTCATCTAGACCGTACTGCTCTCCCGTAGGTAATGATCTTAGCCCTAGTGGGCCTACCATCGTGTCCCCGTTTTTATTTATAGCACCTGCTAATATTTCATCTACATCTTCAGGTGTGTAAACAGGTTGAGGATTGTCTTCTGGTGCATAGTACTGAGGAGGACTAAATACTTCTTCATACGTGTCTATAGACACCCATGTATTTTGTAATCCTCCTGAGGCAGTTTTAGACTCTCTTTTGAACGCTTCTTGGTAATCGCTGCTACTTGGATCAGCATCAATCCAAGTAACATTTAACGGAAGTATAAGGTAATGAGGCTCAGTATACGCTACGACTATCAACGTCTCTTCATTAGTGGTCGGTTCCCGAACCTTTAGTGTGATAGGTTTGTCAGCAGATAGACCGCGCCCTTCTGCTATGCCTAAGCACCTAGTAACAAACTCTTGTAGTTTAAGGCCCATCAGCTAATCCTATTTTTGTAGAGCTTTGCGCTGTTTTCTTCTCGTCTTGAACTAAATGCTTTAGCTAAAGATAGTACTTCATCCGGTGAGTGTTCCTTAAACTCCCAACCGTCTTTGTTACACCAAAATTTAGCTTTGTGCTTTTTATCTAAGGCACAGATTCCCAAAGCAAGGTTAAGATTAGTAATAAACTCTGGCGACACCGGGTAGGTATAACCTTTATGATTTATTGCTTCAAAAAGAGATTTTTTGACTTGTTTGCGCTCTGCGTTTAATGCAAGTTCTTTACTAAAATTAGCATGTTGCTTGCGTATTGCGACCAGCTTGCCTTGATTTACCTTGAAACTATTAGGGTCTGCTTTCCAAAGCTGGGCCTGCCTTTCGTCTATTTCTATAACGTTTTCAGTTTCAGTAGGTGCAGTATCCCAGTAACCTCTGATGTTACTGGTGTTCGATTCAGGGTCTTTAGACGGATCGTATTTGATAAAAGGCATATTAATCTCCTAAGGCTACCCAAGTAAAGTCCCATAAATCAGATAGAGGTAAACTAAATGTACCTTTTACCCCGATTGTAAATCCCCCAATATCGCTGTTTATAGTTATGTACTCTCCTATTTCATAGTTTTCTGCTTGGAAACTATAAGGGTCTGTAAAGAACACCAGCACTGCGGTAACTCTGTTCTTAAATGTTTCACTGAATAGTACAGACACTTCTTCTGTACCTGCATCTGATATGAAACGTCCCCATTCAATCATGGCACCGCTACGTACCATTCTTATGTAAGGGGAACGACCTTGTGTAGTGTTACCTTGAGCGTCTGTTTCTGTGAAGTTGTGCGAACCATCATCGGAGCGAACACCTGCAAAGTACTCAGGCTCTGATCCATCTAGTCCTGCGTTACCTGTAGGTCCAGTAGGTCCAGTAGGTCCCACAGGTCCTATAACTCCTTGTATGCCTCGTTCACCAGTAGCGCCTGTAGAACCCCGCGGACCTCTATCACCTTTAGGGCCGTCACAGCCTTGGTCACCTTTAGCCCCGTCTCTACCATTGCGTCCAGCTGTACCTGCTTTACCTGTTTTGCCTCTAGGGCCTGTAGCGCCTGTAGCAAGATTAGTTTCGGTAGGCAGACCTGGTATTCGGATAGTGTGGTCATTGATTGTTATAATCAACATACCTGTTTGTTTATCATAGTCACCTTTGAATGTGTCTATTAAGGCAGCATCTGATTCACTAGCTTTTTGAGGGGCTAGCCCCTCAGGTGTTTGGCGAACTACGTCACCTTCTTCACCTTCTGAGCGAATCATTTTTAAGCTTGGTTGTGTTAATGACATTATTCTTCCTTACTAACAGGCTCAAGCCATAGAGGATAATTAGGATCGTCTTCTGCATGAGTATCAGGGTCATGCTCAGGGTTTCTTATTCGCGTATTTTCAGGACCCATTATATACCATCGGGTATTGTCTGGACTTCTAACTTTCCAGCCTAGGTCTTGAAAATTGTCTACGCTGCCCCAAGGGTTAGACACATTAAGTCTGTCCCTAACCCGTAGAAGTATCTTTTTAGGAGAGCTTGGCATAGAACTCATATTGAGATACCTATTTTTAAATTTCTTTGGTCTATATTTTCAATAGCGATCCAATCCGTTGTTTCTAAAACAATTGTTTCTGGTTGTCCGTTTCCGTACACGTAATTGTTTTGGCTATCAAGTATCATAAACCCTGTAGGTTCAGGAATATCCAGAGTTATTTTACCTACGTGCTTTATACCTAGGGCAGACCATTTAGGTATCAAATGATATCCTGACTCAGTAACCCACTCTCTACGTGTAGTAGAAATAACATAAGGTGTATCTGATTCACATTCAAGACCAATATTTGCCTGAGTATCAAAGCAGTAAGACTCTGCTTTAATTAAATTAGTGTTGTAAGTTAGCTTGCTGGCAACAGGTTTGTTAAAACAGACAGAACCGAACATGCTTTGCTCGGTTGCCTCTAGTTCAAAGGTACGCTTTAATGGCGTAGGTACCAGTCGGGTGTTGTATTGTAATATTCTATATGCCATATTAACCGTCCGGGCAGTTTAGAACTGCTTGTGCTTTGGTACGTGCTTCGTCTTCATCCGCAGCCTGCACTTGTACCTTATCGTTAGGATCCTTTGCGCACCATGCGTCATAAGTGTTAAGGACTGCCTCTGCAATACGGTCATTAAGTACGCTGTCCTCACCTGTAGTGTAACTGCTAAAGGTTTCAAAACTAGCTTGTGTGACAGCAGAAGGTGCTGTGGTTAAGATACCATTAAATCCGTCTTCTGCAACTGCCGTGTTATTTGGGTTTCCGCTATTTCTAGAGTCTTCCGCAGCATCTATGCTAGACTGAGGTAACAGCCTCACTACTGTAATTTTTAGCTCTTCTATATGGGAAGGCAGTGTGCCTATTGTAGAAGACCAAGTACTTCCCTCTTGTGCTACTACAGCGGTAGCGGCAGGAGTAGCTGCATACTGAGTGCCTGTTACATTACCGTGCGATTCTATAAGCGGATGATTATCGCTGGCACTATTGTATCCAATCAAATTGGGAGCGCCTGTTCCGTAACCGTCTTCTGCATCTGTTACAAACAAGATACTCACTTTCTTTTGAGCAGTAGGTAAGTTGTCTAATACCCATCTAACATAAGAAGTAAAGAACGTAACAGATGCACCTGCTGAACCTACAACGTTTGAACTAGGAATCAAAAAGTCATTAAGAATCTGTACAGCAATATTATCCCTAGTTGCTGATATGTCGCCATTCAGATTCATATTTTGTCCTAACATAGATCCGCTGATGTCCCGATAAATATACACCTGGAAACTTTCACCTTCAGACGCCAAAGATACTTGAGTATCGTTAGGTGAATCGTCAACTATAGTACCGGTACCAGTACTTCTGGTGATGGTACCTATGCTCGGATTTGAAATGGTGACCGTAAACGTTTCGTTGTGTTCGGGAATATCATCGCACTTGATTGTTATATCAATATCTTTGGACGTGTCGCCTTCTTCAAAAGTTAACGTTCCCGAAGCATTGACATAATCTGATCCAGCGTCTGCGCTACCTGCATTTGCTGACCAGTCTACAGTGCGAGCGTCACCAACAACCGCTTCATTTGCAGATACGGTGAACCTAGCTGTGGTATCTTGCATAGATCCTGTACACTCTGGAACGCTAACATCGTTTATACGAAATTCTGTAGTGTTGTTTACCATCAAACAAGGCAGCTCGAAAGTTAATGTTGCGGTGTCGGTATCTTGAACGCCTGCTTCTTGGTAATCGTTGTCGCTGACTGTAACCGAAATGTCGTACTGTTTAACGGCACGATCATCGTCTTCACCCATAGTATGACGTAGTTGGAAAATCCCTATTCTTCCATCTGCTTCGGTACCTTTTAGTTTTAAACTACGGTCAGTAGACTTCCAAGCGTAGCTATATTTCCGAAGTTCCCAATCAGGCGGGTCTATGAAGTTTACTTCTACTCTAGCTTCTGCGCTAAAAGTTTCTCCTAATGCTAAACACCTATCTTCGCAAGGCACAAGCGGGTCTGGCTCAGGTTCTGGCTCAGGTTCTGGTTCTGGTTCTGGTTCAGGATCAGGCTCAACATACTCGTACATCTTAGGGCGTTGGTATATCTGTATGCCGTCACCGTTTTTGAAATCTAGTGTCCAGAAACTTGAAGTAGGCAATCCGTATATGGCAAACCAGTGGTCTCTACCTCCTGTAACTGCAAATCCTCTATCCCTACCTTGGCTATCTGAGTATTGAAGTAAGTCTACGTCCAAGAAAGCTTGTCCTTGAATACACAGCTCATCGCTACCTTTGTGGTCAAGGGTCGCAAACATATATTCCTCTTCGGGAGGCATAATCGCCTTGGATATGTTCGTCTTGGCTTTAACCATTGACGAAAACTTACTTACAGTAGTAAAGGTATTATAGAACCCTTTATTAGGGTCTTCCTCTATCCTTCTACGATAGATTTTATGCATTTGATGGCTACGAGGCCCTTTGAATGTAGTAGAAGTATTTACACCTGTACCACTTAATCTGAACCAGTTATCCCAACCAGGCATACCGCTGTAAAATACCATGCGGCTATGGATTTTACTTGAGAACCTGTATGGATCTGCATGGTTTAAGAAAGGCACAGCACTGTACCATTTCTCAGAGCTGGAGTCATCATTCTGTACTACAAAAAGGTATTCATAGCCTGTTTCAAAGTTCAGCGTAAGGGATCTGCCTTTCGTAGTGTTCCATTCTTGAAACGCATAGGTGTCATCGTTAGGATCTAATGACCAATTGTTCGGATCAGGACTTAGCTCTCTTTCACGTATACTCAAGATATAACAAGCACTAGAGCTAGACCTAACTATCTCTAGTTTCTTGTAACCGTATTGGGTAACAGTTGCTGCCATAACTTGGTCAAGCCCTGTCGCTCGCCACCCTATAGTACCTGAAGTAGGCTGACCTATATCCATATCAGGAATCTTAATGACTCCGTGACCTACTTCATCGTCTTTTCGGGCTTCAACTACGTGAACCATATACTCTCTATTTGGTTGCCAGTCATGCCCGAACCAAGTTCTTTTTGAACCGGAGTGCCGGTATATTTCATTCCATGGATTTATCTGTGCCATGTTTTAGTTTTTCCTATAAAAGCTATCGGTGTTATGTATTAATATAGGATTCTTACCTACATAGTAGCTGTCGTTTTCTTCTATATCTATTATAACAACGTCAATAGGATCTTTAACACGTTCAAGAGTTCCTACGTACACTTCACGACCTTGCATATTCCACAAGTAGTCACCGATTTGAATATCTCTTACATCCATCCAATGCCAAGTGTCTTTACGCTTTACAAAGATCTCATGCTCTTGTGTTATCTCTACATCGCCGTTTATGACCCAGTACTCTCTGAACCAATCGTGTTTAATACTTGTAACAGTACTGATTACCTGACGGTTGCCTTCGGTGCTGGTTGTAGTCCATTCTTGCCAACCAGGAGTATTTTCGTCTATCATACCTGGGAACCAAGTAGATACAACTCTATCTCCTACGCGAAGACGCTCTGCGTTGATAGTAGAACCGTCTTCTAGATGGACTAGTGTGCCGAAAGATACGCAGCCTCCACCGCCACCTCCAGAGTATACCTGTGCTTTCTGCTGGATAGATACGGGTATAGGGGCACTCTTTTGTACTCCGCCTAAATCGTCTTTGACAAATATCTCTACTTCAAGGCTTGCTGTACCTGCAAGAGACGAATTGGATACTTCACGCTCGAACTGAATACTTAGGTTCAAGTTGTCAGGACTATAGACGTTATAATTAGATGACCTAGGGTCAGGTTCGTTATTTACATCGAATGCACAAAAGTTTTTGGTGCTTATTCTAGAACCAGGTATTGTGTTGTTGACAACCGTAACGTTCCACTTGTAGGTATATGTACGATTAGGGTCAAACTCAAACTGAGCAAGTAAGTTAGTAGAGTGTGCTACACCTGCTGCTTTATCATCGACACCAACCGTAGCGCTATCGGCAGTTTTACGCATAGTGAATACACTAACGTCACCGGGGCTTTCGGTATACGCGGGAGTACCTTCTCCTAGATCACCGTCTGTGGGCCAAGTCATCTCTAACTTGCTTGCATTTATTCTAAACGCCAATATAGTTTCAGGGTGCGCGTACTTTGTAGCAGTCACCTTAGCAGTACCAATACTGGTTATAGCAGAAGTATAAACTATATTCATGTCACCGCTAGTAGGAGCGCTAGACTCTACTATTGTTGCGATACCTTCACTGTCTAAAATTTCTCCAGCACTAGGATTAGATATAATAACCTTGAACTGCTCGTTCGGATCCTTGATGCTGTCTGAATATGTGTTAACGCTTATTGTTCCACTACCTGCACCTGCTGGTATTATTAACGTACCTGATTTAGCTTGGTAGTCTGCTTCGGTAGTAGGTATGCCTACGTTACCATCGCTGACTGTTTTAACTACCAGATTTGTCATACGAGCCGCATTTGACTGAACAGGGAGTCTAGAGTTAGCAGTATTCATTCCTGCAAATAAATAACTATCTCCTGCTTTATCAATAATAGCCTGAACACTAATACTATCAATGTTGCTTATACCTGAAACATTTGAAGTTTCGTTTACTATATTAACAACTGCCTTTAAACCAAACGCATTGATTAGGTCTTTGGCGTTAGCATTCATGTATTTGTATGGACTGCTGTACGTTTTGGTATCTAGTGCTGCGGTCTGTACCACAACTACAGGTTCGTTGGACTTTTGTGCTGCCCTAGAAACTGCAATTGCCCAAGCAGTCGCCTGCTCTTTACCAAATACTTTGGTACTAAAATCAGTAGCACTTGAAATATCAGAGTTTTCAGCCGCGTGTTGTCTCCACTCTCCCCACTGGTCAATGATAACAATATCGTATCGGTCAACAATATCTTTAGGCGTGCTATAAGTACTTGACCCTGTTGTAAAGCCGTTATCTCTAGTTTCACCGTGGTCGCCAAAGTTATTTACAAAGTGAACGTCTACTTGAATACCAAATATCTTATTCATGCTAGATACTAAGTGATCCATTCCTTTAGTAGCATGGTAAGCGACTTCATACTCTCTTTCATCTACTCTCGGATCAGGGTCATAAGGTGTTGCGTATTCAAGTATTCTTTGGTGAGATACAATAAGCATCTTGGTAGAACTTGAAAGTGTGCCTAATCTATTTTCGAAAATATTAGCAAGCATTTGGAAGTAAGGAGGTAACTCAGAGCGGTTGCTAACACTGTGATCAGTATTGCCTGAGTTATAGTTAGAGGCGTTGTAGTACCCTTGCATGTAATCAAAGTCATCTAGATCGTATAAACGACTAGGATCTGCCTCAAGAACAAGAGTATAGTTTTGGTTCTCGTCATCGTACACTACCGAACTCACAATCCCGTCTTGTCTAAACAAAGGATAAGGATTAGTAGAACCTGCAACATCACCTGCGGTACTCAGCGCTGTAATATCTTGTGTGGTGTAGTCAACACTTATGTCCTGGTCAGTAGGGTAGTTTAAGGCAACTGTGAACTTTGCAGTACTACCTTCGTTAACTCGGATAGAGTTAATGGCGATTTGAACATCAGGACACAACGGTACTAACTGGTCATCTATTTCTATATTAAGAATAGGTACGTAACAGCCTACCCAATAAGTCCAGCTAGAATCAAGAGGGCTATCGATTCGGACACTAACGTCCTCTAAGTCATCAAAGTTAGAGGATTCTTTTAGTCTAAACCACTGTAAGAATGATGTGCCTCTACTTTTCTTGGCTGTTACAAGTTCACCGTTTTTATCAAACACACTTGCGGTATAGGTAAAATCGCCATAACCTGTTATCTTAATAGACGCAACACCGTCACCGTCAAGGGTATTCATTCGGTAATGGTCTTCGGTACTGTAGTGACCTGCACTAGATATGCCAGCTTCTGGCATTTCACAAGGGAATCTGTTCTCTTTGTAGCCTGCTGTGTTAGGGTCGTAAAGCATATACTCCTGGCTAGACATATCTGCAAGGTATTCACGCTCTTGTGCCATCACTTTAACAACAATATCAGGAACAGGTGTAGCAAATCTCCAAGGGTCAAACACTATTCGGAGCAGTCCGTCGGTATTTTTGTTGCCCATTGTAGATGCAATACGTTCACCGCCGTGGTATACTTCTACCCAATCAGCATTTTCCCACGTTTCATAGTTAAGGTGTAGCACATACGGTCCCGCAGCCGGATTAACTAGACCTACTGTGTGTACGTATTCTTGCCACCACTGACCTTCTTTGAATCGGTCACTCATATAAGCCACACGGCTATGTGCAGGTGCAGGGAAAATACTGGTACCTACGTATTCCATGTTTCTTATTTGTGCTAGGTGTCTGTTGTTGCCAGGTTCAAATACAGGTAATGCCAGAACAGCTTTGGGCCCTACAACACTGTATTGCCAACGAGTCTTGTCTTCGCCTCTAACCCTGATCATTACGCGAGATTCACCAGCACCTATGTTAGGGTTAGCACCGAACTCTAGTTTACCTCTACCGAATACTCTGCCACAAGTAGAAGCAATCAAAGCTCCTAGGTAGTACACGTCAATAGAAATTCCAGTTTCAGCATAACTTGCGTAAAGTATTTCGAACTGACCTGCGGTATCTCCAGTTTCGTATATGGTTTCCGTTACCGCGCTGCCTGTGCTAAAGGTATGGGTAGACACAAAGCTAGGGTTTTCGTAGGTTCCCCTTCCGTAAAAAGAGTTGATACCTGAATTATCGTAGGTATCTTTTAGATTGTCTATACCCGGTCTATTGATAACTTTACCTTCGTATGTACCAAAAGACTTTTCTAAACCAAAGCCTACTTGTCCTGCATCTGGTAAGTCGTAACCTGCAGGATACCCTTCAAGTATATCAAATTCTGCACCGCCTGAACCTAGACCGTTACCTGAGCCTGCATCTGTTATACTTACTGTATCGGGACAAGCTATTGAATTAAGCTGGGCTAAGTTGGCACAGGGATCGTCAAGTGCAGGATCAAACGTACAATCTACGTCTAACCACTTGCTATTGCCAGAGTCCCTTACTTTTGTTTGAGCTGGATAAAACCTTACCCAGCTGGCATTAAAAGCATCCCGAAAATAGAATTCACTATTACATTGGTCTAACCATTGGTTATTCAAGATGTTTCTTACTGTTACGCGAACACTCATTAGAATACCTTAACTAGGTTTAATCCATAGCGCACCTGAGCCTACAGGGCCTGGGTCTTCGTTATTTATATAGATAGCAACTTTGCCGTCTAGTCCAGATATACCTTGAGGACCTGTAGGTCCCATAGGGCCTTGTTCTCCTTGCTTACCTTCAGGTCCTCTGACTCCTCGTTCACCTACTGGACCTCTCGGACCTCTACAGCCGCGTTCACCTTGTGTGCCGCTTTCACCTATGATACCGTCTGTACCTGACGTGCCTGATACACCCTGAGGTCCTTCTTTGCCTGTACCTACATCGCTTTGTGTCATAAAGTTAGATATAGTAAGTACAGGGTAACCAGGTATGCTAAGTGTTAAAGTACCACTTATGTTATCGAATGTTCCTGAAAGTTCGGTTGCTTGTGTTTCTTCGGTAGTTACCACAAGCCCTTTGCCTGTGTTAGACACGTTGCCTGAGCTACTTCCACCATCAATCATGTTTAAAAAAGGTTTAACGATACTCATACTCTACCTCATACGAATTGATCTGTGTCATCTTCATATTGACCTATTGCAGGGTTAACCCATATAGCACCTGGGCCTATTCCAGAACCAGGATCAGTTTCAGATATGACAATATTAATATTTCCAGCTGGGCCTTGAGGACCAATAGGGCCAGTAGGGCCTGTATCTCCAGTCGGGCCTGTAGGTCCTGTTTCACCTTTGGGACCTTGCTCTCCTTGAGGACCTCTTTCTCCCATAGGTCCTGCACATCCTGCAGGGCCCGGAGGGCCTACTTGTCCTGGTCTACCGTTTTGACCGTCTTCACCTTTAGGGCCTGTAGGTCCGATAGGGCCTGCGCACCCTTCGTCTCCTACTTCACCGTCACGACCGTCACGACCATCTTGTCCGTCTTCACCTGGGTCACCTTGTGGTCCTTGCTGCCCTTCTGGTATACTATCAAATGTAGGAAATCCTGAAATAACAACTTCTTGACCATTAGCGAAACTTAAGGTAAGTACTCCGCTACCTATGTCATACGAGCCGCCTTCGATTTCACTTACATTTGAGGACACTTCGCTAGAAGTAGCAAGCTTACCTGATTCTACTACTACGGTATTCCCGTTAGAACCGGCTGCTTTTACCATGTTTAGTGAGGGTTTAGTTAACATATTTTCCTCAGCTTATCTTGTTATGTACAAGTACGTTGTTCAAAAAGAACGTGTCGTACAGGTCAACTGTTACTTCGTAAGTCTGACAATTAGCTTCTATAAAAAGGTTAGACTCGACTTGTATTACCGAGTCTTTGCCGAATAGTTTATCCCCAGTCACTATTTGATGCGGAAACTTCCACTGCCAGTACCCAGCTCTTTGAGTAAGGATAGGTTGGTCTTTTACAAAGTGCATAGTATTAATTTTGTAGTAGCCTGTTCTGATAAACGTTTCTTTTAAAACAACTTCAACGTCTACTACTTTACCAGCGATATTACGTGTTGCCCAATCTATCGCAAATTCTTCGTTTCCGAATCGAGAGCTTGGCATAGCACTGATACGCAAACCTGTTATTTTGTCACCCACAGATATGTCAATGGCATTTCGGGGATGAAAGTCGGAACCTATATAAGCTATTTGCTTTATCATTAGTATTTAACCGTTTGCGTTGTGTTATGAACAACTATAGGAGTCTGTCCTGCAAAATAGTTATCGTTAGGCTCTGCATCAAGAACAACTACGTTTACAGGACCTTCGTTGAATACAATGCTGCTGACTTCGACTTCTCTATCTACTCCCATAAGTAAATCACCTTCTTTCAATTCAGATGCATCTAACCATTGCCACTGTGTGCCTTGTTTGGCAAAAACAGGGTGCTTGTCGGTAATTACTACATCGTTGTTGATAGTCCAAGATTTTGAATAAGATGCCTTAAATGCTACTTTAATTCGAGTAGCTGCGACCTTTCCGTTTTTAAGTTCAGTAGTTTTCCAATCTTGCCAACCTTGTTCTGATTCATCTAACAGACCGTCACAAGTATAGCTTTGAACCGAATCTCCTACTCTAACGTATTTGGCTTTTTTGGTAGTACCGTCCCACATAAGAACAGGAGTGTCTTCGTGCAAGCAACCACCTCCGCCTACTACAACACCTCCGCCGCCTCCGCCTACAGGGCCTGTATCGACTCTTCGGTTAAAGCCTGAAAACGAAAATATAATATTATCTATTACTTTACGTTCAGTACTGTTCTTATCAGTGATTGTTACTTTCATTTTGCCTTTGTATTCGTAAGTATCTTGAGGCGCAATGGTTCGCAACATACTCAAACGAATAGAGTTTGCGGTTGTTTGGCTTTCTACTACCAGACCAGGTACATCCCAGCTTCCATCGATAGGTTCCCATTTGTATGTAAAGGGCCCGACACCGCCACTCAGGTTTCTAACAACCAGTGTAGCAATACCGCTAAAAGAATCGTTTACCATTTCGGCAAGTTCGATATGTTGATTGTTAACACTAGCTGTAAGTTCTTCGATTTCTTGCTCTTCAGGAACGTCTACAGCGACACCTGCAGGAGCAGCCCACAAAAAGAAACTTGAGTCAGGAGTAGAAGTGCCGTAATACACAGACTCTTTAGGAGTTTCACCTGTAGGCCCTTGAGGTCCTACAATACAGCTAGGTCCTTGCGGGCCCATAGGCCCTTGGTCTCCGACTTGACCTCGTATGCCTGTATCACCACGAGGTCCTACTCCTCCCGGGCATCCATACTTACCTATGACACCTATCTTTCCGTCTTCGCCTTCTAGTCCTGCTATACCTTGTTCACCTGTAGGCCCTATAGGTCCTTCACATCCAGTTTTACCTTTCTTACCGTCACGACCTACTCTTCCGTTCTTGCCGTTACGACCTCGAGGGCCTTTTATTCCCCGAGGTCCCTCACCAAAGAAAGTCTGAGTCATGAAGCCTGATATAGAAACTATTTCACCGTTAGCTCTAACAAGGTTAAGCGAGCCTAGCTTTTTATTAAAGCCTACTTGAACCACAAGCCTTTTGCTGATAGGTTCTTCTGCACTATACTCGATAGAGCGGTTTATTTCGTTTGCTTTTAAGCTTGTGCCTTCTTGATTTGCATTGGGTACAAAGCTTTTGATACTAGCTTCTTGTGCCATACCTTACCTCAATTTAGGATTCACTTCAATATTAAGGTTAACAGTCAGGTCACTACCATAGTCACTTATTCTGCCGTTGCGTACACGCATCTTGGCAACAACGTCAATAAATCCGCTGGGGTTGTTGGCTTTTATAACTGACCAACCTTGGGTTATTGATTTGTCTGCATACGCATAAGTACCTTGACGGGTAGGATCTGTTACGTTAAACCCTGCTGAACCTGTACCCTTTATGTTGCGCCCGTATTCAGGTTCATTAACACTATGGGTTTTATAACCTAAAACAAAGTCAATGTTTTCTAGTCCGTCCTCTGATGCGAAACCTGGACCTAATCTAGCAGAAAAATCTGCGGTAGCTTTTACTAACACGTCACCTTTGAAATTTATACGCTGGGTATAAATGATTTCTTCGGTGTTCTTTTGTCTGCTTTGGTTGTTGAAGATTTGAGGACTGTCTTTTGCTATTTGTTGGCTTAATGTGCTGCTAACTGTATAGTCAGGGAACGTACCTGTAACTTTAATACCGTCTCCTGATTCTATATTGAATCGGGGAACAGGCATGATTATAGGCTCGGCATTGTGACGGATAAGCTTTATGCTTTTGGATGTAACAATGCTATCTGTTATTACGCCGCTTATAGAGTTATCTGGCGTACCTTGTGACAAAACATTTCGGAATATCTGTACTTCGATAGAGTGATCAGGGTCAATGTCACGTTTGAATATAAGTCGGTTATCAACAACATCGAATAGAGAGCGATTAACATGCATACCTTGTTCAGAAACAAACACTAAACCTTTTTCTTGAGGAGCAAAAGGTAACTGTAATACCTTCGTTAGGTCCCTAGTCAAATAGTTTTGAGTATGGATGTGTGTTGCGTATCCTTGTACCTCTTGAGTAACGAAAGCATTTATTTCAACACGTAGACCTTGAATAGGCGGTGTAGTAAACACAATCTTTTGACGTTCAGTATCTACAGTGTACGTGTTAATAGACTGCATAAAGCTATCTATGTAAACAATGAGGTCACTAGAAAGAGAAACAGTCTCTTCCCCTTGTACAGGTATATCGAACTCTGTTTGCGAACCGTCTGCAACTGTTTCAGCATATCGAATATTCAAGTATGCACCAGTGCTAGGTGTAAGAGAAAACAAACGAGCATCTACTTGCACTTCACTAGGTAAGTCTTCTGCAAACTCTATTTGGTTTTCTTTTATTTCAAATGCTTCACGATGCTGAGTAATACCACTAAGCGCAACCATTGAGTAGTTGTCGTTAGAAGTATGGGAATAATGATGTATTTGAGATTTTTGAGAAGTTGCCTGTGATAAATCTTTTTGGTACAGCACGAAAGTTCTTATGCCTGCACTGTCTTCAGGTGCAATAACATAAGCATTCATTTTCAAAGTACCAGGCGGGTGATAAAGAACACTGCCGTTACCGTTAGCTTTTAAAGGAGGTACCCAGCGCGGATATTCTATTCCTCTTTCTAGAACATAGTTGCTAGGTACCCCGTCAAGGCCCGGCAGACCAGCAGCACCAAGATTACCGTGGCGAGGGTACCAGATATTTATAACGCTGGTATCGCTTAGGTCGCTGAATGCGCTAGCGGTAGCAATATAAGCAATGTTATCGCCGTTCTGGGTAGCGGTAAAGCGTCGCGTCTCTCCCGCCCCCGTACCGCTTACTACTTGGACAATAACAACATCGCCAGCTTCAACATCAGCCGTCTCGGTAGCCTCAGGCTGCTTAAACTCAGAAGGGTCATACACATTCTCGAAACCTACTTCACCGTTGAATATTCGAGTATGTCCGCTGAAAGACCACTGAGCTCCGCCGGGCCCAAACTTCTGAACAATACCAGGTGAATTGCTATTGTCCAGGTTTGTTTCCAAATCTTGTACTGCAATCGCGTTAGCAATAGCTGTAACAGGACTTGGTAAATCTTCAATACTCATAACAGCAGGTATTGAACCGTATTCTGAATGAGTAACATCAATATTTTGTGCGTTGCCTTCTTTTATGTGAAGACTTGCATCTATACGCATGCCTTCACCGTTACGTTTGGTAAAAGGTTGCGCATAAACACAATGACCAATTACGGTATTGTCTTCTAGCATAATAACAAGTTCGCCGATAGCTACGCTAGAGCCTTCGGTAGCAGGAACACTAGTCGGTATGTCAAACGTAAACCGCACAGTGTTTTCAGAAAGAACCTGAATGTATTGAATCTTTCCTTGGTGAACAGTAGTTGAAACCAAGTTTTCAGGAATGCCTTCTTGTTCGTAAAAATCTTCTACGTCGGAAACTTCTAGGTTACCTACTTTGAAATATTTAGGTGCTACTAGAATTCCACCGCTATCTGCATTTAGCAAAGCTTGAGAGCCTGCTGGTGTTAGATGTATAATATCAGGTGTCATCGTATACTTCCGTATCTGTTTCTATAAAATTATAGTTATTCTTGATCGTAGCGAACTGCGAATCTCCCTCTGCTGAACCCTCTAAGTTGAGTTCTGTACAGATACCAAGTTTCGGTCAAACCATCTTCGTAAACGCGAGTTACTTCGATAGGTCCTGTAGTACTACCGTTGCCTTCTCTATCGCGTTCTGCACCGTCCCAGTTTCCATATAAAGATACAGCACTGTTATTCTCAGGTATATAAGTAAAACGCGCTCTACCTAAAGATTTAGGGTGTGCAAAATAACCAAACTGATTACTATTAGGATTAACTTCGAATGTACCGGCAGTTCGACTAGTCAAGGTACTAAAGTTATCTAGGTAACTGTTGAACGTAGCAGAGTCTGTAATGCCTTCCAAGTAAGCACCGAATATAGGATAGCTAGAATACACTCTAACTTCTCGGGTTTGTTCAAAGCTAGGGTAATCTTTAGACCTAATAGTTATCTCTATTGTTTTAGACTCGGCAATAGGACTAACCACAAGAGTATTTTCTTCAAGAGATGCGTCAGACTCGTTGTAATCAAAATAATAAAAACAACTGTCTGATGCGTCCTGTGTATCTTGACCGCTTTGGGTAGTACCTATTAGTGTAGCACCTAGTTCGTACTCGGCAGCATCAATGATAGCATCTTGTACAGGACTTGATATAATAAGGTCTATGCTTTGCGGAACAAACTGCATAATCAAACTGTACTCAAACTCTCGGCTTATTGTCTGAGTACCTTCTTGCGCTACAGCCTTCAAAACCATTGCGGTGTTTTGTGTAAGCTTAGGTATTATAAATCCGTCTCGTTCTTGATCGTAAACTAACCCTACAGGCCCGCTTACTGTATACCACGTTACCATATCTGACGGGTTTGCTACAAGCGTTCCGTCTCTTCTGGTAATAGATACAGTAGGAACAAATACACTATCTGGGTCATCGTACACATAGGTCTGACCTGTGCGGGATATAACATCAATAGCTTTTGAACTTTCTATTATTACCCTTACACTAGATGCAACTGTTTCAACTCTGTCTTGGGAAGCAGCAGGGTTAGAACTATCTACAGCATCGGTACTTCTGGGAAACTCTTCGGTATACACAGCCTTTATTGTTACCAGCGTGTCTGACTCTAAGGGACTTACCAACAAACCAATTACGTTTCGGTTAGGTTGTGCAAGAGATACTTTACTTGAAGAGGTCTCTAGTGACCATTCTACTACCTCTGGGTCATAGAACGTGCCTTGGTCATCTGTTCTTTCTACTTTTGCTCTAAACTGATAGTACAGTCTTTGACTTACAGGGTCTATCTGAGCAAAACTATCAGGATTGCCTGGTAGTACAGGAACATCAGGCAAACGTATAACTTTGTTAGCACCTGAGGTGTCATTAGGCAAAGTATTGGTGTTACGTTCAAAACTTCCATCGTTGGTAATGTTGTTGAGGTACATGCCTACCAGTACTGCATTTGTGCTTTTCATATAAACACTAAGCTGTTCGGTAAACTGGGTTCTAAAATCATCATAGTCAGCATAGACTATAAGTTGAGCATTTATGTTGATTCTAGGGTACAGGTAACCTTCGTTATCTATTTCTGCAACTTGGATGTTTTCAAAAACCTCTGAAAGTTGTTCTTCGGTCAATTCGGCAGCCGTATAGATGCTTAGGTCTGCTTTGGTTGGTAACAGACTTTGGTAGCTGTCATTGGTCAATAGCAGAGCTTCAAGTACTTCACGCTTGTTGGCTACTTCCACTCTCCAATTATTAGACACCATGTAAGACTCACCACCATCTTCATAGTCTATAACCAGACCATACGAAAAGTCTAAGGTGTTGTCTGCGTATATTTCACCAGGGCCTTCAATACGACTAGAGTTAATTGTGTTTATTATTTTTAACTCGTCTGCGTTGTTGGTTATAGTAACTGTTTCTTCCTGTTGGAAGTAACGAGCAGTTACAGTAAAACTTTGTTGCACACCATCTTCCAGCGGACGTGTTTGAATAACGGCTCTCGGGTATTCTTTACCCCAGTTAGCATCGATAACGTTTCGAACACTCTGTGTCCAGTCAGCCTGAGTTTCTTCTGCTAGGGACTTAAATACTATTTCACCGTCAATAAGTTTACTGACCTGCTGTTCAGTAAGGGTATTAGAATCTAACCACTCTCGGTCAACTCCAATAAGAATTTCCACAATTCGGTCTAGCGTGTACATACCTTGAGACAAGTCAGCTTCTATTTCCTGTCCGTCAAAGCTTGGGCTTATAGTCCAAACAGCTCTAGCTTGCTCTATCTCTCCGTTCTCATAAGTTACCATAGCTGCAAGCATTACACGGCTAGACTCTGCCATATCAGGTACATAGACAATCTCTAGTTCTGTACTCAGATAGATTTTAGGTGCTACGCTTATGCTCATAGAGTAAGAAGTAACAGGAACATCTGTAGTATCTAAAGTTTCAGAGTCAAGAACAATTCCTTCCTCTGGCAAGTCAAGGGGGTTGATATAATACACATGGATATTTACCAAGCCTGATATGTTACGCAAAGTACTTTCAGAGTCATAAGGCAAGTAATCTATTTGAAACTGTTGGTGCTCTATACCGTCATCTTCGGCTTCAAACAAGTCTGGTGCTAGTGAAAGAATAACAGGAACGCCTTCAGTATGTTCAAAAGTACCTGTATTTCCGTCACGCACAAAAACACTTAATGTCTCTTGGTTTTGCTTTAGTTCAATACGGTAAGGAACCAATTGTGTTGTAGAGCTGTCATTCCAGTCTGCGTAGAAACGAACTCGGTTAGTATTACCTTGATTGAGGTTCTGAGGAGTAACTACTTCTATACGGTCAAGTTCACGGCGCAAAGTATTAACGGTTACTGTCTTGCTGGCGCTAAGGGTAATAACTGATTCGTTATCCTCAGTGTCGTAACGATAAACACTAATACGGGCATTGATGTTAACTTGTTCTGAATAAACTCCTAGGTCTTGTGCTACCAACAAACCGTTTTCTATGTTACCAGCCTTGGCTGTAGCTGTTTGACTACCAAACCAATCTGCTTCCACTACAGTCTGCATACCGTTAGACCAGGTTGCTAGCAGTTGGTAAACAGTTCGGGTATTTTCTATTACGGTATCTGGCCCAATGATTTGAATGTCTTCTATCACAAGTCTAGGCTTTTTAAAGTGTACTGCAACAGAGCCTTTTATCATTCTTTCGGATTCAGGATCCTGATACACTACCGTAAATTCTGCATCGAAGTCTCGGTATACAATAGGTATATCGAACTCACCTGTTTCTTTTATTGCAGAAGCACTGGTAGAACTTTCCCATAGGCCTAATTCAAGATCAGTGCTACCTGCTCTCATTTGTGCAGGTACGCTGTACAGTTCTTTGGTAGAACCATCGGTGTAGTCTACCTGTGCTGTCAAGTAAACTCCTGCCATGCCTTGTATAATATCTTTTTGAGGGTCTAACTCTATCCAGTTTCCGTCAATGTCTTGCTCGAGGATAATTCGTACACGTTTGGGAATATTGTTGGTTGCAGCAGGAACTAGAGTAACTGCCATAGACTGTGTGCTTTGAGTTCCGTCAACATTTCGGTGTACAACACTTACTGTGGCAGGTACTGGTTCAAATATTTCAGTCACATGCAAAACATTTTGGTCAAAGCTGGCTACGTCACTGTCAATATGCCAAGTAATACGGTCAGGGTCACCGAACTCTCTTACGTTATCATGGCGAGTGATAAGTTTGTAAACGTTCTTTTGGTCCTGTTTAGGATCAACAGGACCTACTATCTGCAAACTATCAGGAATAAAAGGAGTTCCAATAGGATAAAGCTGTACCGATACTGTACTGGTTTTACCTCTTAGTGTATAGGTAAACTCTATATCTTCTACAAAGTCTATGTCTTTAAACTCTACGCTTTTGCCGTCAAAGCTTTTTATGTAAGAACCTTGAACGTCAGTAGGGTATTCTGATACTTGTGTCCCATCACTCAAGGTAACCAAAACATGCGCTGGGTATTGCCTGAATCCTTGCACCATTGAAGGTATAACAAATCTTTCATCAATAACTACAGGTTCAGATGCATTGACATAGATTTTAGGTTTGATTATGCTAGAGCCAAACATTTCAATTGTCATCTGTGCAGGTAGCACCAGATAAACAGAACGCACTACTTTTTCAATAGGTGCAAACTGGTAGTATACTTCTATAACTCGCCATTCTATAAGCGCACGAACAATTCTAGGGTCATCCCTAGATGGATCGATTGTACGGTTTCGGTGACTGTCAATAAGGCTGTCTATTGCGGCTCTTCCTGCCTCGTTTTGGTCTGAGTACCCTAATGCTTGGCGCAAGTAACTGGTATCTTTGTTTGATATTACCAATTCAAGTGCCTGTTCTAAACCGCGACCGTCAATTGATAGATCAACGTGACTAGAAGAGTACCAATCTCCTCCGTCAGGCAAAAGCGTACCATGCTGGTGGTACAAGTCAACATCATCATTGGTGTACAGAACTTGTTCATCAAAATCTCTGCCTAGCAAAAACTTAATGAATTTAGGATAGTCAGGGTTACCGTCTACTTCCCAGAACTTTATCAACTGGTAAAAAGAACGTGTAAGTTTTTCACGGTTCTGTTCAAAGAAGTCGTGTGTAAGGTTAAGACCTGCTTGGCGTATAGCTCTTTCGACAAACACGGAGTCAGTATCTTGGTCAATGTTTCTTATATTTGCAAATTCTTTTAAAGGATTTCCAATATTTCTATCGAAGACACGCTGAGCAATATCAGCAAAGGTAGACCACAATTCATTTTCTTTTAATACGTCTACCAATAGGTCTGATCCAGTTTTAGACATTATCTGCCCTCACGCTCGGTATACTTTAGAACTATGTTAAGCGAATTGAGAGTAACATAGTCAAGTTTAGATTCAGGTTCAAGGTCGTTTTTAGGAGAAATAACTTCTACGTAGTCTACTCCCTCTCGGCGGCTATCTTGGTCTTGTATGAACTTGCATACGTCTACCACATCACTTTTACTAAAACGTTTTCCCAACATGCCTGGTTTGCGTTTAAATAAATCAATGATTGCCTGCCTTAGTGTAGCTTTCATTTCTTGTAGGTTAACCCAAGACTCTACGGATACTTCAACAACTAGGTCAATAAGAATCTTTCTAGGGTTGTAAGTCTGTATTGTGATATGGTTACCTATACGTTCTTGTGCGTAGGCTACAAAATCATTCCAGTTTGCACTTCTAGGATTAGGATTGTCTCCTCCCCAAGTAGCCGAGTTTGAAGGCAATACACAAACCCGAACAACATTTCGCCAACTAGGGTCATTAGGTGCTACATCTCTCTGTGATTGTATCTCGCAATCAGCTACGCCAGGGTATGCCATTATGTTTGCTTTCCAGCTAGAGGGTCTTACCCAAGTATTCTTAGATTGGTAAATATGAGGTGCATACTTTTTGTAGTAAGAAGCGCTTTTGGGATAAGTACCGCCTGTTATAGATTCTATAGAAGTTCCTGTAACAAGAGGTTCTGATACAACTGTTGCGCGTGTACCTGTAGTTCCTGTATTGCCGTTCTCACCTTGGGTAACAACGTACTGAACAATCAATCGCTCTCTGCTGGTTAGTTGTCTGCCGAAAGTTCCGTCACCAAACAGTAAGCTTGCACGACCGTCACCTGTTGTTGTTTCAAAATACTTGGCATCAGTACTGGTTAAATCTGTTAGCGATTCGTCATGCTCCTGCCAAAGAGTATATTCGCCTGTATCTTTGTTCTGGGTATAAACCAACAGGTCGTGAGTTGCTACAACAAAGCCTGGTTCATTGAGTTTGAATTCAGGCATAACAAGGTTATAAAGAGCCAAATCAAATTCTTGTCGGCGAACTGTTCCTTCATACAGAACAAATTGTTTGGTCTCTCTGACCTCTAGTATGATAGCTACAGGGCTATAGAAGCTGCGACCGCTTACATTTATCTGAGCATAAGGGGCAATACTTACTTTTTGTGCTGAGTTATTTGTAAGGTTAAAAGTAGCCTTTGCGCTTGTGCGGCGATTAAGCTTTACACCTAACATTCGAGTGCAGGCGAATATGCTTGTGTCTCTACGTGCAGTAGTAAGGAAAGCCTCTAACTGGGCAACGTCAATACCTGTTTGCGCATTAGAGTAAAGCCCTGCCATAACGTCTACCAGAAACGTATTTAGGCTAGAAGTCTGTTTGTCCTGCCAGGGGTATTCTGAAACAAATTCGTTTTGAATTTCAGTAACTAGATTGTTGAATCCAACAACTGTGTTTGCTAGTGTGGTCATAGCTTGCGTAATCCTATTTCTACTTTTTCGTGTACTAGTCCCAAGGACGGAACATCAATATAAATAGCCACATAATACTGACCGTTTGTGTAGTCAGGTTCAACCTCTAGGTCTTTCACCACAATGCGGCTGTCATTTCTTTGTGTAATAAGAGCATTTATTAAAGCGCTTCTGATTTCGTTAGAAGTAATTTTATCTAGAGGCTGGAATAAGAGTCTTTCTATGTCTACACCGAACTCAGGTCTGTACCATCTGCTGCGTAAATTCGTGCCTATGATCATCATTAGGCTTTGAATAACGCTGTCTTGGTCTCGGACTTGGTCTTGTGCTTTGTTGCCTGCCTGTAGCGATATGTCACTATACTTGTACTGGCGTTGTGCTTGTACAGGCTGAACAACGGATGCAAGTGCTTTGGTTTGCGGTGTAGGGTCATTGCTAGATAAATCTACAACACTGTGCTTTTCTGAATAAGAGAGATTTGAAGGGGCGCGTGACATTATTATCCTGCCTTAACGTTAGTACTGCCTGGTCCTGCTGTGTCTCCGCAAGACAATTTCATACCGGTAGTATGAACACCTTTACCGTTAACTTTGACACTAGAACCAGACACTGCTTTTCCTTGGTGACAGCTTCCGCTAAGGCAATGAACTGCGTAACTGTCGCCGTTTCGGACAGCACCCTTGCCGTTAACTTTTACATTGGTGCTTGCCTGTATACTAGGAACTGGAGGGTAACCATGTCCTACAGATTTATCGCCCAAGCGCATAACTGACTGTCCCATAGAAAGTCTCCTGTCTAAAACTGTAAATATACGTATAAATTAGCAAATGCTACCTGATTAAAAAACGAGGTAAACCATGAACCGCCTAGACTTTGAACGCGACTACCCTGCTACGGTGCTTGATTGCAGATGGTTTGTTAGCGTAGGTAAAATACTTAGTCGTGACCCTTTCTTTGAGGTCCTGCGCAAAGTAAACTCCATTCAAGACGAAAAAGATTCTGTTGCGTTTGTTCTTAAACCTGCAGGCATTCAGATAGTGATAGACCAACTGGATCCTGTAGCAGCCGAAATTGTGGTAAAGTGTGCTGGTACCGCAGCTAATTTTTGGGATAAAGAACAAGAGTTTATTCAAGCTAGAGACCAGTATGAAGAACTGCTAAATAATGAAACAGTCGTTCAAGCAGATGACCTAGCTAAAGTGTTTAACCGTGCAAATCAAAAGTATTTTGAACGAACAGGTAAATCAGCACTTGTTCTAATAATGCAACAACTACTGGGTTTCGCAAACTACCTAGAGACTTACGGTATTAAGTTCGTAGATTGGGACAGCCTAGTACAACAAAACAACCAAGAAGCCTACGTTGAACAGATAAACGTAGACCATTAACCATAGCCGAAGTTTGGAACTATTATGAATTTTCTTTTTATTACAGAGCGTGAAACAACGATTGCTGGCGAAGTCTGCCCTACTCTTTCAGGTGTTGACCTAGAGTCCTTCGAGACAGAGATGCCTATTACGGTAAAGCAGCTTAAAGCCGAATACGCACACCCTTTTGATTTGCGACTAGAGCAATTTGAAACGTTCAGTACCTTGTCTTTCCCACTATTCGGTAGCGATGAAGATTTCGTTAAGTGTTTTGAACAAGTCAAAAAGAACGGTATGATGTTTAGCCATATCTTTCTTGATGTGCGCAATCCTCAATACGCTTGGGCTGCCACAGAGTCTTACCGAAAGTGTGTTAATCGTAACGAGCGTGTTTTCAACGCATTTATAAAACACCCTGTATTTCACAACTGGGTACCAACAGCAGGATAGCTTATGCCTAGTGAAAACTTGTCTCAACAAATGCATGTGACCCGAACCAAAAGCATTTTAGAGAAGCTTGAGGCAGGCGGTCATCCTAACAAATCTTTACTTATTAACCCTTAAGGAAAAAAACCATGAGCAAAAAAGATATTGCAACAATCGAAGAACGTACTCGCGACCGTGTTCGTGAAGTCTTTGCAGGTCTTCTTACTGACCAAGAGCTGGACGAGCTGGTAAAGAAAGCATACAATAAGTTCTTTAATGAACCTAGCGAGACTGTGATTATTCAAAAGCAAGTCAGGGACAGCGGATTCGGACAACCTCACAGAAAAGTTCTTGAAACAACTGGGGTAAAAGCAAGTCCGTTCGAGGTAATATGTTTCGATTTCTTTGCGCTTGAGGTAAACAAAAAGCTTACCGAGTTGTTCCAAAGTCCAGAAATGCAGGCTTCTATAGAACACCATTGGGTAACAGGTGACTTTGAAGCACAGGGAGGCAGCAGGTTTCACAACAATGCTACAATAACCCGACTGGGTGATGAGCTACAAAAGCGCAGTGAACAAATGGCAAAGGACAATGCGCACCTTTTCTTCCAACAGATGTTTGCAAACTACTTGAGCATGTCTCGTAATGAGCTTATCAATGACGTACACAACGTACTTAATGATCCGAACAGGAATTACTGATGAGATTATACAGAGCGATACCTAGTATGGTAGACGATAAAGTAATGTACCACAACAAGGAAGGACTCTTTTTCGGACATTACCGTAAACTTTGGTTTAAGATAGAAACTTCGGATATTGAAATTGACGTACCTGTTAAACCTATCCCTAAGAACAACTGGCCTGTTATCAAAATAGATTCTAGTTGGGACCTAAGCTGTTTTAACGAAGATGATGTGATGGAAGCAAACATATACCGTTTTCGATGGGCAAATAGCAAAATGGTTCTTACTAAGCCTGATAACTTACAAGAAGTTTCCATTGTAGACCTAGAAGGCAAAAATATAGAATCGGATGTTATTGCCTTAATGCGGTATTTCTTTTGCAAAGATAACCTAAGAAACGGATTGCTGTCTTTGTCAGGAACAACAATAGCAAAAGGCGGTGTATCTCTTGCACTAAAGCATTATTTAAAAATATTGTCCCAAAGAAAAGAACTTGATGAACCGTATACGTTTGAACACATAGAACTTACTTACGGTAAACTAGGTCTAGTTCTACACGTTTGGTTAAATGTACCTAATCCGCAACACTTCTCTATTACGCTATAAAAAATCGGGGGCTTGTCTCCCGATTTTTGTATCTCCTTCATAACTATAATTTAAAATCAGTAGGAGGGCACTTGGAAATAGAGCACTATCTTAAAGATGAACTAGGTTTCGAACCTCGACCTAGCAACAAAAAAGAACCACCTACACTTCCTTTTCTACCTAACGGTCCCTATCAAGAATTTTTAAGAGGCAAGTGGTCAATCAAATTACTTGACCACTTTCTTTTAGAAGAAAGAGTTAAAGTCGGAATAATACTACAGGTAACCATCCGAAAAGAGCCTGTAACACTGTTCAAAGGCTTTATAAACAAAAGCGATAGTGTTAACCAGCTAAAGCGATTGTTGTTAAGCTGTACTGACCTTCTCTCTGTTTCTGAAATAGATTATCCGTGCGAAAGAGTCAATATAAAATATACAGGATCAAATTTTCACGAAAGAGGTTTCATACAGCAGTACTATCTGTGGGATTTCGAAGATTTGCTATCTAGTACGGTACCGCCGGGATTCAATGTATTGGTTCCAGAGGACATACCTGTAGATGAATGTATAGATTTTATAAACAACTATCTTTTGAATATAGGTAGCCCTAGTGTAGGAAAAGAAAATACTGGACGTATTAGGACTTTTAACAAAAGCTATATATCCCATTTTAACAGTGTCGGCGTAAACGTTTTGGATATTGATTCTCAAGGCAGAATGTTTATACAAGAAGGTCACGTAAAAGACACTCGGTACGGACTAAAGGACTCAAGGTCTGTTTATATCGTAAGACAAGCCCTTCTTTCGATAAAGGAAAACCGACAACAGGACACTATAAACTTTTTTAAAGAAACAGGACTGGTACGAGACATGATCATAGGGCGTACTATTCACGATGATGTACGCATTTCTTTCTTAGGCACAAACGGTTTCGAAAGCACAGAAGTAAATGGGCAGTTAGAAAATCTCGTCAGGTACTTTCGGAGAAAATTCGGAAATTTATGAAAACTACTATAGACAGTTGTATTTACCAACAGCTGGATATAAATACAATAGATGAAACAAAAAGTCTTCAAGAGCTAGGCGCAGATGAACTTGATTGCGTAGAAATAGCTATGCGGATAGAGATTGCGTTTGGTATAGATATATTTGACGAGGACTTTGAGCAATTAAAAACTGTAAACGAACTGTATACCTACGTACAGGACTTAATTGAACGTAAGGAAAAATAATGAAAAGTCCCAAAGTAATTATAGCTATCTTTATATTGATTCTTGTATTACTTTGGGAATTTTTAACAATAAAAATTCGAATGTTTAAGGAACGTAAAAATGAAAACCGTAACAGGACTAAACAGACTAATTGAGTACAGAGAACTTGCCGTAAGTCAGATGGTACAAGCGTTTGCGATGGCTGCTCTGAGTCCTGCTAGACGCCGAAAGACAGGCGCGGTTATTATAAAACAGATTGAAGGCAAGGAATGGGTACCTCTTAGTCAAGGTTACAACGGAACTCGAACAGGTGACTCTAACCTGTGTGAAGATATTTACGGTAAGACTTTACCTAATGTAATTCATGCAGAGAAAAACACTTTTATCAAAATGATTACACAAGGCATTGCTACACAAGGCAGTACCTTAGTAGTTACCTTTATTCCTTGTGCAAACTGCGTACAAGACATAATAGATGCTCGCGTAGCAGAGGTAATATATTGCCAAACAAGCGAAAGAAAGGCAGGAGGTCTAAAAGAGCTATCTAAAGCTGGAGTTCTTGTAAGTAGAATATCTGAAAAAGAAGTTAGTGAGTTTACTGCAAGCATAAACAAAGGTCTAGAACAAGACAAGTTTATGGCAGAAGTCACTGATTCTAATCCTATAAAAGATTGGTTAGACCGTAACCCTGGTATAGAACCTATGGACGTAGTACGCAGGTTCATGGACAACATTGCTCCTAGGGAAAGTTTCCAAACGCTCCAGGTCTTTTCTATATTGCCTATCTTAGGTGCACACAAAGACCCTGATGGTACTTTGAGCCTAAAAGGTTTCGAGGACTGGGTGAACCTGACGTTTATTGAGTATAACAAGTACCTACACTATTCAAAGCATTCTAGCATAAGCCCTGAAAACTTTATAAAGCTTTTTGAGGAAAAGAAATGACAACTATAAATCTCAAAACCAAGTTTAACCCTGATCTGATAGTGCAAGAGCTAGAGCAGGACACACCTGACTTAGTGCAGCAGAAAGTTTATGATATTATCAATCTCAAAGAGCAAGGTGTAAGAGACGCATTGCGCAAGCTAGGTTATAGAGAGCCTGATTCTCAAGACAACACAGTAAACCCTGTAGTTATTGACCATGCCTTGTCTACAATATTGACCGAAAGTCTAAGTCGAGTAGGAGTATCTGCAAACAAAATGCAAATAGACTATGCCTTAAATGCTCTAGTAGGTTACTTGGCTTCTACACATTGCGTGGTAATAAAATGAATAGCATTGAACAAGTGGAAGCCTGTGCCCGAAAGCTACTTTCACAAATGTATAATTGCCGAGAGTCTAGTTTAACAGACGGTACAGCTATCGAATCAGAATTCGGAATGGACAGCCTGAGCTTTTTTGAGCTGTTGGTGCAGATGGAAGACTGCCTTGATATAGAGATAGACGAAAACCGTCTACCCTCTGATTTTATCAGTAAGACTTTTAGAGAACAGATTAATGGAATTGCAAGCAGCATCAGAGTATGACACTCGTATCTCTGTATTTTTAGCCCTAAGGACCTTTAGACAGTACCAAGGTATCGAAAAAGGCGAGTACTTTATCACTATAGGTAACCACACCCGTAGAGTAGAACACGTTTATGACCTAGACCGCTCTAAGTTTTTATTAGACACTACTATGGATGTTGATGTTACTCGCGTACAAAAAGTGTATGTCAAAAGCGTTGTGGTAACAGTCAAAGATACTCCACTAGGGCCTCTAACTACTGCCAAATCAAAATAATACTTCTGACCTGAACAAAAACACACCTATTATAAGGAAGATCTATGCCTCCTCTTAAACCGTATTTGGTAAACGCTACCTGGAGAAACATCACAGACTGCGGTCACACTCCTCATATCCATATACACATTGATGAAAGGTGCATCGTGCCTACTGAATTCGCTAAACAAGTTGAGCATCCAGACGGCGCCTTTCTAGGAATTACACTAAGTATTTCTCTTACAGCCGCTCCTGATTTGATAATGAATGACCAAGAAACTGATTTACATTTTAGTAGCAGATTCGGCGGCAAGCATGTAAGATGCTTGGTTCCTTACGACTGTATAGTTGCTATTTACGCAAAAGAAGACCTAGAACTAGGGCTTGCTTTTGAGTACCAACCGCCGAAAGAACCTGTAGAACAAGAGGCTCCTGTTAGAACCGAAAAACCTGTACTTCAAGTAGTCAAGTAGACAACAAAAGGAAAAGCAAGAATGCAATATAAAGTGCCGCGCGTAGTATGTGATGACTTTACAAATGTAGAGTTAAAAAATTCAGACAGAGCTTACTCAGGCTTTGTTATAAGTTTCTTCAATGTAGGTGAGGACCTGCCGTTTAGTAAAAATCAGACCTTAGCTGGCTTGCGTGTAGAAATGCGAAACGGTGAAATCTATAGCAACACAAGCCAACCTGTTCGGGTAATGTCTGTAGAAAAAAGCTCTAACACCAATTCTTATCTAGCCGAGTTTGCGTATATTGCCGAACCGTCTACGAACAGTGCTGATACCCAATATCTGTATTGGGCTAACAAGATACTTGAAGAAGGTGCGCATTCAGGTAACCGTACTGATACAGATACAATCAAGCTGTTTGGTGATGCACAAATGAAATTTGACCTTCGCGAAGGTCTCCCTGTTCTTACAACAAAGCAAGTTAACATAAGTGCTTTAAAGAAAGAGCTTTGCTGGTTCATGCGTGGTGAAACCAACATAAAGACTTTAGGTAGCGCAATATGGAACGCATGGTCAACTGAATCTGGTGAACTAGGTCCAGTATACGGCGAACAGTGGAGAGGCTGGTTATCGTGGCACGAAGTTCACGAGTCTCAATCTGAAAAAATAAAATTCTTAGAAGAACGAGGGTATACCAAAGGTTATCAAGTCGGTTGTTTTCTTCTATACCACAAGCGTATCGACCAAATTGCAAATCTAGTAAACGAACTAAAGACAAACCCTAATACCCGCCGTATGATCGTTACTGCCTGGAATCCTGGTGTAGACCCAGATACCAAGCTTTCGCCTAACAAAAATGCTGAACTAGGTATGCAAGCTCTTCCTCCTTGTCACACTATTTGGCAAGTGGGCTGTACTCAGATTCCTACCCAAACAGAACGCGAAGCAGAGTGGTTACGATTACAAGCTATAAAGACCATGCATGAAATGGACGTAAGCTTTGACGAAGGCTATGTGTTAAGTCATAACCTCTGGGCACTTCATGTTTCTGATACTGCGAAAGCAATGGACGAAACCTCAGAAGAAGTAGTCTTAAAATCTGCTCTAGACCAAGTAAATGCTCCTGAGTATTACTTAGACCTTAAGCTTTACCAACGTAGTGCTGATTGGTTCCTTGGTGTGCCCTTTAATATAGCCAGCTACGCTATGCTTGCAGAAATACTGGCAGCACACACAGGACATGTTGCGCGTAACTTCTACCACACGTTCGGCGATTTCCACATTTACGAAAACCATGTAGCGCAGATCAAGATGCAGATGCAACAAGAACACAGAGCACTGCCCCGCTGTTACATTAAACCTAAGCAAGATATAGCTTACTACACCCATGAAGATATTCATGTATTAGGTTATCAAGGCGGTATCAAGCTTACAGGTGCAGTAGCAGTATAGAACTTAGCGGGCTTGTCCCGCTTATTTTTTAGGAAGCACAATGAATATAAAAAGTAGATCAGAGGCAATACCTCCAACATATACCCAAAGATACAGCTCTACACTAGGTTACATTGACCTACAAGAACCTACGAATACAGGCAAGTACGTTATAATGTACCATGCCGGTTGCAATGACGGACTAGTTGGTGCAGGTATAGTGTACAAATACCTCACCTCAAACAAACGAATAGACTTAGACTATGTTAAATGCATACCTGTGTCTTACGGCAAACCAATACCTGAAATAGATGCAGAAACAGTATTGGTTTATATAGTAGACTTTGCTTATGGCCCGCAAGAGCTTTTTGAATACGCAAAAGCCAGGCCCGACACAGACTTTCTTACAATAGACCACCATGCAAGTGCCTCAGAAAAGTGGGACGGTGTTACAAACACTCCGAACAATGTGTGTACCTACATCGATTCTAGCGGAGAATTTAGCGGTGCAGGCTTAGCGTGGGATATTCTTTATCCTGAAAAAGAAGCACCTGACTTGGTCAAAGACGTACAAGACCGAGATTTGTGGAAGTTCAAAAGGTCAAACAGTAAAGAAGTACACCAGTATTTGCTAATGTTAACCAAAGACGACCAGTACATTCCTGAATACGTAGCTAACAAGTTTCTCAGTCCTAGACTAGAACACAGAGCGTATACTCATGCAGTCTCTCAGGGTATTCCTCTAAAGGCACAGTTCGATACCTTTATTAAAATGTCTGCCCAAAACGCTTTTGTAAGAGTTCTTACTTTGAGAAATAAAGAGTATTTGGTGGTTATGGTAAACTGCTCTATATACTCTTTTATAAGTGATACTTGTGATTACATTTTGGAAAACGCTGATGAATTTGGCATAAACGAAAATGACACTACTGTTATTGCTTTTAATCAATCTGACTTCGACAAAGTGAATCTTAGTTTTAGAAGCAAAAACAAAACAGCCAAAGTATTAGCAGAGCATTTTGGAGGTGGAGGTCATCCTAATGCCGCAGGTGCTAAAATAAAATATTTTGAATGGCAAATGGTAGGAAACTTATTAGACAAAGTACCTAATAAGGAGTCTTGACATATTGTTTAAAAGTTTAGCAGGGGCATGGTTAATAATTTACTTTATTATTTGTCCCTTAGCGTCATTATTAGTTATAGCAGGAATTGCCCCAAGCTATTCATTATTAATTTCGTTAGGAGTAGTAATACTAACTATTATCAGAATAGACAAATCACTAAGCAAGGGCTAGCGTACTGTTAGCCCTTAAGGAGAATCCGGATGTTAGATCTAACGGTAGAGGAAATTACCGCAAATGCTTATCAATTATTCGGACCTGACGTAGATCCCTCTATAGTAGAGAGATATGTTCAGTCTGTCCAATCCCTAGACTTTGAAAACAAAGTTCCTTCTATTCTAAGACTTAACTCTTACGCAAACGCCAAACAGGTGTATCAATATGCGCGACTTGATTACAATACTAAAGTAAGAGAGTTGCAAAAGATGAGCGGGGAAATACTTCATGCAGAACCAGACAAGCCTTATAGTTCCCAGTCTCAACTTCTTGACCACATAAAAAATCTTTTAAATCAAATCAAAATCGTAAACAGCAAACTTGAAACCGCTCATAGGCTTGTAGTGCCAGGACAAGACCCAAAGGTCGACCAGATAAACTCAGAGCTTGAAGAAATTTACCCTATTGTTCCCAGCGTATAGCTATAAATCTGACAATACTAATTTACATTTGTAATACGTTAAGTACTACACCGGCTGTAAACCGATTAGGAATGTCTCGGTTTGTAAGACATTATCCAGGTCAGTATTAACACATGTGCTAGGAGAGGAATAATTCAGGAGAGGGCCTGACCGCGAGATAGCATAACTTTACTGGGCAGGGATCGAACAAGAAGACATTACAAGGAACGTGAGTCTAAAGCGTATAGATAATGCTTGCTACGTATTTAATACACAGACGCTCATCTGTCGGACGCTATACGTTTTCCAATATTGTGTTTATTGGTCTTGTTTTAACCTGCACTCTTTTCTTTGAGGGAAGATAGAATGGATATACTTAATAGCTCTAATATGTTTAGTGAGATGCCTTCTTCACCGATCAAAGGTTTCACTTCTGAGTTGACCAATTTCTTGGCATACACAGGAGAGAGAGGCTTCCATAGACTAGAGCTAGACAAAATAGAAATTATCTCTAACGGAATGCTTACAGGCATAATAGGGACAAGTGCTGTAGTACAAGGCACTCGTCAACTAGCTGTAGTAAGTATTGCGATAGATTTCGCACGTTTATTTCAATTGATATTCGACAAAGATCTTGTTAAAGGAACTGCCGAAGATCCTTGCGTTATCACATTGGCTTGGTTCAAACATCACCGTGACTCCTACCTACAAAGCTTCCGAAGTCCTATCTGTTGGAACTTATCTTTATACCGAGGTGCTAGTTTAGCTAGAACAGGTACTCATGTAAACAATGCACTTAACAAAGGCATTGACCCTTCTCCTAATATCGATGACGTATTCAATCGTTACCGCAAAGGTATCGATAATCTCGGTAAAAACTGCAAAGACTACAGTGAAAAAGAATACTGTAAACTTCATAGTATGTTAGCAATGTTGTTAGAGTGCACCAGCTTAGACTATTCTAAAATTGGTATGCACATAAACAATCTTCAATTCCTCTCTACGTTGAAAAATCAGTTATGCCAAGTCAAAGAAGGTCACGCACCTATTCATCAGTTTGACCCCGGTCGGATTCTAAAGGTATTTAAAAAATCTTTTGATGAAAAATCATTTGAATATATTGTAGATAGTTTAAAGTTGTAAAATCGGAGATATATGGGTTGGGAAAAAGACAAAAACCAACCTGGCTTTCTTGTTAACTCGGGCTTTTCTAATAGCAACCCGATTGACCTAAGTAAGATAACACCAGGTAAAACAAAAGTAGGCTTACATCCGCCTAAAGGATGTTGTGGTAATACTCTTTGTATGGCAGAATATACAGTGATGGGAGTAGGAAGGTATGCAGATAAACAAGGTGCTAAAACTATCTTGTTTAGACTGGAAGGCGGATTGTTTATAGAACACACGCAAATCAATTATATACTGACTCCTGAATAAAAATAAAGCCGGTCGCATCGTAAAAGATGGCCGGCTTTTTTTGTGGTTCTTTAAAAGATTTGTACGTCACCGTCTAAGCTATATAAGTTAGTAGCTCTTTGGCTTCCTGCTCCGCGTCTTCCTCGAACAAGTCTATAAAGAATCTCACCGTTCTCGACATCTATGCCTGTTACTTCAACAGGAACAAATGCACGACCTTGCTTTATAGTATAAATAGGAGTCTGAATAAGTAACGTATTTCGTTTAGAGTATTCACGACTTAGCCTGTTTAGTTGGTTACGCTTTTGAGTAACCAGTGCAGCCTTACCTGTACTCCTTTCCAGTTCACGTAGTTCTTCAATAAGGCTAGATACCTTTGAAGTTATCGCAGACTTAACTTCAATGTTTTGGCTTATCTTTTTCAAAGCATGGCAACGCGCTGTCTTTTCCTTAGGATAAGGTTTCATACGTGTTGCAATAGTAACGCTAATTCTAGGAGCAGAGGTTTCTGCCATGAGATCCATCTTAGCACCTAAAGCGTTACCGTAAAGCCTTTCCAGTCTACGTGTAAAGTTCTCAGCCTCTTCTATGAACTTCTTGTTCACTGTATCAGTAACCAGAACAAACGCTGCTTTGCCTGATTTAGTTTTACCAATACGTTGGTCTAACTTGGCAGTTTCTTTGGTGAATATACCTGTTAATGCTTTGTCTACCACAATTGCTTTGCGAAGCTCTTTCATTATAGAGGTTTCATTGCCAGGGTATACAAAAGCACTAGGTTCCCAATCGTCTTTGTATGCAGGAACTTCCACCGTTTCATCGTATAAAGTAACACCTTTAGGTAAGTACCCGTCTTTTACTTTACGACCTTCTTTACGTACTGCTGTAACTACAGGTCCTACCAGATAGCCTAGATTGTTCTTGTTAGATTTCTCTAAGAAAGAAGCCTTATCACTTGAGTACTTAACAATAGTAGCAGAGCTTGCTAGGTTTGCAAATCTAGGCATAAAACGGTCTAGACGTTGACGTAGATCTTTTTCAGTAGTGTCCCACATAAACGCATATTTAGGATCGTTTGCATCGTGTCTAAAGAAAGCTACGAATACTGGATCTTTTGTGCGCTTAGTAGATGTTTTAGGCTTAACTTCAACAGTTTCGGTGCGCATCTGAGTCAGGCTTTTAACTCCGCGTCTAACTACTTGGTCAATAGCACCATTACCCTTCAGAAGCTTAACACCTGCTCTGCGTCCTGCAAAACCTTTACTGTTCTTGATCAAAAGCTGTGCTTCTCTTTCTGAAAGAACAAACTCTTCACCATCGTGGTCTTCTACCAAGTGTACGCCGTCTTTGTCTAGACGGATACCGAATATTTCACCTGTAGAAATAGTAGTTTCGAATTCAGGATGGTGGTCACGGTAACGTCTGTTGGTCTTGCCTACATACTTGTACCATGCATATTTGGTATAAACCAATTTCTTGGCGCTTTCTGACAGTAGACCTGTGGTGTGTTTTTGAGGAAATATTTCGCTGCTGCTTACACTCTCTGCAAAATGGATAGCGGCTTGGCGGGCCTCAGTTTGGTCAGAGATAGTGTATACACCTTGACCTTTAGGAACTTCTTCTACAAAGTTAAGTTCAGGGCGGTAGTGTCCTGTTTGGTCATGCTGAGGAGAAGTAATAATAAGCTTAAAGCCTTTATCATTCTCTGAGTCTAGGCGAACTTTGTATTCACGGTCTTCACTGCTATAAAAATTTCGCGCTTGGTCGATAGCTTCTTGTGCGTTAGATGGTCTAAAACCGCAATCGCCTTGTTTTACAGACTGACCTGGTTTGAAGCCGAACATTGCACGATGCGACCACCCGTACCATTTATTGTCCTTAGAAGAAAAACCTATGCTACAAACACGGCTATTTTCTGAAATAGGCATAGGTAGTATACCCATATTCTCGCAGATATGTTTAGCATCTTCTGGTGTACCGATATAAACACCTTCAGGGTTATACGCACTGCTCATTGTAAAAGGTTTACCTAGTTGCAGGTTTTCGCCTACTTCAACGTATTCTTCTACAGTAGTGTAGTAGCCTTGCTTTAAAGTTGATGTATCTTGTGCTACCGTACGCTTGTACATATTAGGATATTCGGTAGATTCATACCCTTCCAGTTGAGCGGCAAAATCATTTGCAAAATTTTGATGTAGATTCGTAGTTTCGTTAGGTCCTGTTTCATCGTCCCATTCACTTGTGATGTTGCGACTAGGTTCCCACTGCCAGTTACCTCCAGGCTTACTAGGTATCTTTGTTTCGTTACCGATAGGCTGTAGGTTTTGAGGATCAAACATTTTATCTTCGCGCTCGATTGTAGATACTTCGCTGTGCGAAATAAATGCTTGCTGTGTTTGGAAATCGAAAAAGTATTGCTTGGTGTTCATGCCTGACTCAGACAAAAACATTTCATTTTCAATTAAAGTAAATATATGGTGCATACAAAGTCCATTAATCAGTTGGTACAGGCGGATTGCCTTAGTAGTCAGGCCCGAGTAGCTTGCAAGTAAACTTCTAAAGTATTGCAAGCTTTTAATATTTGTTCGGTGATTATTTCACCTTTTTACCGTAGAGTGCATTTTAACATTACCGAATACGCGCACAAGCTAGTCCTCTTTTGTAGGGACGTCAAACAGCGCTCTTTCGCTATGCTCCATTATGTATGCAAGTCTACTGAATTCAGCAATGTATTTGTTTTTAAGTAAATCTTTTTCAGGCACTCTCATACCTATGTAGTAAGACTTAGGCTTCCAGTCTACGTTACACCATTCGTGTACTCTTCCTTTGTGTACATTAAAGCTATGCTGCATAAGGTCCCAACGTCCTTTAGAGTCTTTGAATACATAGTATCCGATATAAACGTCTTGACCTGCGGCTTTGTGAACAGTGGTAGCGTATTTGGTAGTATCTGTAGCAGGATATTTAGCTACTCTTTTACCTTTAGGTATAATAGGTAACTTGTAAAGTCGCGCACGGATATCCTGCATGTGGCTGTAACGTTTTTCTAAACTATCAATAACGTCCGCAGGTAAAGCAAGCGGCTTAGGATGCTTAGATACACTTTCGCTTATTAAGTCTAGAATAATTTCCATTAGCGTACCTTTGTTAGAACCCAATTAAGTACGGTAGCAGTTACTTCATCAGGTTCTTTATCAGAAGTATCAACATACAAGTGGTTAGACTCTGTTATCAGCTCCCTCACCTTAAAGCTAGACAAAGCAGTTCGGTATGCCTCTGAAAGTCGGTCACCGTCATCAAAAGCTTTTTCGATTTGGTCATCTGTGCTGTCTTGTGCCTGCCTTTCATTGTTAGCAATAGCGAGTTGTTTACGCTTGTGTGCGTTTTGACCGTCTACATCTAGAATGATGTAGTTTACCTGGATGCCTGCCTGTTTAAATCTATTAAACAAATATTTGCGAGAAGCAAAGAAGAGTTCGTAAAGATCACTCTTGGTATAAATGCACTGGTAAGCATAGGTAGATAAATCAAACCTGTCTGTTACCCAAACCCGGCTAGAGTCTTGGCTTGACTGTACCATGCGATCAACAAGCAGCGCTCTAGAAAACCACATACCAAAGAACATGCTAGTGTTATCTACAGGATTGGTTTTTAGAAAAGTTCTAACCTGCTCTCCGAATTCTGTTCCGCCAGGCTCCCGAAACATTGCTGTGTTGTACTTTAAGCCAGTCAGAGTCTGGTGTATCGCCTCTGCGCATCCTGATTTACCTGAATATTCAGGTCCTTCTACTACAAAAATCTGTTTCATTATTCAAACCACGCATGTTCTGCACTGATAGTACGCTCAGGGCCTAGCTTTTTAGTATTAGGATCCTCTATACGTACTTTTATTTTCTTACCGCTGAAGTCAACACCAATAAGCATACCTTGATATTGCTTATTAGGGCCTATTAAAATTGTTTTGTTAAAGTTCGACTGTGCCGAGCGAGTCTTTTTAGGATTGAAGTAAATAGACTTCAAATTCTCTGCACGTTTAATATGTGCAATACACCATTCGCGAGCCTGTTTGACAAAATCATCAGGTATGCGGTAAATGTCTAGGTTACAAAGAAAAGCCTGAATAGCAGGTTCTTTATCTTCAAACATATAACTCATAGGTTCTGCAAGTTTAGGGCTTGAACGGGTCACCATGTAACGACTTGAGCCTAATCGGTTTAAAGTAGTAACACTATTAGAAAGTTTGCTCTTGTACGTCAATCGATACAGTTTGTTAGCATCTGAACCTGTGTCATTAGAGTCTAGCAACCAAGAAAGGCTTACATTACCAAACTGAGTGTTGTCTATAGGTATAGGACTACCTTCACGCTGCGCTCTCTTTTTTCCGAAAGTTCTTACATAGCTGCTCTTTGGTCTTATCGCTGAACTAGATGCAAGCTCTTTGGCTTTAGATAAGTTTATAAATATTCGCATAACTGTACCTTATATTGCTATGCAGTTAAATTATTACCACAGATCTTTTAGCGCCCAATAGGCTGCTTGAAACTTGTCTTTATAAGCCGGTGTTCCATCTTTCTTTAGGATAGCTTTGTGGCGTTTATGATATCTGTCTCTACGATCTTTATCCTTGTGCGTAGTGTAATCTTCGTAGTCTTTGTTACCATACTTTACAAGTTTGAATCGATTACCTTTCTTAGCAAGCACACAACGCTTGTGTTTAGAGCCAGTAGGATTGTCTATTGGTTTATTCCAAGCTGTAAACTTCATTCCTTTATACTCTAACTTCTTACCGTTTTTTGTAACCTTATCTAAGGGTTGCCCTTCGGAATCTCCGCTTAGACTTAGGAATATTTTCATAAAGTTGCTCTCTATTTCGTTTCTTTTGAATAGACATTTGCACAGCAGGATCCTTTAGGCGTTGTTTGTAGCTGCTTGAAGGAAACTTTTTCAAGTACTCTGCTTGCTGGTGTGCATCAAAGGTATAAAGAAAAGTATTTTCATCAACACTTGCGTCAAACTTGTAATCGTCTCTAAGTACGATTCCGCCTTTATGCGGGTTAAGGTTAGCAACACACAGACCGCCTCGCCAGGCAAGTTTGGTAATTAACCATCTGCGTTTATCCCCTGCAACTTTACGTCTTCGGGCACTTACCTTATTGTTTAACCAAACTTTAAGTTCTTTCTTGCCGTCCACTACTTGAATAGTAGGCTCTACTTTGTTGTTGCTGTCTAGACTTGTATATTTATAGGTCAGTACTAACAGTCCAACTTTGTGTTCCTTGCATTGGTCTACAATGAATTGACCTTTATCAGATTCATAAAGCCATTCAGGAATACAAAAATACATTTTGTTGCAGTAATCTAAATAGCTAGTCCATTTGGAATCTGAGGCGAAGTCTGCCCAGCAGCTTTTTACTTCCGTGAATATTATTTCACCTTTCATGTTGATAGCAACAAGGTCAGCCCTTGCACCTTTAACTTTTGATACGCCAACTTCTTGGTAAACTGAAAAATTCTTGGCAGCAAAGTAGCGTACACATGCTTCTGTACTCTTTGCTGTTATTTCTTTTCGTCCGAATATCTTTTGGATATTAACAGACTTGTTCTTTTTATCTGTCATACATACAAATTAGCGTAGGCTAACCTGCACGAACAACGTAGACTATTCGAACATCGTTCGTGACTTGATCAAGAGGGAGATAGCCGATAGCGCCTTCATAAGAAGTGACATAATCTACTAACTCGCTAGGTCGATCGGCTACGTAAGGGCTTCGGTGAGAATCGATATACAAAATTTTAGACCATATACTTAGCAGTTGCGAGGCTTCTAGCTCAAGAACTTGAGTATTGAACCTATTAAATACCAGAGGGTCACCAAGTACTGCAACCTTAACAGGAAGATCTATAGTTCTGTAGGTAAGAAGTTCCCCTTTAAATATTCTAGATATATCCTTTTTAGATATTCGAGAATAGTTCTTTATATTTACGATAACCGCTATGTCTGAGGCAAAACAAGGAACGCACATAAACAAAAGTATAAACAGAAACTTCATAAGTATCCTTAATTACGAATAGGCTCTACGTACTCTCCGGAAACTTCAATCTTTTGCCCTACTATATCTTTCAATCTCATAAAGTTTCGCTCTTCTTGTGCGCTAGGTTGGTACTTGATAGAAACGTGAGGCTCGAAGGTAGGGTAGCTGTGATTGAAACCGAAGGTTTTCTTTATTGCGGCGTGTCTGCGCGTCAGTTGAGGACAGTGTAACTTTAGAACAAGGGCTCTCCATTTATCGCCTGGCTTTCCGAATACATCTATTCCTGATACAGTAGCCTTGTAAGTACGGTCAGGGCGGCAGCAGCTTTTATACCTATGAATAAGGTCGTTGTCTTTGTCATACATCAAAGTCAGGTGCATATCAGGAATCAAGTTATCAAAATAACCGTTGTAGAAGTCTGTTAGTCGCTGTACGCTAAAAGGTTGTACGCGAAGTCCTATGTAGGTGCCAAGTTCCATCAAAAGTCCTCAAATTTGCCGACATGTATTGTTTCTAGTTCAATATCTATATGACCAGGTCTATACAGAATTCTTTCAGGTGTAGGTTTACCTGATTGTTTGTGCTGTAAAGAATCGTAAAGAACTTCTGTTCCGCTCGGATCAAGTACTACCATGTGAGTAGGGCTTTTGTCTTTAATTCTGCTAGGTTTCAAGAGAGCATATTTTAGTTTCTTGCTAGGATACTTCTTTGCAAAGTTAATTGCATTAGAGTAGCAACTGTTTTTGGCTACTTCTTTTCCGTTCCAAACATCCTGTAACCACAGAATTCTGTCAATAGGTTTCATGTAAGACTCTGAAATAAGAGCAGAATCTTTACAAGATATTAATATTCGCATAATTTTACCAAGGTAGCGGGGTTTCCCCCGCTGGTCAAGAGTTTACGAAAAAGCTACGTCTAAATCAGTAGTAGAGTATTCGCGAGAATCAACAAAACCGCCAAGTAGTTTCATATCAGCGTCTGACTCTTCATCGCCTACAGTACCTAAATACGATACGTTGGATATTTCTGCTAGAGTAGGTAAGTCTGATTCTGTAACAACATTAGAACCTATATTTCTGTCTAATACCAAGAAAGCAAACCAAGTAGGCGTGCCTTCATCTATTTGTCTGAACAGTTCTAAACTTTCGCTTAGAGGCCACTGAACAAAGTTATAGTTCGGGAATCGAGGCTGCATAC